AATCTTGATTTTGTATAACCTATATAATGGTATTATGGTTTACCGTATGTCCAGTGATATGTTTCCCTGGATGACGCACTATCGTATGGTTGATCTACCAAATTATGCCAAAATCAAGATTCAGTGCAAACTGATCGGTCAATTTGTCATGGAGAACAACATGCGTGTTGGTTTTCACCCTGGTCAGTTTTGTGTAATCGCTTCTGAGAACCCAGCGACAGTCGATATGTCAATTACCGAGTTGGACAGACATGCTGAAATCCTGGATATGATGGAATTGCCACAAACACCATTTTACGGCATCAATATCCATCTGAGCAATACCAAACCTACACTGGAAGATGCGGCTGCTCGTTTTTGTATTGGATTTCAACGCCTTAGCGAAAGTACCAAGAAACGCTTAACTATTGAAAACGATGATAAGGAAGCGCAGTATACTGTGAAGCATTTGTATGATATGGTACACAAAAACATCAACATACCGATCATACCAGATTCTTTGCACTATCAATGTCACCCTGGCGACATGACCTGGGAAGAAACATTCAAATTAGCTATTTCAACCTGGAGTAACGTTAAACCATTGTGTCATCACTCTACGTCGGCCAAATTGTATGAAGACGATAAGGAAACAAAGCGTACACACACTGAGTTTCTTCATGAACGATTTGAGAACTTTGATATTCCCGTTGACATCGAACTGGAATGCAAAATGAAAGACATAGCATTATTAAAATATAAAAAAGACTATCTATGACAATACAAGATTTGAGAGATAAGGGCTTAATGCTCTTTGAGGTAATATCAGGCTCACGCGCTTATGGTACACATAAGCCAATGTCCGATTTCGATTACAGGGGGGTATATATACTACCCCAGGAGAACCTTTATGGATTCAATTATATTGAACAGGTTTCTGATGCCACCAATGACTCGGTTTATTATGAGATCGGCAGGTTCTTACAGCTGTTACAGGCTCAGAACCCGAACATTATAGAATTGTTCAACATACCAGAGGAAAACATCATATATAAACATCCGTTGTTTGATGAAATCCTTAAACATAAGGGTGACTTCATCAGCAAAGTATGCCGTGATTCATTCGGTGGCTATGCTGTGGCACAGATACAAAAAGCCAGGGGGTTAAACAAGAAGATTGTAAACCCAATGCCTAAAGAGCGTAAAGGTATTTTGGATTTCTGTCATGTAATCGATGGGTGTGATACGGTATCACTAAAGACATTTTTAAGTGTTAACGGTTATGACCAAAAATATTGTGGTTTGGTTAACGTACCACACGCCAGAGATGTTTATGCTTTGTTTTATGATGATCATCAGATCTCGTTAGGTTATCGTGGTATAGAAAATGAGGACGGTACATCTAACGAAGTTCGTTTATCATCCATCCCAAAAGGCGAGACACCGATAGCCACCATGATCTACAACAAAGATGGTTATACCAAATACTGCAAGGATTACAAAGAGTATTGGGACTGGGAAGAAAAGAAAAACCAGCACAGGTATAACACCAATATGGAACACGGTAAGGGTTATGACTGTTACTTAGAGTCGGAGACTGAATTTCTAACCTATAATGGGTGGAAAAAATATGATGAAGTGACACATAACGACTATATAGGTACAATTAACCCCGAAACGTTATTAGTTGAATGGCAACAATATACTAATAGGATCAAAGATTCTTATTCTGGTGATATTTTTACGTTCGAAAATAGATACACTAAATTTTCTGTAACGGGTAATCATAAATTATTTGTTGCAAACACAGCAAGAAGTTTAAAGAATGGTTTTAAAACATCACGATCATCTGACTTTTATTTTGAAACGGTTAATGATTTCTTTACCAATAAAAAATCATATAAGCATATTTTAATTAACGCACCTGGCTCAACGCATGGCGGTATAGTTATAAGTAATGAATTGTTAATATTAATAGGTTTATATATTAGTGAAGGGTCTTTAATAAAGAATGAAAAAGGTTTGGTTAAAGGTATAAGTCTAAGTCAAGTCAAAGATGGAAGATTTAGAGAATTGATATCTTTAATTCGTGATAAATATAATATTCATGAGTATACTCATGAAAGGAAAGGTAGGTTGGAAACAACATATAATATTTACGATACCAAATTGGCTGATATCATTAAAAACGAATGTGGTGAATATTGTAGAAATAAAACATTACCGTCTTATTATTTATCATTATCAAATGAACAGGTCGATATTTTATTAGACGCATTAGTTTCTGGCGATGGTCACATCCATAAAAAAGGACATACTGTTTATTATTCTAATTCTGGGGTATTGGTTGATCAATTACACACATTATTAACCTTAAACGGATATAATACGCAGTTTTACCCATATGTGAGTACTAAGCAATTGTTTATATCCAAACAAAAAAAACAAACCCAGTGTATAAATAAGAACAATAAAAGAGTGTTCGGTTGGACAAAGCGAATTGTTGATAATGAAAATATCGTATGTTTCGAGGTTCCAAATTCAATCTTGATAACAAGAAATGCTAATAAAATGGCATTTCATGGGAATAGTAAAAACATGATGCACTGTATTAGGTTGGTTCGTATGGCAACTGAGATAGCCGAACAAAAGAAGGTTATGGTAAAGCGCCCAGATGCCGCTGAATTGATGTTAATTAGGAACGGTGAGATGGAGTACGAAGCTCTGTTACTGGAAGCTGAAACAAAGATAAAACTATTGGATGAGTTATATGCTAATTCCGATCTACCCAATAAGATAGATAAGGATTTTGTTAACAGAATGTTGATAGATTTCAGAATTAAATATTATGAGACGCGAAAATCCTAATTATAAGTCGTTAAAACAATTCAAACATGACACATTACTCTATATGAAATTATTAGAGTCTTATATAGATCTAAATTCAAACGTTATGTTTGAATTGTTTTATGGTAGCAAATTAAGCGACTATGCAAACATGGATACGGAAATACCGAAGTATAATCCTAAATCTAAATCGAGTAGGGGTATTACAAAGTATCCGTTGTTTTTAAGTCAAATGGCTATTCTTTATCAATTAGATCCTGCGAAATATAAGGGACAACTTAATGATGCGCTTTTTGACTTCTTTGCGTTTAACTTTAGGAATAACACCATCTTTATTGTAAATGATGAGGGATTTTTGTTCTATATCTTAGTTGCACAGATTACAAAACAACAAATCGTAATGATTAATACTTTCTATTCACAGTATATTGATGACCTGGATAGATTTCAATATGTGAGTAGGGAATATAACCCTGATATCGAACCTTTCAAGCCATTAACAGCAAAAGTAATGCTGGGGGTTAAACAGGAAGATGTTGTCGTTACATATTTTTAAAACCATTTGGAAGTGTAAACTTTTTTAACTATTATTGTATCATGGCATACATATACAGAAAACCAAAAAATGTAAAACATCTTTTTGAACTTTTAGGTAATACCAAAACTAATTGGGATTTGGCGATTCCTGGTAATATAACTGAAAGTCAAAAGTATTTTGACATGTACGCACCCATTCTCCTGATATATGAAAATCAGACAAAATTAATAGGTGTCGCTCATGGTAAAATGCCTGGTGGGCCGAGGGTAATAAACCCCTCAGATATAGATATAACCAATACATTTACAAAGTCTCATTTGACTGAGATCGATGTAATGTTAAAACAACTTGAAATATTTTAACTTAAACTAACTACGTTAAGATGGAAAATAGAAAAAATGACGGTTTAGAACTCAGAATGTATTCTTTAGTTCTTTATTCACTGTCAGGTATTCAGAAGGGAATACAGGCGTATCACGCCAGCATAAGATATGCTTTAAAGCACTTCAACGATGAGGATTTCCAGCAATGGGCTTCAAAGGATCAGACGGTTATCTTATTGTCTGGCGGTGGTTCTGGCGATATGATTATGAACTGCGAAGAAATGAAAAAGATCGGACTCAAGTTCGTTCAGTTCCATGAACCAGATCTAAACTTCTCGTTATCAGCCGCTTCATTCCTATTAGATGAAAGGGTTTGGAATAAAGAGAAATACCCAGACTTTAAAAAGTGGATGGAATTAACCTATCCTGGTGTACACAATAGGGATTATCCTAATTACAAAGACGAATGGGTTAAAAGCATAGGTGGCGAGGATATTCGCAATAGAAGAGAATTCATCTCAAACTTTAAATTAGCATAACACATGAAAAAAATACTTTATATTATACGTGGTTGTCCTGGTTCGGGTAAGAGTACGTTCGCCAAGGAATTGGTGGGTGGCGCTGATTATCTGGTATGCGAAGCTGATAAGTTTTTTATCAACAAGGACACTGGGGCATACGAATGGGATCCATCTAAAATAAAAGATGCGCACGAATGGTGTCGTAACAACGTTGAAGCATACATGAAGAACGACCAATTTTACCCTAAGTTTGCGGTATCTAACACGTTTACCCAGGAATGGGAAATGGAACCGTATTTTGAGTTAGCTAAGAAATACGGATACACGGTTTTCTCCGTTGTTGTTGAAAACCGTCATGGTGGTGTGAACATACACAACGTCCCAGATGTGGTCGTGGATAAAATGAAGAAAAGGTTTGAATTTAAGTTATGATAAGATGTTTTTTAGATACCGAGTTTACAGGTTTACACAAAAACACAACCCTCATATCCATCGGACTGGTGAGTGAACATGGGGATAAGTTTTATGCTGAGTTCAATGATTATGATAAATCACAATGTGATCATTGGATCAATGAACACGTTATTAGCAAGTTAAAGTGGAATGATGTGAATGTCTTTTTTGAGGCGAATACAGAAAAGAAAATTACATACGCTAAGAATGATAAAGAGCGCATATCCACTATATTACATATGTGGTTACGTCAGTTCAAAAAGATTGAGTTTTGGGGTGATACAATAGCGTATGACTGGATTTTGTTCATGGATTTATTAGGTATGGGTTCTCCGATGAGAAAAATGCCAAGTAACTTTACTTCTTACCAAGCTTTTGATATATTTACGGCATTGAGAATTATTGGCATAAACCCCAAGAAAAATAGACATGCCTTACTGGGGTTGGATGATAAAATAAATCAGCATAATTGTTTATATGATGCTGAGATGATAAAGAAGTTGTATGACAAGTTCCTGGCAATACCAGAAATTTCTTGATGATGGTAAAGCCGTAGAAAAAAAATTCAGTGACTATTTAAGAGAATACGGCAATGTTTTCGCAGCCACTCGAAATGAGGATATGTGGGAGCACTGGGACTTAAAATTGGTACCTGAAGACCCAAATTGTCCACTTATTATTTGGGGTAGAAATGAATTGGATACCACTTACGATGTAAAAAGCATTAAAAGCAAAACCAGGGGTAAATTACCCGATGATTCGATACATTACATCGAATTTCAAAACGTAATCGGAAAAACAGGTTGGTTATATGGTAAATCTGACTATGTTTCATTTGAAACGAATAAGGAATGGCTGGTTATAGATCGAAAAGAATTAATCAAGTTTTCCGAGAAATATAGAAACCAAATTCCAGTAGTTAAGCCGTTCAAAAATCCAGAATTATATAAGCTCTATCATCGTCAAGACAGGAAAGATCGTTTCATAATGGTTGAAACAAGCGAATTACGAAAATTGGCTAAGCATATAATAAATAAAAAATAAAACGAAACAAATGGCGACAGCAAAGAAAAAGTCAACAGAAAAAAAAGTAGCAGCACCAAAAAAGGTAGCTAAGAAAAAAATAACAGTGGTGGACGCTGAAAAGAAGTTAGGCGAAACCGATGTGGTAATTGTACTGGATCGTTCTGGTTCAATGACAAGTATCCAGGATGCTACCGTAAAGGGTTATAATAACTTCATTAACGAACAAAAAAATGCAGAGGGTAAGGCGTTCATTACGCTCATACAGTTTGATGATAGATACGAAGTACATTATAAATCAACGCCTGTTGAAGAAGTAACTGACCTGGTAGTTGGTGAAAGCTTTGTACCAAGAGGTATGACAGCCTTACACGATGCTATCGGTAAGACAATTAACGAACTTAACACTGATCGTGACGTTACGTTTGTAATCATCACCGATGGTGATGAAAATTCAAGCCGTGAATACACGGGTGAAGCAGTTAAGAAAATGATCCGTGCCTGTGAAAAAGATAAGCAATGGAAATTCGTTTATCTAGGTGCTAATCAGGATGCGGTAATTGTAGCTAAAAACTATGGTATCGGGGGTTCAAATGCTTTGACATACACAGCAGACGCTAACCACACAACCATGGCATTTGCTAACGTGTCAAGTAATGTTAGCAGCATGAGAGCTTCTAAAATGGAGTACTTGAATAGAATGAAAATAGATGACACTGTTACATATAGCGCAGCTACTATGGATATGATGGCTAAAGATCTGGAATTTTCCGATGACCAGAGAAACAGTTCAGTAGACGTAAAACACTAATTATGAGGCGGGTAAAGTATATAGAAACAAAAGCAGATTTTGATAACTTAGTAGCCAGCACACCAAATGTATTGGTTGATTTTTACGCACCCTGGTGCGGCCCATGTAAACAATTATCACCACTTTTAGATATTGTTGCTAGTGAAATGGATAGTGTACAAATAGTAAAGGTAAATGTTGATAACGCAGCAGAGTTATCAACTGAATACGGAATTACATCGATTCCAACCATCCTTTTCTTTAAAAATGGGCAGAAGGTAGATTCAATGAAGGGGTTTGTTCCGAAAACCCAGTTGGTTGGAAAAATGAAAACTAACTTCGGAATATAAACATAACCCCAGATTATTTCTGGGGTTATTTGTTTTTGTCAAATTATTTTAGTACTTTTGTAAAAAAATAGATTATGGCGTATTTAGCTATTGTGACAAGATTAAGAAATGTAAGAAAGCATCCAAACGCTGACAAGGTAAAGTTGGCGACCTGCCACGGCAATCAGGTGGTTGTTGGATTGGATAATAAGGATGATGATCTGGGGGTTTATTTCCCCAGCGACGGTCAGTTGAGCCATGAGTTTGCCCATGCTAACAACTTATACAGGGAAAGAACGATGAATTCCGATCCTAACGATAAACCAGGTATGTTCGAGGTGAACCGTAGGGTTAGGGCGCAGAAGTTCAGAGGTGAAATATCTGATGGATTCTGGATACCGATGTCATGTTTCAGCTTCATCAACAAGTTACCTGCTGAGTTATTGAAAGAAGGTTATGAATTTGACACAATTAAGGGTATACCTATCTGTAACAAATACATCAACCCGTCAACCATAAAAGCGGCTCAGCAGAACCAACCAAAAAAGACAAAGACCGCAAAGACATCAATCATGTTCAAGGAACATATTGACACGTCACACTTTGGACGTTCTACGCACGAAGTGAGACCGAATGATTTAATTATTATCACGGAAAAGCTTCATGGTACATCACATCGTGTTGGTAACGTTATGACCTCTCGTAAATATAAATGGTATGAATCCATCCTTAAATGGCTGGGGCTTAAAATTGACGAAAATGAGTGGACATACCTTAACGGTACACGTAGGGTTGTCTTAGAAGAATCTAAGCGTGACGGACCTCAGTACCACGATCCAACTATCAGAGAAAAGGCATTCAACTTGTTTAAAGGAAACCTTAGAAAAGGCGAAACCGTTTACCTAGAAATCGTGGGTTATGATAATGGATCAACCCCAATCATGCCAGCGGTTGATACAACCGCACTTAAAGACAAAGAATTTACTCAAAAATACTCAAACAAGGGTAATAACACACATATGATTTATTCATATGGTTGTGTGGAAGGAACATCTGATGTTTATGTTTATCGTATGACGATGACTAATGTCGATGGTCAGTCGGTGGACTATTCATGGGATGACGTTATGAGACGTTGTAATGAATTGGGTGTAAAGCATGTTCCAGAGCTTGCTCGTTTCACCGTTGGTGAATTAAAAGCCAACGAAGAATTAAAGGGGCGTTTTTTTAATGACGATCGTGACTTCCAGGATTTTCTGTTGAATGAAGTAGATATTTATTCTAAAGGAGCATCAATTGTTGATAAGACCCACATCAGAGAAGGTGTCTGTGTTAGGTTAGAATCTGGTCTCGTACCAAGAATTTACAAGCATAAGTCATTCGAATTCAAAGTTTTGGAGTCACTTATCAAAGATACAGATGCTGTTGATATGGAAGAATCTAATTAATGAAAAAGAAGGTTTATATTGAGGAAGTAATAGAACGAAAAAGAATAACCGATAAGAAAAAATCAGGGGTGTTAGCATATTGGTCAAAGGTTGATAATCAGTTTTTGATTAAATATGTTAACATTTCTTTTTTAAAGAAAGACAGGAACGAAGCTCTTAAAATAGTTAGGGAAACTGAATCAGAAATTGATTTTTTATTCTGGGCTGATTCACCAGAAGGCGAGAAATTCTATAATGATAATTACAATAAGATAGCGTTAGCCATCAAAGAACAACAAGTTAAACCCTGGTTGAATTATGAGTACCGAATGGAAAAAAAATAAACTGTATGATTTTGAGGATGAACCCTCGAGATCATTTGTGCTTAGTAGTGATATTGATGAGTCCTCCGCATACGATGTAATGCGATTTATATTGCATATAAACGAATATGATGATTATGAGGAGGAAACAGTTAAAGATTATGTGCGAAAGCCCATCAAACTATACATTAATAGTTTTGGTGGTAGTGTGTATGATGGTTTTGCAATTATTGGTATTATTGAGAACTCTAAAACACCAGTTTATACATATGCTTATGGTTCGGTTATGTCTATGGCTCTGTTGATATTTGTAAGCGGAAATTACCGTGTGGCAAATAGATTTGCCTCATTCATGTATCACGAAATCCTGGATCAGCCAACATACGAAAAAATAACCGCTTTATCTGAAAATATCGAAGAGAGTAAACGAATTATGACTATGTATGATAGTCAACTGTTGGCCAAGAGTAAACTCAAGAAAAAACAGCTGGACGACCATAAGAAAAATAAATACGATTGGTATATGACTGCTGAAACTGGACAAAAACATGGTTTTGTTGACAAAATAATATAATATGTTAAGCGATGAGCGTTATGTTAAAATCAATGTGGATGAACAGTACTTTAAAGCATGTGTGAAAGCACTAAGAAAATGTTATGATGAGGTTGACTTGTTTTATCAACAATTATCAAAAGTACGTCTTATTAAGGTTATAAATAAAGACTGGGTGTTCAATCCAGAAGAATTTGATTTTTTGTTTAAGATAAAACCAGATGGTATAGCTGGGCCCGAGTTTTCAGTAATTACCAAAGCGACTATGGTTGATTTATTAAAGCGGAGGAAAGTAATACAATACATAATAGTAAAGAAGTTAACGAATGATGGTGGCATTTTGCAATAAAATGGTGTGGTGTGGGGTTGATAAGAAATATCGCAAAATGCTCCACCCATATTGCGTCTTTACTAAAGAACCGATTGAACCTGGTGTTGGTTTAATTGCGTATGAAGAAAGAATGTACATGATAGTTGGTTAAATCAATTTTATTTAGTACTTTTGTCTAATGAACATTAATAATTTTATCATTGAACAAGGTCGAAATATTTTAGCTCATGTATATGAAGTGGATCATCTTACGTTTGCAATGGTACACGCTCTGGATACAAAAGATAATCATATACCAAACTGGTATAAAACCCGTAGGGTTGGAAAGATTATTGATTATTTAATAACTGAGCGTATAATTACACGAAACCAGGTAAGATATTGCTTTAATTTAAGTTATCATCCCGTATCAATTATTTCTGATTTAGGATCAGAAACTTACCAATTGTCTAATTTCACCATTTTTGATTTATCGTTAGGGGAATTAGCAATAGTATCACGTATTTTACCGAGTGAAGACATTAAAGCCAAAATTAGTTTTGCTGTGTCCCAGCCATATTCTTTGGAAGAAGATAAAAATAAACAACTACAAAAATACAGATTATATTGCAAGTTATGAGTTTTTTAAAAAAAATTGCAAAAATTGTTGAACAAAAAAAAGATAATAGATATGAGTACGGTTGCGCCATGCTATATTTTGATTATCCAGAAATGAAATCTTTACATGAATTAATACAACCACATGAATTATATGCCCCAGAAACAGGAGGTTATGGTCTAGAACACGAACCACATATAACTTTATTATTTGGGTTGCATACAGATGAGATAAACGATGATGATGTTCTTGATGCTTGCCTTGTTAGGCCATACGATAATATAACACTTACTAATGTTTCATTATTTAAGAATCCAGACTTTGATGTATTAAAATTTGACGTTGACGGAGAGGATCTGCATTATGTGAATAACATATTAACAAAGTTCCCACACACCAACAAATTCCCTGAATATCATCCACATGCAACTATTGGTTATCTGAATCCTGGTCTTGGTGATGAGGTTGTGAAGAGAATTGAGAAGAGTAAACCTTATGTTATAAAACCAAAAGCTATAGTATATTCCAAACCAGATAAAACAAAAAAAATAGTAAATTTATGATTGAATTAAAAACAGTACTATTCTTGATTATAGTACATTTCCTCGCCGACTTTGCATTGCAAACCCACAACCAAGCTATAAAAAAATCATCTTCAAACCTTTACCTAACTTACCATGTGGGTACATATGCATTAACTTGGTTTTTTGCTATGTGGGCATACAACGGTAGTTGGCTCATGGCTATGAATTTTAGCATTATTACCTTTATGGCTCACTGGATTACCGATTACACAACCAGTCGCATATCAAAGAAGTTCTTTGATGCTCAGGACTATCATAATGGATTTGTGGTTGTGGGTTTCGATCAGGTGATTCATGCCTATCAATTAATTATCACTTATGTGTTACTAGCAAATTTAAATTGGTAAATAAATTTGGTGGTGTCAAAAAAAAGAACTACTTTTGTATTCTAATCATTATTAACAATTAAAACAAAAAAATGGAAAAAGTCATTGCTGCGTTGATGGTCATAGCACTACTCATTTTAATCTCGGTAATTGTTGCTTTCCCGATCATGTGGTTGTGGAATTTCTACCTGGTACCAGCAATACCGATGCTGGCTAAAATAACGTTCTGGCAAGCGTTGGGTATCAAAGTTCTTATCGGACTGTTGTCATACCCGAGCTCTTCCTCTTATTCAAAGAAAAGCTAATGAAACAGAAAATAATTTTTGTAGACGTTGATGGCCCATTAGCATACGGGACATGGATGGATGGTCGTTTTAAGATAGACGATATATCTATGCCGTATCCATGGGTTAAACAAGAATGCGATGCGTTAGCTGAGATCATTCGTAGAACGGGCGCTAAGGTGGTGATCAGTTCGGACTGGAAGTATCACTATAGCATAGTTCAGTTGGGTAAGATATTCGTTCATTACGGCATACCCAATGTAATCATCGGTATGACTGATGGTAACAAAATAAAAATGAGTACTAATCTTGAAATGGATAGAGCGTATCAAATAATGCGCTGGGTTCAGGGTAATAAAGACCTCATCGATACCTGGGTTGCTGTGGACGACATGGGACTCGAAGAATACTTTGAGAGGGCACGAATAGAAGAATGGCCCATACCCGTATCGAAAGACAACTTCGTTTGGGTTGACGGTGATTGGTCTGATATAAATACTAAGTTATCTGATAAAGTTGAGGATATTGTTAAACACCTCAATGGAGAAAATGCATAAATCGCTTTCCAAAGAAGTGAGATTCATATGACGAAGGGTTAAAGAAAAAGCTGGCTGATTCCCGCCCGTAATTGTGACAGTACTCCACGTTAAGGGCTCGATGTGAATTAAGTTTTGATGGGTTGTTGGTGTCGGACATCAACAATTAAAAACCATAAAAATGCAAATACCAAAAGATAAAACCCTATTTCACGATACAAAAGAGGGAATAACACTGTGGATTATCCTGGTAAACCAGGAGACTGGTTTATTTGATATTCTTATCTCCGATAAGGAATTAAACGCAACCTATCGTGTGGCTGAATATGATGGTAGTAAATATAACGTGTTAAACAGACGTGTGTTTGGTGGTGTTTTTTATAAAATGGCTAAGGACAATCCATCCATTATAAGTAATATCAGATCATATATTACTTTATATAAACCTGAAAATAATGGTTTTACCGCAATGTGTTCACGATTGGCCGATCGTTTCACCGAAACGGAAACTCGAACAAAAAAGATAATACAAAGAATATGGAATCAAAAGAAGAAAATAAACTAACCATATGGAATAAACTTTCAATATGGTGGAGATATGAAGCTAGGTACTATCATGAAGATTTCATCAAAGGTATTAAGAACTTAATACGTTGGTTTCCAGTTATATGGAATGACCGTGATTGGGACGACTATTATATTTGGACTTTGATGATAAATAAAATTTTGTTCCAGGCTAAGTACATAAGAGAAAAGGGCATTCATGTTGATCATATACGTGATGCTCAGCGAATGGAACTTGCCGTGCGTTTAATGAAACTCGTATCAGAAGAACATTATCAGAGTATCTATATGAATTACCATAAAACTGAAATGCGTTTTGACCCGATAACCAAAGAAGATCTTAAGGATATAGGTGATGAGGTTCATGACAATATGCGGGGGTGTTCAACATTAATAATTGAGACTCTTTCAGAGGATTTTGATTCATTTTTTGCAAAATACCCCCATGCTTATCGTGAAGTTACAAAGACAGATAAATACATCTTTGATAACAATACTAAACGAACAATAGCTATGAACATGGGGTATTATCTACATGAAAAAGCTAATAGAATATTATTTACATTATTACAACGCTATTTACAAACTTGGTGGAATTAACATGAAAAAGAAAATTTGTTATTTAGACATGGACGGCGTACTTGCTGATTTTGAAAAGACGTTATTTGAGCTGCACCCAGAACTACTTAATTATACCCCAGGCTCAAAAGAGCGCAAAGATGCCGTGGATTCATTTTGCCAAAGCGATGCTGGTCGTAGGATATTTCACGATTTGGATCCAATAGAGGACGCCATAGAGTCATTCAACCTCTTATGCGAACACTATGATGTTTACATGTTGTCAACCCCAATGTGGGGTTTACCTGAATCATATTCCGATAAGCGTATATGGGTTGAACGTGTGTTGGGACCCAATGCTGAGCAGAGGTTGATATTATCACACCACAAAAACTTATTAATGGGTGATTATCTTATTGATGATCGCATTAAACATGGTGTTGATGGATTTGTTGGGAAACATATTCACTTTGGTCAGCCAGGGTTTGAAACGTGGAAGAAAGTTATTGCTTATTTACGAAAAGAAGATAACTGGTAATGGACGAGATTACAAACTATAAGGTTGGGCAAGTGGTTGAATTCTACTTTCTGGAAGCCAAGCAAACGGGTACGGTTGACGAAACAACAGGTAAGGATGGGTTTGTTGTCGTTAAAACAAAAGATAATATAAAACATCGTGTTGGTTTAACGGAAAAGGAATCCAAATTCTGTTATTTTAACAAAAACTAACAGAATAAAAAGTAAAATGGTGTTGGGTTTTTATTATTAACAATGATAACCAAATATGTAAAATGAGACGATATTCAGAAAAATTGACATCCAAACGTTCGGGGTATACTAGGGAAATATTAAACCTTGGCTTAAAACAGGTACATATTGGTGATGGGGTGTGGTTATACGGTAGGCAAAACCCAATCAATAAAATATTGAATCATATGGTTATCTATGCCCCAGACAGAAAAACTGAACACCATGTGTTTGGTGAAACTGTTAATGAATTATGTTGTAAGCCTGACCATGAATGGGGTGGGTTCAGAACATGTGTTGTAAGTCGTGATGGTAATGCTGCTGATGAAGCAAGGGTTAAAATTTACATTCTCACATCCATCCTGGATGAACGTAAAAATTGGTGTTTTGATCTCAATAAAATTCCACGTAACGGAAACTTAAAGGTTATCTATAATAACGGAACAATTAAGAACATTAACTTTGACGGAACCTTTGAAAAGGTTATCAAACAAAAGTATGCCAGCTCATCATATAAGAGTGATTATATGTACATGATACCAGTTGCTTACCGAATTGATGTAAAAATATAGTGGTACATAAAAATGATATTACAACTTAATCCAACAATCCCAATCGTTCGGGTTTCCGATAACATGAAAGGTTATGCTTTTCTTGTGATTGATTATTCACAAGAGCATGATCTTTTATTTACATGTGCCATGGAGAATGGTGAGATATGGTCGTTGAACAACAAAGAAATCAGAATCATAGAAAATTTAAGCCTGGGTAGAAAAAAAAGTTGGTAGTTTCAAAATCTTACCCTATATTTGTATTCTAAAACGATATAACAATGCGCACAGTACCAAACATGAATGATGAGTATGACGTTAAGTCACTAAACAAACTTAACGCCAAACCGTGGCAAATAGCATTACTGGAAAAAAATCCAGATTACCCCCATTGGGGTAATGGTGAAGATTACATGTGGAAAAAAAAAGGTGAGGGTTGGGATTCCCCTGTTGAGTTGAAAACTTTTGCCGATCATTTCAAGTTGGATGAATACAACGAGTTGGTTAACTTTTATTTCAACCTATATCGTGAAAACCACGAGTGCCCACACTGTAATGGTGAGGGTTTAAATCCCGCCACATTAAAGATATCAAATGATTTTTATGGTTTTAGTCATCAAGCAAACCCAGCTGATAAATGGCATGATAAGCTCACCCAAGACGAGGTTGATGAACTAGTTAAGCAGGGTCGCTTATCTGATTTTATGCCAGGCGGCAAATGGTATCGTTTTGATGAAAACCGTAATCAATGGATGTTCATGGATGATAGTGGTGAATGGAAAGACCGCAAATGGGTTGACTGTGAAAAACCTGAAATGCCGAAAGCTGAAACTATCAACCAGGCGCAGCATGTTAAAGGTATCCATCATCACGATGCCATCAACAGGTGGATATGTATTGAAACCAGGGCAAAGCGCCTGGGTGTATATGGCCATTGCGAACATTGTGTTGACGGGCGCATCTACGATGAACCAGACGCAAGGGTTGGTCTACAACTCTGGATACTTCATCCAAGAAAAGGAGCATCGCGTGGTGTTTATATTAAAAACATCGAGGAACATGAAGTTCCTGCGGTTATCGAATATCTGAAAGAAGCCGCTGAGCGAAATGCAAACAGATTCTCAAAACTTTAACATGAAAAAGAAAATTGTGTTTTTGGACATCGACGGTGTTCTCAACTGTAACGATTGGTACGTTGAGCGCCGTCGGCGTATTGAAGCTGGTGAAGAAACCAGAGATTATCCTTATGATGAATTTTCACCGAGTATCGTTGCGAAGTTGAATAAAATTACCGATGCAACTGGTGCCGAGATAGTGTTGAGTTCAACATGGCGTTTAATCCGAACAATAGACGAATTACGAGAGCTTTTTGCACAGGTAGGTATAACGGGCCACTTGTTGGATAAAACAGATTATTTTGGCGGAATTTCGGGTTATACAATACCCAGAGGTTGTGAGATTGAGCATTGGTTGCGTCAACATAAATTTCAAAGGATAAACTGGTCATTAAAAACCCAGAAAGAGTATGCTGAAAAGTCTGAGGTGGATAACTATGTTATTTTTGATGATGATTCCGACATGCTGTATAACCAGCGGGAACACTTCATCAAAACCAGCCAGAAAACAGGTTTGGATGATTCGGACGTTGAAAAAGCGATTGAATTATTAAAAAAACCCATATGGGAAGTTTACTATAAAGTCGATGGGCCTTTTTATGATGAGAATTTATATAAATAGGAGACTATTTATATAAAACTTATAAAATGGACTTAAAAGACAAAATAGTGGGTATGGCAAAAAACGCCATCCCGACACCAATGCCGACTCAGCCAACGCCAGAAACTCCGATAGTTGGTCAACCAGAAATGCCAATGAGCGTACCAGGTGGTTCGGATCCAGCAATGGATAACTTTAAAATGATAGTATCCGCATTATTCAGTTCAGAAGTGCAGGCACACATATTCCACTTACAGACAGTTGGCGCTGGCTCATTTGCTGCACATATGGCTTTAAACGGATATTATACTGGTATTCAAGAACTTTTAGATGGCTTAATTGAAAGCTATCAAGGTAAATACAGTATTGTAACTGGTTATAAATCAATAGAATATAAAGATTTTACCTCTGTACAAGATTTGATAGCTTATTTTACCGAACTGGAAGGTTTAATTGAGATGAACAGATCAAGCATTAAAGAATCGTACATCCAAAACCAAATAGATACAATTGTTGAGTTAATTAACTCAACTTTATATAAATTAAAAAATTTGCAGTAGACTCCGAATAACTCGAAAAACCCCACAATTTTTTTGTGGGGTTTTTTGTTTTTTGAAAAATATTGTCTAAATTTGTAGCATGAAAACGTTAATTGAGAATAGGAAAGCGAGATTTGATTACGAATTCCTGGATAAATATAATGCGGGACTCCAATTACTCGGATCGGAGGTGAAAGCGATAAGGGCGGGTGAGGCCAGCGTTGTGGATGCCTTTTGTTATTTTGTGAAGGATGAACTCTTCATAACTAACTTTCTTATACGTAGCAACAATAAGTTTTTTGAGCATGACCCGAACAGGCTGAAAAAGCTTCTTTTGAATAAGAAGGAGTTGCGCAAGATACAATCCAAGTTGGAGAAACACATGACCATCGTTCCCGTTTCAATATTTTTGAATGATCGTGGAATAATAAAGTGCGAGATCGCCGTATCAAGAGGTAAGAAGAACTATGATAAGAAAAAAACAATACTTGAACGTGAGTCCTTAAAAAATTCTTTAAAGGAATATAACTAAGGGCTTAAATAATAAAATTAAAAGAAATAACATATGTTAAAATTTAAAACCAATTTGTCCGAGGGTTCTGCACGAAATGTGTGGGTTACCTCGGACACGTAACGCACTATTCCCACAAAAACCTTATTAAGAGCCTGAGTTCATGGGAGTCGGGTGCTGACCGTGACTTTAAGTCAATTACCCATCACAACGACACGCTGGTCAATAACATTAACACTAACGTAAAGAAAGAAGACGTGCTCTTCATCCTGGGCGATGTTGCTTTTGGTGGTTTTGAAAATGTTAAGTTGTTTATGGATCGAATTATCTGTGATGAAGTCCACCTGGTTCTGGGCAACCACGATAAACACATTGAAATGAATCGTGATAACATTAAAAATTGTTTCACATCAGTATCGACCCGATTGGTGGTTCAAATTGACAACGATATGTTCGTGATGGATCACTATCCTATCAGGGAATGGGAAGGTTGCCACAAAGGTTGGTATATGCTTTACGGACACTGCCACTCGTTACCCAAAGATAGGTTTATTAATGGGTTTAAAAGTATGGATGTTGGATTAGACGGCCATCCAGAATTTAGACCATATCATATTAGTGAAATAATAACATTGCTTAAAGACAAACCAATTCAGACCCATCATTAATTGTTTTAAATTTCATATATTTTCTTGAGAAACCAAATTTTCCACCAAAATATATATAATTACCAAATTTAATAATATCTTTTTTATCGGTTATTCTAATTGTTGACGATTTTGAATATAACCTATCTATTCTTAGAATATTATATTTTATATTTAAAAATTTAAATAGAATCTCAACATATGACCAATCCTGTTCATATGTGCTGTGAATTGTATATTGTGTACATCTATTTTTAATATTTTGGTAAAAACAACCATCACCATCCGATAAGCCCCTAAAAAAATAATGTTTTAATTTATCTGGTATTTTATTTAAAATTTTATCAGCCGATTCAATTTTTTTATTTAGATATCCGTGGTCTACTAAAAAATCAACTAATTTTCGATTACTGGTACATACTAGCATCTGTTCTTGACGGCCAGGACGCTTCCTGTAACTAACAGTCCATTTCCCCAATAAGCTTAAATCATCTATGATCTCGATTAAATCAGTTTTTTTAGCTTCGATTTTGATTGAGTTCTCCTTACCCGAACCTTTTGATATGATATGACCATCTGACCACAATAAACCTAAGAAATATGCGACAATTGGTTCGTTTATAATAAAAAACATATTTTCATTTATATTATGTTTTTTATTATAAACATCACGATTTTTGCCAGCTATTCGCTGACGTTCTTTCTTCGATGTATCATTTATTTTTAATTTAAGCTTACTAACCTTACGTTGTATACTTATTTCAGTTCTATTTAAAAACTCAGCACAATATTTAATACCTTTTGTTGGATATTCACTAAATAAAAATTCTAATTCTTCATGTGTAAACCTCTGTTTCATAATGTATATTTACATATAAATAGTATGAACCTTAATAATGTTAAATATTAAAAAAAATATTTTTGCACCCACAACCAAACGACAGATTTTTGAATGGTTATCGTTCTATGAACGTTGGATTAGACGGCCATCCAGAATTTAGACCATATCATATTACTGAAATAATTGAATTGTTAAAAGATAAGCCCATACATCCCCATCACTAACGCTTGTTTTATTTTTATAAAAATTGTGAAATATGTCAGATTTAAAAGTAACACCAAGTAATCCATTTTCGGCCAATAGCCCCGATTTATTAAGATATTACAGATCAATTGAATGGATTGATCGGGATATATCAAAATTAACAGAAGAATTAAAGCGCAAGACGGATGCGATGATTGAAGTCCGAAAAAACCATATACGCTCATACGAAGAAAGCATTGAGCTTTTAAAGGCGACCTGTACTCACTTTAATGATGATGGAACACCAGCTTCCGACGGTACTTATCTTGATAGGATTGAGTGGAAGGGTGTGGGTCGGATTGTTAAGATATCTCAATGCGATATATGCGGTAAAACCTTTGAAAATGGTTTGGTTGAAATCGATTCTGAAAAGTTAAAAACCAAAAATCATGAAATGATGTTAACCGAAATGGAAAACTTGAATAATGAGGATGTGTTTGAGCCAAATCTGGATTTCGATATTCATCAGCCGATAAGCGTTATCAATAATGGTAAAGCGATCCCAATCTTTAAAGAAGAAGTGGTGCGAGAAGAAGTTAAAGCCCCAGATGGAACAGTCCTGGGTATAAGGATGGTAAAGAAAAAACTATTAAATATTGATTAAACCATGAGAAATCACGGTTTTTTATTTGGTGGTTTCAGAAGTTTTACTTACTTTTGCATCGTTATGAAACAGTATAAGTTACTCACACGTGATCAGTTCAGAAATGCGTAAGACCAGAGTTCCGACAGATGCTGAATAACTCACATGGTCACTGGATATCCAAGAAACTTGAAAAAAACGAATTAATAAAATAACACATGGCAACCATACAACCAATTACACCACAAGAGGTGGTCGATAAGAAACTTGAAACACTACCCGATGCTGTAATTCGAGCATTTAATACACTAATAGTAAAGAAATTTGACGGGTATGAGTCAACGGTTGAGCAAGAAGAGGTGATAAAGGCAATCATGGCCGAAGATGAAACTATCGGTAGACAAGAAATCTTCGATAATCATTGGCTTGATGTTGAGGATATCTACCGTAAGATCGGCTGGAATGTTACATTCGATCAACCAGGTTATAACGAGTCTTACAACGCTTACTTTTCTTTCAAAAAGAAAAAATAATAGTATTTGTAAATACCAGATTAATTAATTACCTTTGTAAAAAGATAACAGAAGCGTTACAAAGCCAGTAAATGGTTGCACCAGTTTCTTAAAGAGAATAATTGTTTTTGTTAGGTTACAAATTCTGGGAGAAAAATATTATTAACTAAAATAAAAAATTTATGGGTACAAGGGGTTTAACAATGATCGTTTCGAGAAATGAAACTAAGGTAGCACAATATGGACAATGGGATCATTATCCATCAGGACAAGGTGTTAACGCTCTAACCACATTAAAAAAGATAATTGATGATGGTCAGATCGAAACTTTCCGATCGAAAGTAAACGCACTCAGGTGGCTAACAAATGAAGAAATTGATGAGTTGAACAAAAGCAACGATGCTTTTAAAGACCACCCCTATCTCAGTCGTGACTGGGGTGCTAAGATTCTGGAGGCTGTAATGTATGGTGCTTTAACAGAGAAGGTTCCGTTATCAACGCTAACAAAACGCCATGAGTTTGAGATACTTGGATTGGTTAACCAAGAGACGTTTGCTGCTGATAGTTTATTCTGTGAATGGGCTTACGTGGTTGACCTGGATAAAATGACCTTTGAGGTTTATGAGGGTTTTAATAAAGAAATCCTGGGTGAAGGTGAGCGCTTTGCTAAAGTCAGGATGACTGACGAAAGTGAATACAAACCTGTAAAACACAGGAAAACCTACGATCTGAATAACCTTCCGTCTGTTGAGGAGTTTGTAAACGAGTTGGATATGTGATAAATGCGGAAGAACCGTGTTTGGTACATCAATCTACCACCAATGTGTACCATCATACGATGGTTTATTTCCAAATTCTAAATTAGAAGAAAAAAAGAAACATATGGAAAGTTTTAATTATGAGTATCATCCTAATATGGAAAGATATATTTCAAGATTAGTTAGGGAATGGAAAGAGCATAAAAAAATTATTTTATGCGTTGACTTTGACGATACCATTTCACCTTGGAAGTTCGATGATTTCAATTATCAGGAAGTATTCAAACTAATCAAGGAGGCCAAAGCACTCGGTGCATATATTGTTATCTTCTCAGCATGTAAACCCGAACGATTTGAATACATTCGCAATTACTGTAAGGAAACAGGTGGTTTTGAGGTTGATAGCATCAATGAAAATCCGATAGACCTACCTTACGGCAATGAACGTAAAATATATTACAACCATTTACTGGATGACCGTACTGGTTTGATGGAAGCGATGGCTATCTTATCAATAGCTATGATGCGGATAAAGACAGCTGGCAAGAACGGCAGTGAAAACTTTGATGTTTAATAATAAAAAAATATAAATATTATGGGTACAGACATTCATATGTACATTGAGTACACAGATAAACAGCGTTTAGAAGAAACGAGAAAAAAGAAAGCAGAGGGTGATACAACAGTAAATGAGTATTGGCGAACATTTGGTGGTTGCATTAACCCAGGGCGTAACTACTCTATGTTTGGTATTTTATCGAAAGGTGTGAGGAGTAATTATCCGAATGGTACGGAACGAAAAGGTTTGCTGCCGTATGATGATATGGGTTATTCCGCCGCCGATGATGCATATATACGCATTGCTAATGAGGGTACTAAACCAAGTGATAACGAGGTTAGTCTTGAACAAGCCCAAAAATGGGCTTCGGGTAGCTGGCCAGAAACTATAATATACCGAAATGGTGTGCCGAGGTTTGTTACCCATCCTGATTGGCATTCGCACTCGTGGTTAACAACCGAAGAATATGAAAAGGCATTGGTGAACTATAAAACCCTTTCGGAGGATGTATCATGGGGTGAACCAATTGAATATAAAGCATTATTGGCTGCGATGAAAGTGCTGGAGTCAACAGGTGACTATGTTGCCAGGGTCGTTTTTTGGTTTGATAACTAAAAAAAATTTGGTAGCCTCGATTTCTTTTCTTATTTTTGTACTCTAAAAAAAAACATGCAATATACACGCGGTAAATATCCCGATGGTGGGGTTTATGCTCAGGTAACAGACTTTAGTTATCCAGTGATAACTGAGCGAATTAATTCATACGAAGATCTATTCTTCATTAAATCACTCAAAGATGTTTGTGATTACAATGAGATTGATTGTTTGTTGTCCTCCAGGGTTCTATCGTAGAGGGAATGTTAAAATCTTCTGTTCAAGAAACAATATACCCTTTTTTAATAACATTGAAGATGCTATCGGCTCATTGATGACAAAACTACATAATTACAAAAAATGACACTCAACGAACTAAAAAACTGGATAAACAGCTTACCAGAAGAATATAACGACCACACGGTTGTAAACGGAAAAGTTGGTACGTTAAATGAAGAATATTTCTATCGCGTAGATAGTCCGATCACCACACTAATGGTAGATCAAAAAAATAAAGAAATCGTTGTGATGTATGACGACCAAGATGATTTCAAGGTTAAAACGAATGACGCTATCGATGATTTTGAAAAAGAAACTGATAATATAATTGAAGCACTTCAATCGGAAGAGTTTAATGCGTCATTTCGCAAACAGATTGAAGATGATACCTGGGGTCAAGACAAGCCAATGTATTACGTAGATGATGAGGGTTGGTTAGTTGAACACCATAAGGATGGTACAATAAATAAATTGAAACAATTAAAAGACAATTCATGAGAGCCATCATTTCCGTGAACAATGTAGGATTCATCGGGTTGGGTAATAAAATGTTATGGTACTCATCCGAAGATTTAAAACACTTCAAATCCATGACACTCGGTAAGAAACTACTGGTGGGTTATAACACCTTACAGGGGTTACCCAAATTAAAAGATCGTGAAGTTATCCAGGATCTCAGATCGAAAATGATTCTTGAAGTAAATGAGATTGATTGGTGTATTGGCGGGAAAAAGACATACGAGAAGTATTGTCATTTATTCACTGAATTGCATATTTCGCACATTAACAACAACAGTATTGGTGATGTTACGTTTCCAGACTTGAGTAAGTTGAACCGAGAATGTAAAATTTTCAACTATCATTTCGACGAAAACAAAAAATAGTTTGGTTTTATCAAATAAATTCACTACTTTTGTGCTGTCCTTAAAGACGGCACTTTTTTTATGTCACAAATAGTTAAGAATCTCATAAATGACGGCTATAAAGCTACGATCATAGAATGTGGACATGGCGCATTATTGATAAACGAATTCCTTAGTACAACAGGTGCCAGCCAGCTGGTGCTCTACGGTAAGCAACCCTACTCAAAAGAGGCACAACACTTTGATTACCCATCCACTAAGGATGTGCGTAGTGTGAGCCACGAGTTTGTGTATTACGTGATGAGATCAGAACTCACCAGAAATCATATTCAATTTGGTGATAAAACCATAACCTTTGTTTCATCATTTCAGTTGGGTGATAAAAATAAAATAACCCACGGTTATTTTGGTATCGGTCAGTTAATTAATGGTGAACCACATTATACAATTTATCATATTTCGCTTTACGAAAAGTATATAGCGAAAAAACCGTTAATTGGTTTGATCGAGACTCTTCTGATGGAGATTATTGAAAGGCATTTTTACTCACCTTCATTGACTATTGGTGTTGTTGATGCTATCTGGGAGTCGCATCGTAATGGTGTGGGTGTAATTGAATTAAAACAAAACATTGAGGCTACACTTATTATAAATAACGACACGAATGACAACGATAACTATTTGTGCTTTACTCCTGATAATGAGATGATCCGCTTTGAGGACATTGTACGTTTAAATAAGGGGGAAACGAAGGGTATAATCATGCAGAAGGGTAGTTATAATCCTTTTCATAGAATGCACAAGAAGATAGCCGAAAACACCAAGAAACAGTATCCTGACTATCCACACGTGCTTGTTTTGTCGCAGGTTACCTGCGACAAGGGGGTAAACAGCACTGGCGTCCTGGAAGAAAGGGTTAAAAACCTAACAAAACACGGTTATTATGTAATAATAACTAAAAGCGGATTATTCCATAAAAACGTAGAGTGGATACGTAAGTATTACGAGACGCTTAACATCATATTCCCAATAGGTGAGGATACCATTGAAAGGTTTTTTAGGGATTGGGACGGTTACTTTGGTAGCCGTGAACAGGCTATTTGCGAATACGTTTTTAATTTCCAGGGCGTTGAATGGTACATAACCAGCCGACAATCCGAAACAAAGCATTTTGGTGAGATGATACCAATTTATGGTAAGCACTTATATAACTTCAAATACAGCGATCTGCCGATGGATGATATATCATCAACCAAGATCAGAAGCGGTGAAATAGAAAATATCCTTTTATGATACGAACTTTTGATTTTTACAAAGACGAACAAGGTTGGTTTGTTGATATACCAGGGTGGCAGGGCGATAAGAGTGATTTACAGATGGTAGCGGGCGCAGACCATTTTCTTGATATTTTGGCGCAAGATAACGATAGAATTTCGACTATTCTTGCAGATATACCGCTTTCTGGTGCAACTTGCCTTGATTTAGTTAGATTAGGTGATTTGGAGAGCTGGGAATATGGTACTGGTGCCTGGTATAAATTATCCACATTTAATGGTATTGAATATAATTTTGAAATCTGGTTATGTGATGTTACTAAACATCCAATGGTATTTGGTAACTTTCCAGAGAAAATTTATTTTATCATACAATAATTTGGTTTTCTCAATTTTATTTTGTATCTTTAAAGCAAATATTATTTTATGAGTCAATTCTATTCAACCGAAAAATGGTGTATTGCTAAACACAAGGAAACAAATCATATGTATGATACATATCTTCCATATGAATTTCATCTTCGCATGGCTGACCAGGTGGCAGCTGAGTTTGAGCATATACTTGACAACACTGTTGATTACTTCACTGGACAGCGTGAATATGATAAAAGTAGTGAGACAACTGAAACCTTAAGGGAAATCTGTCGTAAGGCTGTTTGGGGTCATGATTTGATTGAGGATACCCGTACAAGCTATAATGACGTAAAGAACCAGCTTGGACAGGGTGCGGCTGATGTCATATATGCCGTTACCAACGAGAAGGGTAAGACCAGGAAAGAACGTGCTAATGCTAAATACTATGAGGGTATCCGTGAAACTAAGGGTGGGGTATTTGTTAAGATGTGTGACCGCATAGCAAATGTACGATATTCTAAAATGACGCAAAGCCGTCAGTTTGAAATGTACAAAAAAGAAAACAAAGACTTCATGGCTCAGTTAGGTTGGGGCGAAGATAGTCAATACTTCAACGCTGAGGTTTGTATGATGTATGCCCCGATGTTTCAGTATTTGATTAATCTTTTTGAAGATTAATTTGGTTCTTTCCATTTTTTATTTTACTTTTGTATTCTAAAACGACATAACAATGGTATTATACATCAATCTTGCACAAATTACCTACATAAAGGGACACCGCAAAACACAGCTTTACCGCAAAACACAGCTTTACCCTAAAACGCTTAAGGCTAAAACATGGGTCGAAAACGGTGGATTTTGGAACCGTATACTGGGAAAAACACCAGTAACTGTTAGTGGTTATTGTGAAGAAACATTTAACGGATCCCTGTATCTCACAGGTGAGAAACTGATTGAATATCTGGCCGAACATCATGCTTACATTGATCCAACCGATTCGGTGATATATTACTATCCCCATGTTGAAATTAATTTGGCCGATGGTAAAAAAACAACACAATTTTTCAATACAGAAGATGAATTGGATCGCTGGATTGATAATGTGATGGAACAAGTTCCAACAATAAAAATACTATAATAATATGATGGTAACACAGAACACACTGGAGCAGTACTACCAGAAGTACAGACAATCAAATTCAAATGTCACTTTCTTTCACTGGTTAGAGGGTGATGTACAAAGCATCGCCGACCTAGCTATAGAACTAAATTTCAATTCAATTGATGAACTCAGGTCAGCTTGTATAAAACTAGCAAAAACCAACTTCTAATGAAACAAAAGAAGTTGAGATGTTAAACTTTAAAAAAAATAAAAATGAAAAAACAACTAATTAGAACGGGGGTGTTTGAAACTAACTCATCAAGTGCACATAGTGTATCAGTTGCTGATGACAGCAAAGACTTCGTATTGGATACCCTGTATCCAGACCAAAACGGCCAGATTCTTTTAACGGGTGGTGAATTTGGTTGGGAGTGGTTCAAGCACAATGATGCTTTAACCAAAGCAAACTACGCAGCACAATCATTTTACGGTAACGGAGACCTTATGGAGAGGTTGGTTGACGTCATTAAGGAAATGACGTGTGCTGAAGAAGTCATTTTTGATTGTGAAGATGGTTATATTGACCATGAATCATATGGTACAGCTCCAAGTAACCGTGAAGAACTTAAGAGCTTCATATTTAACAAGAACTCATGGTTGTTCGGCGGTAACGATAATAGCACAGCAGACCCAACATTCTACCATGTGCCTGAGATTAAGGGTAATCGTATGATACTTCCAGAGTACAAATACGAGCTTAAGGTTGAAGGATACGGTAAAACAACTAAGTTCCTTAATGAGCCAACAACAGAAGAAATTGAAGACGGCTTACGGGCAATATTATGTGATGTTAAATTGTATGACCACGGTAATGGTTTATATTTTGATGATGACGTGTCAATATATGCACAAATTCATCGAGGTAATGATTACTTCGAATTCGTTTCATGGCGAAATAGTAGTATCGACACTAAGGAAAAAGAAGTTATCTTTACAAAAAATACCTGGAATGCGGCTCGTGAGTTGTATAACCAAGACCCAGCAAATAAATCTTTGGATTGGTCGAAAGAAGGGTATGGAAAGTGCCAAGAAATCGAAGAAAAATTAAAGCGGGAAAAGGCTGATGTATTTACCCGCAGGGTTAAATATTTACTTACAAAAATAGAGCAGAAAAAAGTTGGAAAGTAACAAAAGTTTTCTTTTCTTTGCAAGAAATAAGAAACAATGTTACACACATATAACAACGGTAATGCTTTAGTTAGCATTGGTAATAATGGTAGTCGGGTTGTTGAGTATGAAGATACTCTTCAACTCGATTATCCATTAAATATAGATATCAGGACTATGACTCGTTGTGCGTTCGGTGCCAAAGCCGATGGTACACCAGGCTTTTGTGGCTTCTGTCATGAGTCGGCATTGCAAGATGGTACGGAGTGTGATTATCTACATTTGAGAGATAAATTATATGATTTACCAAAAGGTATTGAATTGGCTATAGGGGCTAACGAATTAACCGATAACCTATTTGAGTTTCTTTGGTGGGCGAAATGCAAGGGTTATATTTGCAACCTTACCATCAACCAGGGTCACCTTAAACGTGACCTACAATTGCTTAATAAAGCTATCGAGTCTGATATGATCAAAGGTCTCGGTATCTCATATCGTGGTGGTTTAAAATGGAATGTTCCCCAGGAATTATTGGATTACAGTAATACTGTATTCCATGTGATCGCTGGTATTGACACCTATGCTGAGGTTGAGGCGTTGGTTGATAACGGTGTAAAGAAGATCCTCATACTCGGTTATAAAACATTCGGATATGGTGTTAATTATTTCAATTCAAAAACGGATGACGTAACCAAAAATATTAAGCAATGGATTTGGTGGGTTCACAAATTGTTTAATAAATTTGATGTTGTATCATTTGATAATCTCGCATTAGAACAGTTAAAGATAAACCGATTTTTCACCGATGAAAACTGGTCAATATTTAACAATGGTGAGCATAGCTTCTATATTAATGCGGTGGATGGATATTTCGCACCTTCAAGTCGTAACCCAGATAAAACTGACTGGAATGATATGACTATCAAAGAATATTTCAAAAAAAGAGAACTCATACGGTAAAATATATTTTGCTGGATCAACCAAGATATCCCGTTTCATTCATAGAATAACAAATCATAATACATATGCCGTTAAGTAAAAACGAACATCGCATATTACACGACACCATATATGTGGATTTATTGGATCTTAAGGATAAGATTCAAGAACAACTAAACGCTGGTGTAGATAAGGGTTTGATTATTAACACCTTGAATAACGCCACCAGGAGCATACCAGCGAAAGCGGTTAGGTTAATAGGTAAAAATAATTGACAATAAATTTGGTGGTTTGAAATAAACGACCTATATTTGTACTCTAAATAATTAATGCTATGAGTATCAAAGCAAAAATCCAAGCTGATTTCGTAACGGCAATGAAGGATAAAAATGAAACGGCTAAGGCCGCATTGAGTTCGTTGAAAGCAAAAATTACCGAAGCCGAAAAAGCTAACGGTAATACCGAACTCGCAGAAGCAGCTATCATCAAAGTTATAAATACAGCAATCAAGCAGCGTAAAGAATCGGCTGATGCTTTCCTCAAGGGTAACCGTAATGATCTGGCCATAAAAGAATTGGCGGAAGTTCAGGTTATTACTAATTACCTCCCAACCCAGATGAGCGAAGCTGAGATTGAAACCGCTGTACGTACTATTATACCTACCTTGGATGGTGTGGTGACCAATCCTAATGTGTTGGCTGGTAAAACCATGGGCGCTTTTAATAAGCAGTACGCTGGCCGTGCCGACAATGCTCTGGTAAAAACAGTTATTAACCGTGTAATTGGTGTATAATGGAACGTGAGAATGAATTGATATTGGCTTGTCGTAAGCAAGACCAAAGGGCTCAAACCCAGCTATTTGAAATGTATAAGAACGAAATGAGATCGTATATTATTGCTAGAATGAATAAGACGGATCATGTCGATGAGATAATGAGCCTTTCCTTTCAAAGGGCATTCAAAAAGATTGAATCTTATACATTCATCGGATCATTCGGTGGTTGGTTAAAAGCCATTGCTAGAAATTACATCTACGATTTCTTTGATAAGAACGTTAAGAACATTGTAATGTATGTAGATGACGTAAGCGATGATGCTTTTGGCACTGATAAAGTTGTATATGCTAATTCCTCAGTTAATAAGGGTGAGGAAGATATGTTTATTGTCGACTACATGGGTATCATTGATGGTGCTTTAACTGATAAGGAAAAGGCAATCTTCCTCTTATATTACGAGGGGTATGCTCATAAGGAAATAGCCGAAATGTTTGAGATCTCTGTAGGAACATCCAAATGGTATATAAACTCAGCCAGGGAAAAACTAAAAAAAGAAATTAGTCGCCAAAGTTTGTTAAACTCAAACTAATTACTTAATTTTGTAAAAACAAAAAAAACGATGAAAGTCATAAAAAAGGCAGACGGTACTTTTGAAAAGGTAACCAATGATTACGCTGATAATGAAGTGCGTTTCGGACGTGCAAGTTTTGCACCAAAGTCTGAGTGGAAAAAGAATGTTCGTGATACCCAGTCAGTTGAAGCTAAAGTAGCTGAGATAAAGGGGTTGGTAACCAAAGTTGAGAAGCGTGAAAAACGTGAAAAGCTGAAAGAAAAACAAAGGTAATTAACAAGGTATTATTCTTCTTTTTAAATTTATGATCATATATAAACGACATAACTATGAGAATCAGATGGTTAAAACGTTTCCGCAGACATTATTCCTGGCATTATGATCATGATACCTGTGTTTGGGTTCTCATCAATAAGAAAACCAATGAAAAACTTAGGCGTAAAACTTCATTCATTGTTATATGTGTAATGATGCATAGTTATTTCGGTTTAAGTGAGGTGATGAGCTACATTAAACGCAAGGAAAAGATAAACGGTAATAAATAAAAATCAGAAAAAAATTTGGTAGAATCAGAAACTTCTTCTACTTTTGTATTCTTCAAAATTAAAAAACAGAAAATGAAAAGGTTAATCTTGTTGGTAGCTCTCCCACTGTCTTTGAGCACATTAATGACATCATGCGATGATCCTGTTCAAACAAGACTCCCGCAAGAGTCCAGTTCGGGCGCGATAACTATGAACATATCAAAAGAGTTCCACATTCCTACAAACGCCGATGATAACACCACAGAGCAACAAAACATTCTCGACCAGAAAAAGATCACATCTGATCCGACTAAAATACTCTGGATGCACCTGGTTGATATGAATGGCCGTATGTATCTCCGTACACCTGTTCGCTGCAAGGTTACAAGTTCTGGTAAACGTCTTGAACCAACATCATGTTCAGCTGGTATGGCTAACGGCCAGGGTATCGACACCTATTACGGTGCTAAAACACCTGGGGGTCAGCGTACCACAGAACTTATTCAGATCGATGGAACTTACGGCAATTCAGACCCATATGTTTACTGGTTTGACCCATATGGAAATTATTATCAAAAAGGTGAAGGTTACTTACTGTCAAACATACCAATCGATATCAAAAATCCTGTTGATGAAATAACGGGTTTATACAGAGCAAATGAAGAAGCTGTGAAATGGCAAAAAGAACAAGAAGCCAAAATGAAAGGCGAAACAAAATAATAATAACATTGGGGTGAGGGAAATTATCTGGTGTATAGACATGGAGAAAACATTACTCAGCACATCACCACTTTAAAAACCAAAAACAAATGAAAAAGCTATTATTAGTTATCACAGGGTTTATACTCATTGGTCTTTATATTACAACCAGTTCATGCAGGTTCGTTAATGATGGTGTTGAGACCGCACACCAGGAATATGACCCATCAGCTATGCTGAAAAAGTATGAGTGGTTCAAAAACCAGTCAGCCCGTATCCAGAAAATGGATCAGGACATCACAAACGCCAAAACATTGCGTGATGGTATAAGGAACCAGTTCGAGGCCGACAACGGTAAAGACCATAAGTCGTGGGATCCTGTAACAAGGAAACAATACCAGGACAAGGTTGATCTCCAGGATCAGATGGTTACCGCAACCGTATCACAGCGTAACAGCATAGTTGCTGACTATAACGCACAGAGCGCCAAATTCAACTGGGCTTCATTCAAAACCAATGATGATCTTCCACCAACAACATTTGAAACTATTAAATAACACATCACCATGTTCAACACAGATATCGAAAAAGAATTACCCGATTTTGCAAAGGCCGTTGGACAAGCAAAAGAAAATAATGTTGAGGATATTATACTTCACCATAGCGCTTTTGATGAAACGGAAACAGATTTACTTGGTCGGGCCATCAAGTACGCTACAACCAGAGGTGTAAACATCATAATTGTAGCGAAGTAAAACAAGAAGTTAGTTTCGGCAAATGAAATGCTTGCGTGGTAGCTATAAAAATCAATAAAATTATGAAAAACTTGTTAAATAAAACACCAGTATTTTTAAATGACTGGTCCTCCAAAGAGGCTCTAGAAAATGACTTTCAAACATCATTAGCCGATGTCAATGTACTTTTCGCGTCTTACTCATATCAGGATTACAATGGTGATGCCTTTGTTCTCTTTGAGAAGGATGGCAAGCTGTATGAGGTGAATGGCAGTCACTGTTCTTGCTATGGCCTTGAGGGTCAGTGGAACCCAGAAGAAACCAATATAGCGGCTTTAAAACACCGTCTTTATGAAGGTAGTATGGGTAATGAGCGTTACTGTGGTAACATTTATGCAGACGAGTTAAAAGCTTTCTTAGGCTAAGAGAAGAAGACCCCACAAAACCAATTCACTCGATTGGTATGGACAGTGTGAACCAGACTTAGAAGGCTTCATCGGCTATGGGGGAGGCTACACAAAGTAAAAGAGTACCCGTTTAAATGTTTTCGGGTTTAGGTGCCTAAGTAAGTGCTGTATAAACATTCAAATCATGCGGACATTGATTAACCGTATGATATACACTGTACTTCGACAGTGAGGCTGGCACGTAACTTTGCTGGTATGTTCGAAGAAATCTGAGGATACCTTGAAAGATAGGGAAAGTAGAAAGATCCGAGGGATGGTTACTATGCTCTGCAACTCATCAGGGATAATCGGGGACATTATTTAGAGAAACAGGAAGGGTCATTTAGAAAAAGTAAAACCTGTTCCGCATACCCAGCGGTAAGAGTGTCAGGTTTTTTTTTAAAACGGTTGAGTGGCGGAATGGCAGACGCACTAACGAAAAAAGAAACTGAGTTAGGTACTGAATAAGAAGAACGCAGACTTCGAATAACAAAGGCAATTGGAACTGGACGTACCTTGAATTGACAAGGAAGTGGCTTTGCGGGTGCTGGAGTACCAGTGATACCGATGTGTAGGATGATTGCAAACCGAAGCATTTTGGGTGTGAGTCTGAGTCATGGGAACTCGCCCAGATAAGCAGTAACTACTGGGTCCAAGTACACTACAGGTTCGAACCCTGTCTCAACCACAATAATCATACAACGAGGAAGCATCCACGCGCTCTTTAGATGCACTCACAATTAGGGGTCAGTTCGAATCTGGCGACACAAATTAGGGCTTGTGAATACCAGGGGGTTAAGAGTAATTGTGTATGATTAAAAATAATAAACTTTTAAAATATATAAAAAATGAAAACAGTATTTTTAGGTGGAACCTGTAACGGTTCATGTTGGCGTGATGTTTTACTTGAAAAGGTAACAAACGCAGATTGTTTTAATCCAGTTGTTCCCGATTGGAACGATGAGGCTTATCAAAGAGAATTAAAAGCACGTGAAGAATCTGATTATTGTCTATATGTCATAACGCCAAAAATGACAGGTGTTTATTCGATTGCTGAGGTTGTGGATGATTCCAATAAGCGCCCAAATAAGACAATCTTCTTATACACTCATAATGATGATGGGGTGGCGTTTGAAACACATCAAATCAAAGCTCTTAACGCTGTGGGTAAAATGGTCAGAAAAAATGGGGGTATGTGGTTTGAAGACATGGATCAACTTATTGATTTTTTAAATAAGTAATTTTAATTAATGACAACCTGGAAAGACAGGTAAGTTGGTCAGGTGGCGGAATGTAGACGCTAAAGTGAAGCTCTTATAGATTGGTTGTCAGTAATTAATTTAGCCAGAGATATTTTATTCGATAAATTAATTACCTTTGACGAGATTACTCTGAAATATGTTTATCCCGAAAAGTGGCCTAACACAACATTAGCAATTATTAAATCATTAAGAGATGGCATTCAGCACAATAAGATACACGGAGCCAAAGCAAAGTACTTACGAATCAATCGTACTAAAGTATCAAGAAAACGGTCAAGAAAGAACAAAGTGCTTCGACTCAGGCAATATCATTATTGATTTTTATTCCTATATGTTGTTTCTACAGGAACAGCCAGATGAGTTTTATAAAGAAAACTATCGTATAATTGGTTCATCATCATGGGATCACTTCTTCATGGATGGTAACAAATATCTTGAAAGTTATTTCGACCCTACGACTGGGGAATTTGTTAATTGGCAAAACGCTCGTGAAGTGGGTGACTATGAAACCTATGACAAATGTTGTAATAATGAATATCCCAGGGTAATACACTTGGCATGTCATAAATCATTTAATGCCGTGAAAGCATATATTAAAAAGAAAACAAAAAAATAATCATGGGTTTAGATATTACACATGGAGCCTGGCATGGTGCATATAGTGCATTTCATAGATGGCGTTGCGAATTAGCTAAGTATGCTGGTTTACCACCTTTAGAGTACATGGAATATTTTTATGATAAAGATAGCGCCTTTAGTCTATTGGAATTTAAATTCCCTAATGGGGATGAATTAGCTATGGCTGAATTGAGGCGATTAAAAGCCCAGCTACCAATCAAATGGTCATGCCTTAAAAAAAGGCCACTCTTTACACTTCTTACCCACTCAGATTGTGAAGGTTACATTAACTGGAAAGCATGTAAACCATTGGCAGAGGATTTAAAAAAAATATTAGACTCTATACCAGAAGATGTGGATTTAGGTGGTCATATTGGTAATTTCCGTAAAAAAACACAAACCTTCATAGATGGTTGTATGGCAGCATATGAAGCAAAAGAAAAACTTGAATTTCGCTAATGGGACGTAGAAATTATAAACTCGAAAGATTACAAAATGGCGAAACCTTCACTACCAGTGAAAAAGGGAACTCAATGGTTCCCTTAATTCGTTCGGGTCAGGAACACGTGGTTGAACCTGCGACCTGGGAATCGGTTGAAGTGGGTGATATTGTCTATTGTAAATGTAGAGGTAATTATTTTACCCATTTGGTTACAGCAAAAAATGACGATAAAGGTTGTCAGATCAGTAATAATCATGGGTATGTTAATGGATGGACAAAACAAGTTTACGGAAAAGTAATCAAAGTATTATGAGTAAAGCGCGATTATCGTTTTATTCCGAATATACGGATCATCCATGTAGCTAATTTGAGACAATTATATTAAAAATAAAAAAATTAATCGAGATGGTTGTTAAATCTACAAATTAGTTGTAGATTTGCAATCTAAATTAAAAGTTATGCTACCGACACTTCAAGAAAAGATTTCTTCGCTTACAACCGATGAGTTGATACAGATAACCGAGGAACTACAAAACCAGTTTATACCTTTGGATGCGCTGGTGCGTAAGGTATGTACTGAGGTTTATGTAAACCGCTACAACAAAGTAGAAAAAGTAACAAGCATGGAAATGACGCTACTAGCACCTCATATAGCATTTGAACTTGGACGACGAATTAAAGCCCTGTTATCACTACCGTTTTTGGATACAGGAAAAACCCCAGATGACGATGATGACGATGAAGGTTTTTGTGGTCTTTAAATAAATTTGGTGGATTGAAAAATCCACCTTATTTTTGTTGAAAATAATAACAATGAAAGGAATCGCCGCATTTAAGAAGAGGCTGTTGGGTTTAACTGACAACAACCATGCAAACGTAATTAACGCTTTATTGAAAGACGTTAAGAAGTGCGGTGCTAAGAACATAGCGTTTAAGCATTTTGATATACCAGCAGGTGGTGTTTCAAAAGAAAACGGAGATATCTTTATCGCTGATAATCACGTTAGCTTATCGGACATCGTTTTTATCACCTTCCACGAATCAGCACACCAGTTACAGTTTCGTAAGTACGGCACCGACCACGCTACCAACATCTGGTTTGATGCTCTAAATAACGGAGCATTATCTGTTGCTTCTAAACTTAAGTATATAGAAGATGTTGCAAATCGCTATGCTTTTATGAAGTTTAAGCAGTACCAGGCCCAGTTCGGGTTGTCCGATATCAGCTACAACATAATGAGGTCGGCGTATATGCCAGATTATGCTTATGTCGATCTTATAAATATGTTGGTTGGTATGTTGAAGCATAATGGTATTAACACCAAAGAAGCTCTGAGAAAAGAATTGAATAACTATCTTAAATAAAATACATATGAAACGTTTAACGCTAAACAAAAGAAACGAAAAGATCGCAGGTGTCTGCGCAGGTATCGCCGACTATATGGAGGTTGATCCTATTATTATCAGAGCTATATTCCTCTTTCTATTCCTTGTAGGTGGTGGTGGTTTTTTGCTCTATTTGATCATGTTTGCATTAATGCCGAGTAAATAATTATGGATAAGCAATTGTTAGTAAAGATATTTCTCGATAAGTTAAGAAATGCCACCGATAGTATTGGTATTTGTTATTACAGGCTTTTCGAGATACAGAGTATTCAATCACTTGAATCAACATTTGAATGGCTTTACAGTGAATATATTAATCAAAAAAACTCACCTAAAGAAGAACAAATATGGTTTTATCTATTCCATAAGAGTATACGACAGACTGACTTTTTCTCTGGTTGTACCAAAACAACCAGAGAGTCACTACTGACCCTAGAGGAAGAAACGGAACTGATTACTCTGGCTGAAAATATTAATGCTGAATGGCGAAAAGTTAATCCAGAACTCGAGGGAGCAGAACCTAATTTGACCATATATGAGTATTTCAGGCGAACCCACCCCGAAAACTACAAACGTTATCACGAGTTAAAAGCTAAACGCCAGAATGTGGAAACAAAAAACATTAGTGGTTCCTTGGACAGTGTTTTATGGAACCTCATTCACTTGGATAACGATAACTTTCTCATGTTAAGCATGTTGAGATCGTTCAAAGAACATGACCTGGAAATGGAAATGTTGGAAGAACTAAAAAACATTTAAAATAATAGAGACGCGTAAAGAATTACACCCAGCCACTACAATATACAATTGGTTCAAATGGATAAGAGAGTTGTAACAGAAGACCCTAAAATGGTCAAAGTGTATTATTGCCAGTGCGGACAAACCGTTGAAAAGGTTTCCGTGTTAGAATATGTTGAAACGGATAGGGTTGTGAAGAAAGAGTTTAGTGATGCCGAGAAGTGGGGTCGAAAGGTTGAGACTATGACCCTAGCCGAGTTTCATAAGAAACCATTCATGTGTACTGGTGTGGTTGACTGCCCAGATGAAACAACTATGATGTATTATCCGCAAGGATTTAAGATAAATAAAAAATAACAGATGAATTTTAGCGAGACAGAGAATCTTGTTGCTGATATCAGGAACAAACTAACACCATTCTGGAACCTGGTTGCCATTATACGTAGTGGTAATTACCCAGCGTTTGATATTAAAAAAGAGGCCGATGCTGCCTTTATCAACCAAACCTTCATCCTCACCGATCTAAACCAGATTGAGGAATTGGATAAGAAGAAATTAGCCATTGCAACCGAATGGGTGGAGAAGAACTATCCAAAATCGCACTTTAAAGACCGACTGGTTGAGATATTCCTTGCGGGTATGAACCATGAGGAACCATATCGTAGAGAATACGATATGCCTGTACCTAAATCAAACACAGAAGTATTATAGCTTCAAAGCGACAAAATAAATTTGGTGGTTTGGAAAAGATTACCTACTTTTGTATCCTAATCTAAAAATAGATGGCGCGTTTCTCCAGCAAGGTATATTACAAGATCGTTGAAGTTAACGATAAAGGTCAATTCCTGACGTTATTTCACGGCATCGGTGGCACCAGGCTCTTACCTATAGGTAAGACCATTAAAGCAGAAATAAAGGAAAATGTGATCGATGGAAAGGGAGCATCATATACCTCTGGTCTTCATATCATTGATGGGTATGAGAACGCTCTGGCTTATCTTTCAAGGTTCAAGCGTAAGGATCGTGCCATTGTTAAATGCCACGCCAGGGGTCTCAAGCACAAAACCAAAAGCAAATCGTATGTCTTCCTGGCTGACGAGATTGTTATCATTGACGCATCAACAACACAAATAAAGTAATATGTGGCCTTTCAGAAGAAAGAAAAAGACATACGTTACCACATCCGATGGTAGTATTGGTTTTTATAAAGAAGATTACCTTCGGCACTATATTAGTGGTTGTTATTCCTTCTATATAAAGGTAGAACTGAAAGACCCAAAATGGGGCGATCAAATACCAAATACTCTGTATGTTGAGTATGGTAGTAAGCCTGAAAGAGACATTGCTTTGAAGAGTTTAAACGAAATATTAACACAACAAAACTAACAAAAGAAAACATCGACTGGGGTTTCCACAATCCTATTGATGAGTTGTTTGTAATTGAACCCACTCATATCGTCATTGATAATATTGAGCCGAATAAACGAGAATCGGATGTCTATGATGAGTGGTTTAAGTGGATGCAAGAAAATAACTCGTTACCACCAATGACCAACGGTAAGCGTAGCTTTGTCGAGAAGCTATTAAACGATAATGAAATGGTGGAAATACTATCAGAGATTGGTGGTCTTGATGATGTGTTTAAGTGGGTGTGTACATACATAAAACGTAGAGATTAATATGAAAACTTTTTTATGGGTTATAATTGCGGTGTTCTCACTTACTGGTCTGATATATTTTGTACAAGAACACACAGAAACCTATGAGATAAAAGGCATCTGTAAAAAGACCCTCATTACCTATGATCACCGATCGGAACATACAGATTACACCGTTATCATCCAATATGAAGATGGTGAGGTTGAGGACATAAACTTAATGGATGGTAAGACATACTTTACCTACAAAGAGGGAGCAACTTATTACTTTACCCGAACCAGATGGGTTTGGAATAAAACCAAAAAACAATGAGTATAACATTACGATTTGATGTTGACGAGGACGAAATCGTTTACGAGGCATCTAGACGAGAAAGACAATCCCTTCTTAGGGAATTATTAAAAAGCATGGATGTTGCCGATGTTGAGGCCGTGTTAAAAGATAACAAAAATGACGAAAAACGTGAGTTGCTTACGCTGTTTGTTAGCCCAGGGTACAAACAAACACAGATGGAAGTCGAACACAATAAGGCACTTCTGAACTTATCCAGAAGATACATGTCAATCACACGAGAAGATTGTGATCTGATTATTAAGTTATCTAATAAGTACTAATGAAAATCAACGATTTGCTGATAATAAAAGAAAAACGAATATGGGTCTCATATGAGATAGCCACTCTGTTGAAATCGAAAGGTTTTGATAAGGATTGTATATATCATTTCAAGGTCAGTTTAACCGAACCAGAGAAACACACAAATATACCCACGTTTGAAGTAAAACATCCGTTTGGTGCAAACCATAACTTGATACCAACGAGAGTGTCAGCACCAGTATGGAGCCAGGCAATTGATTGGGTATATGAAAAAACTGATAATATTATCATGTATAACCCAAAGTTTACATTGCCATTTTTGTTAACAGAATTTGAAACCGCATTAAAAAGAATATAATGGAAAAGAACCAAGTAATTAAATCATCCTTCGGTAGCTATTTTGTAGCTATGAAAAACTACAATCTCGAAACAACAAAAGAAATCGAGAAAGCAACACTCTTAACGCTAACAGAAGCACAAGGGCAAAAAGAAAAACTGGACAAAGTCGTACCACATTACGACTGGATTATATTACAAAAGTAATATAATAATAATAATAATAAATACATAACATTCAACATCGCTGGCTATTCGCTAGAAAAGCATATAACATATGGCAGTTATACAAACCGACAATAAGTTCGTATTAATGGATATTACGAACACATATGATAAATTACCAGTGGGTGTTTATCAACTCAATTATAATGCTCGTGAGAATGAGTATTTCCTCATCAAACAAAATGATTTCGTATTACCACCTAAAGTTTATGGGGATCATGGGATTATTCACCGATGGTTAAAATCATATAAGTATAACGCTCATAAGAATATGGGTATTATCTTATCAGGCCTCAAAGGCGGTGGTAAAACGATCACAGCACAAAAGTTCTGCATTGAAGCTAATTTACCAGTAATATTAATAAATGAACCTTTTGATGGCTCAGGATTTATTAATTTCCTGGTAAACCCTAAGATCGGTGAATGTATTATATTCATTGATGAGTTCGAGAAAGTGTATAAACAAAGCGAATACTCGGAAAGAAACAAAGCCAACGATTTCTTATCGTTGATGGACGGGGCTTATAACACAAAGTTAATATTTTTGTTGACGGTGAACACCTTTGAACTGAATGAGTACTTTGTAAACAGATTGAACCGTATCAAATACCGCAAGGATTACACCGACCTGGATCAGGAGACCATGAATAGTGTTATTGATGATATGTTGATTAACAAGGGACACAAAGATAGTATCGGGGTATTCTTTGAAAAGATCAACATGTGTACTTTCGATTTGTTAGTTAACCTTATTAAAGAAATGAATCTATTCAATGAGGACGCGCTGACAGTTGGTAGGTATTTGAATCTGAGGTGTGAACCTAAGAGATATAAGGTTTACGAGGTATATGATGGTAAAGATTATTTATGCCGTGATCTATTAATGTCAACCGACGCAAAAAATATTACCATCCATCGTGACGATACGTATTACCTTCCAGTGGAAAACGAAGATGATTATTCGGTGAAGATAAACATGGATGATGCAACGGTTATCAAACAGGATGCAAACAATTTCATATTAATCTATGAAAACCTGAAATTCAAACTACACCAATTATCTTTTACATCTGTGTTTTAATGATGGATCCGTTAAAAGTAATCAAAGACATATATGACGAACAAGCCATTGAGGGTACTTTGGATGTTCGGGTAACAATGACACATAAAGGTATAAGGGTTAATTTTGGTATGGGAACCGATTCCAATAAACCAAGCACCTTTGATCTAAAGCAAGCCATATTGAATAGCGCACAGCTAAGTGTCAAAGAAACACAAAAATGGATGGAACGTAAAGGTAAAGACGACAAAAACATCAATTTGTTGTTGTATTACAACAAGAGATTAAAATTTTATAATGCGATAATCGAAAGATTATCGCCTAAACCAACGACACCCGATGTGGATTACAGAATCCCTGGGGTCGGATGTTGACTATGAAACAAACAATTGGTAGATATATAAAACTTAATGACGAGGACTTTCCATTAACCCTCAACTTTAACGACTTCTATTATTATGAGGCCGTTACTGGAGAACACTTGTTGTTACACCTGTTAACAGGCAAGCGGTCTATGGAATTTTATATCACCAGCAACAATTTTAATATTCTGGAATTGATTAATGCAAGGTTTGAAACGGATCTTGAATCAATATCATTTGAGAGATTATACTCAGCCACAAAAACCAGTGAGTTTTTCAGAGTTTCTTTTTCGGGTTTTGAGAGTTATGCTGGGGGGATGATTGGAACCATGAAAATCAACTTGGATTGGTTGGTTGAGGATTTACCCGAAACCAAGAAAGAATATGTAACAAAATATTTACATAATCTTTGTAAAGTTCCCGATACTCAGGATCTCAACATAAACATTGGTCACGGTGTTAACGGATATGCTCGACCACCGACTGAATAATCTATGATTACATTATTTATAATTATTTATTTGGTGGATTGAAAAATCCACCTTATTTTTGTACCCTAAAACAATAATCAATGAGAACAGAAGTAGATAAGTACAGAGGATGGGAAATATCCTTTGATACCGAAACTGAGAAATTCACAGCATACTCCAATCTTCACGACCTTGAGATTGAGAAAGGATCATACGCATCAGTAAAGAAACGTATTGATGAGTTCGTTAAGGAAAATGATACTTTCAAACCATATTATATTGTACCAACACCAGATCACCGCATGTACTTTGGTAAAGACAAGATTAAGATCATCGGCTGCCGTAAAGATGGTGTTTTTGTTTATGAGGATAATAAAGGTAAAAAGTATCAATTATCCAAGTACCATGAGAAGCACTATATGTTATATCATCCCGATAATGAAGCGGTTTTGGCGCACTACGATGAGATGATTGCCGCTGCTGAGGATATACGTAAAGAGGCCAATAAATACCTGCAAGAGAAGTGTAAAATTAAGACAATCGAAGACATTCGTAAAGAAATGTAAAAAAAAAATAGCACAGATTAATTTGGTGGATTGAGAAATCCACCTTATTTTTGCAAAAAAAAATCGAAATGAAAAAGATATTATTAGTCGTACTTATGGCTCTCGCATTCGGAGCAAACGCACAGGACTCTTTGAGCAAAACCAAAGAAGACACCCTTAAAGAAGTGCAAGTGGTGGGCATATCCGCATCATCTTTATTGCCGATATCCCAAACCAAGTTCAGCACATCTGAGTATTCGTATCTGAATATGCAGAAAGACCCGTTCTATGTTCTGGACAAAGCAGTACCATCAATCTACGCACAGTCTGACAATGGCCAAGGTAATGGTTACTCATACATGCGTATGCGTGGCCTAGACCAGACACGTATTAACTTTAATATGAACGGCATCCCGATGAACGAGATGGAAGACTTGGGCATCTATTTCAGCAATATGCCAGGTTTCTATAACTATATTTCCAATATCACCGTTGAGCGCGGTGTTGGTACATCAAAGTATGGTACAACATCCATAGGTGGTTCTGTTGATATGGAGACACGTAGCATGACCGACACTGGCCTGGAGATCTCAACAACACTAAAGGCTCGTAACCCAGGTCACTATGCCAGCGGGTTCTATTCCACGGGTATTAAGCCTAATGGTCTGGCATTCCAACTTGGAGCAAACTACCAATACAACGTTGGGTTTAAAGACCACAGTGGTAACAATGGTGGTTCAGTGTATTACTCACTTGGTTACTTTAAGAAAAATAACATATTTAGGTTGTATGGTTTCAGCGGTGTTATACGTAACGAACTGGCGTTCTATGGGGTACCAAAGTCACTGATTGATGGCAACTATCTTACAAATCTTAATGCTATTACAGACAGAGACACATTCAATCAGAACATGGTTGTGTTGAACTGGGTTAACTATGCTAACGCTAAGAGGCATTTTAACACATCGGTTTACTTCAACAATATAAATGGTACATATAACACGGCAGGTTGCTTGTTCGGCGTTAATTCTTATCAGTATGGTGCTATGAGTAACATGGTAATCTACGGTAAATATATTGTCACAAACATAGGTGTGAACACCAACATATACAGCCGTAAGCATATAGGTCAAGATAACGGTGGTTTTTACGATTATGCTCAGAACTGTCAGACATATCAGAACTGGGGTTATAAGAAAGATGTTATCGGGTATATCAAAGGTATGCACAAAGGTAAGTTTACTAACATATTTTATGATGTCCAAGTTCGTTCTGTATGGTTTAATGCAACAGAGTCAAAGACATATAACTGGCTGTTCCTGAACCCTAAAGCGGGGTTTAAGACGACAACAGGGGATAACAATGATATATACATGACGGCAGGTATTACCCAAAGGGAACCAACAAGGACTGATATGATACAGAATATCATACAAGCTGACAGTAGCCTGCGTTACGGTAATCCAGACAACACTAAGTTTCTTAAGAACGATAGTATTAAACTGAAACCTGAACAGGTGTTTGATATCGAACTTGGGTTTAACCACAAGACAGAATATCTGGATATCAATGCAAATGTTTATATGATGGTAATACATAACGAATATGTTGCGACTGGTATAATTGATTCATACTCTGGGTTTATGATGAAAAAAGCGGTTGATATGACTATGAGAAATGGCCTGGAAACCAACATCAAAGTAAAGATGAACCATTTTAACTTTTTCTTTAACGCCAGTCTTCAACATAATAGTGTATCTTCGCACAATACACCAGTGGCGGCTATACCATTTGCACCTAAAGCGTTGATGTCATGTGGTGTGGTTTACAACAACAAACGGATTACAACTGGTGTTAACTCACAGTTTATATCGGCGATGCCAATGAACCTGGGACAAACTCAATACGAGAGTCGATCATACACAGTGGCTAATTGTTTTGTTGACTATGGGTTTAAAAATGCCACCTTGTCATTTAAGATTGTAAATATGTTAAACTCGAAGTATTACATACCTGCGGGTGTTACATCAGAACCAACATACTATGTCGGCGAATGGTTGGGTTATTCATTATCACTTAAAATGAAATTATAATGTTAGAGATAGTAGCCGTTCTGTTTACATTAACATCGGTATTCTTAACTCGTAAACAAAACATCTGGTGTTGGTTATTTGGATTAATCGGCACAGGGTGTTACTTCTTCCTCTTCAAGGAAGACAAGTCATGGGCAAACATGATGCTCCAGGTCTTATTCATTGCCCAATCAATTTATGGTTGGGTTAACTGGAAACAGACAGATAGTAAAACAGTTACACTTTCCGATAATATAGCAATATCTATACAACTAAGTGCTATAATGTTTGGTATCGCGTTCATATATGTTATCAATCAATTATATGATTTTAACTTGTCGATATTAGACATAACAACAACCACCATCAGCATATGCGCTCTGTATCTAACAGCTAAGAAAAAACTTGAATCATGGGGTTATTGGGGCTTTGTTAACATTTTATACATCATCTTGTTCATTCAGGGCAAACATTGGTTGTCCACTGGACTTTATACAATATTTTTAATTAACGCTTATTTTGGGTACAAAGAATGGAAAAGCAATATAAATCGGGGTATGTTTTAATGAAAGCAATGCCGTTCCACGACGGCCACCAGTTCTTGATTGGTACAGCGATTGCCCACTCTGAGAAGGTTACGGTGGTTGTTGGAACATTACCAACTGAACCAATACCTGGAGAGATCAGGTACAAATGGGTTAAGGATGAGTACCGTACCTACCCTAATGTAACAGTATGCTGGATCAACGAAGTACTACCTCAAACACCAGAGGAAGACCCTGAACACTTCTGGGACATTTGGGTAGGGGTGGCTAAAAGGTTCTGTCCTGACATTGATGTTATCTTCACATCAGAAAGTTACGGTGATCCCTATGCTCAATACCTTGGTGTTAAACACCACCTGGTTGATATAGGTCGCAATATTGTGCCTGTTTCAGGTACATTGGTGAGGAAAGATCCGTTTGCCATGTGGGATTACATTCCAGACCACGTTAAACCCTATTTTGTCAAAAGAATAGCCATTATGGGTCCTGAGTCATGTGGTAAGTCCATGTTAACCAAACAATTAGCAAAGGTGTACGATACAGTCTACGTTGAAGAGTATGGTAGAACCGTATGGGAAGAAAATGAATCGGTAACCAAAGAGGATTTTATCCGTATTGCGACTGGTCACAAATTACTGGAAGATACATTGGTTAAACAAGCTAATAAACTCATGTTCTCTGATACTGAGATTCTTACAACAAAGATATTCTTCGACATGTATCACCCAAAAGAAACCATACCAGAATTACGAGATTCGAGATGCCAAATTGATAGAATATTAAATGATATCGAGAAAGAAGGTAAACGGTATGATTTGTATATTCTGTTAAAACCCGATTGTGATGCGATACAGGACGGCACACGTCAATTTCTTAATGAAAGGCGGAACCATTATAATAAAATTAAACAAGTACTTACCGACAAGGAATTGCCGTTTGTTGAGGTCGGTGGCAGCTGGGTTAATAGATACACGGAAGCCAGGACAGCAATCAAAAATAAATTTGGTTGGTAACAAAATATTACTTACTTTTGTTAAAAAAATAGACATATGGAACAAACAATTATGCACATCGTACTTTATATCTGGGTACTTGTTTCCGCTGGTTTCACGCTTGTTGCTAAATTAAACTTTAACAAGATAGTGGCGATTATTTTGAAAATCATGGCCATTGCTAACGTGGTATGGGTTATTCTGGACATCTTAAAAATCCAATACTAATGTTTTGCTATTATTATCTCCACGTTGAGGGCGAAGACAAACGTACCTTCGCCCAACGTGCAACAGAGGATGATACCTTTGTTGATGAGTTTTCAAAAACCCGAACAGAGATAGGACCCAGTGGTTCGGAACATGATGTAACACAGTACTTTGATGGTAGTTCTACTGTTAACTTCGGTGGTATGGGTGGTAAAGTAAATTATGACAGATATGGGCGAGAGTGCTAAACTGATTATTGCCGTTGACCAGTTCCATTTTAAGAATGATGGTGATTACTTGGACGTTGAAGTAAACAACCAGGAGGGATATATTATACTTAAAACTGATACATCTGGTCAATACGTAATAGAATCTGTTGAACAACTCGACCAGATCTACCATAAACTAAAAGAAGTATTTGAACAAATAAAAAATTATTCCGATGACTAATAAAACCAAATTTGAGTTAACGATAATGCACCCTGGTGGTGGTACATTCACTCGAACAGTAATAGCGGAACACAATGTTTACGATGAGGGTGTATATCACTTTTATGATGGTACACTTAATATCGATCATAAAACCGTGGCGTGTTACCCCACCAGCTGCACCATTGTCGAGTCTGAGACCAAAATAAACTGGCCAGCGCCAGAATCAGAATCAGAATTATTACTATAAAAAATATACAACTAAATATTTGTTGGTGTTAAAAGTTTTAGTACTTTTGCATTATCAAAATTAAAAAACAAAAAAGAAAGACTATGAAAAACTTCATTACAGCAGCTCTCCTGTTTATATTGAGCATCGGTTTTACCACATCTACTTACGCTAAGAAGCACGGAACTACCGCAGCTGACCAAATTGAACAGGTTGCCTCGGATGGTACAAAAGTAATCGGTAATGTAATAGACAGCGGTAAGGCCGCCGTTAAAACTGGCATTGCGATTGTTGACACATCAAGCAACTTCCGCATCATGTATAATGACGTAAAGTCAGGTATCGCTGGTCTTGCCAACGGTCTTAAAGTTGGCGCTGAACACGTATATGTTGTATTGGTTAAACAACAGGTCGTAAAGGCTGTATCAGATCTTATTCTGGTTATTATACTCTTCGTTTTAGCGTATATCTTCTACACGCAGTCTAGTAAGACATATATGTCGCATCTTATACAGTGTGGTTATAAACCCGATGGTAGCGGTAAGGAGTCGTTTAACATTGACCTCGATGATAGCGCCAAAGGTGTAACTAGCGTTTTATTAGCTATAGCATCTGCAATAACTGTGTTAACCGCAACAATTGTGTTCTGTTGCACATATGAGGATATCATCGGTGGGTTCATTAACCCAGAATACGGTGCAATGAAAGACATCATCGAGTTCGTGAGGAACGCAACAGGTAAATGCAACGGGTAAATAAAACTATAAATAAAATTCTAAATAAAAACCACCAAATATTTGGTGGTTTCTTTTTTTATGTCTATATTTACACCATGAGTAAAAAGAAAAAGAAGAAGTCTGGCCCGAAGGTTTATATACCAAAGCGGTATATGCTCGACTTCGGATATACAATAATCGAAACAAAACCATTACAGGAGGGTATTGATTTTATTAGAACCTCACCCCGAAAGAATAGCAGAGATAGGAAGCATAACCTCGCCGACCTCGCTGAATTAAACACAACTTGTGTGTGTTGTGGGCGTGTTGGTACACAATTTTGTCTTGGCGAAGGTAAGCATGTTAATGAAAAAAATAGAGGTGCTGATCGCCATTGGGATCTTTATACAGATGATGGGGTTGCTATGTCAATCGATCACATTCACCCACGTTCAAAAGGTGGTAAGGATAGTCTGAGTAACTATCAGATCATGTGTATTGAGTGCAACGTCTTTAAGGGAAATAAACCAGAGCGGTTAATACCTTATAAAGCCCTATTAGATGCGAAAATAGACGTTATTCCGATGCTCATAGCTAACAAACCATATCTGTGTGTAAACGGCGGAAAACGCCTGGATACAGCCTTGTTTGAACCCCTTAAAGAATGGCTCGATGAAGTTGAAGTGGATGGCGAATATCGGTATTTTTTAATTGATAAAGTTGAAGAACAAATCGAACTCGTATGATAAAGTTTTTAATTGAGTACTTTAAATTGTTGCGCACTATCGTATTAGGTATTTTATTACTAAGTAGTATGTTGTTTAGCATATTAGGCCCCGCTTTTTTAGTGGATCATTACCATTCATATTGGTGGTTATTATTATATATGATAACATTACCTTATTTGGCTTTGACGTTAAAAAAACTATTTGAAAATAAGTAAACTAATATTTATCAAATGACGTACACACAGGAAGAACTTAAAGAACTGCTGGCTCAATACCTATCATCTGAGTATGATGATGTTGAGGTTAAAGAACAGATTGAATCATGCACCATTGAAGTGGTTAATGCTGTGAAGAATCTGGTTAAGATCACATACGATAATGACGTATATGAATTTGTTGAGATAAAATACAAACCATATTTTACTAATGAAAATACCGAAGATATGTAACTGGTATATGATCTTCTCCACAACATATAAGATTGATACGTCCTATAGGTATGAACATACACAACCCGACGAATTTTATATGGATATGGAGTTTTTCCCGATTGTTCTTATTAAAGAATATCATTTAAAAAAGAGATTCTTATTCTGGTGGTTCCCGATTAAAAAATATAAGTCGATAAAGAACTTTAAGACCCAGGAAGACGCGGTTAACTATATTGTATCACATAACAAAGGGAAGGTGATTAATTTAATCCGATAGTAAACCCATTAGTTTTTTCATCTTATTGATATGTTCGCTAAGTTGCTTTATTGGGCCGACTTTACCTTTATCGGGTTGCACAAAAGCCCTGATATACATATCACCATTTAGTTTAGCTTGTTTCACCCGATGATTACCATTTTGAAGATAATATATGTTATTTCTCGCATTATAGATCACTTCAATGGGTGTTTTTATTATTTCCCCTCTTTCATAGGATCTCACATTACCAGCATCATCAGTCCAATCGGCTGGTTCTGGGTCTAACCCTTCGATCTTGTCAACTGGAATATATGTGTCATAGGCACTACTCAAAGAACCAGTTGCTCCCATTTTTATCATATCTTGTTGGGTTAATAATTTAGTCATATTTTTGTGCTTCTACATAAATATTACACTTTTCCAACAAAAAATTTGGTTTTCTCGTTTTTTACGCTTACTTTTGTACTCAAAACTAAAGCAAATGCAAACTAAAGTAACTTTATACAGCCGTACATCAACTGGTGCTATTCAAGAATGGACAATCGTTCAGGAGAACGACCTGTTTTATACGATTGAAGGTCAACATGGTGGGAAGATGACACAATCTAAACCAACTATATGTGCCCCTAAGAATGTCGGCAAAAAGTCAGAAACCTCTGGCGCACAGCAAGCCTTGCTCGAAACCAATGCCAAGATCAAACTGAAACTCGACAAGGGTTATGTGTATGATCTCAATGAGATTGACGCATCTGATAAGTTTGAACCTATGCTGGCAAAGGAGTATAGCAAATTTAAGCACAAGATAAAGTACCCATGTGCCGTACAACCTAAGTTCGATGGTGTGCGTTCTAACACAACTCTGGCAAATAAACAACTGTCAAGGGAAGGTAGACCGCAGCTATCGGTACCACACCTGTTTGAAGCGGTTAAACCGTTTCTTACTGATAACATTGTGCTGGATGGTGAGATTTATAACCATGAATTGAAACACGACTTTGATAGGATCATCTCTCTGGCTCGTAAGTCCAAACCAACAACAGAAGATCTGATTGAAAGCGCTAAGGTATTACAATATCATATATATGATGTCTTCTTCAAGGATGAACCAGAGATGCTGTTCTTCGACAGGATGAAGAAAGTGAAACAAATGATTAAAAGCCTGAACAATCCGATGATCGTTAGCTGTCCAACATACATTGTCTTTAATGAGTTCGAGCTGGATGAAATCTATGATAAGTTCCTCGAACTGGGTTACGAAGGTATTATGGTACGCAATAATGTAGCATACCAGCAGAAGCGTACAGATAACCTGTTGAAGCGAAAAGAATTTCAGGATGCTGAGTTCGAGATCCTGGACATCGTTGAGGGTGTTGGTAATAGGTCAGGTATGGCTGGTTACATGATACTGAAACTCAATGAAAACGGTGACACCTTCAAATCAACAGCTATTGGTGGTGAGGCTTATTACAAGGAACTGCTTACCAATAAAGATAAGTACATCGGCAAGCTGGCAACGGTGAAGTTCCAAAACTATACACCAGCAGGTGTACCACGATTTCCAACGATTAAAGCAATCCGTAATTATGAATAGTTGAGACAGGTTATAGCAATTAATCAATATTATCAGAAACATTAAATCTTATGACTAAAATAGAATTAAAACTAACCGAACTCGGAACTGATATGTTTATTTACGAGGGTGACATCTTCTACGACATTAAAGAAAGGCCCAGAAGGTATCAGGTAGCAAAAGCCACATTTGGTTGTATACCACAATTCATGCTCTGCGCCTTAGATTTATACGATTCAAAAGGTCATATAATTGCAACATCTGCAATTAAAACAGATTATATAAATACAGATTATATAAGTAATTTACCTACTTCGGTTGAGGGTTTACCAAAAGATTTCGTTAGGGCTTATGTAGCTGGTGGTTGTGTTAATCATCGTGTTTGTTTTAATGGTAACGTATCAGAAATCTATTATCTTTCTGATGATAAACAAATAATCGATGAACTATCGATAGAACCAGAACCCGTAGCTAACTTCATCTTGGAACAAGAGGATATAAAACCTATCATGACACATAACGGGGCTTATTATCATTACGCCGATGTGTGTAAACTTATTAAAAAACTCAAAGAAGAAGTCAACGAATTGGCAAAAGAGCGTAAAGCCCATAAAGAACAGAAATCTCAGACAGACTTACACACACAAGAGGAACGCTACAAGAAGTTACTATAGAACCATTAAAGATTGCTGTATATTTTATAGGTGTACGGATAGTATTTAAAATACATGAAAAAGACTAAAGCACAAAAAGCAGCGTTAAAGAATTACCCAGAAAAAGTATGGGTGGAACAAATTGGTTATGTAAACCCATATCATCAAGAACGTGAGGGTTTTATTAGTTGTTGGGAACAACTAAAAAGCGAGTTTGTTATATTATATAAAGAAGCTTGTAAATTATATAATGAAGCACTCCTGGTTGCTCATACTTCGGACGATTGTTATTACGATAAAATATACTACGAGGGTAAGAAGAACGCTTATTTGACAGTTCTCGAACAACTGATGAGTAAGTCCGAACTAAACGAATTAATGAAGAGCAAAGATTAAATAACATGCAAAACACCAGGAAAAAAAGAAAACGAAGGGTTAAGAGCATTGATCTATGCTCATGTGGTCACTTCAACTGTGACCACATGGCATCACCCAATTCACCAGCACATCGAAAGATACAGAAAAGATTGCGTGAGGGTCTTTGTATGGGTTGTGGTAAAAAAGAATGCCAATGTAAACGTACTGGTTCACCCGATTGGAGCTTACCCATAGCACGTAAAAAATAATTAATAGTAAAACAACAAAATGATTAAAACAATATACAACAGCAAGTGGTTTCCGAGGTTCCTTTACGTTAAACCAGATGGTGGTAATGACTCTGGTGTAACAGGATATTTCCTAATTGAATGGAAGATTCTGTTCTCAATAGGAATTCTACACTTTAAAAAGGGAACACGTGAAGCATACCATAATCATGCTTTTAATGCCTTAACCTGGTGGTTAAAAGGCAAAGTAACCGAGATAAGACTCAACGGTGAGGAAAAGGATTACGCACCCTCTTTAATACCAAAATACACAGCCAGAACTAACTTTCATAAAGTACTATCTCATGAAGACACATGGGCTTTAACGTTCCGTGGGCCGTGGAACGATACTTGGGAAGAGTATCGAAAAGATAAATACGTTACATTAACCCACGGGAGAAAAGAAATTTAATATGTATGTGGTATAATAAAAAAAGAAAGCTAAACGAGAAACGTTTAAGTCTATTCAAATCTGGTGATAGCATAACATATGAACTTGGTGAGAGAGTCGTTACTAACATTGTTTTGTTTAATGACCCAGATACAAAATCGATATCTATAATAAATTATAGTGGCTCGTCTTTACCGTTTAACTACAGCAATTCAAGGTTCAATAACATCAGGGCACTCAACCCAGATCCGACCGATCCTGGCACTCTTAAAGACTTTCTCAACACTATTATAGCTAACGTAGGTCAACCAATTACCGAACTACAAAAAGATCAGGCTGAAGACCTGATAAAAAGTTATAAGTTATGACATTTGAAGAATATCTCGGCATACCCGAATACAGGTTCTCTCTGGATTTCAACGATTATTATTTTCATAAAGATTATGATAAGACCATACTCCTGAACCTTAAAACCAAAGATAGCTGGCGAGATATAAAAAACTTAGACTACAAGACATCTCTCCATGAACAACTACAGTTGCCAATAGAGATACCCGATAACTTTATTAAACATTACCTGCTCAAAATAACTTACGATAAACACGTTATACGCACAGAGATGTTGATAAACGGAAAAGACCCAGCGGCTATGATGGGTCTTCCATGGTATCTACACGTTCCGACTGACGATGTTTACCTTTTTTATTCAAGGGTGGGTGAAAACCAAATAGGGGAATTTACATGCGATCTGGTAACACCAGAAAGATTTAATTTGATTAATCCAAAATAATTACTGTATATATGAAGACATATGTCGACTTTTCAGAATATATCTCTCGTTCCTTAACGGAAATATTGCGAGTACACAAAGAGGATCCAAATTTAATTGTTCACTTTTATGTTGATATACAACATATATTTGGTAAGTATTATCTAAGATGTGAACGTGAAATTAAATATAGCGATAATGTACCAACCACGTTTACTATTTATACTTTGGTAACGGCATATAGGGAATATATCAGCAATGATACTCCTACCGAGTCCTGTATAGATAAACCCCTGAACACATTTTTTGATTGTTTATCCACCCTTTATTACATTTGTAAAGAACACGAGATTAAGTTTAAGTGTGATCTAACATCAAACTATTATAAAGCGGAGAAAGAAATAAAAAGCGAATTTAGTCCGTACTGGGAGAGTACTTGGACATATGGGGCTTGTAAAAAAGAGGCCGCTAAATACGATACCGTAAAAGATTTCTTCATGAATAGCAGATCCATTGCTTATCGTATATCTCGTGATAACGGATGGTTATCTGAATTTTTTACTAATGAATATAGTCAACCCAAACAAAAAAAGAATTTGGTTAATCCAAAATAATTTTTTACTTTTGTATCCATGACAAGAAAATACAACGAAGGTGATTGGGTAACATGCATACCTGGATTCCATAACGGAAGTTCTGTTGAGCCGAACTTCGGTGGTCGTGGGTATGTTGAAGGTTATACTTTTAAGATACAAGGGTTGAAACAACCAACAAAAGGTATCTTGGCGTTCCAGATACCCCAGATATTTCATCGGGGCTTGGCTTATTTCCCTGATGATGTTTCTTGTGGCGTATATGAAATAGCCCTTAGATCGGCAACACAAGAAGAAATTGATAATGTTCTGCATAACTTCACCTGCAAACATGAAGATGCTGAGAAAGGTAATCAACGATGTGAAAAAGAATGTAGCACTTGTGCGCAACACAGATTCACCCTGGAAGAATGGTCGAAAGAAAACCCTCCATTCGGAGGCCCCTACGAAAAACCAAAGCGGTGGACTGATGACGATATGTACGAATGTTGGAAGATGGTAATGGGACATATGGCCGATTCCACTTTCCATGAATGGTTAGAAAAATATAAAAATATAAAAACAAATAACAATGGGAAAACTTCTCCAACTCGCCACACATTGCATTGACGATGTTCAATTTTATGGTTCACAGGGTAAACGTAAACCAAGTATCAAATGGGATAACGATTTGATGTACGATTCCAAATATGTTCTTACCAAGGTATCGGTAAATTTTATTAACAATAATAAGCCGTTCAAAAGCTATAACGAACAATCCAATATTGTTGCTAAGATCAATAGAAAATATTGTCCAGAAAATAATTCGATATCACCAGCGTATCATAACCAACTTATAATTAAGTTTGAAGATGAACCACCAGTTCATATTTTCTATATGCATGTGCTTGACGAAGCATCAACAGTCACTGGAAGACATGATGAAAAAGAAAGATATCTCTTTTTCTTCAAACGCACAATCAGTCGTGACTACCAGTGTACCATACATAAGTATAAACACCGATTCGTTATTCAATGTGGTTCCATCATGGAAGATATAACATTGGAACAATACACCACCTTGATAGAGAAGTATAGGTCTAATTTAACCAGGCTCGAGAATGAGTGTGACCAAGCAAAGATTGACAAACGCTTAAAGGAATACGAATAATTTTAATATTGATGAAAATCACAGTAATTAAAGACTTTAGGTGCTTCAAGGAAGGAGAAGTCTTCGACTTCGGTAACATATCCAAAAAGCCTATGGGTTTCGTAACCATAGTAGGTGAGAATGGCTGCGGCAAATCATCGCTCTTACAGGCTCTTAGAGGCTATAAAAACGATGACCTACCAAATCCTTACACGAAACTGACTTCAAGGCGCTGGCAGAACATATAACAGTTGAGCACAATTACGACAAGATCTTCTTCTTTGATGCTGTTAAGGATAACAGCAACGATTTCATGGTATCGTTTGATGCTGTTGAATATATCGAATCTGGAGGGTTTGCCAACCGACACCTATCACATGGTGAGTCATCATTATCAAACATCGTCAGGTTCTTACAGAAACATGAAACAAAGATAGTACCAAATAAAACACTCCTTGTGTTCGATGAAATGGATAACGGGTTATCTTTAAAAAACCAATCCATATATCAGAACTTCATCTGGCGCACGGTATATAAAGAAAAATGTAATGTGTTGGTTATATCGCATAACCCGTTTCTGATTGAACAATCTGGCATAGTTTACGACTTCGTGAAAAAAAAATATGTCCTGGGCTTTGATTATATGAAAGAAGTTACAGGTTATGTTCTTATTGAACCAATAGAAAAAAGAGAAGATGAGTAAGATAACACTACCGTGTGCGTTACACGAGATAAACGGGAACGAAATTATTGATTACCTGAACGAACAACGCAAATCAGATGATAATCTATTCGATGATACCATGCTTTGTGGTGAGTTTGTTTTTGAATCACAAAAACTCGAAAACCGAAACGATGTATTAACTTATGTCTTAAATGGCCATACGTTCTGGAACAATTGGAGTCGGAATGAAGAAGTAAGTTTTAGCATATGCATTACCCCCGATAGGGTTTGGTCGGGCTTTGATGAACCCGTTGAGGGCGATGGCACTGATAATATCGTAAATAATCTCTTAAAAGAATGGCTACTAACCCATAAGTTCAGCAAAACCGAAGATAAACTATATATCAACCTGATGCAAGACATCCAGGATGATATGGTTCTTATCTATGAACCAGACCCCCAAACCACACCAGCTGTGATTGATGAGATCATAGAGAAACTACAAAAAGCAAAATCATACATTAAATAATATGGAAACAATACGTGAAATAATTTACAACGTCCTGGAAAAAGAAGTCGACGCGGAAATTAACGGTATTAAAGTGTGGGAGTTGTTTAAGGATAACGGAGAATCGGTATACTTTGACATTACAACCATCGACGATATCGATGATAATGATTCGAGATCTGTATTATTCACTTTAGTTGGTGATAATGATTCGAGATCTGTATTATTCACTTTAGTTGGTGATGATGAGTATGGCAAAAGCTATCATGTCACAGTTGAGTTGGATATAATTAAAAGAAAAGTTATGGATTGGTACGACATAGATAGATGTTAATACGAAGATTGTATTTGGTGGTTTCATTTTTTCTTCCTATATTTGCACTATCAAAATAAAAAAACTATGCGCCAAGTAACACAACGCCCAGAAACATGGACAACCTTTAACGGAAGGGAAATTGAAACAAATGAGCTAAAACACCAGCACTTGTCCAACATCTATTGGTATCATAAACTGGTGTTCAATACAGAACATCTATGGGCGCTGGACCTTATTCACCAACGTTACAACGGACAACTGCTACCGTACTCGCCACACGTGGACAACACCCACGAAATCCAGGCGCTCGAACAGAACGGCATCCTCCAGTGGCACCCAACCTCAACTGGCGAAGCTATCACCGTTGGTTCACTCATCTACAACGGCCAAACCATCGGCACAATCTGGAAATATAACTCGTAATGATTATGGCGTTCATAATTAGCAACATAAAGTTAACTACTTCACGGCCACAATTGCTTGCAGCCGTGAAGAAATACTTTAATTTATACGACCTCCCTCTCACCGAATGTGTGGCGAAATTAGACCAGGTTCTGCGAGATGGTATAACTCTAGAATACCTGTCCCAAGTCGAGAAATTTGGGGCTCTAAACGCCTTTACATACGATCTGGTGGAAACCCTATCAGAGTATCAACGATGGGAAAAGGAACAAGGAGCCAAACTTGAACGTGCTTGCCAATGGTATAACAACCTGTCGGAAGAAAACCAAGAATTTGTTAACTTATTAAGAGGCCATACTGTTAGCAATGAAGTGGCACTATCGGCGGTGGAAATAAATTACACGAAATAAATTTGGTGAATTGTAAAATTCACCCTATCTTTACTAAAAATCAATACAAATGAAAACAGTTTTATATCATGTTACGTATTTGTTGGTAAACGGGCAATCAAACGATTACCAGACTCAGTGTTTCTTCGTACAAGAAAAAACCGAAACCACTGCCACCGCCATCCATAATTATGAAGCGTTTATATCTGAACTGGAAAATTCATCTGGCCACAGCCGTTACCAAATAATCATCATTAACTCATTAAAATTCGAATAATAACAAATCCAAAATCTTTTGAACCCAGACTCCCACCATATTAAAGCATAATTTACAATATTGGAAATGCGTCTAAAAAAGATTTTGCTGTTTGATTTTATTTGTCTATCTTTGTGATGCTTAAACATAAGATGAGTTGTTGGGAGGTCCCGTAAAAAGCGGATCTTACAGGCTCACGAAGGTCGGGTCAACCGCCCTCCCAACAACTCACTTGTAATTACAACCCTTGCAATAGATTTATCGAACGCCTAAGAAAAGAAGGTCACCTAAACCGAAAAGATAAACAAATTCATAACCAACACAAAAAAGTATGGTACACGTAACACTAACACATATACTCCTTTCTTACTTCAGTGGTGTACTGATCTCTTTTATAATCCTTAGACGTAAACATAGAAAAGACTTTACACCACAAACCTGGGAGTCCGTAATGGAGTGTCTGGCCCTAAGCCTATTTTTAACATGGTCAACTGTAATCTTCTGGCTCATAAGTGTTGGATCAACATTAGTCAACCGATTGCGAAAATACATTGGCTCACAATTAAGAAAAGAACCACCCAAATGGTTATAATTATTTGGTAAAATAAAAACTTTTACTTACCTTTGTAAAAAAAAAAGAAACAATGAATCTCAATCTAAAAGAAATCAGAAAAAACAAAGACCGTGTAGGCATCATGTGTCATAACCAAGCACAAGCACTTAAGGTGAGAGATATACTCGGAGTCAAGGTTACTCTGGTTGTCAATTCTTGGAATGAAATAGTTATCCTTTCTGCACAAAACTGCGAAATAGTACACCCAACAGAAAGTGGTTACATCTTTGTACAAGCCAGCGACTTTATAGAGGCTAATCAGCCCTTATTCACTTCCGAAGATGGTGTACCAATCTACCCAAACTCACTTTGCTGGTGTTGGAATCATTTTACTGATATGAGTACCCTAATTTGTGGTCAGCTAGTAAACATCAATAATAGTTATACAGGACACGGGTGGAAAATCTTCTCATCCAAAGAAGCCAGAGATCAATATGTTCGTAAAAACAAAACCTATTTCATAACCAGTGATGGTGTGGAAATCAAACTGGGTGACACTTATTGGTTCGTAGATCAGTCTGGCGACATATACAAAAACACGGAAAGCGGAATGCATAAAAAATCCGAAACCCTTAACTACTTTTCATCCTATGAAAAAGCAAAAGAATATCAGGAAAATAACCGTTTCAAATTAATCACGTATGATGGTGTTACAATTACAGACCCAGGACAAAAAATTTACGGTATTACCTCGGGCGTTTGCGTTACCATATTCGCAAGTCAGTATCTGCACAAAAATTGGGAAAAAGATTTAATCTTCTCTACCAAAGAAGCCAGATCCAAATACATCGATCACATAAAACTAAAATACTCAGATGCCGACCTGGAAACATTCTTTAAGGCAACGCCCCAACAAGATATTGGTAATAATTCGGTCGAAAAACAAATGGCCAAATTTAAACAAATGGTTGGTATATAAAAATATAAGTTCTGACTCTTGGAGAATCGAAAGATTCTCCATATTTTTGTAATCTAAATCGTAAAACAAATGAACAACATTAAGATAATGACCGCACATGAGTGGTTAAACCAGAAATATGAAAGGCGAGTGACATATTATGAAAACCCTTTAAAGTCTATGGAAGAGTACGCCGAGTACTACCACTCCGAACAGATGAAGCGGGTGGGCAACGACGCGGAAAGCATAAAGCGGATTGCAATGAATATTGTTAACCAGCTATTTGATGAGGTAAAAGCTTCGGTTGATACTAGGCAGTCTATAAATGATAAGTGCGACAGTTTTGTTGTCAAATCGCTTACTGAATTATGGCAGCACAAACCGTCCGATTCCGCATCAGACGACAATCATGCCATTAACTTCTACTGCTTTATGGAGTGCTGCAAACCCGAAGACGTATTCATGTACAATGGCGAATGGCTCACCTTAGCACAATTCTATGAACTATATAAAAAAGGAATATGAACAGAAAATTCGTAACGGGTAACGTTTTCATGTTACATGATTCCATCGGTATAGTTTATCGTGTTGACTCAGAATCAACACATTGGGTTAGTTTCTCATATGAAAGATCTTCTGGGGTTACACCTAATGTTACCAAAACTCGCCAAGAACAATGCTGGTCATGTACAACCAACGATTCTGATGAACCCGATTACTTTTGCGAAAATTGCAAAGGAACTGGATATTTTGATACCGAACACATAGGAATGGATCGGGCTATTCTCCTGGCTCCGAACGTTAAACAATATATTTTAGAGCGTTTAACAAAAAACTTCCACTTCTAATATGAAAACTCAGATCGTTTTACTGAAAACCAAAGATAAATCAGCCCCAATATGGATTGAAGAAATGGGCGAAAACATCACTTGTATAAGACAAGTTATTCATGACCCTAGCTATTCCAGAGAGCCAGATAACGTATTGGGTTACTCAGCAAGACGACATATACACCTCACAACTGATGAACAAATCGTAACTGGTGATTGGTATATTGATGACTCTAATCAAGTTAGAAAGTGCTCTATCGATGATGTTGAATCTTGGCCAAGTTTCAACAATAAAAAAATAGTGGCATCAACCGACCAATCTCTAGGACTACCAACCATATCAAAAGATTGGATCCGTGATGTATTTATCCCAGCCAATGGCAAACTTACCGAAGTCAACTAAAAACATGTATTATGACAGATTTACAACTATTAATGCTAATAAGCATAATTTTAACGCTAATAGTCTCTTGTACTCTCTATTTTATAACCAATATAGCAACTAAATTCTTTAGAGACGCCGATGCTATAGAAGGTAATATTAATGAAGCTACAACACACTTAGAATTGGAAGATATCTATAATAATGAACTAATACCCCTATCTAAACGTAGCTTTCATAGTGAAACCTCAGCAAGATTAAGAGAACTCGATGCAATAATTCGTACAAAATACAAATATATTAAAAAATAATAGTATGAAAAAAAAAGTAGAGATAGTAACAATTTCTTTGGATATTGAAGGCCAAAATTTAGATAATCAAATTCTTAAATATTACAAATTCCCTGGTTTTTATACAATAGGTGAGTTTAGAATAGATAACGAAAACTATATCCCTGACGTTTGGCAGCCAAGACAAATGGTAATTCTATGTGATGATGATAAAAATGTAATAGCTTCATATCCTAACATAGAAGGTACACTACCATTATCTAAAGAAACAGTCCAGGCATGGATCGATTGTGGTTCACCTGTAGAGGGTGGTATTGATATTGATTACTATAATCAACCAATAAAAGACCTTCAAGGTAATCTACAATTAGCTTTCGAACAACAAACCCTCGAAACCGCAGCCAAAGAAGCCGCTAAATCAGGCGGCCCATTCTCCATTCATGCTCAGAATTATGAATATATGTTTAAACTGGGTGCCGAATGGCAAAAACAACAACTAAAACCAGCTATACCCACCGAAGATAAAATAGAAGAAACAGCAAATAATAAGTTCCCCATTATGATTAAAGAACAAGTAATCTCATCAAACATTTGGGTTGAATACGATGGAAATCAAGAATTAAGAGATGGTTATGTAATGGGCTACAAACAAGCATTAACTGATCTGAACCTAAAACCATAATATGGTATACCTAATAATCATCTCCACAACAATCATCATCCTCTTCTTTATGTACCTCTACTCACAAGTAAAGAACATATACGTAGACGAACCCGTCAAATCTGGAAATATCCTCAACAGCAAAGGTCAAAGAACTGGCGAATGGGTAAGATATAAACGAACACACAAAAACGGTAAGGTAACTTACCACGAAGTAAATTATAAGTAATATGACACTCAGAGAATATTTAAGGGTATCGGAACATACCCATCTAACAATAAAAAACGCTGATCACCTTACCATTATAGGTGATCATATCATTGATACATTAAACAAATCAGTTGTCACCAACTTCAAACCAAATTACGCTTTTTTGCGCTTCCTAAATGATAACAAATTGATTCCAGATTTTAAAGTGTTTGCGGATGAATTTGATACTTTGGTATTAAAAGTTATTAAAGATTTGCGGGAAACCATATACATGGAAACATATATTAATAATAACCTAAACGAAAACCCAATCATTACTTTCTTCGAACACTATAAAAATAAAAAAGGGTTCTCAACAATATGTACAACCACACATATGTACAACCACAACGAAAATCTCTACAAACTCAAACTCAAACATAAAGAGATTATAACATATAATACCCACGGTGATATTATATTTAAATCCAACTATAGTACAAAAAAACAAAAACTTTCCTGGGTAAAAGTAAAATATGATCAACAAGGTAGGAAAATAGAAGAGAAATACTCGAATGGTAGATTGTTTACCTACGATCCAATAAACCAAATACCAATATATACTAAGTGGAAAAGTATAAATGATTAACTGTATGACACTCTACCAATACCTAAACATAACGCCAGATTTTAACCTTATCACCGACAGCTTCTACGCTTACGGTGATAAACTCGTTATGTTTAAACGTAAACACCTGGTGGATAATGTCTCAGCCAAACTAACAACCAGATCACAATCACTTTCAGAACTTCTAAAAATACCAGTCGTTCTTATCACTACACCAATACCAGAAAACCACGAAATACCACAACTAATCATCAAGGATAAACAAGGTACACTAATATATACCGAACATATCATAGAAAAACCAAACAGATTTGTGGCCACACCCATAAAAGGTCAACCCTGTATAATAAAAATAACAGGCCTCATACTCCTATGGCAATTCCACCCACACCAAAAAAATTATTTCGACACAGAACCAATAGAAAAACTGCTAATGACCCAACACTTTAATACCATATACCCAGACGGATCCAAATTCGACCTGGCAAAATACGGAGAAATCGTTGAACCGCTACAATAAAGAAATACAACTATGACACTCGCACAGCTAATTAAGGTACACCCAAACACATACCTCAAAACAAGTCCCGAACATTTCTTTATACATAACGATATCGTCCTTAACCTCGTAACAAAGGAACGAATCACCCTCGATTACACCAAACCACTCAGACCACAATTAAACATAAACGAAACACTATATATCTTCCAAGAAACAAATGAAAATAATCACCTTATAAAATCTTACTTGGAAACGGAAGAACTAATCGGCTGGCTCACATCCAACTTAAATAAAAAAATTCAATGCCAAATAATCAAATATCTTTATACCAACCAAACAAAAATAAAACTATATAAAACAAGAAAAACAGGCAAACAATTCGATGACCAAATTATCATATTCGAAAAAACCATAAAAAATAAAGATACCAAATGGCAAAAAATAATCTGGAACGAAACCGAAAAATGGATAAAGAAAATAATAGACTCCAATGGAATCATCTTTGAACGAGATCATGAACACCAATCATTCAAAATAATACACCCAACAAATCTACCCGAAACAGAAAAAATCATAAAAAACGTTAGATGTTATGAAAGATTAAGATGAAGAATTCTTCAATTACCTTAAATAACAATCAGAAGGTCCCCTGGTACACCTACCATTCGATGACCTTAATAAAGATAACCCCCCATACTGGCAAAACGAAATTAACATGACCATCAAAGAATACCTCAATATAAATGAAGAATTCTTCATCATATCAAACGAACACCTCTTCATCCGACACCATATGGGTGAAGAACTCGTCATGACCCTACATAACAGAAAAATTGTCACCAACCCAAACATCCCAACCCAAAACACTTCCCTCGCCAACTACTTCAAATTACCCATCACCACAGACTATAATAACACTCTAACACTCAATAACCAAATCGTTTACCAAGAAATATATGAACTCATCGACTACTATTTACCCTTTGGATTGAAATACGAACATGTCCTAAGAGTACAATTACACCCAATCCCAACAAATGAACTAGAACAAATGTTACATGATGGAAGATTGGACCTAATCATACGCGAGATCCTACTCTTTAAAATATCATTAACTGAATACCTCACCGACTCCCTAATACCCACAGGTAACATTATCGATATGAGCAGGATCCCAATAATATTAAATAACAATGATAACAGCTAACTCAACACTACTACAATATCTGCGACTCGACCAAACACACGTCATCAATTTATCATTCGATGACTACTACTTCTATCCAAATACACTCATCAACACAAAAACAAAACATATCATCACAAACCTTAAACTAAATCCAAAACTACCCCTATCCAGACAAATTAAACACCCAATCACTATACCACCTGACCTAAACGGAAGTCTAACTGTCCTTACTATTAAAGTAAATTCAACCTTAGTATACCTAGAATGGCTCTTCCCAATAAAACACGAAATCACCAACACATTCATCAAACTCAGAAAATACGAAACCCGAGCCATGATAGCTCACCCACTTCATCTTACCAACGTCATACATGATATCGCAACCACCGATAAGTATAACCTAATATTTAATGATTAATATATGAACATCAAACAATATCTCAAACTAACAGACCCCAAATTCATCATATCTACAGATCACCTCTTCATATCATTTCACCAATCCAACCAAAAACACGAATCCACCATTATTAACCTAAAAACAAAACAACACTTCAAAAACCTTAATACACTCATAGACAATTACCCACTCTCCCACCAACTAAACATACCCATCACCCATACCTCTCACCATATCATATTACAAATAGATAACCAGATCTATTATGAAGAATGGTTAGATGTAACAGATACTAATACCAAATTAACATATATAATAGCTCAACAAAAATACTCCCTGGAAATAAACCCAAATACCCTCGAATACCTACCCTATGCGAAACCCAGTAAACACTTCGTAGTAGAAGTACTACCTCCGAGACCAGCAACATTCTTAATTAACCGAATCACAAGATTTATAACTAAACCGCTACCATTTAACAGATGATAATAGGTGTGTAATATAACAACCACCGAGATTTATGCTACCCTTAAATCGGCGGCAAGCCGCTCCCACATGGGATCCTAGAGTTCTGAATGCAACCTCGCTATGAATACAACCTGAATGCAGCCACCAGCAAGGATTTGAATACATACACAATTCCCCACTTTTACCCACTTTTTCACACAGAATTCATATAAAAACCATAGCCAGAATTCAGAAATTTAAACCAAAAAATATAATAAAAAATATTGACCTATTTATCTATTTTATATATGTTTTTTATAAAATTTTTAAAAATGGGGATACGATGGTTGAATTCGTATATAAAAATTAAACCCCATCGTATCCTGGATGGGGTTGTATGAATTCTAAGCGGTATGTATTCAAGGTGAGAGAGGGTGATTGAATTCGTCAGATTCGAGTACCCAAACGCCGAGGTATTCACCGCTAACGTAGTAGTTGAATACGGTTGTTTTTTGATCGAGGATGTTGACTAAAGCATTCAGTGTATCATCATCGACTGAATGCAGATCGAATATAAATTTTTCTTGTGGTGCTTGGAGGATGAATTTGTTGATGAGCATACCTTCCATTTCATCGGATAGTTTATTGGTGATATATTGAATTATGTTTTGGGAGAATTCAGAATCAAATATGATTAGGCAGCATTCTGAATCCAGATATTCTTTAGCTTTATTTCTGAACAGCTCAGATGTTGTGAATTCGGCGAAGTTAACATTGGGTAGTGAACCAGGTAAAGATTTCCTAGTTTTTTTAATTTGTTTTTTGAGTTTATTTACATCATCTGGAAGATGTGAGTCACCCAGAAAGAGAACGTATAATTCATCTTCGTATGGGGCTATGAATTCTATAACGTCAACAATAGGATTTGCATTCATTTGAATTTATTTAAAATGTATTCAGCGCCAGCTATAAAAGCTTTGATGGATATTATTTTTTGGTACCAGGTAAGATTTGAGTTATTAACAAAATCTTGTGCTTTGGAGTGTAGTTCTGGTTTGGTTGGTAGCTGTTTAATTAGGTTTTTATGGTGAATGAGTTCAATATGATCCAGGTACCAGGCTCCGAGTATCAGAAAGATAAATAGAGATAATAGGATGAGAGGCCAGTTATTAAATTTAACTGAGTAGACCAGTATAATGAAGTTAACACCATAAAGAGATTTAAACATAGCTACACCATTTGATATAAATAGTCTCGTGTTACATGTTGTAACCAGCGGCGTTCCAATCGATCTGGTTATACTCGAGCATTTTTGTTATTACTTGTTTACCAGGGAATAGTTTATCTAATTTATTTTTGGTCATAAGTAGACCGAGATCTGAATGTCTGGCTAACCAGGTGCCGTCTGTTGTTGTTTCGAGTACTGCCACGTACATACCTTTCCGATACTTAAGATCAGTTTTATACATGGGTCTGATGATGACTGTTATCATAATAAAATTAGTTTGGTTTTTAAAAAAAGGGATTAATTAAAATCCCTTATAACGAAGTTTGTGTTATCTTTTTTTGCTTTGCCTTTAGCTTTGAGACCCAGGATAACATTGTCAGGTTGAATAAAGGTGAGATCGTGTTCGTCTCCGTTAACAACTTTGGTACCTTTGTATTCTGTAGGGAGTTCGGTTTCATCTTTTACATTGAATACAGCAGCTACGTTGAACCCGAGTTGTAATGCGAGTTCAGCTTGTTTCTGGTTTAGTGCGGTTTCGGCCCGTGAGAAAGTAAGGTGATAGTTTGGTGGTAGTTTTGTTTTATCCAGGCGTGAGAATATTTTGGTATAGTCATAGAATTGGGTATCGGGAAACATTGTCATGATGTTAGGATAACCACCTACGGGAATGTTTTCGTAAGGGATATCAGATGTACCGTTCAGGCGGACGCATATTTTGTCAGCGCCATGTTTTTTGATACCAGCTTTTATTTCCTTGGCAACTTGTTCCATGAAAGCTTTACGGTTACGCAGAAAGTATTCTGTTTTATGGAGACGGCCCAACATAACGTTACTAAAAATACCCCTACCAGCAGTGAAGAGACAAGCTTCTCTACAGCCCTGTGTGGAGTTACTACATACAGTTTTACCTTTAGTATTTTGTTTGTCGGGAGACATGTAAATTATGTAAGTATGATAACCCAGTTTTTCACCTTTGGTTGTTTTGGCATTGTCGATTGTTAATAACTTTTTTGGTTGTTTGTACTGGTAGTCTTGTAAGTTCATAATGTTTTTGATTTAGGCTGTAAAGGTAAATCATTATTTTGAGTTAACCAAAAACTTCACCTTTATTTTGTTATTCCAGAAATAAGTTGTAGTTTTGTTTTATGATAACGTTAAACATTAAGGGCTGCAAAGATTGTCCGTTTGCTATTCTCGATACGATATATTCAGAGCAAATGATATGTCATGCTATTGATAGGTTGGGTATTGAATGGGTTGATGAGAAAGGTTTCGATGAAATGTATGAAGCTGAGGTTACTCCTACGGTATGTCCTATTAAAAATGGTTTATTGTTAATATAGTATGTACAACTTTATTCCAGAGAAAAAATATTTTTTCTCTTTTGTTTAGTTGTTGTACATTTGCACTCTAAATCATTAACAATATGGGAAAAAGGATAAGGGTTTTAGAAATATGTGTACCTTCAGGCCATGGACACTATAAGGTTGGTATTAACTATAGGGGTAAACTAATAACCACAATAACCAATAACATGCCAGCGGTTGATGATTATAAATCGGAGGATGGTGAGAAGGATGGTCGTGTGTTAAGACGAAAAAGAGGTTATGAATCTCTACGAAACGAAATTATTTGGCGGAATCGAAAATAAGTTGTACATTTGCAATGTCAATATTGACGATAGAATCATAAACAACGAAGATGTCCCCGTTTAAAGGGCATATATGTTATCGGACAAAGACACCAGATTTTCATACATGTACCGAATCCAGTTCATTGTGTATATGGTTACCATATTACTGATAAGATGAAACGATACTTTGGTACTGAGCCCACGACTATCTTACCGTTCCACAACCAGTGGTTATTTGGTCGATCAGCTCTATTATCTTGCCTGAATGTGTTAACACATTCCTTTGCCATTGATGCTAAGAATAAGAACGTAGGTGGTTGTTTCGGTTCATATAGCACACCGTTCAGTGTTAACGGGATAAAACACAAGTTCAATGACCCTGATAAGTTTGTTGCGGCCATTGAGTTTATAATAAACTATATACCAGGGGTTACTGATTTCAATGAACCTGGTTTTATGGGTTCGTGGTTCCTTGGGGCTGATGAGTCGGATATGAGAGATGATTTCACTCTCGGTGATAACAATGATGGTATTACCATTATAGATGTTATGACCAACAAGTACTGCTTTATGAACATAGGTTCATATATTAAAGATAATGATGAGCTAATGTATTCTGCGAGTGATTTACCGTACATGGTACCAGTATCGGCGCATGAGTATGTTAAGTGTTACTACGGTGAGACTTTGAAGACGTGTAACCCATACTATATTAGTGAGGAGCGTCAGATGGCTAAGGGTAAGACGGCTAAGCAGTTGGTAGCCGAGATAAAGAAGGATAACATGAAATTGGTGAAGCGGTTTGCTAATTTTGAGGTTTTGAATTCTGCCGAGGTTGCGGAACTCTTCCCTAAAATGTAAAAAAAGTTTGGTGGTTTCAAAATAATTTCCTACTTTTGTATTCCATTTATATTTTTAAGGTTAACAGTAAAAGTGAGGTGCACCACTAAGAGGAAAGGTGCTTAAAGAATTCCTGTCTGGCAAATGTTGAAATAGTATTCAACCTGTAAAAGCAATTAAATTTTAATTGTAGTGAGCCACGATAAACAACGCCTCATTTTTATTTTATTCAATTTAAACCTATATGAGTATTAATAGTCCTCGATAATAGGATGTTTAATTTGTTTTTGATTTGGGACTTTGGATTTCTATCCTTAGTCCCTTTCCAATTTAACCTGGTGAGCTTTTCCTAAATTAGGAAAAGAAAAATCTAAAAAAAAGTTTGGTGGTTTTAAAATAATTTCCTATTTTTGTGTTGTCATTATTTTTTTGAAGTTAACAGGGACTTTGGATTTCTATCCTTAGTCCCTTTCCAATTTTGTTATAATCCAACCTGGAGAGCTTTTTTCTAAATTTAGAAAAATAGTTTGGTGGTTTCAAAATAATTTCCTACTTTTGTATTCAATTCTAGTTTTATCTCTAACAGGGACTTTGGATTTCTATCCTTAGTCCCTTTCCAATTTTGTTATATCCAACTTGGTGAGTTCCATCATTTTATGGTGGTAATATTCCAGTAGACGGCATCTATATTTATCTAGGTTTTCTTTGGCTTCGGCGTAATTGGTATATGTATTCGCCTGGGGTGTTGTTAACAAAGACCATACGAGTTTACAATCTATCTTGGGTTCAATAAATAATTCTTTCTTTATATATTTCACTAAGTAAGCAGGTTCAAAGATATCTTTTACCTGGCACACCTGGTAATTATATGTCTCAAACATATATAAAACCTTTTCAAGTGATTGGTAATCTTTATATGTTTTGGCATTATAGAAATTTTTGGTAAATAAAGGTTTACCTTTATATGATCTATTAAAGATTTGTTGAGTATTTTTAATATTTGCGACAACCAGGTATCTGGATCCGTCAGCAATGGAGAAGGGTCGTTGTGAAAGTATTTGTGCTTTAACCATGGTAGATATAAATAGCTACCAGATTATATAAAAAAAGGGGGCTTATTCGCCCCCTTCTTCTTCATCTTGTTTCAGGATATTGTCCATCTGGTCTTTCGGGATAATGTTGCATTTAACAAAATTCTGACCCCATTCACCTTCTTCTTGTTCCAGTACATACTTCAGATATTCATCGTAGGTCTTGAAATTGGCGATTTCAGCCAGTGTATCTGGGTCGGTAGGGTCTACAGTCAAAGTATAGATTTCAGGTCGTTTAAGATACCCGCCAGTGGCAAATACGGTATATACTTTGCTATCCATCACATCTATCTCACCACAACGGTAAGTGTAGTACACATCGCTGTACCCGAAGAAAGCATCAGAGTGGTTAACGGAGGTATCAATAGCTTCTGTAAACAGAGTGCCTTTCTCACCACTTTCCCATGTGGATTGGTCGTATCGGTTAATGCTGTGGCCATGATGGTCTTTAGCTATCTGTAAACCCTCATCTATGCGGTCATTGTACACCATTACAGCGTTATCTTTGGTGTGGAAGGTAATACCACCTTCATCAACCCATTCGCTAAATTCGGCAACGTAATGCGTTACCTCATCATCCACCTCAACGCTACCCCATTCGTAGTACACATTGTTCTCGCCGATAAGGTCATCCAATGCTTCCAGTTCACCTGAATTGAACCTTACACCCTTACCATCTTTGGTGTGGTAAAATACGTCCTGTTCATCGGTATCGTAGTAGTTCTCCATGCACACCTTAATAAGAGGCTGGGTGAGGTTATCAAAGGCTTGTTTAGCCAGTTCTGGTGTGGTATAGAACATAACCCTGCTGTCGCCAGTCAGTTGTTCAACCACCATAAGATAATTAAGTTGTTTGCTCATACGCTTTTGATTTATGCAAAGGTAGGTATAATAAAGTTAATCACCAAATTTATTTTGAAATAAAAAGGTGGTCAGTTACGACCACCTTCTGGTATTAGTTCTGGGAGTAACTATGGGCAACATCCCATAAGCCCTGATTTACGTTGATGAGCATTTTGATATTGGTAAGTTCCCTTGCCTGTATCTGTTTGTTACCGACACCCATCTTTTTGAAACCACCTTTGATGATGTGTTCCTGAACACGATTGTAAGTAACCCAGAGGTTATCCCCTTCGTCCTGTATGCGTTGAGGTGTCAGCACATCCTGAACATTCATTGCCTTATGGATAAGGTCATAACGCACCTCGTTGGTCTTCACGTCCAGATATTCTGGGTAGCGGATAGCGATAGAGCGCAGAGCCAGTTCCATCTGTTGGTCAGGTGTCAGGATAATACCCTCGAATGTTTGGATGGTCTTAAACACCTCTGGCAGTTTCTGGCTGATGTGTGTGATGGTATTGCTTACCGTTTCAAAGTTGGTGAACATGTGGCGCACACGAAACTTTTCAAAGGTTTTATCGGCAACCACCAGACCGTTGGAACAGATGAGGCGGAAGATACCCACATGGAATGTTAGGGCTGATGTGCGATCATGTGAGTTAACCAACAAAATCTCTGGCACATTATCGCCGTTCCAGGTTAGGCTTTCATTACGAAAGCGAATCATGTGCTTTGTGGTTTCAGGATTTTTTTTGGTCTTCTGTGAAGAACCCGAATGAACAAGCCAATTCATGTTACCAAGAATGTCTATAACATCCGAAGTTGTCATAAACTCATACTTCTGGGAACATTTAACATCACCACCTTGTTCTTTTGTCCTGAAAGCAGCTGGCACCTTTTCCTTTAATTGTCCTAAATGAAACATAATTTTTAAGTTTTGTATCGCAAAGATAAACTAACTTTCTGACACAACAAAATTTATTTTTAAATTGTCGTACAATTGTCGTACTCTTCAAAATTTGCATATATTTATAATAAAAGAGATTATGAAAAAGAAACTAAATGAAGAGCAAAGAAAACCCGCTTTAAGTATTAGGCTGAACCCTAAAATTATGAAAATCGTAAATGAGACCCAAATCAATAAATCTAAATATATAGAATTTTTAATATATAAGGATCTAATAAAAAATAAACTAATAGATGAAAATTTCATATTATGAATAGCCGAGAATCAACTGAAAAACGTAAACAATATAAAAAAGAATGGGCGTTAAGGAACAAAGAGCGTTTAGCTATTAAACAAAAAGAATGGTATGAAAACAATAAAGAGAAACGTAAAGAATACGTATTAACCCATCGAGAGAATTATAAAGAATATAGTAAAAAATACTACGATAAAAATAAAGAAAAGCGGAAGGAATATAATCAAATAAATAAAGATAAGCAAAAAAAATATGGCGAAAATTATCGTGAAACTAATAAAGAGAAATTAAAAGAATATCGTCAAACTAATAAAGAAAAACATAATAAACTAAAATACCAATACGTATCAGATAGGAAAAAACATGACCCAATTTTTAAAGTGAGAGAATCTGTTCGTAAAGTAATATATAAAAGTATTACTCGTGGAGGTTATACTAAAAAAAGTAGAACACACCAGATATTGGGCTGTTCTTTTGCTGAATTTAAGGAACATCTCGAAAAACAATTTGAACCATGGATGACCTGGGATAACTATGGTTTATATAATGGCGAACCGAATTATGGATGGGACGTTGACCATATTATCCCACAATCGTCAGCCGATACAGAAGAAAGGTTGATACAGTTAAATCACTATACCAACCTTCAACCCTTATGCTCTAAGATAAACCGAGATATTAAAAAAGACAAATAAAACAACCTTGTGCAGCACCCTGTTCTTTTGTCCTGAATACCGCAGGGGCTTTCTCTTTGAGTTCTCCTAAATTAAACATATCGAGTTGTTTTTGTTGAGTGCAAATATAGTATAAGAAAATTAAACTGCCAAACTTTAGGCTAACTTTTCTTCATCAAATGGCGGAAAAGTTAATTCTGCTTTGCAATGCTGCGTCTTACCGTTCTTATAATAGCTTTTCCAGAGGTCACTCGCTTCATCGCCTTCACCCGATAGTTCGAATAGTACTGATGGGTATTTCATTGAAAAACAATACATATCCACATCATGATTATACCACGTGCATGAGTTGTTGATTGCACCAGTATCGGTAATAGCGTGTTTAGCATCAGGGTTTGTTTCTCGTAGTTCCTGAATAATTGAACGAGCCGTAACGGGTTGATGCTTCAACTGATTCAGGAGTTCAGCATCCCGTTCTGGCGTGTTCTTCTTTTTGAGTTCAGCCAGGATGGCTTTCTCATTAACAGGTTCACCCTGTGGTACGTGAACCGTAAGTTTGTAGGCTGTACAGTAACCCATAAAATTAAAGTTGGTATTTTTTAAAGTAATGTTCAACCGTTTCCTTATCGATGCCAGTTGCTTTCACAACATCCATGACACAATATGTTTCATGTGTGTCGATATAGTTGTATATAGCATCTATATTATCGCTGTTTCTCTTATTGTGTTCCCTCGCCTTTACATCTTTTTCATTCCTGATAAAAGAATATATCATCATGTGAGAGGCTTTGGAGCTACCTTCTTTATAGTTCTCATAGTCATGGCGAGGCAGGTACACATCCAGACCAGTAAAGGTCTTAATCATCTGGGGAAAGATAACATCCCTGAAATGTGCATTGCTTTTAGCACCATAGTGGCTAACATCAAACTGTTCCCGACCACGCAGCAAAGTTATGAAAACCTTACCATTAAAGTCTTTCAGGTGTTTGAACAGGTTGAACATTAAGGCATTGTTCAGGTTGCCGCAGAAATCCAGATTGATGCGTTTGTATTGGGAGAAATCCATATCGAACACATCTTTGTTCTGGTAAGTAAGAGTAGGGTATTGCTTCTTCAATTCGTTATATGGTCTTAGACCAGATAAGAATGTGGTACGGTCAATTTCAACACAATCGAAACGCTGACCTTTATTGGCTGCGCCGAAGAATACAGGTACTTCGCCGAAGGTATTAGATGATACCGACAATACAGGTTCGCCGTTGTAGAATGATGCACAATACTCCCTTGCTTTTGCTTTGCTGTCTGATGATGCTAATGAGAAATGAAACATTGTGTTTTGATTTAGGATGCAAATTTAGTATAAGAAACTTAATTTTCCAAATTTTAGTGGGGAGAAATTAATCTCCCCATTTGTTTAGCCTACCTTTGTTTTGGCAAAGATTACTTCCTTACCACTTGGATGGCGATGCAGGTATTTCAGGAGTTCCTTATCTACCTTTACCGTACCATTGAAGGTGAACGATTCGAGTATGGCAACCTTGCGAGTGCGCTTGTTTACCTTTTCGGCGTTCTGGGCTTTCCTGGTTTCCCATGCTTTCTGTGCAGGTGTCATGGCAGCTCTGCGCCTTGTTATCCACGCTTTCTGTTGCGGAGAGAGTGTCGATACCTCATCGGCTACTTCCGCCTGTGGCTGGGCATGTGGTTCGGCGTTTTTGCGCCTTGTTTCCCATGCTTTCTGGGCTGGTGTCATAGAGGCTCTGGCTTGTTTAGCCTTAGTAATATGATATGATATCAATGCCTCGCTTACGCCGTATTTTCTGGCTATGTCAACTTGTTTCACACCCTGATTGGCAAGGGTTACTACCTGTACTCTCTGCTCTGGTGTTAATCTTGTACGTACCATAACGATGTTTTTATTTTAGTGTGAGATAATTAAGTTTTCTTGTGCAAATGTATAACGAGTTTTCAACACCACCAAATATTATTTTGTATATTTCTTTTTGTAATATAACAAGATAAGATCACTTAGAACTCCTCACACGTTTCATAGTGCGCCCGTTACCTTTTTCAGTAATAACATCACAAATATACAATCAATTTTTGGATTACCAAAATTATTTTGGATCCTGGTAAAAAAAATAATAACCCCCAAGGTTTCTATCTTGGGGGTTATTTTGCAAAAGTAGGGTTGCTAATTATCGTCATCGTCGTCTTCATCTTCTTCTGGTATTTCTTCATGAGCCCACCAATCTTCCTCATCATCGGCGTAATCTTGCTCAATAAACACGGTACGTAAACCGATACATTCACCATCTTCGTTGAAGATACCTTGCGTTTTGTATGAGCCATCACCAAAACCTGACGAGCTAACTACACCGTGAGGGGTAACGCCGAAACTTTCATTACTTAAAGTGATTTCACACATAGCACGATACCACTCATCACCAGGTTGAGAATTATATCCCTCACCAAAGTCGTATTTAGCCAGTTCTTTGGCGGAATCATCGTTTCGATAGTGACTACGGTCAAAGTAACCGAGCTGTCCAGAATCAACGCCATTAATGAACGGTAGAGGTGGTGCTTGAGTGAGTTCATCTGGGATGTGTGGGCGGTTCACCGCAGCATCGAGGCTATAAGCCCAGATTTCTGTAATGTGGTCACCCCTGTCATCCGTTTGATAATAGACACCCCAAGTGCCGTTCTTTGCTTTTACCGTACCAGCACACCAGGTAGGCGGTTCAATGCTATAACACGGGTCACTAATAACAATCTCACCTGAAACAACTTCAAACGTAAGCATATTTAAATTTTTTACAAAAGTAGGAAATTATTTTGAAACCACCAAATTGTTTTTGTATACCACAGAACCAAGAGTCTGGTCATCTTTTTTTGCTGGGTTTCGGTATACCACCCTGTTTAAGCTTTGGTTTCCTGGTGAAAGAGTAAGATGTTTTGGTGATTTTTACTTTCGAACTTGATTTGGCCATTGTGGATTTGTTTGTTAATGAAAATAAAGAGATAAAAAAACTGGTGTGAGCGAGACACCCACACCAGTTATAGAAGTGTAGATATTAATTGTGTAGGTCGACAATCACCGCCCAGCGACCTTCTGGGTTATCCAGTGCTTTGGTTGGGTCATTTGTGGAAACATCAATGTCATAAGTATTGCTCTCGAAGCAGAAACTATCAAACACCGCATCCTTGTACAAACCTGCATGGTACGCAGATAAAAAACCGCAGTGTTTATCTCCGCGCATACGGGCTTCACGTTCTTTTTTACGCTCTATGCAGAGCTGGCGAAACGCTTTGTTAGCTTCTTTTACAAGGTCACGCTTCCACTTCTTTACAATATCGGTACACTCAGATAGTGGCATAATGTCAGTGCCGCACTTACGTTCATAAGGGTTACTACCTGTGCCACCCATCTTTTCCCAGATAGCATTAAGGTCATTGGCACATTCTTTCAATAGTTTATCGGTTACCCTGAGTTCTTTGGTCTTAACCTTGCATTTTTTAGCCATGAACCGATTCGCAGCGGTCAAAAACCGTTGATTCAGTTTGTTCAGTATGCCAGACCACCTTCCACCGATTACGTACCAGTCCCAAACCACTCCGTTGTACATCTCGAGGAATTCTTCCACCTTCTCTTGTGCTTCGTTGGCATCATCAGCCTTAACGATGAGTATTACTCCTTTGTGCAATGTGATAAAATTTAATTGTATTTGCAATATTGCGTTGTAAAATTAAATCTTTTTATTGACATAACCAAACCATATTTCAAAAATAACCCAAAGCCGATCCATTACAAGTTTGGTGTGTTGTGGGTATAAGTCGCCGCTATGGTATTTATTTGGTTGTTTAAATCTTTTTTGCGGCGTCAATCCATGCATTCTCTTCAGAAATGTCGCTTACGCCGAGACTTCTGATATATGGATAAGAATTCGTGTATAATCGAATATGATGTAAATATTCAGAATTTACAAATTTCACATAAGTTGCTTTTGGATAAACTGATTTTACTATTGCCATTGCTACTGTGTGGTTCATATTGCGGATTTTAAAAGTTGTAAATGTTGTTCTAGCATAAATCTATTCAATTCACGAAAGGCTTTACCACGTAAATCATATTTACCGTAAAACACCCCCAATTCCTTGGATTGATTCTTCTGGATGAGCCTACGGAGAGTTACCACACTATAGATTGTTGGTTTCATATGTTGTTATTCGTTACCTCGCCTTGTTTCTTTGCTTTGTTTCAGTGGTGATGCGTTTGCCAGCATTCCCCGCTTTACCCCCATAAAGCGATAGGTACATATTAGCGGTAGCAAGTTCATCAGCTGTTAGCTTTTCCCCCGCTTTCAGTCGCAGGCAGAGTTCTTGCCCATGCGCTTTTATTTTTTCCAGTGTGCCCATTATGTGTTGTTGTTAAAGATGTAATTATTCGCTTTGATCGGGGTGCAGATACCCGAACACGAATTCATAAAGAGCTACAAGGTCATCGGTTGAAAGCTCACTGATTTCAAACACCGTACCGTCATCTGCTTTCACATACGTTTTATCGTCGATAGGTGAATGGAACACCGTAGCAATGGTATATTCATCATCCTTTCTGCTGATGGCAAAATCGCCGTCGTTACAGGTAATGTCAGAACCGCCGTTGGTCATTGAATAGATTTCGGCAATCATGTTGCCTCTTACTCTGGCCACTTCTAAGAAGAAGTCCAGAAAGTGTCCTGTCATTGCCATATTATTCGTTTACGGTTGTTGACCACGTTAATAATACCTCATGTCCGTTATTATCATCCCATGAGCCGTTTTCGATTGCATCTTCAATATCCTCATCGGTTACATCAGAAGCATAAGACCTGATTTCTTCCTCGAATGTTTTCTCCGCCTCTTCCACTGGTAAATTCGGATGTTCATCATGGTTGTGTACCGCGAAGGAGTGAATGGCGTGCACGATACCGTTATGAATACTGATTACGTTTAAGAGTTGCATACTGTTGTGTTTTTGCAAAGGTAAGCATAAAAAAGTTAACCGCCAAATTTATTTTTACTTTGTTAGGCTACCTTAGCCTAAACGTTGAATTTGGTGGTCATATGTTTGACCATTTCCATTTTTGTGGTCTGAGCCATCCTTTTCAAAGTATTAGCAACAAATAGCCGCTGCATAAAGGTTGTGCCGTTTGGTAAAAGTTTCTCGCAAATTTCGTTTGTTAACGCCTTTACTTGCTCATCAATTGCGTTGTAAGTTTGTTCTGCTGGTTTCATGTTTTTTGTTTTTGATGGTGTCTTATGCAATTTTTATTGGTTCGCTGGTTCGCGCACCAGAAGCCCCGTGATTATCAACTAAGCAGGCGTACCACCCCGTATTGTCGGATTGCCATCCTTGAAACACAATCATTTTTTGACCATGCCTTGTTAAGTTATATGTGTTACGCAATAATTTAGATTGTGCAACAGTGTAACCTTCGTGTATTGAATTAATAATGTAGTTCGTTAAAGCTGTGTTCATTATTTTACCTAATTAGAATGCAAATGTAGGAATAAAAAAGTTAACCACCAAATTTATTTTTAGTGAGATCCTTTTAATCCTGGACGGAGCTGAGAATATTTTAGCCATGTTGTTTATCACTTAAGGACACAAAAATAAGGTGGTTATTTCTAACCACCAAATTTATTCTATTTGTGATAACTCATACAAATAAAACCAGATGTGGTCATAATCAGCATGATACTTTTCATAGAATTCTTCATCTGTCATAGAATCGATGTCTTCATCGTCTTCATCGACAATACCCTCATCCAGTAGACACTCTGAACAACCCCTGCGTTCATCAGAGATGTACTGTCTAACCACCGTTTTTATCGCCTTAACTTGGCTTGGTGTAATGCTTGTGTTTTTTGCCATAACCTTTGAATTTTAAGTAAAGTTACGAATCTTATTCGAATCAACAAAATAAAATTAATTTTTTTTTCTGGCAAAGTTGTTATACATTTGCACCATAATCAAAAGCGATATGGCAACTAAAACTTGGAAGCTCGGAGAGCTATGTAAGGGTGGGGTTATCACTGTTGACACCAAAGGTGATAATATTACTGTTATCGGTAAGGAGTGGGATATGTCTACAGGTACACGTAAAAGCAGTGACCAGAGTAAGGCGAAGGAATTCACCAGAGCTACATTCAATACGAATAATAGCGATGCACCCCGTGGGTTGTTTATGTTTCTGGGTGACTTAACCACCAGTTACTATGCCGACCAGATTATGGAGTGGATAAAGACTAAAACAAACTTAAAAAACATTTGGTAATATGGGGAGGGTTGAATACTATGTTGTATGGGTTGAGGGGCTATCCTCAAAGAGAGGTGAAAAGATCCTTAGGTTAACAAATTATGGCGTTGAATACACCACCAGGATGACTTCAGCTATGAGAATTCGAAAAGATGATAAGAGATACATGGAGCATTACCTAAACACTCATGGTATACGGGGAGCTACGTATGTAAATACCACTTACGCACCGAAAAGAACCTTGTATAAACCCACCAAATTAAATTTGGTGGTATCGGAAAGTTAATTTATCTTTGCTATCTAAATCAAAAACACATGGGTACAAGAGCACTCACAACGTTTATCCAGACATGGACGGATAATGAGAAACAAAAGAAAAAAACCGAAAAGATAGTAACAGTATACCGTCACTATGACGGCTACCCCAAAGGTCATGGCCTCGAGCTTGCTGAATTCCTTCTAAGCGGTAAAATGGTGAATGGTGTGGGTTTGGGAGACCAGAGGGTGTTTAACGGGTTTAATTGTCTCATAGCCCAGTTCATTAAAGACTTCAAAGATGGTGCGGGTGGTATCTATGTATACCGTGGAGGTGATAAGGATATGTGGGAGGATTACCATTACCACGTTATATATGACGATGATACCAAGAAACTCACCATGAAGTGTATCGATGTGCCGAAAAAAGTATTGTTCGATGGGGACCCCGCCGACTTTATTAAAAAGTATAAAACGGAAGAGGTCACAACATAAAGAAGTTGTGTTTTGGTGGGGTATGGGTTAACTTTAACGGTTAACCCTATCTCATTTTAAGGCACCTGGTAGATCCCCAGAATAAAATAAATTTGGTGGTATCAGAAAGTTAGTTTACCTTTGCAATCTAAATCATAAACAAATGGCAAAACTTAAAGTAGGAGACGCAGTATTATGGCGTGGTGGTTTCGGTAGCGAACCAGCCAAGACTGCTAAAGTGGAAGGTATTGAGGTGTGTAAGTCTGGTGAGAAGTATGGTAAACCTGTTGATTCGGTTGATTGGGCAACGGTAAAGAATGGTAATATTACTGTTGACCTTGATAACGGACATTGGGCGTATGGTCGCCAGATAAGCCAGATAAATTAAATTTGGTGGTTTAATTTTCTTTTATTACCTTTGCAGAACAAAACAATATACAATATGCAACACATGACAAAACACACCCTTTTGAAGGGGGAAGGTGCTAATCAGCACACATTGTACGGCTCGTTTGCAACCGACACAGCCAACCCACAGTTTGGCAAGGTTGTGGTGAAAGACGATAGCGTACTAAGACATGAGCAGCCAGATGGCTCGTTCAGCAACGAACACAAAGCCCTGAAAGTTGACAGGGGTGATTGGGTAATGGGACGACAAGTTGAATATAATCCATTCCAAAGGTCTATCACCCAGATATGTGATTAATATTTTGGTGGTATCAGAAAGTTAATTACCTTTGCATAAACAAAACACAACAACATGGCAAATCCACTTATCCACTCAAAATCAAGCGTTAAGCGTTGGGGTGGCAAACCAGAGGACTATCTGGCAATCCACGAACTTATTGATAGCCCAAAGGGTGCTATGAATAACAACACCTCACGTTTCCTCACTCACAACACATGGTTCGCCTACAATATCATTCCAAAGATATTCGGGTATAACATTACTAACTCTGACGGTAAGAGTGTTGATACGGTTGATATTGCCATGTTGCATATCTTAGAGGATTTCCGAATGAAGTTCGTGCCGACACCACAAGATTACCTACGCCACATGACGGTGGAAGCATGGATGTGTAACGGTGTAAAGGACGTTAACAACCCAGAAGCGACACAAATTGCTAACGAGTTCAAAGAAAAATTATCATGTCTGAAAGAAACGATATAATTAAACTCTGGAAAGAGAACAACCTCGGTGAAGCGAGGTTCATATTCACCTGCGGTGGTGATAGTATGGGCGATACTCAATGGGAGTTTTCCGATGCGGATGGTAACGATTGTAAAGCCCCTAAAGAGGTTGAGGACTACCTTGAAGATGAAGTGTATAACAGGGTGAGCTTCTATGTTGATTCTGACGGTCATTACTGCGGTGAAGCGGGTACGGTTACGGTAACTCTGGATGAGGATAGCGAGAACGAGGAAGAATGGGATTTCTCATTCTCCAAATCAGCAACATCTGAATGGTCTGAAAGCCATACAAGCAAAGTTGAGTGTGCGCTTGACGATGTTGAAGCAGCCTTTGTTAGGGAACATATCCTGAACATCAATGGTGGTTATGATGCTGGTATTGCCATAAACTTCAAGCATGACTTTCTTATGTCCGATGAAGAAGAAGCTATCCTTGCCGACTTGGAAAATAGGATTGACGAGTTTGTGAGGGATTACAACCCACATGATAATGGTGAGAATGTTGAAGGTGAGTTACAGGACTGGTACACATTCACCACCAATACTGACGGTGATATGAACGAAGTTACCGACCTGACAGTAGAGGGTAACAACCTTATCCTTTACATCACCAACAGCATAACAGTCTTTAAGGACGATGAATAATATCCGTTAACATACCAAAAACAATTTAAATGAAAATAGTTATTCATAATACCACATTTCCATTCAATGAGGGTTGCCGACTGCTGAAACTGCAACACAAGACATGCCCATACCCACAGTTGGAAGACTTTTGGGATGAAATTAAGCCTATGACTTTTGCCGAGATAGCAACACTACCGAACCTTGAACACAGGCGTGTTGGTGTGCTTTGTATGGGTTTGGAACGTCTGGCAGAGGAAGTAAAGCCTACGTTGATTAACAGCGAAACCATACGCAAGACAACAACGTGGGTAATGGAAGACGGGACTATTAAGACCGTTGAGTTTGACGATACTTATGAGTTGTATCGTGTGGACGGTAAGCACTTCAATGAGGGTGTACAAAATTCGTGGCGTGAAACAAAGAACTGTTACTTCATCAAGTGTAAGGACACATCAACCGACAGGAACTATTTTATCTGGGTTGACCTCTGGGACGTGTATAAGAACAACCACCCGAATAACCATGAATGGGGTTATTCGGAAGACCTGAAACTTGCCGAGAAGAAAGTAACAGCAATAGAAGCCATATCGTGGACAATCCAAACCAATGTTAACATGGCTAACATTGAGAAGATAATCAGGCAGGGTGATTGTATTCTCATTAAGCCATACGATACCAACGGTACAGGTAGTGTAAGGCATCTTACCGAAAATGAATACAGGACACTTCTGGTGGCTGAAAGCTAAGTGAATGGTGGGTTAATAGCCCACCATTTCTTTTTGTATTCTGGTTGCCAGGGAGATCACCAGATAAACCAAATTTAATTTGGTGGTGTAATAAAGTTATTTTACCTTTGCATTCTAAATCGAAAACAGCATGGCTACTAAGTATGACGTATTAAGCCCAGATGGTTTCTCCATATCATTTGACGAGGTTTGGGACACACCACAAGAGGCTGAGGCGGCCCAGAAAGAATGGGCTAAACGATATGAACGACAGGGTTATTATTCCTCAAACAGCGGACGTATACCTCTGGATGAATTGGCGGATCATTGCCGTATTATTCCCGTTGAAACCGAATAAAATAAATTTGGTGGTATCAGAAAGTTAATTTACCTTTGCTGAAACAAAACAACAACACAATGTCATTCGCAATTACATTACCAGACCAGATAGTCGCCAAAGTGGTTAACATGGGCAACATTGCACCAGATGCCGAGCTAACTAATCTGGTGAAGGACAAGATAAATGATTATGCTAAAGAGGTGGCTCTGGTTGCAATCATTCTCTCCGACAACTACATGAAAGAGCTGTATGAGAAAGAGAATATTGGCTACATAGCTTGTCTGGATATACTCCATCAATGGGCTGTGGAGTATGTGGATATGTTTGCATACGTTGAAGATTGGGCTGAATGGGTTGATTCTGAAAATAACCCATATAAAGGTACATGTTGTTGGGATGATGTGGTTATTGCTTACGGTGCAGATAAAATGAAAAACTACGCATAAAGTATTCAAAACAGGGTGGTTACCACCCTGTTTTGTTTGAATACACGATCACCTAAAATAAATTTGGTGGTTTAACTTTTTTACATACCTTTGTATTCTAAATCGAAAGCAATGGATAAACAAACCATGTTGAATGCTGTCAAGGAACAGCTATCTGTAAAGAACGTAAAGGATGGTTTCGGGCATGACCTTATGGGGCTGTTCGCCGACGTTTACCTCAGAAAGAAAAAGGTGGGTTACTACAATGACGACGGTTACGGCGGAGAAATTGATATACAGCTGAACTCGGAAGCTAAAGACCACATTGAGAAGATGTGTATTGAACTTAATATGAACCAATTCCTGTTCGATAACGGTTGGGGTTTTATGAAGGAGCCAACCCATATTAAACTACACACACAGGTCGAGCAGATAATATACCTGCTGATAGAGGAAATCCTATTGGCAAAAGCGGCTAAACAATTCGCAGCTAAACTAAAAAAGGATATGGTTAAAGGTATATGTGTTGGTGATGAAACCAAATACAAATACACACTACACAAGTTCATTAAGGCCAATAAGAACTTAGTTGATTGTGTTCATCACTTCGGCGCACGAGCGGTTAAACAATCAATCATCACCAACATCTTACCAAAGATGAATAAGGGTGACCGCATACTGAATACCAACCTGAAAGAACTGGGTATCGACATTCCCGATGAAGTAATAAGGATGGCGCAAAAGTAACCATCTAAACTAAATGCCAGGCTCACCACCTGGCATTTTTTATTTCCTTTAACAAAAATAAATTTGGTGGGGTGTTGAATACACCTTACCTTTGCACTAACAAAACAAAATTGAAAAACAATGGAAGCTACAAAGCCATACGAATTCAGCAAAGAGCTTGACCACGGCAACAAAAAATGGCAACCCAAACCAATGGTAAGGTATTCGGTAACACACCGACCACCAACCAACAAGATTGTAGAACCCGTAGAGGTTGAACCCATTAAGGTTGAACCCGTTAAGACATCTTTCATTTTAGATGAACTGGATGAGGATGTTTTGGACGATGTGCCACAAGAAGTTAAGTTATCAGCCAAAGAGATAAAAGAACTGGAAGCGGTAACAGAACCTGAACCCGAAACTGAATCGTTTGACCCTGAGGATGAATATACGGATGACAATGAAAAAGATATATAAAAAAAAGGACTTTATCGGCGCCGACATAGTAACCGTAAATCGTGGACATTCATGTGAACATTGCGGTGAAAAGATAAGGAGCAAAGATACGCCCGTATCTTGTCGCTTCTTTTCGGCAAGGGCTATTTACATACACTATAAATGTAAGAAGGCGTTTATTGATGCACTAAAAGAATAGCCATATATGAATCCAAGGGTCGGGGTAGAAACCCCGACCTTTTTATTCCGCATGGATCCACACCAGGAAAGTTAACAATGACTTAACAATAAAAAAGTTGGCGGTATCAGAAAGTTAGTTACCTTTGTGCAAAGAAAAATATATGGAAAACACATTATTAATTGAACGACGCAGCGATATGTTTCACGTTGACCCGAGGGCCATTAATGTTATTGATGGATTCAATGTTCGTGAAGATTATGGTGATATTACAGCCCTAGCTGAATCCATTAAAGAAAATGGGGTTAGAGTTAATCTTCGTGGATACAAAAAAAACGGAGAATATTATCTAACTGATGGTCATCGCAGGTTAAAGGCGTGTATGCTTTTAATTGAACAAGGTATTGAAATTCGTGTGCCTTTCGTATCTGAAAAAGCCCCTTCAGAAGAAAGAAGGTTGGTTGATATGTTTGTGTGCAATGACGGTAAACGACTCACCCCACTGGAGGAAAGTACGCTGATTAACCGTTTGCGTAATTGCGGATTAACAGTGAAAGAAATTTCAACTAATTTGGGTGTTACTGAAACACACATATATAATATGCTCATCTTAAGTGATGTGCCAACCAAGTTGAAGAATCGTATACGTGAAAACGAAATAAGTGCAACTTTGGTCATGGATGTTATTAAATCCAACAAATCTTTGGATGAAGCTGTTCTACTTGAAAAAGTTGAAACGGCTCTGGATAACGCCAAAAAAACTGGCAAAAAGGTAACAAAGAAAACAATGGATGAAGAATTCGGTAATATTAATTCAATGGTTGAATTACGTAAAGCCATGAAATTAATACCCGATAATTCAACAAACGAATTATACAAATTCTGCAAATCGTTGTTGGAAAATAAACTATCTTGCGATGACATACTTGCAATGTTAACGTCTTCTGAAGTCGTGAGCGAAATTGAATAGATTTATGGGGGTTACCAAATTAATTTGGTAACCCCATTAAATTAGCTTACCTTTGTGGTATTATGAGTGAGACAACACCATTTCCCGATACTTATTATCCTACTGAACGTAATGTGTTTAATGTTATTATCCGAGAGGATGTGACTGTTATGGATGGTTCAACCAAATTAACAAAACAATACTGGGATTCTTTTTGGTATGACCCAGCGAATATTAATCGCAAACTTAATAACGGTAAACAAGGGCAGTGTAATCTAGGTTTTTATGATGACTTCCTTAAACGCGCCGCCGAACGTGGTTATAAGGTAAATGTTATTGCTGACTACCGTAAAAAATAAATTTGGTGGTATCGGAAAGTTAGTTTACCTTTGCTGTCTAAACAACAAACATATGGATTTATTCAAAGCGGAAACATTGGCTAACGAGCTAATGAAACAACACAACCTTATAGCCTCTGGTTGGCGGTTCTCATTCGATAACGCTAAACGTAGGTTTGGTGCTTGTAACTACGACCTAAAAAAAATAAGCCTATCCCACCATCTGGTTAAACTTAATGATGAAAGCCAAGTGCGCAATACCATACTGCATGAGATAGCACATGCCTTAGTTGGTTTCAAACATGGTCATAATGCTGTCTGGAGGGCTAAAGCTATCGAAATTGGTTGTGACGGTAATAGGTGTTACTCAAGTGAAGTAACAAAACCAGAGCCACGGTATATTGGCGTATGCCCCAATGGTCATACCCACAGGAGGCATAAAAAACCAAACCTGATGCAGTTCGAATCGTGCGGTATGTGTTGCAACACATTCAACTCCGATTATCTTATCAAATGGAGTATTAACACAAACTTAACAAAATAAATTTGGTGGGTGTTGAATACACCTTACCTTTGCAGTAACAAAATTAACAAACGATATGAAAGCAATTAAGATTGATTCAGCAAACAAGACAATCACCCAGATTGAGTTGGGTAAGGGTTTATCAGCCATTTACGAGGCTATTGGTAACGAATGTACCTGTTTTACATGCCCTCTTGAGTTTGATAACGGTGATACCATCTATGCCGATGATGAGGGTTTATTTCACCCGTTTGAGGGCGGTGTAATGATGCCCGATTGGAACTACCCTATTGTGGGTAATATCCTGATTATTGGTACTGACAAGGAGGGTGATAGTGTTGACTGTAAAACCACAGTTGAGGAAATTACTCCGCTTATCCGATGGATTGATAAAGCAACTTGCAACAAGTGGGCGGAACAATTCAATTAACACAACCTTAACATTGCAGGGTTTGGTGGATTCAATAATCCACCTTACCTTTGCGGTAACATTTGTTGGTTGACCTATAAACCCTATCTTTGTTATTTAATTTGGTCAGGTAGCTCAGTTGGTAGAGCACAACTAAGAGGTCCGCTGGTCGGTATTGGGTCACAGGTTCGACTCCTGTCCTGACCACTAAATAGAGGATGCGGGTAAATGGTAGTATTTGCGGCTCTACCCCTCTATTAATCATACTTGTTTGTTGTTCCATATGCTAAAGGGTTGATCTTAACAGATCGGCCCTTTTAGTTTATCAGCCTGGCAAATATAGTCCCCAGATCCGCCAGATGGTTTCAACTATTATAAAAAGAAATATATTTTTTTTTGGGTATAGGATTAGTCAAAAAAGTTGTACCTTTGTGATAGTTTAGACAACACGACAAGTCATGGATAACCGCAATGAATTTATTAAAGAACTACACGCCCTACTGGAAAAATACAAGATTGAGATATCAGTCGGTATCAACGGAGATACACATGGTGTTAGTACGTGGTTGGATGTGATGCACCAACCAGACCCTAAAGTGTGTAAATACGAAGAAATATTAACCCTAAACGAGTTAACGGCCCACGATTTAAAACCACATATAAAACCGTAAAAACACGGAAAAAAATATGTGTTGGGGGTGTTGGTAATATCAAAACTACACCATACTGGTTCGATCCCAGTCGAGAGCCCTTTTAGTTTATCAGTCAGGATCACAACCAGGTGAAGCCCCAGGGGATCACAGAAAAAAATATATGTTGAGGTGTTGGAATTGTCGGTAATACTCCCTACCTTTGCAGTAACAAAAACAACAAACATATGAGTTACACAATTCTTTACAAAGCTCAATTCATTAAGGTGGGCGACAATGCGGTACTACCATTATTGGAACAAGGTTGCAATAATCTATACGAAACAGATATAAGGGGTAGAAGTACGAGGAGGGTAAGGGAATGGGGTAATACATACGCACACACCAAAAATGGTTTAATTACCCCTATTACTGACCTTTTGAGTAGCATTACAGAATACAGAGATGGTCTTGTTAATAACAATAATGGTGAATACAATGATAAAAGTTTTGGTTGGTATTCAGGTATAGCAATTAGCCCAAATTCAACCCGTAATACCACATTCGGTAAGTACCTTTCTTTCTATAAGAAAGCCATTAAAAATGCACTCACAATCGAACAATTACGGGATAAGGGTATAACAGTAACCCTATACCCTTACAGGTGGAATGATACCGATATTACTAATTTAGGACTTGAAGTTAAACCCGATGTGACGTTTACCACAACAGAACAAATGATTGAAAAAATCAATGAATATAAAGAATATTATAAAGGGTCAAAAGTTAATTTGTACCTGAATGTATACGGAATACGTTAACATTGAATTAACATTGCGGGGGTTTGGTGGATTGAATAATCCACCTTACCTTTGCAGTCTAAACAACAAACATATGAAGCGTAAAAATTACAGTGGTTCAGACTTATCTTCAGAATTTAAGTCATGGGTACGTAAAGAGTTCAAACGTATCACAGCTGAATTAATTAAGTTGGGTTGTACCGAAATTCAATTCAATTACGGTTTCTACATTTTCAGTGGTTTCTTTACAGCTCCGAACGGACAAATCTACTATATGTCTTGTTCAGATGTAAGGCATTTTGCATACGATAAATTACTATACCGTACCGCTAAAAACTATTCAGATTTTACTGGTGGTTCCAACAATTATGTGGCTAAGGATAGTTTAAACACCTTAACATTCCATTAACAAAAAAGATTTGGCGGATTGAAATATCCGCCTTATCTTTGCACTTTAAATTCAACAAACATGCTATTTTTCAAACTTAAAAAAGAGACAGCCCCAAAGGTGGCAAAAGGTGTGCAAATCAAAAGCACAGTAACACCTGAAAACAGACCTGACTTCAATACATGGTGCAGGGATTTTAATGTAAGCACATTGTACTCATACCATAACCCCATGCCACATAATGGCGTATTCAATCATAATTATTAACTTTGTTTGTTGTTAACCTATATCCCTATCTACTCAAGTAAGGTGCTGTATTATATACGGCGCCTTTTTTAATTTAAAAATAAAAATATTCAAACTATTTGTTGGTAATACCAAAATAAGTTGTACCTTTGCAGTCACAACAAACAACTTTATTATGACTGACTTAAAATTCACCAACCGAGCGCAAGCCAAACGTGATACAAAATTATCATATTTGGGAGGCGTATCACTATCTTCAAAGATAGCCAAAAGTAAGGTATTGAATACATTAACCTATGTATTGTATTTAGCACCCGCCGACCTATCAGGATTCAATGTTTGCCCCAAACATACGGTTGAATGCAAACGTCTATGCCTGAATGAAAGCGGACATAACAGAATAGATATACATGAAAACACTATCAACCGTGCAAGGATTGAAAAAACCAAACTTTTTTTTAATAACAGAAAATTCTTTATGCAATGGCTATATGCGGAAATTATAGCATATAAGAATATGGCTGACAGTAAAGGATATAATTTTTCGGTTCGTATTAACGGAACTTCAGATATATCGCCTGAGAGTTTCAAATTAGAAGATTTTAATATACTCCAGTTACTCCCAAACATACAATTTTATGATTATACGAAAGTAGTCAACAGATATAAACTTTTATCTAAGTATAAAAACTATCATCTGACATTTTCATATAGTGGTAAAAACTGGCATGAATGCCAAATAGCACTAAACAATAATATGAATGTGGCAGTGGTATTTGAAAAACATATACCTAAAAAGTTTAAAGGGTTTACAGTAATCAATGGTGACTATTCAGATTTACGCTATTTAGACGCCAAAGGTGTGATAGTCGGGTTAAAGTATAAAAAGGTAAGAATTAATAATATAGAAAACTCTGAATTTGTTGTTAAGACCTTAGACCGAGATTGTGAATTTTAAATATATTTAAATTTTTAAATATCTAACATGACTCTGGTATATATCAGAGTCATTTTTCTTTAACAACTTTTTAACAAAATAGATTGCGAAAATTCAAAAATAAATTAGACCTTTGTGGTGTAATTGCAATGTCGCAGTTACCTAAAACTTTTTTTATGTTACAACAAACATTCACTATTCAGGAACAAACAATTTTGGCTATTCTTTCCGCCTATCCCAATTTAAGTCGTACCGACCTGTTTAAACTTATTGACGCCACAACTGTAAAGGGCGCAAAGTTTATCAGTATTAAGGACTATAATAGCGATAATTCGGATAACACCGAACTTGCTAACTACGTGGTTAACATAGGTATCAGCTATGAAAATATGTTAAACAAAGATAGTTTAACACTACATAGCTACGATATTGATACGATAAAGGACGTATTAAGAGAAAAGGTAATGAGCCACAATTTTGGTAAATACGACCTGAAAAAATTTGCCAACCCAACCCAACCATATAACGAAATTTTGGATTTGTTGCCTACGGCATTAATCGAAATGAAACAAACCGACCAACAACCAACAGATAGGGAAAATAATAATATCAAACTTAACCCTGTATTATGGTTTAACACATCTACAAATAACTTGCTTATATTCGGTAAAAAAGTAAGCAAGGAAACAACAGTAAAGGGCGAATATAAAAAAGTCGCCAGCGCTCCCCTTACTGTAGCAAAAAACATAATACGTGATACCCTACGTAAAGAAGACCTACGCACATTCAAAATTGATAATGTGTTAACTTCATTTACCAGTAAGGGCGAAACATTAGAACTCGCCTAATATGTAAAGGTAGCAAGGTAGGGTTAAATACCCTACCTTGTTTTTACCTCATTATTTGCCTAAAATTAAGCGCAAATATAGCAAGGTAGGGCAAAGTACCAACCAACCGAAAGAAACGAAATTTACCACCTCAAAATGCGTTATTAACATATGGACAAGAAACTAATATTATTCATGGCAGCCAGTGCCATATTCGGAATTTTTCTATCTGTATCAGCTATACTAATTAGCTTTATATTATTTTATCCTCATAAGTAAAAATACTAATATATACCCCTCCCCTCCCCCGTATCCCCCTCCCATAGGGGAGGGGCGGAGGGCGTATAAGGGGGTCAAATATCTATGTGAATTATTTTCAAAAAAAAATTTTGGGGTTGGTTTTTTTCAGAAAATCGACCTTTGTTTTATTTGGGTTTGGTTTTTCAAAAAAATTTCTGGGAAAATTTATGATGATTTAATCAGTCCCACTCTATGATCGGCGAACATAATGGGCGTATATTCAGATTTTGCGAGGTTAGTATATATGGAATGAGTGGAATCACTAATTTCCTTATCGGTCTTCATTATATAACCGTGGTTCAAAAAGTATTGGTAGATACTGGTACCGATGCCATTACCTCTTTCTTCTGGTGCAATATATACGAGATTAAATGAAAGGATGTTATTAAATTTGGTTCCGCGAATGAAACCTATGGTATCGCCATCGTTATTATCAATTAATAATTCATAGGGGCCACTTTCTGGTAACTGTTGTCTATTTTTTATATAGAGGTCGATGTCATCGATTCGTAATAAAAAATTATCGGTATTCTGATTAAATTCAGGTATACCCAGTTGATCGTCTTCCAGGTTTAATGTGGAGATATCTGATAGTGCGTCATCAAATTCTTCATATGTGATGGGTTTATACTCAAATCGTTTTTTGGGATCTAATCCCATCATTTCTTTAATCCTATTTATTTGTTCTGTAAGTACCATATTTTTTATTATAAATAGGTTCATTTTTACATATAATTTGAGAATTTCACTCCGTTAATATCGGCCCATGATTTGATCATTTGCATATAGTGTGGGTGAGGTGTTCTGTTGTATTTACCTCTGGCCTGTACTATGGTTTTAGATCTGATTTCCAGGGTTACTTCTGGTTCATCGAATTTGCCCTGGGTGTGGTTGGTTACACGGAACGAGAAGATGGAGCACCATTTCTTAATACATGAGCTGGCATAAGTGGCGACACAGTGGTGCATTTTATTACCTTCTGCGATAAGTTCTTTGGTTTTTGTGAGCTGGGTGATGTTGTATCTCATTTTAGCGAAGTTATTTTCTTCACCTTCTTTCCATTCCCAATCAGGTAGATCGATTGGTTCCCATTCTTTAGGGTCTTCCTCACGTTTTTTATTCATGGCGACAAAGTAGTGCCAATCATCTGACTGTTGGATCAGTGACATTGGTGTTCTACCTTTCATGGTAAAGTTGGGTTGATCTGGTTCGTTCACCGTTGTACCGTTAGGTCCTGGTTTTCTTTTAAGGGCAAATTTTTGGTCGTAGATATAGTCGATAATTTCACCTACTTTATCTGGGTTCATCATTTGGTGTTCGATAAAGAATTTGATAACCGATTCCCAGAATGGTTCGTCTTTGGCTCTGTGTTTATTAATATTATTGGTGTGGTGTTCGAGTTTTGTTGACATAAGGAGTCGGAAGAGTTTATCATCTCCGCCGAGGTGAATAATTTGTGCTCTTCTGAAAGCTTCGTTATATGTGCAATAGTTTGGTGTGGTGTAGAGGTGGTGTAGTGCTTTTTTGGGTATATTAAATTCTGGGATAAATGGCCATGTTTTCATGGACTTACCTTGTCCCAGGTGTATAAAGAGCAGCATTGACTCATGGTTATTGTTGATAAATCCGTTAATGAGGAATTGGGGTGATTGGTAATTGGTGAATAGGTGGTTTAGGATTTCGATGAGTATAGATTTGTGATTAAGTTTTTTTGGTTCCCAATCTTCTATGTTTCTGAGTCTTTCTGAATAAACTTCTGAGATACCTCTGAGGGCTAGTATGTTATCCCTATTTTCATAGAAGTTAGGGGCCCATTCTGCTATATGAGTTGCGATTTTTTTGAATTTATCGGATTTGCGGCATAATGTGGCGGTTACTTCCATGGTGCTCCAAAGATCGAAGTTATTGGAAGTATAGAGGTAGTTGGTTGGTTTGAGTTTGTTTGAGCAGATCCATTCAACTAGTTGTGCTGTTTTAGCTCTGTTTACTTTACGTTCCAGTGCGTGGCGATCCAGGGCTTCTTGGTAAGCCTTTTCTTTTTCCGCTTCTTTTCTTTCTATTTCGATGTACCGTGCCATAACGGAGCAAATATACGAATATTTTGGTGCATAGGCAAATTTATTGTGGATTTTTTTATATTTATGAGTAGTAAAAGTTATATTATGGCAAAAGCAAAACCCAAGCAAAAAAAGAATAAGATTAGAAAGAACGTATTAAAGAATTTGAAACGTATCTGGGAAAATCAAAGAATCATAAGTGAATTAAAGTAATATGAAACAGAAACAAACATTAAATGAGGAGATTCAAAACATCAGGCGGATGATGGGGTTAAGTGAATCTTGGGATGATTCTGATTGGTATTGGAATAAGACCAAGAATCTTGACACTACCAGGAAGAAGTTAAAGCCAGATGATAAAGTTGGCAGATTTGGTAATTTTAAAAAATCGGATGTTGCGGATGTTGATGTTTCTGGTGAACCTATAGATTTGGAGTTTGGTGATTTTAAACCAATTCTTGATAAATCAGGGAATAAGCACTGGTATGTATCTGGTATATTTTCAGAGGATCTAATTAATTCATATGTGGGTAAAACAATAAATATTGGTGACGTTAAAGCTGTTGTGGTGAAGGTTAATATATTCGAGAATACACCAGATAGGATCAAATTCAGAATTATATTAACTGATACGAATCATTATTCCTATATTGTGGATATTATATCTGGATTTAGAGATACTCATAGTAAATTTAGTGATTATAAAGTTGTTGTTTTACGTCCAGATGGTAAAGAGGTACCATATAAATACAATCCCAAATTTTTCGAGTTTGATACGTTTGTGGAGCATCTTAGTAACCTGGTACCAGATAATTATGAAACAAAATAAAATTGATATCGTTATGAATAAATTAAATGAACAAGTGTCCCGCATGAGGGCGATAATGGGTATATCTGAAAATTCGGGTAGGTATCAATTTGCCAAGGATATTCAGGATGATGGTAGTGTATTAGACGAATCTGATATATCTACCGATATTATAAATAAGATATTGATGGGGTATATTGAAGCGGCATTATGGACTGAGGAGGAATCTTTGAGAGATGAACAAGGTGATGATAGTGTTTATGACGACGATGATGAGGATGAGGATGATACCGAATTGGATAAATTAATTAGATTAACATCGCAGTTGAATAATAAGGGTATTGTATCATTCAGTCGTGAAGATATTGAGTCAGATTCGTTAATTGATGCTTATATAGGTATTAAGAAATTCATTCAGTTATGTGGTGAGGATTTAATTCATAGGGCGATTAATGAGTTTGGTGCTGAACAACTTGGTCATGACTTTTGGTTGACACGTAATGGTCACGGTGCTGGTTTTTTTGATAGGGGTTATGATGATGAGGACGAGAATATATTAATGAAAGCATCACGTGATATGGGGTCAGTTGATTTATATATAAATGATAATAACCAATTAAGTTTTAGTGGAGTATAAATGAATAAATTAAACGAGCAAGTTTTCCGTATGAGGGTAATGATGGGTTTGAATGAGAATGTTCAATTAGCCGATAAAGTTTATTTTAATTCGGGTAAGTTAGAGCCTCGTGTCAAGGAAGCTATTGTTGATCTTACAAACGGTAATAATTTTACGAAGTTGGTTACTGATTTTTATTATCAGATGAATAGGTTTGAATCTGACCAGAGTAAATATACTGAGAGGAATATGGATATTGTTGCGGATTTTTACGATTTAGTAAGAGTGTATGATAAACAATTATTTCCTGTTCCAGGTAATTTAACCGACTACAAATATGAAACCCAGGATAATAGATTTCATGTAATGTCTTTATATGAGATGTTAAAGGAAAGGAGTTATTTGGTTAAAAGTTGGGGTAAATTATCAGATATTATTAAGCGTAATATGATGAAACCAATTAAAGAATATATATATAACATTGATACAGCCGACCCGAATTACCAACAGTTTATTTCATATAATTTTAAAAAAGTGTATGAGGGGTTGAGGGTTATTAATAAAATATTACAGGCTTTACCTAAGAAAAAACACGATGAGATGTTGCCTAAACTATTTCGTAGTGGTAGGAGTTTTAAAGATATTGTTGCGGGTTTTGATCATTTGAGTAAGACCATGAGTTATATTGGTGATGGCGCTGAAACGGGTCGTAAACATGTTTTGGATTTATTGCCGAATCTTGATGCTGATTTGGTATATGATAAAAACGATGTTCTGGTAATCAAGGTTAATGATTATGAGGCTATGCAGCAATTGGGTTGTTATAGTAATTGGTGTTTTGCACAAGTTGGTAGTGAGAATTATTGGGAAGATTATGCTGGTTTGGGGTATGTGTATGTTATAATGGATTTTAACATGGATATTGATGATGCTAGGTTTTTGATGACCTATTTACCAGATAGTTATTCTTTATATTTGAGTAACAACATTAAATGGTATGAAGTGTATGATATGGATTTTAATAAGTATTTAAATACTTTAGGTATTAGTTCAGATATGTTAGATGAGGGGCTTAATCAAATAAAAAAGGTTATGGGTTTGAATGAGGTTAATGAACCTTTAAAAATAACGCCAGATATTTCAGAAGATCTTTTGAATAAAATTAATGGTGCTTTTTTCCGATTTGAGGATTATGTAACCAATCATCTAAAGAATCCGTTGGATGAAAAATCTTCTTATGATAGAGAGTTTGATAAATTAAAATAGTGTATGGATAAGTTACTTTCTGAGTTACAACAAATAAAAAAAATGGTTTTATTAATTGAGGCCGATTACAACTATCATTCGGGTAGTGTTAATTTATCTAATTTAAAACCGTATGGTTCTGATAACATATGGAGAATGCAAGGTAGGGGCACGGGTCACTTTGGTTCGGGTATGTATTTTTCAACTTATAAGTTAAGGGATAAAGCTGATTATGATAAAAAATATGGATCTGCTTTTAAGGATATGTCTGGGTTGATTCAGGTTGGTGATAGTGTTTATAGGGTTAATATGGATTTCTATAAAAATTTATATCGAGTAAAGAGCAATGAACAAGGTAAGTGGTTATTTAACACATTGAAGGAGTTGAATGATATATTTTATAGTTTTTTATATGGGCATGGCGATATAAGCAAGCGGTATTTGGTTGTTGTTAATAATTTAAGTTATTTGGGTTTAAAGGTTCCAAAGTATCGTGAGTTTATCAATATGTTAAAACAAGCCGCGAGTGATTTTAATTCGATGTATAATAAAACGCAAGCCAGTAGTTCGGCTTCATTTTCCACCAGGATTATGGAGTGGAATGGCTATAATGGTGTTAATGTTTCAGGTGTTTGGGATTGGGATAATACGTTACATGGTTCGGTTATCTATGATCTTAATAAGATTGATGGTGATATGAAGTCTGTTGATATAAACACCTTATTTATTAATATAAATAAGAAAGGTGTTATTGGAACACACGACTCATTAGAAAACAGGTTATTATCAAATGATGTAATTTATGATAAGAAACAGATGGATGAGTTAAACTCGATGCCTTTGGAACGTAGCAAGGTTTTGGTTAAGAGGTATTATAATTGGTTTTTTGATTTTGATGGGTTGCGAGATGAGTTAAAGAAAGTTTATTTGCAATCATTACATACCAAATTAATTGAAGACCCTGATATGGCCAATAACATAACGGATAAAAACATTAAGATGATAATTAATTATAACTTAATGAAAATAATATATGATAAGAGAATTATTAGGCGTGGTGAGAGTTTGTTATCGTATGTGTTGTATGCGTTTAGGTGGGAAGAGGATATAATACGAAAAGTTATAAGTGGTATTAATAGAGAGCTTGATGATAATGAGAAAGAGTCATTAGAATTTGCAGAAGAGACGTTAAATAAATTAAATGAAGAGGTTTCCCGCATGAGGGGGGTGATGTGGTTGGGTGAGGCCATTGAGTTGAATTTATCCAAGCAAGCCAGGGCCTATCAAAAGCGTTTTGATGCTAATATGGATAATTTATTTGGTAAGAATGTATATCGTTTATATTATGATCTCGATACTGGGAAGATGATTACGCCGACCAGGAAAACACCGACTTTAAATTTGGATGTTAATATTAGTGATAAGTTAAGGCATGATATTGATCGTGTTATTGCCGATAATGGTTTTGTGTTGGTTGATTTTGACGGTAACAAGGTGAAGGATGAGAAGAGTAACCAGGAGGTTAAATTAACCAAGTTATTGCAAAAGTATGATGTTGGTTTATTGAAAAGATACACGAGTTATTTGGATTCGATGACCAGGGCTGGTGGTGAAGGTAAGATGTATGCTGTTATATCCAGGCATTCGCATGATATTGCAAATATGGGAGATAGTGATCATTTTAGCACATGTGAGAATCTTTCTGGTATTAAGGATATAAAGCAAACGATGATCAAATCAACTATTGATGATGGTGGTGAAGGTTATGGTGCGGGTGTTGGCAATATGATAAGGGATAATAGTTTTGTTTTTTATTTAATAAAGGAGGGTGATTGGAATATTAAGGATCCTCTTGGTAGATTTGCCTCTGGTATTTATTGTCATTTTACTGGGCCTTATTATGGGGTGTTCAATCAGAAGTTTAAGAATTTTGTGATTGGGTGGTTAACGGAGTATGAGTTAAAGTATCGTAATGAAAGGGGTGTGTTGAAGGGGATGGAATCATATTGGTCACAATCTTTGGATGTTCTTGTTGAGGATGCCTTTGGTGTCTTGTATCATGGTAGAACGATTAATAACATGAACACAGACATTTATGTCAGGGAATTGATAAATCATGGTCGATACGATGTGTTATTTGGTTTATTTAACAAAAACAAGGGGTTTGATGTTATCAAACATATTGTCCATGTGTTAACCGATACGATAGTTAAGACCATATCGCCGTTTGTTGTTAATAAGTTTCCAGCTGAGTTGAGGGAGATGTATTTTGATTTGGTTGGCGCTGAATTGGAACCATTATATAAAGAATTAAATGTTAAGAAGGAATCAGATGATGAGATTGTTCAACGGTTCATCAAACTAAAGGATCAAATTGGTAAGGATAGGGTTTTACAATTGGTTAATGGGTATGTGTTTTATAATTTGATTGGTATATCGGATGAGGATCAATCTTTATTGGGTAAGTACGATTCGTTATTAAAGGTATATAGATTGAAGGACCCTAAGGTGGCTGATCGGTTGAGGGCTTTGATTGTTGAAAAGATGGCGAAATCGAATCATAATCGTGTTCAAACAATAAAGGAAAAAGTATTAAACGCATTAGAGTAAAATTAAAAATAAAACCCAGGGTTATACCTGGGTTACTTTTTTTATTTGTATTATGCTTGGGTTATATATGATATAGTGTTTAAGTCGTTTTCCGTCTATAACATCTCTATTAACAACGATACCATCATATCCGAGTTTAACACAGTTTCTAACATAATCCACTGGGTCATTTTTATAGAAGTCTATCCATACCTGTAGGAACCTATCTTTTTGGTTGTGGTTATATGAAATAAAGTCTCTGATAGCTTTATTTAAACCTATCTGTGGGTTTTCGTCCCAATTTTGAGCTGTGCTTTCCCAATCGGGTGCCATTTTGGCTAATTTTGTTAATTCGATGGTGGTGCCCCCATTTGGGCTTTCGGTTAGTAGTTTTCTTGGTGTTATTGTTACTTCATGTACGTATGTTCCAAAATATTCGGCATTTTCCGCTATTGTTGTGAAGTATATGCCAGGCCCTTCCAGGTCGTTGGCTTGTTCTCCGCCCACAAAGTCATCCACGAAGTTTGTGATTTTGGTATTGGATCCGTGATAAACGGTGATGGGTTGAAGTGCTTCGTTTATGTCCATCATTTCTTTTATCCTGGAGATTTGTTCGTTAAGGTTCATATTAATATTTGTCAGGTTCTTTTGTTCTTGTGGGTTCGTATTGAATCACATTTTTATATCTATCATAGTTTCTCATAACCCAAGAAACCACGTCGTCCAGGTCTTGGCTTTTGTAAACAATACCGCCTTTTTTAATATTGTGTACCGCATAGTCGTCGCCGTATTCCTGTGTTATCGGCACGATATTTCTTGCTTTTTTACCCCAGAAGATTACTTGTGGTTCTTCATCGCCGTGGTGTATGACTTCTATACCAGATCCAATGAACATAACTGCTTCGTTTCCGTATTTATATCCGCCTCCGTGCATATAACCTCTTCTTGCGTATCTTTTATATATATCGGCTCTAAATGCGAAGTTATAGCCGCCGTATTTTTTATCGAATTCGCCGAGTCTTGTTGTTAGGTGCAACTTGTCTAATTCAGATACACCACGTGTGAATCCTTCACGAGCTATTTTCCATGGTTCTTCGGTGAAGTGTATTAACCATTGGTTTGTTATCAATTTTGGGTGTGTTATATATGACCAGGCTGGATATTCTGTATCGTCAACCGAAAGTTCATTGCGTTCCACTTTATCAAAAAGATAATCGGCGAAAGCGTCGAACACTGGTTTATCTTTGTGTTGTAAGATATCAACGATTTCATAATCCTCATATTCATCACCAGGTTGTTCTTCACCGTAAGCATCAAAATAAGCTTTTGTTGGTCTTTTAAATTCGATATCTTTTTCTTCAAGAAAATCGCTGAACAACCATGGGTACATAAAGGGCAAAGAGTTTTTCTTTTGCTCTTCGGTCATATTAAAATAGTCACGAAGATATACATCATGTTGTGTGACGTATTCGTTGATGGTTTGTAATCCCATCATTGATTTCATTTTATTCAGTTGTTCGTTAAGTTTCATTGTATGGTCTTAAATCGTATGTTGGAAGTTTATCATTTGGCATGATTCTCCTGATATTTTTTATTTTATTGGTGTTGTATAATACCATCATTTGTCCTTCGCCGCCGAAAGCTGTTTCATCAAGAACGTAATCAATGCCGACACCTATAAGGAATGTTTTCCACATTAATGAAAAATTTGATTTGAGGAATCCGCTATCTATAAGTATGTTATTAACGATATAAGCTGGTATTTTACCACCGTGCAATCTGGTATTGGCTCTATCGAGCACATATTGTACTTTTTTGGGTGAAAGGTTTTGTTTAAGGAATTGTGTGAGCGCAACCATATCGATGTCTTTATCATCGAGATTATTGCCTTTCTCCACAGACACAATATACATTTTTCTACCGCCTTTGGCGTATTTCTTTGCTCTCTCCCAATTTGTTGTAAGATAAAGGCCAGGGCCATGAACTTGTCTGTCGGATCTTTGGATGAGGTCTTGTTTAACCTCATCCAGGTCACCACCATGAAAAAAGTGCATAATGTTGGGATTTTTATCGATGATTATATCATCTTCTTTGATACCCATCATGGTTTTCATTATATTTAATTGTTCGTTAAGGTTCATTTTGTAATAGTTAATGTTGTTATATCCGTGTTTGGATCGGTTGTTACTTCACCATAGGTAGTTAATTTTTGTTGGAGTTCATCGCTTGCGCTAATGAATTTAACCACACCATCGTCAGCTTGATCGTATATGATTTTTCTTAGGGTACCTTTGTTTTGGAATTCTGGTTTAATTTCGAGATAATCGATACCCCACACGCCCGACATTTTATCTATATGTATTCCACCGACCATAACGCCATCTATGATGATTGGTGAGAGTTCGCCGCCGCTATAGGATTTTCTTCCTTTGATTCTGAGCCAATTTCTATCTTCTGGGTTAACAATTCCATAGTATTGGATATTTTCTTTTAGTCCCATCATAGATTTCATTTTTGTTATTTGTTCGTTAAGTTTCATATGTCGTAATCACTGGGTACACCTTTTGATTGGTCGTAATGCTTACCCGATCTACTGATTAAGTCGTTTAGGTTTACATTTTTTAATTTTAGTTGTTTATTGGCGTTAATTAACAGCGGTTGTATATTCAAAGGTTTTCCGATATATTTGGAATTATAGATATCCAACTCGTGTATTGTATCTTTGTATTCGGGTTCAAAAAGTAGATCTTTTAGAACATCGGGATCGATTTCTCGTTCGTAGGGATAGATTGTGCTATATAATTGATCATCAATATCTATTGGTTCCTTTTTTATATCATTTCTATTATTGAAATAATATGTCCAAACCTTTATTGCATCTTTTGATATCGTATTGCGATCTGGAATGAGTGGTTTAGGATATACGTATGATAACATCATATCATACAATAGGGGGCCGAAACTTTCGTTGGCTGACACACGTGACACCATATAAACATTAGGGTCTTCATCTGTATTATATATATTAATCCCACCATAGACTTTATCTTCTGATGCTGAGTATAACACAAACTGGTCTCCAATATTAATATTTGTTTGGTGGTATAGGCCAGTATCGGCAGGTAAATCACTCACTGTTTTAGCCACCTCATCCAACCCCAGAACTGAAATAGCGGATGGGTTTTGATCGGGTGAATCAAATTCAAACAAGTTACCAGTGCGAATATTCACGCCATATTCATCATAATGTTTGTTTATATAATCTTGAATATCTTGAGGATCGTAATCGAGCAATTGTCCGATTCTGATTGAATCTTCTTTGGTTGCATCCACGGATAAATAACCACCGTATCTATTGGCCAAATTAGCCAATTCCTGGGCTTCTTTCTCGTGTCCCTCTCTATATATCACAAATCCCATAAGAGGATTCTTTTTGACGTGTATTGAGTTTAAAGAGGGGTCTGAGTTGATTAGTTTAGTCACCGTTTGTTTATTTGTTGGATTTAGATCACCAAATGTAATGAATGCCAGGTTTCTCTTACCGTGTAATACGGTTAAGATTGAATCTATTTGGTTTGTTGCTTCGGAAGCACGTATAGATTCTTTGATACCCATGATGGATTTCATTCTTGATATTTGTTCGTTTAGTTTCATGTTATAAATTGGTTACGTTATAAAAGGCTTCGATCACATTATCCATGCGTTTTAGGATATCGTATGTTTTATTTGTTTTTGCGTTATTTAATTCATCAGTTAGTTTATTAGAGAATGCATAAATAGGGTTGAACATATCAGCACCCTTTTTATCCTGGATATCATTAGCTAACATTTCTCCGTTTTCTGGACTAATTTGTGTGATGAGTTTGATCAATAATTTATCAGCTGAAATAAAATTGAGTTTAAATAATTTTTGATAAACCAAAACTGGATCATCAACTTTTGATATTACTTTATTAACCAATTCGACGTATGTATCCATTAATTTTGTTCTAACGTTCTCATACCCTTCCTCGTCACTTAAACCACGTATTTTATTTCCAATTGTTCCACTAAAGAATATTTCATCGGCAGTAAGGCCTTCTTTAGTTTTAAGCTTTTCGAGCCATTTATCAAGAACAAAGAAATAGTTTTTACCGCTGAGATATTGTGAGGTAAATAACATAACGTATTGTTCATCGGTAAATCCGTTTTGTTTGGTGTAGATCGCATTTAAAACATTGTATAAATCTGGACTATTACTTAATATAAACTTTAAAATAGCTGGCCTTGGTTGATAATCTAATAGTTGTAGAACTATTTTCATTAATTTAGCTCTATCTGTTGGTAGGTCAACCCATGAGAAAATAGTATCTAAGGTCAATCTACTAATATTTTTATTTTCTTTTTTGATTAGGAACACACAGTATTTTAGATTATCTTTAACACGTGTAAGAATTGTATTAATGAAGTCGTGATAATTTTCTTTACCAAAAACTTTATTTGTTATTAAATATGCTAATACATCACCACCATGTTCGATCAATATTTGTATTATTTCCACGCTGGCAAATTCAAGATCCAATTTAGCCAAAATATCTTTAGCCCCTTTAATCGGGTCTTTTAAATAAAATAATATTTCGTTTACTATTTTGTAATTATTAAAACTTTCCGATTTCTCTAATAGTTTTTCAGCAAAAAGATTTTCGTCCGATACGTGTCCCAGCATCGTAACAATTGAATGGTGGTAGATTAATTTTGAATCGAGCAAAGCAAGGGCCAATTTATCTTTACCACCTGGTTCTGTAACAGCGAAAAATACACTATCCATATATGAGTTAGACAGATCCATTTTATTAGCTTCTTTAATTATTAATCTTAAAGCCGTATCGAGCTGATCCGTTGAAGCATTAACGATCCTATTAACTTGATTGTAATTGAAGATTAAGTTAAAATCCAATAATTTATTCACCAACACCTGATTTTTCACACCTGGTTTTAATTGTTTTAAATATGATTCAAATTTATCATTAGAATTGGTTATCTGGGTTTTATAAATTAGAACATCAGCAATTGGTTTAATTCTAAAGAACACCGCTTGTTTTGGCTCTGACGGGTGGATATATCCGTTACCTTTATAGTCAACAAAGCCATTAACACCTATTTTAGTACAAATAATATTAATCGCATGTTGTTTTTTATTCTTAGTTATATAGGCCGCAACCTCATACAGAAATAACCAAAAGTTATGTGCTTCATGATAAGGGGAAGAATTATATGTTGATTTAAAATCTTTATTCAAATATAATTCACATGTTTTATATACGGGTGTAATGTCACCATAAAGATCCATTATCTTTTTAACGTAAGGAACAACCTGCTCAAAAGTTGTGTTTTCATCCAGGATACCGTTATGTGATTTTAAGACAATAAAATACATATAAGGTAATTTAGATTGGTATGGGAATGCTTCTCTGAACATACCTTCATCCATCCTGGATAAATCGTATTTGTTTCTGAAATATGAAATAAGCGGGTATGAATAAACACCAGTTGGGGTGCTGTATTTGTTATTAACATTTACATCTGTTACATGTAAATCATTTCTAAATGACACAAATATATTTTCATATGTATATTTATTTACCAGATTATCCATGAACATCCCGAATGTAACTCTCGGATTTTTTTCTGGGTTTGATCTTGCCTCATCCAGGTTGAATTTATCCCCAAACATGGTCTTCATTGCATTGAAATACATTTCGTTACCAACAAAGAATTTTGTTGCGTCACCAACATCGTTATATTTTAACGTTAAGCTACCGTCAGGATTCTGCTGAGTTTCGGCTCCGCCGAATACGGATGATGGTATGGATTTGTATAGTAGTTGTAATTGCTCGGGTGTTGGTGTTATAAATCCTTTCTTTTGGAGCATTGTCTGTATGTTTTGAGTAACCATACCCCATACTGGTATGTTTTTGGATTCGATTTCACTCAAAGCGCTTAATATGCTTTTTGGTGAGCCAGCCACACCCACTAACTTGTATAAACCTGATTTCTGAGGTCTTACCGCAATAAAACCATCCATATCACCAAAAAATAACCAATCACTAGCTCTTGATAAAAATTTAGATTTATCCCAGGAACCACCAGTAGATTTCTCGTATGATTGTTTAAATATATTAAATATATGATCTATTTGTGTGGTGTTGGTCGTATCTAACCTAAACTCACCCTCAAATAATTTATTTGAAATCATATATTCGGATAATTTTTGAAGTTGCTCTTCAGTAATTACAATTTTCATTGTCATTTATATGTTTTATACATATAAATATATAAAAAAAGCGGGTAATTTACCCGCTTTTTTAAAATTTACACGTTCTTAATACCCAAGCCCCCTATCCCCTATCCCATTACCAAATCATAAGAATATATGCTCATGACCAAAGTTCAACTATTTATTTTAAAAACACAAAAAAAATGAAAAAAACAGAAAAAATATCATTGGAACAGGAAATCAAAAAAATCAAACAATGGTCAGATGTGCTTGAGGGTGGTGATAACACCGTTGGTGTTGGTGCCACCTCAATACCCCCAGGATTCAGGGATTCATTCGGCGAAGACGCTGAGATTAGGACTGGTACAGATTTGGGTGCAACCGATCAAATGACGGGTTATATGGAAAGTTAATAATACATATTATAAATTTGGATAACTTCTTTAGGATTGGTAAAACCTTGTGCGTATTCTTCTGGGTTACCCTGGGTGTATTTAGTAAATACGTTATGAAGCATCCGTTTCACTTTTTTCTCTGGTATTAAGCTAATTCTATGTAATGGGTGTTTAGAATCTAATAACCCATAGAACACATCATTAGGCATATACCATAAAAAAGCATCACCCATAGAATCATAAGTATTGGATAATTCTATTATTTGTTTTGGTATGGGTGTTGTTTTGAATATGTTTCCAAACTTCTCCCACTTATCATCACTTGATTTATTTTTTAATATTTCCAAATAAGCCCCGAATTTATCTTTTGCAAATGTTTTAAATGGGGTTAGCGTGTCTGTTGTTTTTAAAATATAGTATATATAATTCATTTCCGTTTTATCTTTTCCACAATCTGGTGTTGACAACATAATGTTATATATCTCTTGGGTGTCGGCCTTAATATTATAAATTTTTTGATTTTCTGGTGTGCTAACCATCCCAACAATAAATTCTTTAATAGCCCATAGATTTGGATTTTGTGTTTCCTCAGTGTATGATTCTAATATCATTTTTATAAGGGCGGCGAAATCGATTTTTGGTTCATAACGATGATAATACCTATCCTCCGTTTCGTAGCGTTCTGGTGACTTACCATTCAAAAAATCAATAAATTCATCATCGTTTGCGATTGATTTGATGATGAATGGTTTTATTTCATCTGGGGCTAATAAATATTCATATTGTTGAAAAGCAACGCCATATTCTTGAGCGAGAATACGTTGTCTGAAATAACTCTTCAATTGGTTCGTGTTGAGTTGAGTCAATTGGTGTTCTGGTAATTGAGTACCTGTACTTACATATTGGTGTATTAAATCTTTATTTGTCATATTGGTTAAAAATTTTATAAACCTCATCACTCGGTTTTATACCCTTTTTTATAATATATTTAATAGCAAAACGATTTTCTTTAACGGCAGCTAATTGTACTGTTTCGGATGGGTTATAGATGTATTCAATCATAGGGCCAAATTTTTTAACGGCAGCCAATTGCACCGCCTCACTTGGTATAATTCTCTTTTGTATAATGTGTTTTAAACTATGATAATCTTTTTTAACGGCAGTTAATTGTACCTCTTCGGATGGGTTGTCAATATATTTAATTGCAATACCATCTTTTTTAACGGCAGTAATTTGTACTTGTTCCGATGGATTTTTAATATGTTTAATAGCTAAACCATCTTCTGTAACGGCAGCCAATTGTGCCGCTTCGGTTGGGTTGTTGATGTGTTCAATTAAAAATCCATCGTGACTAACAATTTCGATTTGTTTTTGTTCAGGTAACTCCCCATAATAATATACAATATTATATGGTTTATAATCCAATGAAATATACATTTTTCTAATATATGATTTTTTTAAATCATTGGGTAATCTATCAAATTGATATCTGGGAATACCGATACCAGTATTGACATATTGTTGTATTAAATCTTGTGGTGTCATATTATTTACCTATGAGATAATCGAATTGATCGTTTGTTAATTGGTGTCCTCTACCTATGTATTTTGATTTTAAATCAATCGGTAATTTTACAAACCATTCAAGGCTTGGATTGGGTCTACCTAACAATTCATCTTCTTTTCTTTCCTGATCGGTTTTTGGTTTATTGATGAGTTGATCAACTGGAACGCCTTTATTTTTAAGATAATCAACATATATATCTGAATTGGTACCAAATGGTTCAGCGATTTTACCAGTTGTGTTGTTAGCATCTGTAAGTTCTATACCGTGTTGTGTATTATCGAACACCACAATGTGTAATGGATCATCAAGATTTACACTACCGTCTTCATTGGTTTTAAAGTGGTTTTTATCCACCACGAAATAGAATGATGAAACTTTGGTGTCTCTGTAAGATTGATACACGGTATTACCTGGTTGACCGATACAGAAGCTATAACCTCTACCAGTTAAACCACCCATGGTGTATGCGATACATTTACCAACCTCATCACCTTCATAGATATCGATATTATTACCCGACCACATAGGTTTTTTATTAGAGATGAAATCAGCATCAACACTTGAACCTTTTTGAGGTGCCGCATATTTGTTCTTTTCACCGTGAATATATTCAGAAAACCTAATAAAATCATTAAAGGATTTATCCCCTATTGATAAAACACCCTTGGCTATTTGAATAGGTTTAACCCTATTTTTAGTAACCAAATCATTATAATCGTTCATAACATCCACTATATTTTTAACATCGGTATAGTTAAAATTTTTATATATGGATGCCATAATGGGTATATTCTTTTGGTCTTTTGATTGGTCACCCTGGGCGAATTGTTTTACTATAGTCTCAGCGTTTTCAACGCCAGCGAGTATTCTCTGGGCATCTGCTTCGGTTCTTTTTGATTCATTGAGCCCCATAATGGATCTCATTCTAACGATTTGTTCGTTTAAATTTACTTTTTTCATTTTAGGCGTGTTTATTTGCTTCTATAGCTTTTAATTGATTTACGGCATCTGATTTGGTGTCATGGGTTCCGAGAACTTTCCCTTTCTGGATAACACAACCCATTTATTACCACGTTGTCTTACATATTCGTTTAATCTTGCATCATCGTTATCGTCTTGTTTAAATCCGATGAGATAATTCATTTTATGGAGTTGGTTATCGATCTTGTTTATAAATAATTTATTATAAATAGTTCGGTATTAATGAAGATTTCACGACTATTTATTATAAAAAATTTATACTGATGATAGGATTACCCAAAATTAGTTTCTGGTTCGCTGTTCTAATATTATTCATATTTTTTTATGTAAAGATCAATGTCTTATTGGGTATCTTTCAATCAACTCCAACAACTCGTTGGGCTGAGTTTATATCTATTTTATTCATCGTACCTGTGTTCGGTGGTATGGCGAGAGAATATATGGCTAACGCCAAATTGATTAAAAAGGAAAAAGAATATAAGGAAAAGCTTAGTAGGGTTTTAATAGGCCAGTCACATAATCCATTATTTTATGAGGGTAATACTTCACAGGGTGCTAAGGAATTAACCGAGAGCGTTGCGGATTCGATTGATGCGGATAGGTGTTCTATTTGGTTATATGAGGATAATAAGAAGAATTCGATCTATTGTGAACAATTATATTTGGCTCACGAAAATAGATGGGAATCTGATGCAGTATTATATAGAAAAGATTTTGAACCTTATTTTAGGGCGTTGGAAAACGATAATATTGTTGTGGCTCACAATGCAGAAACGCATCCAGCCACAATTTGTTTTAAAGAGGTTTATTTAAAACCACTGGGTGTTAAATCGATGTTGGATGTTCCTATCATATATAAAGGTAATATTATTGGTGTAATCTGCATTGAAAGTTTCACACAGCGCACCTGGACAGATACGGAGATAGATTTTGCTCACTTATTATCTTCATTATATTCATTTGCTTATTCCGTTAAAGAAAATGTTTTGGAGCAAAAAAGAACCAAAGATCTTGAGAAGTTTATCAATGTTGCCGCTTTGGTTTCAAAAACGGATAAGCATGGTAAAATTACATATGTTAATAAAAGATTTGAGGAGGTTTCTGGTTGGAAGTCTAAAGAAGCGATTGGCAAGGATCATCATATTGTTAATTCTGGGGAGCATTCTAAAGAGTTCTGGGCGGAGATGTACAAAAAAACCGTTAAGGATAAGAAAATATGGTCATCTATTGTGACAAATAGGGCTAAAAACGGTGAAATTTACTACGTAGACACCAATATCAAAGCCGAATTTGACGAATGGGGTGATTTAACTGGATTCATGTCAATAAGGTATGATATTAGTGATGTTATTAAAAACACCCAGGAATTAGAAAAAAAGAATACATATCTCGAACACGCCGCAAAGATATTAAGACATGATATGCATTCTGGCATCAATACTTATATACCGAGAGGTGTTTCATCATTGGAAAGAAGACTTAATCCAGAAATAACGGCTAAATTAAAGTTAGAGGCTCCGTTAAAGTTAATCAAAGAGGGTTTGGAACACACCCAAAAGGTTTACAGGGGCGTTTATGAGTTCACCAACCTGGTAAAAAAGGATGCTGTATTAACAAAGACTGAATGTAATTTAAAAGAGATATTAAAAAAATATTTATCTAATACCGCTTATGTTAGTCAGGTGGTGATTGATGATTTGGTAACCACAGAAGTTAATGAATCGTTGTTTTGTACGGCTATCGATAACTTAATTAGGAATGGTTTAAAATATAATGATTCCAATACTAAATATGTAAAGATTTATATGGAGAATGGTGATATGATAATTCAGGATAACGGTAGAGGTATTGAACAGGCCGATCTTGAACAGTTATCAAAACCATACACGAGGAAAAAAGAACAGAAGGAGCCTGGCTCAGGTCTTGGTTTAAATATATGCATGGCAATATTGGAAGAACATGGTTTTGTTCTCACATGTGAAAAAAATAAGATAGGTACAAAAATGAAAATTAAATTAAAGTAAAAATGAACATGATTGAATCGATCCTTTTGGTGGATGACGAGGATTTATTCCACCTGGTATTTGAGGATGCTTGTAGTTTATTAGATATAACGTTAACGTTAGAGTCGATAAATAGTGCAGATGATGCCGAAAAATTATTTGAAACAAAATATAAAGAATTAACATCGAGGCCCGAATGTGTATTTGTGGACTTAAACATTATAGGGTCATCGTTTGATGGTATAGAATTAGTAAGAAGAATCAATTTTGAACATGGTAATAACGTTGTTATTGGTATTATATCATCGAGTAACGAGCCAGAGGAACAAGCAAAGGCGGTTAAGGCAGGTGCGCAATTTTGGATAATAAAATCAGATGAGATTGAGCCCAGGTTAGAAGAGTTTAGAAAGGATTTCCCAAAATATAAAAATAGAACAGCACCTTTTAAGATATATAAATAATGATTAATTTAAATAAAGAAACCAAGCAGCAACTATTGGAGATTTTTAAATCAAAGAGAATTGCTCTTGAGGGTAATATATTAAAGCTGATCCAGGAGGATTCAGATGAGGAATTCAAGGCGTATCTTGATGAGGCTAAGCGTTTGGATACGGAGTCAAGAAAAAAACGCCTTGAGATTACCAAAAAGATACAGAGTCAGAACATCGACTTAACCAAAGCCCAGGATGAAAATATTGGGTTAATGAATAAATTAAAAGCTGCTTTAACTGAGGCCCAGGATGCTAAATTTGAAGCTGAGCAATTGAGGGATGCTGCGGTTGAGGATTTGGATAGTTATCAGAAAAGGGCACAATTTGAGTTGATCGGATTAATTGTCCGTGTGGCTTTGATTGTGGTTCTTGGTGTTGGTGTTGTTACCACTGGTTTGTACGTATTTGCCATGGTAAACCATTACGATACTAAGTTATTGGAATCGGCGTGGTCTAATATGTTTGGTATATTATTAACCAACTCATTCAGTATTATTGGTACAATAATGGGTGTGAAATACGCCGCAGGTGAAAATAAATGAAAAAGTGGAGATTAATCTAACTTAGTCATCCACTTTTTCATTTCATTTAATTCATTATCCAGGGCTTCGCCCATGGTTTTAACTGGGTTGGCGCGGCCTCTTGTTACACCCGACTCCCATTCGCCGTGATTTGATATTGGGTTGGCTTTACCACGTTTGGTGCCAGAATCCCACACTTTACCTGCGCCTTTTGGGTTACCAAATGAACCAGAATCAGATCCACTTTCTTCGGTTATTTCTTCTTCTTCCACGTATTCGTTTTGGTTCATGGGTTAAAAATTTTCGTTGTAATCATCAGTTTCATTATAGTCATCACTATCGATAGCGTCAATAATGTTATCTATCTCTTCTATTGCTGAGGTTATTGTGTCAATTACATTTCTTTGTATATCATCCTGTAATTGGGTGGATTTTGTTGATTCTAATAATCTATCTGATTGTCCGTCGATTATATCTTGTAATTCTTCTCTAATGGAATTAAGGTGCTTCAATACTTTAGCGTACATTCTCTATGGTTTTCAGATAAATATATGATGTGAATCGAAAGTTATTTAGAAACAGAAAATAACCTTAAGAATTCTTTAAGTTGCATTTTTTTAATGGTTGCAAAGTACTTGGCTGCCGCTAAACGAGATGTGAATTCGTTTGTGGTGTTGATTTTTTCTTTTTTCTGGTCATTTCTGAAATAAAAATAATACATGGTCGAATCTTTTTTAGTTATTAATAAATATTATTGATTTTTCCTTAAAATGAAACTATTTATTGAATATAAACAATAAATTTTATAAAAAATTATGGATACTAAAAAAACACAGGCACCTAAGCCAGCGACAAAAACTCCTGGAACCGCAGGTACGGTTGCCAAAGACGCCACAAAACATATTGTAAAAGGTATGAAAGAAGTTGACGGCGAATCTCACGCTTCAATGGCAGATGAAAACTCATTACCTAAAACTGGTGGTGATAGTATTAAAAATGCAGCAACTAAGCACGTTAAATCGGGTTTGAAGGGTGGTGATTTAAAGTCCCAAAAGACGGTTTCTAACCCAGGTATTAAAAAACCTGGCCTTAAAGAAGACGAGGTCGTTAAAAACGCAGCAACTAAGCACGTTTTGAATGGTATTAAAGCTGGCGAGGGTCACACTGTTAATATGCATAAGGTTTCAACCGTGAGCAATCCAGGTGAAGAAAAAATGGCCAATTCTACGAGCGGTACAGCTACTAAGCAAGAGACAAGAGCACCAAAACCAACAGAAAAACCATTTGAACAAGCTAAAACGGGTGGTAAGGGAAAACCACAAGAAACACAGGTTAAAAAACCAGTTGAAAAGCCTTTTGATCAAGCTAAAAAAGCAACAGCATCACCTAAAGGATCAACTGAGGTTGGTGGAAAGAAGAGTGGTTTACCTAATATGAAAGAAGATGGGCAAAGTGAAATGGCTTTAAGAGCTGGCGCTAAAGGTAAGGTTTACGAAGAAGGTTATTTACCGACTGACGAATCTTGGGTTGATGAAACTTGGATGAATGAAGAACCAGGTATGGAAGATGAGGGTATGGATATGTCTGACATGCACCACGATATGCACGAAATGGGTATGGATCACATGCACACAGAAGGTGAACCATGTGATGAATGCGGTATGTACGAAGAAACTGAAGAAGAGGGTAAAGATATGATGGAAAATGATGAACCTGAAGAAGAAGACGAAACGTCTAAAGCTCTTAACGAACAGATTGCAAGAATGAAACAGATACTTAGATACTAATCGTTAGGACGAAAAAAGAGGAAATAAATACTTGTATTCAAAAATAATGGGTGTTCTTATGCCATAAGAACACCCATTATTTTTTATTTCTCATATATCAAAAAGTATAATTCTTCTTTCGGACGCGTAACTGCCACATAGTGTACATTACGGGCTTCGATGTCAATATCTCCATCATCCCTTATAAAGCTATAATCCTCAAAGTCATAAGGTTGATCCACTAATAGTTCAGGATCGACTGAGTTTATAATAATACATCTAGGAAACTCACGACCTTTACTTTTATGTATGGATGTAACGAATACATCGGAGTCTTTGTTATCTTCAATGAATTTTAATAAACCAAATGTGTTACCGTGATACGGTGCTACAGCCTCAAGTCTTTTCTTCAAGGATGGGTTTATCTTACCCTCTCTTATCTTTTCTATATCGGATGGTGAGATATAGTTAAAATATCTCATATTTATTTTTTTCTTAAGACAATGTTTTTCAATTTCTTTAATCACGTTGTTTGTGCGTGCTAGTATGGCCAATGGTTTACCATCATCCATCATGTCATACATTGTATCTTCATCGATCAAATCAGAGTGTATATACCCATCTTCTTCGTGATGTGGTATTGCAACCAAAGAACTATATTTGTTTGAGTTTTCTACGATTTTTTTATGTGATCTAAAGTTTTTGGTTAAACTCATCTCAATGGTCTTATAATTCTTTTTCAGGAGGTTTTCAATGGCCTCACAGTTGGCGCCCGAGAAGCCATAAATCGAATTATGTGTGAAAATATCATTTACAATCAAATTGTGTGAGTCTTCAACATCAACATCATAAATATCGTTTGAATCTACAGCAACGTTATTTCTTTCAACGACTTCGTCAATGATAATTTTATCTCCATCCCATACCATTACTGACATACCAGGTACGACCTGAGCCGCAGGTAATTGTAAATAAGTTTTATCAACCAATTTAGTTTTTAATATCAAATTAATACTATCAGATATTAATGTGACCGAACTCATGATTTGACTCAAATCAGTTGATTGTTTACGTATTCGCCAACCCGTATTTTTCCCATTATTTGTCGTCAAATATCCATTATTCTCAAAATATTCTTTAATCTTATCAGAGATACCATTTACCTCCAAAGTGTGTAATGGTTTTTTACGTCTACCATCCATACACATAGTGACTGTTACATTGGTAGCGGCTCCGCTACGTGATCTAGGAACAAAATGTGGTTGTAATATTGAATAGGATAAATCATGTAATAGTTTGGTAGCACGTGATTCAGTGTCGATGTTGTTAAATAAATTATCAATCTGGTCTTGACTCTGTCCGCTTCGGGCAACAAAACACATTGTTGGTATACCGTAGCCTAACGAGTATGTTTCCTCAGCCAAAAACGCATCATTCAATGTTTTATATGAATTTAGTATCCATATTTTATCACCGTGTTCCTGATTTAAGCGAAACTTAAATCCAAACCTATCAGAATTATTTTTTACATTTCGCTTAGGGTAAATTTCCGTTTTTCCAATTCGGTAGCCATAACCACGCTTATACATTAAGTATACCAAAAATTTATTTTCGTTATCGAACGTAAATTGTGCAAAATGTGTGTGGTTTGGTGTGGTTTTTATTGTTCTACCGCTCTTAGTTTTTAATTCAACAATACCGCCTGATATTACACCCTTATTAATATTAATAACTTTTTTATAACCTGTTCGACCACACCCCATGGCTGATAATACATTATCACCAACTTTCAAATTTTGTATTAAGGTACTACCATTATCGGTTATAACTCTTTGATTGGTAATAATACATTGATTTTTGTCACCTATCAAGTGATATTGTTTAGCTTTGATGGTCAACAAAATTTTCATCTGTAAGGTTGAGGTATCTTGATATTCATCGATGAATATATATTCATATGTACCTTCAAAAAATTGTTTGTATTTGGGATCTCGGCTATATTTCTCAGTGTCGATCAACATATCTGAGAAATCGCGGCTTTTGGTTTCTTTGATGAAAGCGGCGTACTCATCATAGTATTTTGGTTTTAGTACTTTAAGTCCATCTGACGACTGTAGTTTATAAGCTGAGAAGGTTGATGATATTTGGTTACCCTCTTCATAGAATTTATCTACTGTGTTGGCATATTCCATTTTAATCTTCATCGGGTCCTTAGCATGGGGTTTGTATTTTTCCTTATACCAGTTAGTGAAGTCATAAAACGTTACAATTGGCTTAAATAAGCCCATTTTACCTAACAAAGTACTGGTGAAGCTATGTATGGTTGTTATCTTCACATCGTGCTTAATTCTGGCCCGTAATTCGTTTACGGCGTCATTAGTAAAGCTAAAGAAAATGATTTTAGTTGGATCCACACCGTCAGCAATCATTCGATTTAACCTACCCACAGCGGAATAGGTTTTACCTGAACCAGCTGTGGCTGAAAGAACAATGGAATCGGACTCTTTAAAGTTGATAAATTTTAATTGCTCGTCTGTGTGTTTATTCATTACGGTTATTTTTTAACAAAAGTAGGTAATTATTTGGTTAGTTCCAAATTTTTGTTTAATTTTGTTTTATGACTAACCAAATTACATACGATACTTGTTTCGTTCCTTACATTGGTAGATTTAACAAGGTTATTTTAGATGATGACCATACCACGAAATTAGCAACAGCCGTTGGTACCATGATTAGAGCTCATGAAAAAAAGTTAAACAGAAAGCTCAATACTAATGAAATTGAAAAGTATAAGAAGATTTATACTCAATTAGCTGGTGATGTGGTGCTTGAACAATTACTACAATTAGATTTTGTTGACATCAATAAGTTTGAGCCTGGCCAACAATCATTCATCACGAAGGTAACAAAAAATAACAACGTTTCCGTGGTTACCTTCTCATATGGGTTGTTTCCTTTAGTCTATAAAAAGACATTGAAAAAAACCATATTCATCTGTATGGTAAATAAGAGAGAATTCTATGTTTGTGGGTTGGGTGAACCTAATATAGTTAGTGGGTTTAATACCCAAGAGCTTGTTTTATCCGATAGATTAAGGGAACTTAATAAATCAGCATTTTATGCTTTTTATCATCTCAAACCTATAACTGATGACTTGGGTGCTTTTATGCGAATGACAAAATAGGGTTTATTTTTAATCGGGTTATATTTATAATTGTAAAAAGCCTCGTGTGGCTATTAACCTTGGGTACTAAGATGCCCTTGAATCGTTAAGAGCGGTAAAAAGGTTAGTATAATAAAATATAAAACGAGAAAACAATGAATTACACAACAACAGCTGTGTATGGTACTTATTATATGCCGTACCCAGAAGCCTTTATCACAAAAGGTAAAAACAGATTAAGACAAAACGGTTCCACCATTTATTTGTCTAACAACGATGAGTTTGAAATAGAACTCTACAATCCTAGGTCAACTAATGTATTGGCTAAAATCAAAATAAACGGAAATTACATTTCTACCCGTGGTATTGTAATTAAACCAGGTCAGAGAATCTATTTGGATCGTTTCATTGATGATTCAAAAAGATTCAAATTCTCAACCTATAATGTTGATGGGACCGATTCAGGAGCGGTGGCTGCTATTGCTATGAACGGTGATGTTCAAGTTGAATTTTATGATGAGACAATAATAAGTAGTTTCACATTAAATTACCCAATAATTAGCACATACGTTAGCAATACCGTAGTTTCGGATAACTTACACTTTAATGGGTCATTAACAGCTAACGGTGATCCGTTATATAGTTATTCATTAACATCATCCAGCAATTACAATAACAACCAACATCTTAATACGAGTAGTTCTGGTCTTAGAAGTAAGAGCATAGAAACTGGCCGTCTTGAGAAGGGGTCTAATTCGAATACCAAATTACAAAATGTGGATATGAATTTTAATTCATATCAATTCCATAGTATTAACTGGAAGATACTACCACAATCCCATGAACCAGTACAAGCATCCGATATTAAAAACTATTGTAGTGGTTGCGGATATAGAATAAGAAAAAATACTTGGACATTCTGTCCTAAGTGCGGAAATAACTTATAATAACACCACACGAGGTTTTTTATACTATTTCCCGCTATTTATATATAAAAAATATGAGCAAAAAATTAATACTAACAGAGAGCCAGGTTCAAATGATTATGGAGTACACCATGAGAAACGAACTTCATCACCCTGATGATCCGTCGGCTTATATGGATGACATGGAACCGAGCATGAGTGAACCTATCGTGGTTAGAGAACCATTCCAAATGGTTGGGTTTGATAATAACCAATATCTTTTAAAGAATCCTGATACTGGTGATGTGTTATATTGTATCGGTGATGGTTTTGGTGGTGATATTTATCATGCTATGCAAGATTATTTGTCTATTCCTCAAGAAGAGGAATCGAACGAAGACGGTACATATATGGTACCAGCTGATGGTTGGGAAGACAATGTAACAGAGGAGGATTTAGCTTTGGCGGTTATGAGTTATGTTAACGATCAATATAATAAAAATTTATTGAAAGTAACAGATGACGCTCAGGAATTTCAAGTTGACGCTGGTAACTACGAGTTTTTATTGGTAACACCAGATACACTGGATTATCCCGAAATCAGTGATGTTATATTAAGTCATGATTTATTGGAAAAAGCTCAGGTTTTATTTAGCAGCGGTATGTAAAATATTTAATAAAAATTGATAAAAGGTGCCATTTTAGGCACCTTTTTAATTTAATTTGACTATTTATAATAAATTATTTTCCATGAAGATTACAAAACAACAGCTACAAGAAGCCGTTAAAAAAACCGTCGAAGAAGATGGTTTATGGGATAACATAAGAAAAAAAAGAGAGCGTGGTGAAAAGCCAGCTAAACCAGGTGATGAGGATTACCCAGACAAGAAAGGTTGGGATAAGGCCGTTAAAGCATCTAAGAAGGAAAGCATTACCAATGCAAATATATTCTCATTGATTGATGAGATTATTATTAATGAAACTGGTGAAGGTATAATCGAGGATTTAGATTTCACTAATTTACAGATTTGTGAAGGTCAAATGACATATGAAATACTTGAAGAAGTCGTTAATGACGCATTATCGGAATACTATATGTTAACCGAAGAAAACTTAAATGAAGCAGAATACAAAGGTAGGAAGGTTCAGTTAGGTAAAATTAGTAAAGGTGACCGTAAGAAATATAAGGTTCATGTTAAAAACGCTAACGGAAACGTTGTTAAGGTTGAGTTCGGTGATCCTAACATGGAAATAAAAAGAGATAACCCTAAAAGGAGAAAGAGTTTCAGAGCAAGACATCATTGCGAAAACCCTGGCCCTCGTTGGAAAGCAAGATATTGGGCTTGTAAAACCTGGAGTAATAAACCAGTATCTAAAATGGTATAAAACATATAAATATGATATTCGATAAAATATTATCAGCCTTAGATTATAATCTTAAAAAGGCAATGGAACACGGCGGAACAGCCGAATCTGAAAGATACTTGACCTACGCAAAGAGATTTTTTGAAATGGCCGTTAAGGACATTGAGAAGAACTCAGAAGGTTACATTAACCAGCAGATTCAAAAATATGACGACGAACAATCGGGGATGCACACTAAGTTCCACGATACGGAAACACACATTAGTGAAACATTAAATGAGTCTAAACCAACAAAGTCTCAAATAAATGAATCTAAATTAGATAAGGCGCTTAAAAACTATAAACGTTTATTCTAAAACGAAATAGTACATCTTCCCACATAACCGTCTGGGGTCTGATCGAACCATTCAATATGACAATTGGTGGGATGTATAAAATTTGAAAACTTGTACATACACTCCTCTTCTTGGTTTAATTTAATTAGTATGGTTATTGATACCAACCTGACGAACTTATATTCGTCGTTATCGGATCCAATGTTTTGAAATAGATAAGTTACATGATCTTTATACTCTTTAAAAGGGTCAAAAAAGGTTTTGTATTTTATCGGAAATCTACACAAGATTTGAGAGTTAAAAATACGACAAAAATATTCAGATACGACAAATGGTAGTTCATTGTAATATAAACTTAATATGTCGTAAATACAATTCCACTTATTGTACTCCATTCATTATAGTATCAACCTTTGAGTAGAGGCTTTCGAGACTACCATCATTGACGATCAAATGATCGTACTCCATTCTATCTATTTCCACCTCAGATGCGTGGAAATCATCATCTGATATACCTGGCCTCACTACTTTTATTATAATACCACCCAGCGCTTTAATTTCTTCCGATTCATGGAAGAATCTAACATCAGCTATCGTTAGGTTTTTTTCTGGGTTAGCGGTGTAATACCTGTTAAAGCACTTAAGCCATACTTTTCTACCTATATCATCTTTAAATGAAGGGATGTATCGTTGAATATCATACTGCAACAATTCGGTACCAAGTACCTGTAACATCAACCTTGGTGTGCAACCCCAGAGCGGGTCTACTTCATCTTTAAGATTACCGAAGACCTGTTCTTCGGTGAAGCCGAAGAGTTCCATGCAACCCCTCTTAAGAGGGGTTGCAAAGCTATACTTATCATAACCATATTTGGATACCAAATAATCCGCTATTGTATCTTTTCCGTGGCGTTTACGTCCGAGTATACCTATTACCATAATCTTTTTTTACAATAGTAAGTATTTTTTCTGAGACTAACAAATAAAAAACCCAGGTTTTTATACCTGGGTTTTATTTATCCGTTATAACCTTGATCGGTGTCGTTTGGTCTATTATAATCTATCGAACCTGTTGATGTTGACTGTGAGTAATACGGTTCCCTTTCTGGTGGTGTACCGCTTTGCTGCGGAACCTCATCTGATTCTGGTGCTGTTTCTCCTGCTTTCGGTATTTTTTTCTTACCACTGGCATTAATATCATCTATTAACTGTCCAATGGCACCTTCAATATTATCTTTACTAAGATCCATATTGTTACGTTGTAATATCTCTTTGGCTTTATTAAATAAAGCTTCACGTGCTGGTTTTGAAACGTTCGTTAAATCATAACCAGCGATAACTAAACCAGATTGTGATGGTGTTTTCGCACCAGCGTCATCCGCTTTAAATGAATTTACAAATTTATTAAAGTCGGTTACACTACCATCAAAACGTCTCAATATAGTCATAGCGTCAGACTTTTTCATATTACCTAATGTATTAAAAAAGTTCTGTAAGAAATTAGCTAATTTGATACGATTCAATGGTTGACCGTATTTTTCCCTATAGGCCATTCTTATTTTTTCAACCGTATCAGGTAACATAACACTCGCAACTTGTCTAAATAGTTTTGAGTGATTACTTGATTGAAGTGCGCTTTGTTGTGACTTATTTAATGCTTCATTAATAATTCCAGTAATATCATCGTCACTAACGTTCTCAGCCAAACCTTCAAATATTTTGTTAAGATTTACAAATTCCATCAATGCCATAATATCATCGATATCACCAGGCTGTGTTAATTTCTTACTATTAGTACCTAGTTGTGCTCGTTGTTGGCCAACGGGTAATTGTCCAGCGGTTTGAGCACCAGAGCCTAATTGTACTTGTTGTTTTGCTGTGGGTAATTGTCCATTTGTTTGACTGCCAGCACCTAATTGTACTTGTTGTTTAGCTGTTGGTAATGAGTTTTGAGGTATTACTGATGGGTTTTGTTTATTTGGTTGAGCTGGTTGTAAATATTGCATTAAATCGTTTAACATTTGAGCTCTTGACGATTTACGACCTTTATATCTACTTAATGCAACCACAGCACCACCAGCCAACAAAGCAATACCTAATGTTTTTAACACTGGTGCCGCTATTGTTGCTTTCGCTCCTTTAATTGCGGTTGTTTTAAGTACCCATGTTTTAACGGACTTAACTACTAAACCAACTAATGATCTACCAGGTAATGTAACCAGTGTGTCACCAGCCGCGCGGCCAGTACCCGCCCAAGTACCCGAAAATACTTGTTTTAGTGTTGTTCCGTGTTCTGTTGGGTTATTTACAATCATGGTAAGGGTACCTCTCGCCGCTTCTGGGTCAGCAAAAATACCGCCTTTTTGTGTTATGATTTCAACACCCTTATTAGCGTCACCACCACCTAATTTGGATAATGCAGCAACCACATCTTTGGGGTTTGAATTTGGGTTTAAACTGGTACCAAGAGTTTTATTCATGATCTGAGTCAAACCTTCACCTGGTTTTACATTACCGAGAATAGCTTGTGCTTTTTCTTGGACTATTTGAGGTGTCCATTGACTAAGTTGTTCTGGTGGAAACATATATTCAATTAACCAACTTAAAGCACCAAACGAAGCAGCCGCACCCGTTAAGGCTAATGGTAACCTCCAGGATTTAAGTGTTTTCATACGATAACTATCATATGCTTGTGTATCACCTTGTTTAATTGATTGTTTAGTATCAGCAAACTTTTGTGTGAGATTAGCTCTTTTACCTGCTGGGTCAATAGCCCTAACATCTTCGACGGCTTCCGTGAAAACGGAGAACGCGGCTGTTAAATCAACATCTAAATATTTTTTAACGTAAAGTACAAGATCGGCGATAATTGCATTAGCGGCATCTACAGGTAAATAACCCTGTTCATTTGGTGATTTTTTTGCCGCCGCAATGATTGAATCATATACGTAGGCTATATCCATTATTGTATTTAAGAAATCATCCTGATTTTTATTATTTGGGAATTCTGGGTTTGTTTTTTTAATTTGTACATCGAGCATTTTGATAACTTCGTTACCCTTTTTATTTAATAACGCCGCTATCTCAGCATTTGCTTTTGATGTTGTTTGAGTTTTACCCATTATCTTACCACCAGCTTTATAACGACCCAATTTAGATAACGCATATTTTGCATTCTCCCACCAACCTTCATTTAATGAACTTAAATCAATTTGAGATAGTTCATTTTCCATTAACTCAGATTCGGTTAATGGTTGCATCTTTAGGTGTCTTCTGATTTCGTTAACCTCATTTAAAACACTTTGTTTTGTTTTCATTGTTAATTTAGATCTTGTTTCTGAGAACATTTTCTTTAGCTCTCTTTATTATTGTTTCTAACCTTTCATTTAAACTATCCTCACCGATTGTCTGTCCACCACTCGCCATATATCTCGCTGGTTCGTTGTTATACATATCGTTGTCGCTTTGATAACCATATTCCTCACCGTATTCATTCATCTCACCACCGTTTTCGGCTGATCCTTGTTTCACTTTCTTGATAATATCATTTTTATCTTTATCTGACATTTGTGACATATCAACCGCAGCAAGTATTGAGTTAATAACCGATTTATAATCAGTCGGTTGCATTTGTTGTCCAGCTTCTCTCATTTTCTGAGCAAGTTGTCCAGTTAGTTTTTGTATTTCTTCAACTGATGAATTTCCACCTTCGGCTGGCGTTGTATCGGCGGGTGCCGCAGTATCTGTTGGTGTTTCTGCACCAGCGTCAGCTGAGGTATCAGCTCCAGCATTACCGCCCAATAAATCGTTTTCGAGATCAGCAATTTCAGGGTCTGTTGAAGCAGAAGAACCAGCCGCAGTGTCCTGGGCTGGTTCAGTGAAATCTTGTGCGGTATCACCACCTTGAGGTGTTGACATGTCAGATCCTGTCTTTTTTAATTTTAAGACATACTTCTTCTCATTTAAGCTTTTTTTTTTAAAAATATCGATGTTCTCCTTTTGGCCGACAGCTTCGTTGATATCTTTGAATATAAGGTTCAAATGTTTCATAGCTTCAGCATATGACGAATAAGAGTGTTCTTGAATATTTTCAACGCCACTCATATATTGATAATCGTTATTAACTAATTTTTTAATATAAACGTGCTTTGATTCTTGAACAATGGCAAATTCGGTACCATCAGCAGCTACCGCTTCATGTAAAACAGAAGATTGTTTACCTATAAATGGTTTTACCTCTTCAATGTTACCCTTTTTAATACCCGCAATCTCCATTATTCTTGCAAGCTTATCATCAGCATTTGATATTTTTTCTGAACCGATTGGTCTCATAATTAAAAATTTTTTGTATTTATTCTAACTATAAATATCTAGCTTTTCGTTAAAGTTCGGAGTTTTCTATTGTTAATACCGCATCTTTTGCGGTATTTTTAATATCGTTGATTCTACCCATGTAACCTGAGCGTCTTAGGTATTTAAAAACGATATTTTCATTACTAAATTCACCTTCTTTCTTTAAACCAGACTGGCGATAATTTTTGATCTTTTCCTTGAGTTTTTTTATCTTATTGACTTTTGCTTCCGAATCTTCCATTTTTTCGATGGTTTTCAGTTCTTTCTCAAAGACTTTAACCTTGCTGATGATTAGCTTAGAATTTAACTCAAAATTCTCTTTATCTGGTATATTTTCCCATTTGTTGTAAAGTACGGAATACTTACCCAGAGATTCTGTTTTTTCACCAACACCCTGGGCGTATAATTCAACGTCATAACCCTTGATGGTTATATCGCGCTTTTCGTTATATATTTCCTTTTTAGCGTCGAATAACTCATCAACCACCGTTTCATCCGATTTAAGGGATGACTTATCAAAAATGATATGTAGATCAATGTCAGAGTATTTTGACCAGTTATAATTGACCAAACTACCAATAATAACAACATCATCAATCTCGAGGTTTTCAAGATTGAACGAATCAACAAAATCTTTGGCTATTTTAAGTAATGCGGATCTTACATCGGATTTTAATGTGATCTGATCAAACTCATCTGTTTCAACATTGTCCCAAATATCTGGGTTGAGATGTTTTTGGAGTTTAAAACTCTTTAATATTGAATCCATTTAATATTTTATTATAAATATCTCCATTTATAATAAGGATCAATTAGAATAGAGCTTAATTAAAACAAATATCTGAATGGTTAACAGAATAAACCCAATAAGAGTTCTAATAAACTCCATTGTGTTCTTATAACGGCCAATCTTATCCTCGAATGTTTGTTTTTTCGTTATTGGCGTGTAATCAGTGTTAAAACCTTCGTTCATATTAATATTCTATGTATTTGTTTAAAGTTTCAATTATTCTTCTGCGCTGTGCAAATGTTGGTTTCTCTTCTAAGACATTATCCATTTCCTCATCGGTCATTTCACCAGCAATGAAATTATATTCATCGTCGGTTATTCTAAGATTTTCTTTGATGGCGACGTCCATCATACCAAATAACCCTTTAACATTTCTATTACCGTACTCGGCTATTGTCCATGCTCGTCTGTTTATTCTACTCATATTAATTACTTAATGGGTATTTTATAGTTGGGTATGATTGTTAATTTTAATACGTGTTTTAGGTATATATACTTAATATAAGAACGCAAATATTGAAAATATAGTTTTAATGATCTCAAACGTATTTTTAATTTACCGTTTTTAAACCTTACTGTATTTGTTTTTACTTTGCTAAGTAAGTATTTTAAATCAAACCGAATGTTATTAAACGGTTCATCATGTTCGTTAACTGGTATTGAGATTTCAACTGATGATGAGGTTATTAGTTTAATTAATTCTTCATCAATAAACAATAACTTCTTACCTGAAATAATTTGATCGAGACCAATTTCACCGTATTTATTAATTACATAATCAGTAATTTCTTGATTTATATATATTTTATCCATATTAATTACTTAGGGGGTATTTTATTGTTGGATGTGATTGATAATTTTCAATCGTGAAGTCTGACGGATCTAAATGACCTAATAATGATAAATCATCAGATAATGACTTATAAAAATCATCAGATTTACCCATCTTAAGTGTTGGTAATTCATATGGCTCTTTTGTTAACTGTTCTTTAACACCATCAACCTGATTAAGGTAGATGTGAGTATCACCCAAAGTTCCAATCAATTCATCTGGTACCATATTAACCATTTTACCAACAATCTCCAACAATAGGGCGTATGACGCTATATTAAAAGGTAACCCCAATGGTGTGTCAACACTGCGCTGATTCCACATTAAGGAGATTGCTCGTTTCGGTGTAGACGGTTTAGCAATTTCTTCAACTATGTAGAGATTCTCCCATTCAACATCAGTATTTTTCATAACCCATTGAACTTGTTCTTCCCAAGTTAGTTCTCTGGTATAAACCTGAAACCCATAATGACATGGGGGCAAAACCATTTCATCTACTTCTCCGACATTCCAGGCATTTACCATCAATCTTCTTGAATCTGGATTTGTTTTTAAGTCGCTGATTAATTTTTGCATTTGGTCTAAAGTTCTGAGATAAGCATAACCATCCCATATATCAACGCCGCAAACTGACTCATCAATACCTTTTATGTCTTTCTTATTTTCTCTTGTAAAGTATGTCCAATCTCTCCACTGCTTACCGTAAATAGGTCCTAATTCGCCCCACTTCGCTGCAAACTCAGGATTAGTTTTTATTTCGTGAATAAATACCTCTTTTGACATAACATCTTCATAACCTTTAAAATGATCTGAGTACCTCTTATACGCATCACCATCCCAGATATGACAGTCATTATCCACAAGGTACTTGATGTTTGTATCTCCACGTAAAAACCATAAAAGTTCGGTTACGATGCCTTTGAAGTACATTTTTTTTGTTGTGAGCAGGGGAAATTTTCCGTCTTTAAACTTATACCTAATTTGTCTTCCAAAAACACTCAATGTACCTGTACCAGTCCTATCTTTTTTCTCCACGCCATTTTCTAAAATGTCTTTTAATAGGGCTTGGTAATCTAAATCTAATTGATTCATAATATTATAAATTAATTCCTTTATTTATTACAGATTCTCTTTTAATAAGATTTTTTTCTTTTTAAATTTAATTAAAATCTCTTCTATAATATTCATTATGGTTTTCCTTCAAATACCGACATTGTTCCAGTACCCACCCTATCTTTTTTTGTATATCCGTTATCTAGGATATCCAGGAGTAATGATTTGTATTGTTTATCTATGTTATTCATGTTGTTCTTTTATCTTTAGGTATTATATATGCATATCTTATGGTTAATGCTGTTTCACCATCAACCACACACACTGGCATAATATCATACAGATATATACCAGGAATTAAATACCCCTCACAATAAACTTTCTTATTCATTAACCATTCCTGATACGTTTGGCCCACTTTTAGGTTCTCGGTTTTAACACGCCAATGAGGATATTCCCCATTAATACATTGCATTTTATTTGGTTCTGTATTACTATCTTGTAGCGGATGATAAACTTGTATGATTTCCATATACTATCGCTTAATTATTCAACATTTCTCATCACACTATCAACAAGACTAGAATCAACAGATCTAATCTTATCTAAGATAATTTCGTAGCAACCAATATCGATTGATATGGTTGAGGTTTCACCCTCAAGACTATCAATAACATATTCTTTATCAGCAAGAATTTTGTTGTGTGCTTTTTCAAGCCAAACAATATGCGTAATATACGCACCCGCAAGTAATCCGAGTATTAATAAACACTTTTTCATTATGCTGATACTGGGGTTACTTTTCTGTAGCTGTAATTCTTTTTGATGTTAGTGTTAAAGTACTTACCAGTACTCTCAGCCAGGTTTAACGCAGCAAACACTTCATGAGGTACTTCATCATACTCATATAAACCCTCATTATTAAAGGTAAGTGTTAATTTTTTTGTTTCGGTATCATATACACCCCTCTTAAGGTTTGAGCTGTCGTATTCGCAGATTACCTTGCTACCTTCGTAATTTTTACTTTTAGTCATTTAAATTGTATTTAGTTGTTTTTATTGTTACTGAAAAAGATTTGATTTCGTTCAGCGAGTATACTGTGTTAACTTTGTTTATAATGGGATCCTCAGACTGAGGTACTATTTTGGTTTCAACCAAAAGGAAGTTTCCACTTATTATATAAGTGGAAACCTCATTAATCTCCTCAAATGAACCATTCTTGTAACATATCGTTAATCTTTCCACAATCTTTTTTTTTTACAAAAATACAAAAAGATTTTGAAAATGTCAAACAATTACCTATCTTTGTAAAAAATAAAGTCAAAGCATGAAAGAAAAAATGTCAAACGAACTCAGACTGGCGTTCAATGCCGCAAAAGATGAAGCTTTTCGTTGTAAGGATTCTAAACTAAGACTTGAACACGTATTGTACGGTATTTTAACTACCGATAATATAATTCATGAGATTCTTAACGAGAGGGTTTCCGACTTTGGACTATTAGTCCAGGATATCGAGAATTTTAACAAAAGACAGACCGAACAAGCCGATATTACAAACGAAAGCATATTGCATTTCGATACTCTATTACAGGAGGTGTTAATGCAGTGCTCAAAAATTAAAAAGAAAGAAGAAAACATAAACCCAGAACTATTCTTCCTTACTGCAATGGATTTAAACGTGGCAATTATCAAAATCATCAAAGATTGTAACATTACAAAACCTTTCATCGAGAGAAGGTTGAAACAACTCAACGTAACCGATGGTTACTTCGATGAAGAATCTGGTAAAAAAGGATCTTCTAGTGGTGAATCATCTTCATCCTCAAAAAATATAAAATCTAAGACGCCAATATTAGATAATTTCAGTCGTGATCTCACAACATTAGCATCCCAAGGTAAACTTGACCCAGTAATTGGTAGAGAAGCTGAGGTTGAAAGGGTAGCACAAATCATCAGTAGACGCAAAAAGAACAACCCCGTATTAATTGGTGACCCAGGTGTTGGTAAGACGGCTATAGCCGAAGGGTTAGCGGTTAAAATAGCAAATAACGATTGTCCTCGTACACTACAGGGTAAGCGCCTTGTTGCTCTCGACCTTACTTTAATGGTTGCGGGTACAAAATATCGTGGTGAGTTTGAACAAAGGATCAAAGGTCTTTTAGAGGAAGTACGTGATAACAGAAATGTTATCTTATTTGTGGATGAATTACACACACTTGTTGGTGCGGGTAATGGTGCTGGTGCATTAGATGCGGCAAACGTATTTAAACCCGCTTTGGCGAGAGGTGAGGTACAATGTATAGGTGCGACTACTCTTGACGAATATCGTGAGTACATCGAAAAGGATGGTGCCCTGGAAAGAAGATTCCAAAGGGTTATAATCAACGCACCCACCCTAGTTGAAACAAAACAAATTCTCCTTAACTTAAAGGATAAATACCAAGATTTTCATAATGTAACTTATACTGACGAAGCCATAGACGAGATTGTTCGTTTGGCTGATAGGTATATCACAAATCGTGAGTTTCCAGATAAGGCTATTGATATTATGGATGAAGCGGGTTCACGTGCTCGGGTTAGTCTGAAAGCACCTAAAGAAATTAAGGTGCTTGAAGATAGACTCAAAGTAATAAAAGATAACAAACAGCTTGTTGTTAAGAGCCAGGATTTCGAGAAAGCGGCTGAGCTTAGAGACCAGGAAAAGAAAGTTATTACTGAACTCGATAAAAGAAACGCAGAGTGGAAAAATCGCATCTCAACCGAAAAAACGGTGGTTGATGACGAAATGATATGTGAGGTTGTATCAATGATGACAGGTGTCCCCATTACTAAGGTATCTGAAAACGAAATCAAACGTTTAATCAATATTGATAAAGAAATAAGCAATTCTGTTGTTGGGCAACAAGATGCGATTGAAAAGATCGCATCGGCAATCAAACGAAATAGGACGGGTATCCGCAAACAAAATAAACCCATAGGTTCGTTTATGTTTATAGGCCCATCTGGTGTTGGTAAAACAGAACTTGCCAAGGTTTTGAGTAAAAAGGTGTTTGGTACTGAAGATTCTCTTATCCGTGTCGATATGTCTGAATACGGTGAAAAATTCAATGTAACCAAACTTATCGGTGCGCCTCCAGGATACGTTGGTTACAATGAAGGTGGTCAGTTAACCGAACAAGTGAGAAATAAACCTTACTCGGTTATCTTATTTGATGAGATTGAAAAAGCACACCCCGATATTTTCAATACGCTACTCCAGTTATTGGATGAGGGACATCTTACCGATGGTTCTGGTAGAAAGGTGAATTTTAAAAATACCATTATTATTATGACATCTAACACTGGTCTAAAAGAAGTACAAGACTTCGGAGTAAAAATCGGGTTTAATGCATCAGAATCATCTGATGATACCAGCAAGGATATCATTGAAAAAGCCCTTAGGAAACACTTCAAACCAGAGTTTTTAAATCGTCTCGATGAGGTTATATTCTTCAAGCATTTGAACACAGAAGATATTATAAAAATCGTTGATATTCAACTGAATGATTTGTCGGATAGGTTAGCTGAGTCCAACTATAGATTTACTGTAACAGAAGACGTAAAAGAAAAGTTGGCTAAATTGGGTTATAACCGAACTTACGGTGCTAGAGAATTACAGAGAACTATCCAGAAGTATGTAGAAGATCCTATGTCCGATGAATTATTGGTTGCTGGTATGCCAGAAAGTGCTAACTTCAGTGTTATCTTTGATAAAGAAAAAGATAAAATATTAGTATCACTAATATAAAATTAAGCGTTTATTTTTGCTGGGTATCTTGTTAATAAAGATAAATTAACAAGATACTCAACACCTTTATATAAACGAATAGTAAAACTAGACAATGAAAATAATTTTATTTATTGCACCACATTTATCGACAGGTGGTCTCCCTCAATATCTGCTTAAAAAAGTTGAGTCTTTGAAAAACGTATACAACATTTTTGTTGTGGAATACGAAGATATAACTGGCGGTAAATTAATTGTCCAAAAACAAAAGATCCAAAAGTTATTGGGTGATAACCTGATAACCATACCGCACGGTCATGATAAAGGATTATTAATTAAATTAATATCCAAAATCAATCCAGATATAATTCATTTTGAGGAGATGCCAGAATATTTTATGAGTGATTCTATAGCTTTACAAATTTATAAAGCTGACAGAACCTATAAAATATTTGAGACTTGTCACGATTCGTCATTTGATCCCAATAGAAAGCGTTTTAGGCCAGATAAATTTATTTTGGTATCTCAATACCAGGTTGAGATGTTAGCGCCTTTAAACATACCTTCTGAGGTTGTAGAATACCCTATAGAATTTAAAGAAAGACCTAATAGATTGGCTGCGTTAACGAAATTAGGTTTAGATCCAAGTAAGAAACATGTTTTGCATGTTGGTTTATTTACTCCAAGAAAAAACCAAGCTGAGTTTTTTGAATATGCGAAAGAATTCGAGAACCAAGATGTTATATTCCATTCAATAGGTAATATGGCCGATAACTTTAAATACTATTGGGAACCCTTATTGAAAAACAAACCAAACAATGTAGTTATTCACGGTGAAAAAGATAATGTGGATGAGTACTATGCGGCAATGGACTTATTTCTGTTCACATCAAAAGGAACAATTACTGATAAAGAAACAATGCCTCTGGTTATCAGAGAAGCTATATCTTGGAATATCCCTTCGTTAATATATAATCTACCCGTATATAAGAACTATTTTAATAACTATGATGCAATACATTATTTGGATTTTAACGATTTTAACAAAAACGTACATATTATAGATAGTATGTTACGATCGGATAAGGGTAAAACCGCTGTAATTATTTCAGCTTACCCGACAACCAAGAGTTCAATTGATTTAACATTAAAATCAATCATCTCAGCTAAGAAACAGGGATTTAATGTGATATTAACATCACATGCAAAAGTACCACAAGAACTCCAGGATGAAGCAACATATGTGGTATACGATTCAAATAACTTACTAACATATCATGATTTTTATAATCGTTCCTGGTATCAACATAATGATTATTCGGTTGAGATTAATTTAAAAGGGGAAGGTAATCATATTTATCACGGCCCTGCGGTTTATACTAACTATTACAACGGGATAGCTCTAGCTAAGGCTCTAGGGTATAAAAACGTAATATGTCAAAATTTTGACATGGATATTACCGATAAAAGTGTTTATTTAACCTTGGTTAATAATCTCCACGACAAAAAAGCGGTATTTAATTTAAACCATGGTGATGAAGGTGTGTGTTTTAGGACAGTGTTGTTTGCCACTGAGATAGATTTCTTCTTATCTAATTTCAAAGTCATAGATCATGAGTGTGATTATAATAATTGGAAAACCAAAGTTGGTTCTGAATCGAACGGGTTGGAAAATATGTTCTATCACACACTTAAAAATAGGTTGAATGATGTGTTGATATTATCCAATTCTGAGTTTTACGATATGTTAAAGGAGTGTACTATCGATGTATGTTCAATGGTAGAATATTTTACCGTATTACCCACCGATGAGAATGAGTTTGTTATTTGGTATAGTACGAGCAATTCTATTGATGATCGTGAGGTTTTAATAGAAGTAATGCATTCTGATGGAACGAGATTATTACATCAGCACTTAACAATTAAAAGTGTTACCCAGTATCATAGAATATTCAAATACTCAAACGGTACATATACAATCTTATTAACTGAAAATAATGAACTGAAAAGAAAAATTGTAGTAGACGAAAACTACATGAACACAAAAATAAAAAATAACGGAATCTTTAAAAAATTAATAAATGAGAATATGTCAAGTTAATCCAGGTTGTGGTATCCCTATACCCCCACCTAAATGGGGTGCAATTGAGCGTATCGTATGGGAATACACACAAAACCTAAGAAAATTAGGCCACACCGTAGATATTAAATATGCTAGTGAAATAAAACCAGGTGATTATGATATTGTACATTGCCACGTTGGCAATTTATGTGATACATTAAAAGCTAATGGTGTTAATTATATATTTCATTTACACGATCATCATGCCTATTATTATGGTAAAGATTCCGAATGTTATAAAACCAACAAACGTGCCATAGATAATTCAATGATGACATTGGTACCTGGTCGATTCTTGATTAAATATTTTAATTCACCAAAAGTACAATACCTATCTCACGGCGTGAATACTGATATATTCAAAAAAAGTAACAAGTCAAACTATGGTGCTAGAATACGTGATTTATTATGTGTTGCCAATAACGGAATGGCTGGTGATAGTAGTTATGATCGAAAGGGATTTGGTTACGCAATTAAAGCAGCTATGCGGTTGGATTTATCCATAACAATAGCTGGTCCGAAAAATAATTCAGAATTTTTTGCTGAGAATCAATGGGCTTTAGAGTATCCCAATTTAATTATTGTAACCGAACCAGATGAAGAAGAATTGGTTGATCTTTATAGTACACATAAAATGTTCGTGAACCCTTCAATACTTGAAGCGGGTCATCCTAACCTAACATTACTTGAGGCTATGGCTTGCGGTATGCCAGTATTAGCCACAATCGAAAATGAGACTAATTTACCAGGTATATATCGAATTGAACGTGATGTAGACCAGATTGTTAAAGCGATAGAATATGTGGATGTTAATTATGATTACTATCATCTAGCCGCTTTTAACACAGCGACTGATTTTAGTTTTAAAAACATAACAAATAAACTCGTTGGTATATATAATGAGATATTGAAACCAAAAAATATGAGAGAATCGTTAGTCAAAATTTATGAAGAAACGCAGATAGATTCAACCAACATAATTAAAACACATGAGAATGAAATAAAAATTGATTTCGTAGGCGGTGCTAATGTTGAAATAATCGGATCTAAACCAGCTAACTACGTTGTTGAATTTATAAATCAGGAAACTAATTCTATTGAATATAAAACAGAAATAAGTACCAACCATTGGTGTAGACCAAATAAGAAGTATTTTGTTAATTGGTTAATTAATATTTACGAAAATAACCAACTTATCCATAGTCACAAATATGACGCATCGGATAAAAGGGTTTACATCGCTTTTGAATCCAAAGCCATGGGTGATACGCTTGCTTGGTTCCCATCTGTTGATGAATTTAGAAAAAATCATAATTGTAAAATAATAGTTTCAACATTTCATAATGACTGGTTCGAAGCGGAATATCCTGATATTGAATTTGTTAAACCTGGCCAAGTTGTACACGACCTATACGCTATGTATCGTATTGGGTGGTTTTATAATGGCGATAAAATCAATTATGATTTGAATAGAGCTGATTTTAGAGCGCATCATTTGCAGCAAACGGCAACATCAATACTTGGACTACCAGCACTTGAGATTAGGCCAAAAATAACAGTACCAAAAAAGAAAACGGAGATAGAGGGTAAGTATGTTGTGATAGCACCGCACGCATCAGCACATGCAAAGTATTGGAATAACCCAGGTGGGTGGCAAACCGTCATTAATTGGCTTAATACAATAGGTTATAAAGTGGTTATGCTTACAATGGAAAAACTGGGTGTTGATTCGGAAGATGCTAAACTCGGAGGTACATTAACTGGAGTAATCGACAAAACTGGCGATATATCAATACAGGACCGAATGGTTGATATTAGGGACGCAGATCTCTTTATTGGTCTTGGGAGTGGTTTGAGTTGGTTATCTTGGGCCTTGGGTACGAAAACAATGTTAATATCTGGTTTCAGCAATCCGTACACTGAATTTAGCGATTGTATCAGGATATTTACCAATAAACCATACACTTGTAATGGGTGTTTTAATAAACAAAAATTAAATACTGGTGATTGGGATTGGTGCCCAGAACATAAAGGTACTCATCGCCAGTTCGAGTGCACCAGAACTATCCAACCAGATGAAATAATAAACGCAATAAACGATATTTTGCTTTAAAATATTTGGTTTATTCTAAACTTTTTACTAAATTTGCGCCAGGGTGAAAACTCTGACGCAATTTTTTTTAACTTAAAACTAATTTTTTTTATGACAAAAACATTTTTTATTACATCATTATTTATCGTATTGATATTATCGTCGTCAATTTTGACAAGTGGTTTCGCCGATGAAACCAAAAAGGAAGCCGTTGTTGATTCTGTTAGTGTTGACAGCACTTATAATAAATTACCCGAATCGGTAAAGTTGTTTACATATATAGTTAAATATGCTAATGAATATTCCATTCCTGTAAATATAGCTTTCGGTATCGCAAATAAAGAATCGGGGTATAAAGGTCCGCTACACCTAGAATATAATCCCAAACTCACATCAAAATCAAAGGCTTACGGCCCCATGCAAATTAAATTAACCACAGCCAATTTGGTTTCGGATAAAAAAATAACTAAGTCCGAATTATTAAACAATTCGGAATTAAATGTGCATTTAAGTCTTAAGTTATTATCTCAACTCAAGAAACGATATGGAACCTGGAAGCTGGCGTTGGGTGCGTATAATACTGGTAAACCAGTTGTTAACCAATACGCCAGAAATATTGTAAAATTTAACGCAGATAATTATTTTATATGGAACTAAAACAAAGATTAATCAATGTACTGTCCGTTCCGTCATTCTCGGGCAAAGAAAGCAAAATGACACAATATATCCTAGATTATTGTCAAGCACATAACTTATCGGCATATTCCGATGAATACGGAAACGTATACGTTACAAAGGGCTTGGCTGAGGTTTACCCGTGTGTGGTTTCACATATTGATACTGTACACCCTATAACGGAAATGGATGTATGTGACGCTGGTGATGTATTATTCGCAATGACACCAGATGGTCGACGTACAGGTATTGGCGGTGATGATAAAGCTGGCGTATTTGTTTGTTTGGAAATATTAAAAGACACCGACATAATGAAAGCCGCTTTTTTTGTAGCTGAGGAGGTTGGTTGTTTAGGTTCTTATTTATCGGATCGTAATTTTTTTAAGAACGTGGGATATGCCATTCAATTTGATGCGCCGTATCATGATTGGATTTCATATCGTTCAGATGGGGTTCAATTATTTGAATTGGATTCTGAATTTTTTCAGAAAATAGAACCAATATTCCAGTCGAATATGAGGGGGTATTCTAGAAAGTGTTTAGGTAATCATCCTTATACAGATGTATCAGCGTTAAAACGCCTATATGACTTTACCTGTATTAACTATTCTGTCGGCTATGAGAGGATGCACAGCCCCCATGAGATAGTTGTGGTTAGTAATGTATTAGCCTGTCTGGAAATGGCTAAAAAAATGGTTAAATCACTGGGTAACACCAAATATGAATTAACCTCTAGAGAATTGGTTTCAGAGGAATATATTGATCGTGTGAAACGAAGAATGGTTCAGATGATGTTATAAAAAGGAATGGGACTCGAAAGAGTCCCATTCTTATTATAAGGTTAATTCGATTATCTGAATGAATCGATACCGAATGTTACAACGTTCTGTACCTTAACCACACCATAGAAACGGTTGTTAACCATCTTCTTAGCGTAACGAGTCATGATACCTTTCACAGGGGCGAAAGTGAACGGATTATACATTGTTGGTGTTAATTGCAATGGTACATATGGAGCGTAGATGTAACCAGTATCTAACAATGAAGTACCTTTGTGACCGATAAGGATCGTGTCAGCAGGGAAGTAAGGGTCACGGTAAACCTGGTAACGACCAGCTAAAGCACCCACTCTCTCAATACCCATGTTATACTTGTCCTGATCTGGAGCGGCGTTTGATACGTGGAAATATTCCAAGTCATCAAAGATAGCTGATACCTCAGCAGAACATACGATGAAGTTTGCACCACCTCTTAATGTTGCTTTGTGGATCTGTGCAGAAACCTGGTTGATTGCTGTAACCAATGTTTGGTTCCATTCTTTCTGAGTATAGAAAGCACCAGCTGCGTTAATATCGATACCACGACCTGTTGCACCTTTATAATCCCAGTATAATCTCCATGCAGCACCTCTTCTAAGGTCTTTAAGGATTTCCCTGTCGATTTCAGCAGCTACCTGCTCTGACAATAAAGCTGTTAATTCAGCCTCAGCGTCAATGTTATGGAACGCACTAACGTCCTGAGCAAGTTCTGGTGACCACTGCGCTCTTAATTTTCTTTCAATAACTGATACAGTTACAGACTTAAGTTCGAAAGAAACTTCGCCCATATCATCAGCTAATTCAAGAGAAGCGTACTGCTTAGCTGTAGCTGTTAAACCAGTTATTGCTATTGTTGTTGAACCTGTGTTAGGGATTGCAACATAAACCACACCGTTTGAGTCCATTAACTGATTACCGTATTTCTGACTTGGGAAATAGAAATCAACCGCTGAAACTGAAGGGTTAGATGATGTGATTACCATAGATGACATAAAGTCTTCAATGTTTTCCCAATCAAAACCGTTACCCATTGTGAAAGTTAATTTTACAATACCTGTATTACCAGATGTGATACCAGTTTGGTTAGCAACCGCAAAACCAGATGTTGATGTTGAGTTAAATGTATAACCCGAACCGTAAGTTGAGGCTGTTAAAGTAGTATATTTACCTTTTGATTTATCAAAGAAAGCGTCATCACCATAGAAACCATCATAAAGGTTGTTGTTATCTGAGAAGTCGTTACCAGATACCATACTCATCATGTTGTTACCACCAGTTGAACCTGTACCAGCACCATAGTTAATATTAGCGTTAGCTAATGATTTCGGTGCGTTTGTTGAATCGAAACGTGATTCACCAATTTTTGGTACGAAGTAGAACAATTTACCAATAGGTAAGTTTAATGCTTGTACTGAAACGATTTCGTTTGCTAATAATTTTGAGAATACTCTCCTCACGATTGGAAATACAACAGTTTCAAATGAACCTTCTGTACCCAATGTTGTTGATTCGTTCAACATCCAAGAAGCTTGGTTTTCATAAAGTTGAGCGATGTTTTCTTTTCTATGACCAGTTAAACCTTCTAAGAGGCCTAAGCTGTCCCATCTATTGATAACGTCCTGACGAACTCTTTTTAAGTGGTTTAACGACACGTTACCAACTTTTCCTGATTCTAATAATGCACCCATGTTAGTGTGTTTTTGATTTGTTTTTGATTTATTATTTCATTTTATTGATCATATCCAACATTCTTTCGAGTTGTGGATTCTTATAAGCGGTTGATTCATTAATTTTAGAAGCGCCACTTGTTTTTTGTGTTTTAAAAACGTGTTCTTCGATTACTTTATCCGCCGATTTCTTACTTTCGTTAAGTAATGAATTAAGACTGTTGTAGATTTCTCTTGACTCAGATAAATTATTAGCTTTATCAAATCTCTTGATTATGTCTAATTTTTCATCCTTAGTAGTTGTGTTCTCGCTTAATAATTTTACGATGTAAGAAAGGTTCGATGTGAATAATGCAACCTCTTGTAAATTACCTTTAAGATTTTTGATAGCTGATTTGTATTCAACTTCTTTAGTCTTAAATTCTTTAACTAAAGATGTCATATCTTGTAACTCTTTAGCTTTTTGTTTGTTTTCAGCCATTAAACCTTGGATCTTTTTGCGAGTTGTCACCAAGCTTTCCTGTAACTCTTTTTCTTTAACATTTTGAACATGTTTTAAGGCTTTGTTATGGATATGTTTAATTTCATCAACGGTTTCTTCTTGGTCCACATTCTTCATGTGTTTTTCATCATGCATGTTTGTTGTTGTTGATTCATCTTCTTCCTCAGCCTCATCGATTTCGATTTCGTAAACTGGTTCACCAGCTTCTTCTGCGATCTTTTCGTTATCGTCTTCACCTTCTTCATCGCCTAGTTCTTCTGTTGATTCCTCATCAGGTTCTTCACCTGGTTTTTCACCCATAGGTTCATCACTTGGCTCATCGCTCATAGGTTCTTCCGTCCCTGGTTCTTCGTCTTCGCTCGAAGGTTTTATGTTAATTTGAACACCACCTTCTGGCGTTTGAATAACTTCGATTTCGTCGGCTGGAGTCATAAGGTTAAAATGTTTAATAACCTCATCGTCTGTTTTGTCTGTTAAGTCAATTACTTCTGGTTCTGTTATATCCGTTTCAGAATCCGAATCATCAGCACTAAAAGTATCATCAGCACCCATTTCATCGTCTTCATCATCACCAGCAGTCATTTCTTCTGAACCCATTTCCTCACCGTCTCCGTCAGTTGGTAGATCATCACCAACCATATCATTTGTCTGATCAAGAGTTTCATCTTCCTCAGATTCGTTTAGGCCTTTTCTAACGATAGCTTCAAGATCCTCCTTCAAAGTACTTTTAAGAATGTGGTTTGCATTCTTTTCAAGCCCTTCTTTGATTTCTTTAATCTCCGCTAAAGTTTCAGCTAAAATGCTTGTTTTATTCATGTTAGTTTTTATTTTACAAAAAATTATTTTGTGTACTAACAATAAATATGCATAATTTCAGCAAAAGACTAATGTATTACATAAAAATAAAAAAAAACCACCCAAAATAGGGTGGTTTTATTATTTTTTTTAAAAAAAGTTCAATTTATCCGTTAAGATCAACGCTATCTGGGTGTATTATTCTAATAATCTTTGATTTAGTAATACCTTCGATGCTGTATTCCATCTGTGTACCATCAAGATCTTTTGTGATCTGAACCTGAACATCTGTCGGATCTACAGCTTTAATAAGATAGTTTTCTTTAATCTTTTTAATCTTTCCTGTTTGTTCATCTTCCGTAATGAATTGAACTGTTGCGTTGTACCAATTAAATACTTTTTCCATAATCTTGTTTTATTTTTACAATTGTTTAGGTTACAATAGTAACCAATCTTTTTGATAAAACCAAATTATTTCTTTAAGAATGATGAAAGTCTTTCCATGAAGTCTTCTTCGTCACCACCTCCGCTTCTACCCATAGCTATCGCGGGTTCATTATTAACAGTCATTTCATCGTATTTAGCGAAGTCATTAATATCTTTATAAAGATAAGAACCTGGCGTAGATGGTGATGATACGATATCCCAACAGATAAGTTCAAAATCATCTTGAACCATATTCTTACCGTTAACTTTCTTAAGACTACCAACGCCTCTCGATGATATACCCAGTGTCATACCATAAGACAAGTAATGAGCAACTAAGTCACCGTGGCAAGAGATAACACCGCTCCTTCTGTAACCCTCAGAAACCAATATTTCTAGTTTACCGATCAGCACATTATCTTTCCATATTAACTCAAGAATTCTGTGCGGTGAACCACCCTTCAATGATATAACCGACGAATTACCAGTCCAAGCACTTTTACCGTTATCTCTAAAATACCATATGTGGTTAGGTACCTCAACACAATAAACAAAATCATCATAATCAATTTCTTCAGTTTTTAAATTTCTAACATCAAGCCATACGCCGTCAGTCGAAGAAACCGATAAAAACCACATATTATGACAGTTTTCGCCTTTTATCAACCTTTCACCTATACATCTGTCAAATTGCCTATTTTCTTCTCTAATTGTTCCAGAACCACCAATTTTAATTAATATTTCGTGTAAATCGTCTATGAGTTTTTTTGATACACTAAAAACATCCACTTTATTATAAAAACCTCGTTTACGACCATCACCTAAAACAAACATTTCGAATAATTCATTTAATAAAAAGGGTGATGCGTTTTTTAAGTCTTTTGGGATAAATTTTGTTTCTGAATTACCTATTACCTTTAAGTAATTATGTAATCTAGCGTCACTACAAACAAAATCAGTTCCTGATCTACCCCAATATAATTTAGTTTTTTCTAGTATCCCTCTAATTAATTGTATATTTTCTTCCTTTTTTTGGGTAATGCTAATTTTGTACCCATATGATGAATCGCCACGAGAACCTTGTACAGAACCCTCAGACAACCAAATACCCATAAATTGATAAAAAGTAATAGCGTCAATTATTAAATCTTCACTGTATTTTTTAACTAATTCATCTGAGCAGCGCTTACCTAATTTATTTTTCGGTATACCTGGTATTACCACAAATTCTTTATTAACACCGCACCAATTACCTCTTTTAGGTATATAGTAATCACCACAAGATTTAATTGTTTTATTATGTATTTCTTGAGCGGTTACAAATTTACCTAAACGAGTTCTTTTATTTATAATCCAAAACTTATGGTTAGGTGTAACAGTAACATCTATATTTCTACCCGAAATACGGATCATCTTACCTTTATAAGGTTGGGTTATTTTTTTTGTTATTTTTTGAACCTCAATCTCATTGGTATTCGGGTTTAGTGTTAAAATATCCTCATCATCAGAAATTTCATCAATTCGTTTCCAACCACTGTCAGTTAATATCTCACATGTTTTTTGGACACAATCTGGGTGGTCTAATTCATGGAAACTGGCGTTCTTTCTAATAACTTCCTGATATCTTTCAACCTCACGTCTTAAAATATCTTCGGGATATATTCTACCATTTCTGTTTTCAACACCATATTTTTGGAGTGTAGCATAATATATCAAAGGGGCCGATAAATCCAGCTTTTGGTAACTCTCGGTTAGGTTTAAATTTAAATCTCTACCAATTGATCCAGATTCCTTATCTATGATTATACCGAACCCTTCTTCGTTTTCTTTTAATATTCTCAAATTCATAGTTATTGTTTATACATAAATATACAACAATAAATTAAAATGTTATTAATCGTCATCATTTCTATTAAACCCTATGACTGGTTGATCATGCAACTTAGTATCTTTTAATCGTTTAATAACCTCTTGGTATTGATTATCTAAAATATACAACGAGATAAACACCTCTTTGATGTGCGCCATTGTAAAGTTCTTAGTATCTTTAACCAATTTATTAATATCGTATTTATTTTTATCATCTGGGTGGATCTTAGTCTCAAAAAAAACTAACCTATCCTCATCAGTTGGTTTTTTTATTTCATATGTCTTATCAAAACGAGACGGTCTATTCTTAATTCTATCTGGTATGTGTTCAATATTATTAGTTGTGGCTACATAAACAATGTTTTCAATTGAATTTAAACCATCCAGGAAGTTTAAGAACACCTCCTCACCGTATTTACCGATAATTAAATCAATATCTTCAATTATACATAGGATGGGTCTTGTTTTTTCAACTTTTCTAACTAACTTAGCTATTTCAACCCAGTTTTGAGGTGAGTCGAACAGTATACAGATACCGTTTAATTTTTTTAATTCTTCAATCAACAAATAGATAAATGTTGTTTTACCACAATTGTGATGTACCACAAAATCTGATGTTAAATAAAGATGATTAGAGTCTACTACGAAACCGTAGAACGTACCATCGCCAACACTTTCACATTTAAATCCAGTTCGTTTAACATCCTTATTCATTAAACGAATTTTAGCTTTTTTTCTTGGTATTTTTGTCGGTATTTTTTCTAAATTACCCGATATTTGAATAGAATAATACTCACCATCAAATACCTTTTTTTTACCCACATAACAACCTTTATTGTTTTTGGTACATTTAGCATAAAACCCAAGACTAAGGCACAAATAAACAATATCATTAGCTAATGTTTCAAGTTTAGTGACATATTGCACACCCGTATTATGTGTTGAGGCTAAATTTCCCTGAGTGTAGCCATCGGAATCTATTAATCCCGCCAATAATTTTAGCCTATTCTCAACAGTGTTTGTTTTATATATGTGGGGTATATGCTTATTATTAAACAAATCTAACTCCTTAAATTTATTTAAAATTGAATTTTTACCTTTAGTTCCTTCCTCAGATCTAATGTTTAGTTTTTTTACTCTTGCATTTCGCCTATCAATATGTTCGGTAACGAACATATTGTTTTCACTAGCAAATGTTCTCCAACTAATTTCATTTTCAACATCAGCTGTTGTCAACGACGCCTCTGAACTTGTACCGTCACCAAGCCATAACCCAAGTATATATGGGTCAATGAAATCACCCAAATCAATTGGGTTATTAAAATCAACACAAGTTCTAGTTAATTTTAATTTCTCTTGTAGTGGTTTACTTATTTTATTTAAATATTCATCAACGGTTAGATTAATCTCGGATTTAAAAGCCCCATTACCAGATGGTACCAAATGTAAAACGTGATTTTTATTAACAATAAAAGGTTCACCCTTGTTTGGTGTGATTTTATACATCTCTTCAACCCCACCAACCAATTTTAAAACAGTTCGTGGGTTATTATCATTCCCCATTAACTTATCTCCAATTACGATATCCTCAACGTTTTTGGTTGTACCGTCAAACATAAGTATTTTAGTACCCGCTATGTGGCAGCCAGGGTGGCCGTGAAGAATTATACCTCTTTTTGGGTTGAGGTTATATTTTTCGAATTTATGCTTATTTTCCCAGAACTTTTGCAACTCCTCAATAATAGCCTGGTGTGGTAACGATGGAAGTTGTAAAAACTCTTCACCTTTATAACTCATGCTGGTCAAACCATAACCATTCATGTCAGTATATATGATCGAATATAAGCCGCTTGATATTGTTTTTACATTCTTAAATGAAAAGAAAAAATCTTTGTTGTTGGTCGTTACCCACGATTCAACAGTTGGTAACATATTATCTAATTCTTCTTTTTCTTGGTTCTCACTAAGTTTACCTAAGACACTATCAAGGTTTTCTAACCCATCAACATATATTTCTTTTGCCATACTTTATTTACTGGAATAAAACTTGTACTTATTATTTTGTACCACACTAATAACCGTCGTTGATATCTCGATCATTTTCTTTTTTAACATCTCCGAGTTGAATTTATGTGCGATTTTTGGATAGACCGTTACCTCAATAAACATAAAACTTTTTTTATTAAGTGATAAGCCCGATGATCTCAAGTCTAAATCCACAATAAAGTTATCATAAAAGAAATCTTTATCAATGGTTTCTGATAACTTATTAATGATTTTTTTTCTTGTGATTCTAATATTTGAGTCAAAATTTAATATTTCTGTGGGTTGTACCCAGGATTCAATATCAATATAAATTGCTCCTAATTTTGAAGCGTCAATGGTACCATACTTAACCCTAAAATGGTTATTTTTAAATAACCTTTTTTCTTTTCCAAATTTGCTGAACATCTCGTTTTCATATTTTATTATTTTTATTATAAGAAACGTTATAATAATACACAAAAAAATCGAGATTACCAAATTTAGTTAAAAGATTCTTTCAGTGAGATGATTTTCTCAATTTCAGCTACCGTTGGGGTTTCGTATTTTAAATTATATAACCTAACTTTCACTTCGAGTAGCTTCTTAGCGACATCAACATTTTCGGTTTTGATTATTTTTGTATCCACCAACTCGGTTGTTTCGTTAATAAGGTTATAGTAGAAGTTGTTGATTTTATTAGTGTCGTTTTCTATGAACAAGTCCAAAACTTTCACCTGGTATTCATTTAACTTAGATACATTTTCGTTAATACGAGTGTACAATTTTTCTAAAGTTTGTTTGTATTCAACCTTCTGGTTTTCTTTGTTCACAATCTGTTTAATTAAATTAACCTTACAAACGGCTTTAGTCTGTAGATTTATATTCTCATTAAATACAAGCTGATCCAACTTATATTCTATACTTTCAGGGTGTAGCGGTTTCTTATCTCTTGATTCTAAAATTTGCTCAAGTAAAGCAAAATTAGTATTATTAAAAGATTTTAAATATTTGATCGATTCTTCGACGAATTCTTTAGCGGTATCATCGTTATTGAAATTTACTTGTTTGAACAAATCGTAAACCTCATAGAATTCTTTTAGATTTTTATTTTCTTTAATGACTTTGATGAAGGAATAAAACTCTTTCTTAAAGTCTTTTTCGCCTTTATTAGCGTAAGTTTCTTCTAACTTATTTAAAACATTTTCTTTTAATATGCCGAACATAATAGTTAATTTTAGATAAATATTATCCAAAAACTCTAAAGTTAATCTTTAAGTAACTCATCTATCTCTTGGATTGTTTTTGTGATGCTTTCATTTAATGAAATACGTCTTTTTTCCAAGTTTTTCTTAGCTATCTCAGATAAATTATTTTTTTCCTCTGGTGTTTCACCGCCAACTGGTGACGCTGGTGCTTCAGCTCCTGGTGCACCATTTTCCGCTCCTGGTAAACCACCCTCGGCTCCAGGTACCTCGCCCCCAGGCGTACCGCCTTCAGCTCCTGGTTCAAGTGGTGTTGTAAAGTCCATACCAACGGTAGATGATCCGCCGCCACCTGGTTGTGGTTCTTGTGTTCCACCACCAGAAGCACCACCAGGTGTTGACATATTATCAGGGTTAATTTTGTATGCTTTATAGATTTCTCTGAATAAACCAGTTTGTTTGATTGTTTCACCGATCATTTTCAATTCCTCACTACCAGCTTTTTCAACAGCTTGTCTTTGAATATCAAGCTTAATATCTTCTTCTGACATACCAAGAATCTCTTTTTTAGCGAATGTCATTGATACCGCACCGAAACCATTACCAGCATCAGATACAGCATCTTTGTATAATGCAATCTTTTCTTTCCAGTTTTGTACCTTAAGAATATCGGCCTGTGTTGATGGTGTTGTTAATTGTAACGTAAAGTTACTTAAATCATCCTCATATCCTTTGGTATAAAGATGAATTATCGCCATTTTGTTTAACTCTTGGATCAGTGATTTTTGTACCCTGTGCACCGCTCTAGCAAAACGAATATCGAGAATCGCAAGATTCTTACCTTCACCAGTTGCTTCATCAAAACCTAAAAAGGCTTTAGGTACACGTAAAGCTGCTAACATTTTCTTTTGAATATACTCAATGTCAGCAATTTCGGAAAGATTTTGGGCACCAGGTAATGTTTCAATCGGCATTGTTAATGATGGGTCGCGAACTGGAATAAAGTAATCCTGATCAACCGCCAATGGATTGTATCGAGTATCGGTTTGTCCATTGTTGCTGTTAACCATATTAACTCTCTTAAAATTATTGGCAATCTTATCCACATACGGATCGATATCCTTATCATCCATATTACCCACGAAGATTTTGTAAACTCTTCTTTCGGGAGCTCTGGTTACACGATAGACAAGCATCGCATCTTCCGATAACAGTAATTGTTTCCATATTCTTCTTACTTTTTCGAGTAATGAGGTACCGTAAGGTAATTTTCTATCATCACCCAATAAACGGAAATGTGCTACCTCAAATGAATTAAATTCTATATTTTTATCTTTCCAGAAGAATTTGGTTACCCTTTCTTTTTGAATAGCATCTTGTGTGGTTACAAAATTAAACCCTGGTTCAGATCTTGTTATTTCTACGTTAGGTAACTGAGTACAGCCAACAATACCTTTTTTTGGTATTATCTTGATATATACGAAATTATCACCGTATTTACAAAGGTTTCTAGCCCAGCTGTTTAGATTTGTGTTTATATCCAGCGTATTTTCAAATAATTCAGTTAACTCATTTTTAATACGAGTACTTTCCGAATAAATTGTCAGTATTTTACCACTCTCGCTGGCTGTTGTGGCTTCGTCAGAAAAGATATCTAACGCTACAGCTATTTCTGGGGTATATTCCATTGCCTCATAATCATAGTACGAAGCTATCCTAGTAGGTTCGTAATAAACCGCCTTTTGATATAATTCGTTATCGATTTTTTTCCACTGATTCTGGAGATAAAAGGTTTGTTGTGCTTCTAATTTTTTCTGTTCGAGATCTGAGTCATTGAGATCGGCAAAAGATTTTGGGTCAATGACATAAGTTGGTGAAGTGGCATCACCGCCCAAAACACGACCTAGTTTTTGAAAGATTGTTAAATTTTTGTTAGCCATATTAAACTACATAATCACATTGTACATACGGAGGATATTTGTATTCGGTTGAATCCCAAACTTCTTTTCTCACATATGTTGTTAGGTTATCGTGGTCAATGGAACAATATACTCTATTTAGAGATGTACCATCTATACGATCTTCTTTTTTGATGTATGCAACATTATTGTGCATAGCACCAACCGTATTTATTTTTGTTATAACTATTCTGCGCTTATTCATACTTATCTACCAAATTTACCAAAAAGCCAGCCAAAGTCACGTGTATTTTTAAAATTATTATTATTCGCCACCCTTTGGGGGTCATTATAAAGCGTGTTTCTGGCCATGTTTATTGTATCTTGTAATAAATAGTCGGTGCTTGTATTAATCTCATTATCGCGTATTTTCCAACTTTCCAACATAGCTTTAGTAGCGTTATCAGATTCATGTAATTTCTTAAATGAGGTATTTGCCACAAATAAACACATACCCAAAGCCATAATACAATTATGAACAACAATACCGTTTGCTACAAAACTTTCATCGTCAGCCACTTGTAAATTATATACATCACCAATATATGTTGTTTTTTCAATCTTTACTGTTTTGGTACCATAATATATGTCTGAGATTAATTTATTATGAGATTGATTTGTGTATTTACCAATAGTGACCCAATATTGTTTTTTAGTTGGTTTACCATATCGATGCCTGTTAACGCATCTTATTTGTGAGTTATATCCTAGCCCAGCCGCAATATCTCTCATCGATAGAGCCAATTTTTTACTAATACTACAACCTATCACACATCTATCACGTTTATTTACCCAACCATCACCCTTTAACCAATATTTTAACACCAATGATAATTTATCACCCATATTAAGGTAATATGGTGGTAATATTTTGTTACGTTCATCATCGTAACATTCATTCAAAACATACCATAACAATTTTGATGAACATTTTACTATCGTACTATTTCCATCCTCTACGATAATTTTACATTTAACACCTAAAATATTATTCAAATAATTAAAGGTTTCATTAATTAGTTTTTTTTGATTACTATTAAAAGCTACTGTTATATGATAAATATCTATTTTTTTTGAATTTTTATATGCATGTCCATCAGCTAAAAATAAACCTAAAAATTTTGCAAAATTTTTATCAACTTTAATTGATTTTAATTTTAAATTTGTTTCATTATCATTTAATTCAAAATAATCGGTATAATTTAAATCAAAATCATCCATCTTTTCAAACTTCTCAATTATTGAGATTTGTCTGGGTTTATACTGATATTTTTCATTATAAACTCCATTTTTATCGATGCCCCATTCAGATGGAAAATACCATTTAAATTCGCCACCATTTCCAACCCTATTTTTTTTATAACCATATAATGGGTGGTTATAACTTAAACCTAAACTAATTTGGTTTGAGAAATTAAACTCGTACCAATCACCATTAAATTGTTTTTTTAGTGTATTAACGACTGGTCTATATCTACCCATATGCGTCAATACTAACTCCCCTATTTTTATTTCCTCTATAGGTTTATAACCAGTGATTGTTTTAATCAAAGTACCTTCTTTAAGACAATCATCGTGTGATCCTTTCATATGGTCTGGTTTACCGTTTTTATATATGAACTTTTTTAATTCATTTGTTAATCTTTGGCTTCTGATTTTAAAATCACCCCTGGCTACAGCTTCTTCTAATGCGGCAACGATTTGGCTTCTTCTGTTCCTTGATGCGAAATTGATACCAGGTATCATATCATCGGTAGGCGTGAAGAAGTAATTATCATCTCCCAAGTTATCGTAATGGAATAATTTCTTAGGAAAATTCATTTCTTTTAATTTGGCTGTTGCTGCGATACCCATACCACCAGTTATATCGAATGTTGTTAGTGCGTTATACATCTTACTGTATTTTTCAACCAGTAATGCCGCTACGTCTGGTGGTATTTTACCATGGTATTCAACCACCTGTTCAAATGTGTCATAGTCGATAATACAAAAACCAGTAGCGTCCTCAGAATCACCACGGGAAACGTCTAAACCAGCTATATATCTGTGTCCACGTTGTGGGAGTTCCCATATCCATAAATGACTATCCCATTCTTTATCTTTTATAACGGGTTCCTTAACGTTCTCTTCTTCCTGTTTTCTGATTATAGAACCTTCAATAACGTTATCACCAGAACCTATAAAAGCACAGTTATGCGATAATATATTATTAGTATAATAGATATTACCATCGGCAACCTCAATTAAATCATAAACATCAGTAAATATATCAATTGGTGTGATTGATACGACTGATAATTCGCCATTTAACCCAACCAACGTATCACCAACATTAAGATCTTTAGCGTATATTTGGTTATCGTGTTTATCGATGAATATATGGTTATAAGTAATACCAATCTCTTCATTATTTTCTAAAATAATTTTTAGATATGTGTTTTTTGTTTGTTTAATACCATAAAAATCTTTAAATCCGTTTGGTGTTAAAACTTCGTAATCACTATTTAATTTAATATTCATTTCTAATAAATTGTAAACACTTTTCAATTGTGTTATTATTTTTATTTTTTCTACTATAATCTTTTTCATTTAAGATTAAAAGATTTAGTTTCGTTTTTACCAGAAGTTAGAGTCTATTATTTAATTCATTAATGGTTACTTTTTCAATAACACCAGTCTTTTTATTCCTAATAGTAATTAGTGTTTCACCCACAACACATTCCAATTCCTGGTTGATCATACGTTTATTTAAGTTCATATCACGGCACATACTCTCATACCACGTTGAGTGTGGTTTAAAGCCATCCGAAAGATATTTTTCAATGGTATCAAATGATAATGAAATAGCGTTTTCAACCACAATATCCGTTTTTTCATTATTTGGTTTTTGAATCCAATCAACGATATTTGGCGTTTTGATTAATCTTAAATCTTTGTTGAATCGAGGATCTTGCCACCATTTCAAATGTGTGATTTTGAATTTGTTGGTGCCGTTTAATGAGTTCTCGTATGCGTCGTAATAGATCTCATCGATACCGTTTGGTGTTGAAATAAGGGTAGCTTTGCCGCCAGTACCGATAGAGGCGAGACATGCAGTCCAAAGCGCCTGGCCACCTTCAATGAACGCAGCCTCATCCAGGATCATCAGCGTTGGTGTATAACCACGTAAGGCATCGAGTGATGTCGCAACTGATTTGATTTCGGAGCCGTTAGTTAATTTAACGTGTTTCTGAGATGATTTATCAAAACCAATACCAACCCAATCGGGAAGTTGTTTGATGAAGTTGATGATTTTATTTTGGAATTCAATCGCAGTTTCTTGCTTATTCGCAAGGATAAGAATTCTCTGTGGGTTATCTTTTGGTGCGAATGCGGCGGTAACGGCGGCATAAGCAGCTGTAACGGTAGATATACCCGCTTGTCTGTATTTTAGAACCAGGTTAAATCGGTTCTCTTGATAGTTTTTTAATAACTTCTTTTGAATATCGAATAGGTTAAATGGAACGTACCCCTCTTGCGTTTTATCAAATGTTTCAAAATAACTCTCGATTACGTAAGAGGGGTTTGTCGCACATTTAGTGTATTCTAATAATAATGCTTTTTTATCTAAAATATTTACACCTGACATATTTATGTTTTATTATAAATATGTCAAAATGGTGTTAAAAGCCGAATTGAGTGAAATCTACATCAGGTAAATCCTCTTCATGGGCTTGTTTTTCAAACTCATAGTTCATGATTTTCAGTTTAATTTCTTGCGCTATTCGTCTGGTTTCCTTTTGGGCTCCTTCTGGGTTATTTAGAACATCTTTCATGAATTCATGAAAGTCTTCCGATTCTTTTTTAAAGAGCTCAACCATGATCAGCTTTTTAATATCATAGTCTTCAACATCAATTGAGCTATGGAATGCTTGCCAGATTGTCGGCCCAAAGCGAATTTCGTAGATTTCGGCCATAACAAAATCTGTTTCATCCACTATTTCCTGTGTCATATCCTGGATGCCAGGTATTGAGAAAAGAGATATACAACCCTTGGTCATCTCATGTATCAGAATCGGGAAGTTGATTGCTTTGGCTTCAATTACTGGTATTGGGCCATCAAAATTAAGTTTGACGTACCCAGCATTTAATGAATCATCACCCGAATCAAGCTGGTCGGCCAACATATCATCATCCAGCAAGAAATAAAACAAATCGTTTGCTATCAGGGCTTTTTGATAAAATGTAGAGAGTTGTGGCGATACTTTATTCATTTCATCACCATACATATGGAATATATAGTGGGATTTTTTGGCGGCACCTTGAGATAATGCATTGATGGTTCTTTTCTTTAACGCATCAAGATCTTCTGTTTGTTCAAAATCATCATCAACTCGTTTATCGGTATTCATATCCTCTGGGAAACCGCACTTACCTGGATCTACTATCTCCAGGTCAAATAAAACCTCATCTTTGCCGAGATTATATTGTTCCCTGATGATTTTTTCAGCGAGTTTAATAAGTTTTGGACGATGTGGTTTTTCAAGTATCATTGCCTCCATACCGTTAGAGCTGGCATTCATCATAACCTCAAAAAATCCGATATGTTCTTTATCAATATCGAATGTATTCGAATAGCTATCACATAGCTCTTTGAACCTATTTTCGATAATGGTTTCCTCGTGGTATTTTGTTGGTTCGTCTTTTTTTGTATAAGACGGTAATTTTGCCATGGGGTGTTTCCTATTTGCGACTTTTTTCAGGAAGTCATTATTCATTATATTTGGATAACCCTGGATATCAATGTTAATTTTGCGCATAAAAAAGCCTTGTAATTTTATTTACAAGGCAAAAGTAATCATTTTTTTTTAAAACACCAAATATTTTTTACGCTTGTGGTTTCGGAGAGACGTTAGGTTTAGGAATATCAATCTTCGATGGGTCTTTTGTTGGTGTGATCGTCGGCGTAATTACTGGTGTTGTTGTGGTTTCTTGATTGTTTTTCATTACTTTTTAGTTTTTATGTAATCAATAAATTCTTTTTTAGTTAGTCTAGGTTTCTCCGCTTCTGCAATAATACGAAATATTTCTGAATCGGCAAAATTATTTTCGTTTAATCCAGGTGTTGGTATTGAATTATTATAAGGTTCATCTAGTTCGCTCAATGAGTTTTTTCGCCTGATTAGTTTAATAAATAATTGGTTTAATTGGTTTTCATCACCAGACTTTAACATTTCCATTTCCTTACCTAGTTTTTTATCATATGAAGCTTGTTGTTCAGGTGATAACTTAGGATAAAAAGGTACGTTTTGACCATGAACCTTTTCAGGGAACATGGTATCGGCATACTTAGTATATCCAGGTTTTGAATAATCCTTAAAATAAGTGAATCCATACACGTCTTTAAGTAATTCATCAATATGATCAGTTAATTCCAATCTTACTGGTTGTTGTTCTACCGCATTATCATTTTCTGAAACAGAGGCGTTAGGATCTATACCTAATGTTTTCTTTAAATCTTGAGCAACCGCTTTAACTTTATTCATTCTATTAATAGTTGCCGCAGTTTCTTGGTCACTACTATAAGCTTGCATTGGGTTTTGTACTTTTTCGCTCAACATTTTAATTTGAGTCTCAGTTAAACGTATTTTCATTATTCTTCTTTTAAAAATTCAATTATTTTATCTCTACTATATAGTTTTGCTCTTACGCTCTCATATGTCTCACCGAAATGGAAAACCAAACGTTCTTCGTTTTCAGGTGATTCCGACTCCCAACCCAACGCGACAATTCTTTCAACACAATCATACATTGAGAAGTATTCTGAATAAATAGCTAGATTGAGCTCAAGTTTATTGGTTTTTAAAACAGCCACCTTTTGTATCTCATTTAATGGTGGTGGTGTTATTGCACCATTAGCGGCTGGGTTTACATCCCAATCATCGCCAAAATCAATTTCTACGCTTTTTGAAAAAAGAAACTCATATGTTCTTTCACCTCTATAATTCTTATTTAGGGGGTTAATGTAAGTTAAAACCATTATATGTAAATTTTACTTGGTACTTCAAATTTCAATTCTTCATTATAAACATAAACGGCACCATTTCTATCAACTTTAATATCAACATAATAAATCTGAGGAACCATCCAGGTCGTATCTACAGTAAACGTATTTGAGTTATACTCTCTGTTTATTTCTTGCCAACCTAAAACATCAATTTTATTTTGGCCTTGTTTTATATATAATCTATAATAAAGATGTGTTAACACATCATATTCGGCAACGGTATATGGTTTACGTAAGTGTACGAAAACCTTTCTTATATCGCCTTGAGGAACCCTTTCATCTCTTTTTATACCACTTACGGATATACCGTAGTTGGTTGGTTCCATAACATCCGACCCTATCTGATAGTAATCGTTTGAATCTTTTGGTACAAAAGATAATGTAATGTTAGGTCTATGTATACTATTCACATATATGTTAGACCAGATATCGTTATATTTTTTGTAAGTTAAAAATGTTGCCCCAGTGGCTGGTATCGTAGCGTAATAGGTTCCAGTTGTTTGATGTGTTACCGTATAACCAGTACCATTAATCGTACAAGTCGGCAAGGTATCAAGATTTCTCTTTTGGCCGTCAACATTAACGTACAGATATAATTTATTTTCTTTATTCAAGTAAAATTCTGTTCTGTCGTCGCTGATCAAATCATCATAAACCGTTTCAATGAACGGTTCAAAGAACGTTTGAGTGTATTTTGTGAATAAACCCATCGCTCTTGCATTTCCGTCGGCATAACCATATCCTTCAAATTCATCTGTAAATTTAAGACAAAAACCAGTGTAGTTATAACTCGTACCTGTGCCAGTTGACCCACTGGTTGTACCAGATGTCACACCGCTAACCAATAAACCATTAACAAAATAGGTAATATCCATAACAATATCTTCATCACCATTATCAAAATGTTGTGTTGCTATCCGCGAAGATAATGTAATCCCTGGGTTATAAAATGTTTTTGTGGTGGAGGCTTGGTACCAGTTAGATGGTTCGATCCTATATGGTGTATCTTGTGCTGAATTTAATACGTTGTATTGAAAATCATAACCAGTTCCCTCATCCCAATTCTCTTTTGTTGCTTTCAACTCCAGGTCGAATGACGAAGCCCTGTATTTATCACTAAATACAATATCATTATAAATCGACAGTCTTTGCGACACATCGAAATTTGATGTATTTTTAATTTTTAAATAGTGTTTTGTGGTTCCAGTTTGGAAAACGCCAGCGTCATACTTAGCTTTTATCTCACCAAATGAGCAATAAAGTATGAATCTGCTAAACCCGTTACCGAAAAATAACTCAGAAACAGGATTTTTAGCAGTATTTACATATGAATTATGTACAATCGTATTATTTTTATCAAAATATGTTCTATAAATACCCATAACTATAAATATTTTAATTTAATCTTAAGTTATGATTTACGATAATATTATTTTGGTTTTGTTCTAATTCATTTTGGATTCGCTTTTGGATGGCTGTTATTTTATTTTTTGCATCCTCAATGATAGATTCCCTTGGGTCATCTTTACCAGCCACGTGACCGTGACTTAATAACACATTTAAAATATCGTTAAGTAATATTAGCGTAGGTTCAGCCCTTAAAAAACCATAAGTTTTAAAGTTTTCGTTAGAGCCGTACAATATTTCGGCTATTTTTGTTGCGGTAAGACCATCACTTGTCGTGTCGTTAATAAGACTTGGCGAAGTTAAGCTACTAAGGAATAAAAATTTATCAGTATACATCGTATTAACCGACTGCGCTACACCTGTTTGTACAGGAACATCTTGTCTTGTGGTTATTTTTGTATCTGAGTTATCGGCTAGTTCACCATAATTTAATTCTGTTTTATAACTATCAATAAAAGTGGATAGTTGTACGAAATCTAAATGGTTTTTATAGGTAATTGAGTTCTGATCTGCCGTTGGAGGAATCAAAGTACCAATGTAGTTTTTAATGTTAGTGTTTGGGTCGAGTCTAAACTTCCAATTTCTTAACCCGCCCGTTACCTGGTTTGTTGTATCGTGTACACCACCACCAGCGGTTGGTACTGATGTTAACCTATTGTAAGTTATGATAGTTTGATTTTTGGTCAAATCATTGATTGTTTGGGTAGATGATGTGTTAGAGCTATTGAAAAACTCGATTTTTGAATCGTTTTTATATGACTGTAAGATCCTCATCAAGATTGATGTGAAGTCGTTCATATCACTCACAGTAAATATATGTTTTGCGATATAAGAATCAGTGGTTTTTGTTATATATTCTTTATAAGATGAATACGTGTTTTTTGTAAGACCCAATAAATTTTGTGTATTCATTATTTTTGATGCGTCATAAAGTATCAAAGTACCGCTAATATTCTGTTCCGTTGTGGTACTCGTTTTAGGTGTATAATCAATGAATAGTTGGACTATATGGTTTATTGCGGGGTTCTTACTCTGGGTTATTGTTACTTCTTTATTTTCAATAGTATAACTATTACCAAATTGAGTTAGTTGGATAAACGGATATGTTGTTTTTCTTGTTTTATTGTTGTTGATATGTGATAATCTAATTAGTGCTTCATTTTCACCCAAGATTAGTTGTTCGTTATTATAACCCGTAAAGAATGTTTTTGTTTTTTTGGGTATAACCTCAGAAATATCAATTGTTTTCTGAAGGTTCCTAAGAACATTACGGTATTCTTCAGTTAAAGTAACCTGGTCAATTGTATATGGACCCACAAATTCATTTGGTGCGTCGTAACCATATGATATAATTTTAACTAACTGACCTGGAAGGGGTAATAAGCCTATGTTTTTCGGTAAAAAAGGATCACATAAATACTTATCACGCTCCCTGTATATGGAAACTATGGTGTTATACCATGGTTTATATAGTTTTTGTGATTCAGCTATTTTGTCTTGTGATGCTACGAGGGCTTTAATATCCGCCAACGAAGAGGTGTTGCCAACATCAGATATTGGTATCGCACGTATTCTACCTAAGTTATTAGAATCGTTGGCGTCAACACATATTCCAAGTGTGTAGCTTTGTTTCATTTTTTAATTCGTTTTTCAAGTTCACCATATACCGTATCATAAGCGGTTTCAATCTCATTGAGTGTTTCTGTAAGATTCAACAATAGATTTTTTATTGAGTTAAAATCTTTTTCGAGTATAACTAATGTTTGGGCTAGATCTTTGTTTGATTTTTTGGTATATGTTTTTAGAACTTCTTGTAATTTTTCATTTTTCATATTATTGAATTTGACCGTAACCCTGGGCACTAACAGGACTATTAACAATAGAGAATGTTTCAATTCTAGAATTCGTTTTTAGGTGATTAACAATCACTTTAACCGTTTCTTCGATAGCTATCATCATATTATTTGGTGATCCGTCAGCCAGGGTTGGGGCTGTACCGATACCCTTTTCATTTAAATTAGCCTTTATATCATTAATCATTGCCACATGGTTCATACCTGGTTTAGCGGCGGATAGTAATATTAACGGAGGTGGTAATTGTGGCATTGGGCCGAAATTTGACAATTTAAGGAGCTTTAATAAATTACCTATAATACCGCCACAACCACTATTTGAACCCTGAAATAGGTTTAAGATACCCAGCAATGAAGATAACGTTGCAAAGTAGTCCAAACCACGTTGTTTTAAAAATTGTACTGCTAATTCTTTAGCTAGTTTAATCAGATCTGATTTAATAGAATCTACAATATTCTTTATTAATAAACCGCTAATTTTGGTACCTATGGTACTGACAATTCCTTTCATTTGGTTTACATAATCAGATGTTGATAACTTGGCGTTATTTCCGCTAAGCGCGGCGTATAATTTAGGCACTATCACGATTTTAGGCGTTATCACCATTTGTACTAGTGCGTATGGTATTGCTTTTAAAATATTTAATTGTAACTCACTGTTGATATTAGGTAAGTCAATAACCAGATTGGTTTCACCTGAATTTAATGCTTTTTTTGCTCCGTTATTAATAACATTATCAAAAAAGTTGCTTATATTATCTAAATTTGGTTGTATTTTTGAATTATCAAATAACCCACTACTGTTAGGTGTGTTTGTTTTACTGGTTTCCGACGAATCATTACCATCATACGAATATACGGTGTTATCAGCCGCCGCACCAAATAAAGCATCCAACCCATCTATCACGTCATTAGGGTCAATATCTAATTCAAGATTGTTGCAGGTTAAAAAATTAATCTTACCTCTCGATTTAAGATCGGCGTCTCTATTGATTTCATCAAGATCCTTAAAATTAAAATCAAACGGATCTTGATTATCATTACCATTACTATTGCTATTAACACCAGCACCATTAACACCACCTGGATTACTTAATAATGAATTAGTAATCTGAGCATTCAGATTTGATAAGTATTTATTCACCGAATCGGATGGATTACCCTCCTCATTATTTGATTCAGAACAGAACCCAAATATTTTTTTAAGTGCTGTAATAAGGGCGCTATTTTCCCTTATTTCGATTTTATTCTTGTTAGCTTTAAGAGATATTGATCCTGTGATTAGATCTGTTAAAATTGTTGTAAAATTAACACTATTGAGTATTGGGTTAGCGACCTTTAGATAATCGGTAAGCCATTCACCATAAGTCTTATTTTCATAATACTCACCAAACTTAAATACTAATGTATTTGGGGTTGAAGCATATATAGTGAATAAAGTTCTATCCAAATATATAAACACCAAAGGGTTAGTTTCTGTAACCCCTTGTGAACGATAAATAAAATAATTGACGTGTTTACTTACGTCATTACCCTCATATAAATATCGGCCAGGGCTTGTGTTTGGATCAATACCCAATAAACCATAGTTGTCTATTTCAGACCTCTGGATTTCGATACCAGTGGCTGACTTCGTTGTATATTGTGTTTGAATAATAACCGTAGAATCGCAACCAAAAGCTGAAAATAGCGCATCGGTTATGGTAGAGTTTAAACTATCAACATTTTTAAGTTGACCCAAACTACCTTTTAATACTATGTTTTTAAACTGTTTTTGTCCTTTTGTTGCTTTAACCAACTCAAATAAAAAGTCGACAAAATCCAGGTCATCTAACTTTCGGCTTTGTTCACTTTCAGTCGGTTGGACTGTTTTGCTACTATACAATGATCGATATCTTGCAAATATTTCGCTTTGTTGCCCCATTATTCGTATTCTTTTTCGTTAAGGTTGTTAGCTTCCACTGATTGTTTCTTGAGATATTCCTCAGCCCACTTTCTATCCTCATCCGTTAACGTAACCACCTGCTGCTGATCGGCTTTGCCGTTCTTATATAAAATATCACCTTGTATCTTTATTAACCTCAATTTTTTCTCAATTGAACCATCAATGATTTTTAACAAATCATTGGTGATTTTACCGATCAAAGCAATATCATTATTCTCGTTAATATCTTTAGTATACCTTTTGTATGCGGTTAAAGCTCTATTTCTCTCATCTACAATTTCATTATATGTCTCCTGCATGAGTTCAATCATGCTTTCTTCTGAAATATTGACTTTTTTCTTTTTTTGGTTCTGTATCATGATATATTTATTATAAATATCACTCTTCTAAGTAATTATTCTTAAATATGGCATACAGAGATCGAAAACGTTTCATACTGTTTCTAATTTCCTTTGTGGTTAACCCAGTCATATTCCTAATGTATAGTAAAATCAGGTTTTTATTAAATTTTGACGAGTTTTTACCATCCTCATCGTAAAATAATTCTTTCCATTCTTCTAGAATTTTGATGAGTGCGTGTCCGACTTTAAATTCGTTGTCGGTTAAATCGTCATTTTTTAAATCATCTTTGATTGTATCGGTTAATTGATCAATAAAAGAGGTTAAATCCATTTGATAATCATCTATTCTATAAAGAAGATCATCACGTTGTAGATATTCAGGTTCCGAATCTTCAATGGTGATGAAAGACATATTTTTTCGATGTTCTTTCATCATTTCATTGTAGAGGTAATGTTTACATATCGTACCGAAATAGGAATATGATTTATTCCCCGCTTTTGTATCGAATTTATCGAATTTGGTCATCAAAAACGATAACGTATCAGCATGTAAATCTTTGAATTCGTATGATTGCCTGTATAATTTATAGGTTCTAATAATACTTTCGATCATTTTGTCTATCGGTTCACTTAGATATTCCCTATATATTTTTTCTTTTTCAGCCGTAGTCTTTGCATATAAGAAAGCCACAACCGCTTTTTCCTGATCTACACCATAATAATTGCGGTTTTTCTTTTTTTTCGACATTATTAAATCGTAACTTTTTCATATATTATGTTTCTGTCTTCGGTAAAAAAATATTCTTTTTGAGCTGTTTCCATCCAGAATCTACCTTCATCAGGTTCTACTTTAAAATTCACATCCGCACTATTCTTATATTCCCAGAATAATGAACCTGGGCGCATATTCATATGCTTATAGCCGAATTTAGGGATTACCATGATATTCCTACCAGTATTGGTAAATCTTAATAAGAACTCATAATTGAAAGTTAACTTGATGGATGGTTTATAACCTCCGATTTCTTTAAACACTTCTGTTTTCATAACCATACCATCTGGATTAATATTTGGATAAGTTAATAACACCTCATTATCAAGTTGTCCAAGAGTATTTGAGAAGTTGTAAGCCCAAGCCGCTTCATTAGTATGACCGATGAATTCGTTTGTTTCAGAAACATCGCTTATTATAGGTAAAAACATATCAATATCTGGATAAATTTCAGTATATGCTTTTACGTTTTTAAACCATTTTACTGAATATTCGTCATCGAATTCGAGGAAACTAAAGTATTTAGTTGAAATCTGAGATACGGCGAAATTCATTTGGTTTTGAAATTGTTTACCAGTTCCGTTTTCCAATACTGTTAAATTAAATGAATATTTAGATCTGTCTAACGAGTCTACTATATTTTTAACGTCACCACAACCACACCTAACAATGACAACATTAGATGGGTGTACTTCATTATTTTCGATACTCATAAGAGCTGTATTCAATAAATTTTCAAAGTTAGGATCAGATACTGCGTGTACTGGTATAATTACTGATAAATCTATATTAGTTTTCATTTGTCTGTAGGTTTTTTTCTAAATTTTCTTTTATTGTTGTTAGTTTTATTATTTTCTTTTCCATTAATTCATCGTACAACTCAATCGTAGCTTTTTCAAATTTTTCAAAACTATATTCATCACCAATGGTTGATGAAACATTAATAAGATTTTCTGGGAGTGTATCTTCCAACCAGTTTTTCATGTAATTAAAGATTAGATCGGTAATTTGGTTTTCATCATAAACCCATATACCGTTATCATCTTTCATCCACTCAGGGATAATATTAGGAACCTTTCCGATTACGGGCACATTACATTTGATTGATTCAATTGGGAACGTACCAAATGAACTTTCGTCATCCACCCATACAGAAACCGCACACTCTTTAAGATTTGTTGCAAAATCCTTTTCAGCCATACCGTGCATATCCTTAAATGAAATAAAGCGATAGAGTGGATACTTCAAATAGAAGGTTTTGATTATTTTAGCGGCCTTTCTTTGATCTCTACAGTGAATAGCTACCAAAGGCATTTGGAGCTTATCAGTTGGTTTAAAATCATCTGAAATGCACGGTCTAACAAATCTAATACCAGGTACGTTTGTTAAGTCTGTTATCATATCAGCCAAGGTTTTGGTTGTTGTTATTACTTCACTTACATCATAATCTAACCAAGATTTACCTGGCGCATACGCATCTAGTAAGTGATCATACATTTGTACCAAAAGAACTTTATCAATAGGTAATTTCTGTATTTGTTCGAACACATTACCAAACATCTCTGGAATAATAATATAATCCTGTGGGCCAACGACCAATTTATTATCTTCAATAGAAGTGTGCTCAAGTGTATCATATTCATCACCTAACCAACCAACTGGTTTAATATAATCATTTTTTTCGTGGAGGATAGTTACATTATAACCATTGTTTTTTAATATCAACGCTTGTTTATAAATGTAAGCAACACATGCCCTGGCACCACCTTTTGTATCTGGTGACATGAAAACTATTTTATTTTCTTTTCCTTTTATCTTGTTAATAGCTAACTCGATATTACTCAATGTTGTTTGAATTTGTTCCATCTGTTTTTTTCGACGTTTTTATTGATTTTATTATGTTTTTAATTTTTTTTACATCGATTAGATTAATAATAGTATAATCTGATTTGATGTCAACATTAAACTGGTTTTCAACCTTAATTGATACTTTATTTTTTGGTTTCTTTTTTAAGACTTTGGGGTTATCAGTAATGATAACGTCAGCGTAATCCCAGAATTCTTTTTCGGTATTAGGAAAATAGATTTTATTGAAATCAAATGCGTTTTTTGATAAGAAGAATAGTGTCGCGCATTTAGATCTTGGAGATTCTTTGTTGATTAGTACAAATTCAACTTTGCATTTTTTTTCCAATAGTTTTAGATTTCTTATGATGTTAGGTTCACTCTCTGTGGCCCTTCCAAATATTTCAAATGAAGCTTCGTTATACATCATATTAAACACATTAAACGACTCATCACTTTCGTTATAAGCCATTTCTTCCATTTTTTGATCATCGGTCAATAATTTAAACTCGGTAATTCTTTCATTTCCTTCCTTTGTCGGGAATGACTCCTCAAGTTTAAATGGGTTTATTGGTTCAATCGGATTTTCACCAGTAACTTCAGTGTAAGCCCTGGATATTTGGGTAATATGATCCCTTAGAATGTTATTAATAGTAATTCCAACTATCATAAATTTAAATTTTATTCAAAAATATGATAGTTGGAATCGAAAGTAAATATATTATGGGTTATCCCTAAAAATCTGTTCCATTTTTTTGATGAGTGGGTGTCTAACAACATCATCTTCACCAAAAAATATGGTACCCACCTCATCTAATTCGGCGAAGTGTTTCATAACATATGATAACGATGAGTTCGACACATCTTTCATATCGATCTGTTCTTCGTCACCAAGGAAGATCATTTTAGAGTCTTCACCCAACCTGGTCATTATGGATCTGAGGTTCTTTTTACTGATATTCTGAGTTTCATCAACGATAATGATAGCATTATCAATTGTAATACCACGGATATATGCAAGTGGTTGTTCTTCGATCAAATGGTTGGCTCTGAGGTTTTCAAGAGTTGGTCGGCTGATTATTTTTTCAAAGTTGCCTATGAATGAATACATGAATGGTTCCATTTTTTCTTTCATCGTATTATGTGTTAATATATAATCTTTTGTTATATATAAATGGTCGGGGTCATCAATTTCAATACATTTAATTCTACTGGTGCCAATTTTTTCTATTTTAGCTATTTTATTATGTTGTGATAACGTTGGTTTAAATTTATTAGCTTTACGAGTTAGAAAGAATGGGTTGATGTCATTATTAAAGAATCTAATAGTTAATGTGTAACATGGTACTCTACTAATTATTTTTTTACCATTTGATACTTGTATTTTGTTATTAGGTTCTTTTTTATATTTTCTCGCCGAACCCCCCAGCGAACGTACAATTTCAGCAACATCATTAATCAATTCTTCCGAAACCGATGTGAATGTTATTTCACCGTTGTTTTTAATGGTGCCATCGGTGTCCAATAACCCTCTCAATAATTCTATTCGGTTATTAATTGTAGTAAATTTATATTCTTTTGGTATATGTTTGTTATAACAATTTAACCCAATTAATTTTAAATCAATTAAAGCATTTTTAATATTGTTGCTACCATCATTAATAATATTAGTATATTCAAAGGAATACCCGTTTAATTTATTATTAGACCTAATACAATTCGATATTTTGGTACTTTTTTTATCGAGTTTAAAAAAATTATTCTGATCGGATAAAAATCCTAAAAATTCATCATTTGTTTCGACATTATAAGCCCTAATTTGTTTTGCCCCTTTAATAGAATTAGATTTGTTTCGTGACGTGATGGTGTAGCTTATATTATTTTGTGTTAAATCTAAATCATTTTTTAACACTATTTCTCTAATTCTATTTATGATTTCATCATCAATTGATGTAAACCTTACATGTCCTGTTGTTAACGACCCATCACCTAAGAGCACACCGATTAGATAAGGGTCAACAGGTAATTCTTTATTAATTAAAAACTCAACTGGTTTTATCTCAGGTAAATAAAATGAAACCTTATCTAAATGTTTTATTAAAAAATCGGTATTGACGGTAAAATAATCCAGATCGTTAGTTCTAATATTCCATTTGTGATTAATACAAGAATCAACATATTTACCGTCTTTTGTGGTTATTCGATAGATATCAACATCGGGTTCATCGTCTGATTGATTAAACACATTAATTACCTTTACTGCTTTACCATTCTTATTAATAACACTATCACCAATTTTAATATCACCCATAGTAACCCAACCTTCTGGTGTTAAAACTTTTTCATATAGGGGCTGAGGGCCTTTAAGAAAACCAATTTCCTCATCTTTCAGTGTCGTAACCGATTTAACCAAAACAATTTTCTTGTATTTGGTTGGGTTGTTTTTGAGTAGTTCCAGGGCTACGGCGCATGATAGATAGGTGTTGTGTGTTACTATAAAGTTGTTAGTAATATATAGATGTTTTGGGTCATCTATCATAATACATTGGGCTTCTTTTTTACCAATATATTCAACTGACTTAATGAATCTTTTCGCAAAATATTTTGTTTTTGGTTTGTATAGAATAGCCTTACGCTTTAATTTAAATGGGTTAATATTAGTTGGTAGGGATAGTGTCAACACATAACAAACATTACAATCAACAACAACGCCGTCTTTTTTATAACGTCCAATTTTTTGTGTTAAGGTACACACACCTCCAAGACTTTCGACAATAAATCTAACATCATCAACCAATTTTTTACTGATAGAATAAAAGATCGCTGAGCCCGTTGTTTTATTTACAGAACCATCAGTATCAAGTAAACCGCGTAATAATTCGATTCTATTTTCTGGAGTACTTAATTTATATATTTCGGGTATAAATTTATCTATTGACGATTTATGCCTCAACCCTAGGTTTTCTAATTCTTCTAATAATTCATTTTTCTCACCACGTTTTGTAACAATTTTATATGTACAATCACCATTTTTATTTAAAAAATAATCATCACCCAATATATTTTTGATATTTTCTAAAATTTCATCATCAACAGGGCTAAAACCGATATTTGTGGTTAATCCTCCATCACCCAATAATAACCCCAATAAATATGGATTTATTGGTAAATTTTTTATTTTAAAAGTTAATTGATTAGTTATTGGTATGCTGTGATTACTTTTACCATAATAATCTAATGTTTCTGATATTTCCTTTAATGATTTAACAGAACCGTCACGACCAAAATCACCGTAATATACTTTCTTACCATCAACTCGGTTGAATTTGCGATAACGTCTATCTCTTTCTGTCTGTGTATACCATAGGTGATCACCGCAGCATTCGGTACTTGTGCCATCACTAAAAGTAACTTTAAAGACATCTATTGATCCTTGGGGAAATATACCTGTAATTGTGCTTTCTTTATTATCTGGAGTTAATATTAAATCACCTAATTTCAAATCACCCATTCTAATAAAACCGTTTGGTGTTAGCACCAAAGAATCCAGCGGTTGTGCTTTACCAGATCCTGGGTAACCTGAGCAGATGGTTATGTCTTTGGTTTTTATTAGATTTACTAATTCTTTTTGTTTTTCTGTTTTACATTTCAAATTAACACGAATTGTGTTCAATGTGCGTGTTTCTGGTTCTTTGAGCATCATATCGAGTACCTCGACTTGTTCCTCACTAGTCAGTTTCTTTTTTCTACCTCTACTCATTTAAGTGATTTAGTATGTTTATTTACTATAAATATCCTGATTTTTGTATTTAGCCACATCGTCATCACATACGCCGATACAATTACTAATATCGTCATTATATTGACTTGGCATCACGGCAATACTATTCTTTATTGGTTGTTTACCTGGGTAAGCCCAAATATAATTATTCGATGTTAAAGTAACAGTATCGGTTTCGTGCCAAAAAAAATTACTTTTATGTGTCCATTCATTAAAAAAGACTACAGCTTCAACATTTTTACAATGAATCCACAGTTTGCTCAATCTATTTATAAACCAATTATAGTCAACACCATACATTGGTTTATCATGCCCCAGCCAAAGAACGTTGTCTTTATACCAAACATCAACCTCAACATCATAGCCCTCCTTAATAGCCATATCAATATAAGTTGGTTCATTTTCCCAACTTTCAAATTTACCGTTAAAATTACCCCTATGTGCTATTAATATCATATTCTTGTATGTTTAAAGTTAATATGGTTTTTATAATCACTCAGCTTATGGTTATTTTTTAACCATATTATATCATTATCCTCCGTTAAATTAAAACCAATCAGATTAACATGCGGGTTTAAGGAGTCAATTTGTTCAGTTATTAGGCGTTCGGGGAACGTTATTGAATCAATTTTAAAATCCCATATTTTTAACATGTCTTGAATGTTACCGAACATCATATAATCAACGTAATAACCACCCAAATGATCGTGCCAAAAAAGGATATTGATTTTATTGAAGTCAAATAATTCGAATAATTTTACAGCGTTCGTGGGTACCATATCATCTCTCCATTTTAAAACGTACTCATAACCCAATTTATTAGCTTCAATTATACCGTTTAACGTACTTTTTTGTTGATAACCCACATTTGAAACCCCCACAACTTCTGGTGGTGTATTTATAATAACTAAATCTTCCGAAGTGTAATGTTGTTCATAACCAACCCATGTAGACCATATCGTGTTAAACCCCAACCACGATGTTTTGACACTGTGGACGTGGGTACTCGGCCCTTGAATGATTATTGATACATTATCGTATGGCATTTTTTATAACGTTACAAATTTTTATGGATGATGTTCCATCACCAAAAGGTGAACTATGATTAATAACTGGGTTTTTTATCTGTTCTTCAAATATATCAAATAAAAAAATTGGTTTTTCAACAATAAAACTACTATACCCAACCGCCTCTGGCCGCTCTGTTGTTTTTCTACACACCAAACATTTTTTGTTAAGGAATGAGCACTCTTCCTGGATACCACCGCTATCGGTTATAACCAGACTGCATTTAGTTAGTAGATTTAACAAATCCTCATGTGGTAAAGGTTCAATTATATTTATTTTGGTGTTTTTTGGTAATTTTTCACGTATGGCTGGGTTAGGGTGTACGGGTAATATGAACTCGTAATCTGTATATTTATCCGCTATTTGACTAATAACGTTAAACCAATCATCAAGTATATCAAAATTTTCTCTTCTATGTAAAGTAACGAGTATCTTATTAGTATATTCTAACTTATCTTTATAGGGTAATAAGTTATCGAGACCCGTATTTCCCACAACATATATTGAATACGGGTCTATACCTTCATTTAATAAGTTTAGTTTATTTTGTGCCGTGGGGCAAAGATGAATATTAGCCAAGCGACTAACAATGGTTCTATTGTATTCTTCTGGGTAGGGGTTTTCAAAATCAAAACTCCTTAAACCAGCTTCAAGATGTATTATCTTTACCTTGCGATGCATCGCCATTAATGATAAACCCATTACGGAGGTTGTATCACCCTGAACCAAGATATGTGTAACTCCTTGTAGAGCTTCCTTTGGTGTGTCTAAGCAGTTATGTAAAATATCATCTAATCTATTACCGCCATATCTAAATTGTTTTAACTCATAATCAGATATGTGATTAAGATCTTTATGTTGACCCGTAAATAGTGTTTTAAAAGGTATATTTTGACGAACCATCTCAGCCATTAAAGGTTTTATCTTAATGAGCTCTGGACGAGTACCGTAGGTTAATAATATAGACATAGTGTTATTTTTGTTGTTCGAGATAATTTGTCAAATCTTCTGGTGTACCCAAACCATACATTTTTTCGGCGTTGAATGTTTTGATTTTTTTATGATCCGCTATAGCCTCATTAAAAACAGGACATACATAAAATTCATTATTTACTCTTATATTTTTCCTGATCATTTCTTCCGCATATTTAACGAAATCGGAGCCGTGTTTCCAATAATAAAAACCAACTGTGGCATTATCGGATATTGGGTTCTTTTCGGCAACTTCGGTGGCATACCCGTATTCATTTATTTTCACAAACGACCATTTTGGGTGGGTTGCTTTAAATGTAACAATACCACCGTCGGCATTACTCTCGTTGAGAGAATACATAAACTCATTTGAGTTCCACTCAACGAATTGATCTGAATTTGCGAAAAATAAAGGATTTTCATTATTAATATATTCCTTCGCTAATAAAGCAGTACATGCTGCCCCTTCGGTCAACCCATCAGTTTCGATTATTTGACACCCTGGTGCGATTAAATTTAAAAGATTATCCAGGTTATACTTCTCACGATGTGATTTTTGAACGACGAACACGTAGTTAGCCTCAATATTTAAATTATCAACAACAACCTGAATCATTGGTTTATTATTAACCTCGATTAGTGGTTTAGGGAATGTATAACCCGCTTTTTCGAAGCGGCTACCTGCCCCAGCCATTGGTATGAGGACGGTCATTTTTTTATCAACCCACTTTGGTACCATATTTTTACTTTTAATTGTTTTTATCTTCGTTATTATATTTTGGTATGTTACCTCTTTCGCATTCTTAACTCTCAAAACATGATTAGTTGCATGTGAAGCGGCATGTAACCCATACGGAGAATCCTCAATAATTAGAGTTTCTTCTGGATTTATTTTTAGTTTTGAAATTGCCGTCCAATATATTTCAGGGTGCGGTTTTGAGTTTAGTACATCTTCATTTGATAGTACCAAAGTAAAAAAATCAATTACACCTAACTTATTTAAAACGGTGATAATTGTGTTTTTTATACTATTGGAACAACAAGCGATTATATAACCATCCCTAACCAATTGGTTAAGGGTGTTAATCAAATCCTCATTCGGTTGAATGTTTGATAATAATTCGGTAGTTATTTCTTGTTTTTTAAGCCAAATACGATCATGCGTTTCGATGGGTAGGTCTCTTTCCCTCGTTAACATTTTTAATTTTTGATCTGTTTTTAAACCATCAAATCTACTCAAATGATCTTCCCAACTAATACAATATTTAGCATCGATTTCACTTAAAGCAATATTAAGTGAATCAAAATGTGTATGCTTAGCATCGATTAACACACCGTCTAAATCGAAAATTATTAATTTTATCATTTTATATATTTTTTATTCATAAATATAATATCTAATTCAGTAAATTGATTGGGTTCACCAATATATTTAATTGGCTTAAAATTAAGCCTGGACATAAAATCCAACAATTCATCTTTATTAGTACCATTACTATATTCACTATTTACCGCCACCTCAGTATAGATGGCTTTTACGTTATTAATATTATCGGTGAAACCGTTTAAAACCAATAGCTCGGCACCCTGCACATCCATCCAAATTAAATCAACAGATTCTATCATATTATTTTTCATAAAAATATCACCACAAATTGATTCAACAGTAGTTTTAACTTGTTTACCGTAATTTAAAATATGACTGTTTTCATTTTTTGTTTTCAATAATGAGCTAGCCCCAACGTTTCCGTTGATTACCTCATAAAAATCAACAACGCCATTAGTGTCGCTAAGCGCTAATTTAAATGGTTTAATATTACCTCTATTTACCACCTGGATATCTTTACAATAATTAAAGTTATGCTCTACTGGCTCAAATAAGTATATTGTTGCTTCTGGGAACCAGTCGGATAATTCCATTGATTGACACCCATCCCTACTTCCAATATCAAATATTACATTGATATCATTCATATCTAAATGAGGTTCCAGTGATTTTATAAAATCATAGGTATAAACCAAAGAATAACCGTCCCAATTCCTATATCGTCGATCATCAATACTATTGAATGCGTTATTTATGTATTTCATTTTTTTATTAAGATTTTGTAATCACTAAAATATAAGCAATCTATGTTAGTATTTAAATAACAATTTATGGCATTTTCTGGTGTTTCAACTATTGGTTCCCTATCATTAAAGCTCGTATTTAATAGTATGGGTACATTTGTTTTATTGTAAAAAACGGTAATGAACCCATAATACCACTCATTCAATTCTTTAGTAACCGTTTGTAATCTTCCCGTGCCATCGATATGAACTACGGCGGGTACTTTATCTTTAACCTCATCCCTAAACGGTATGGCGAAACTCATATATGGACTGTCAACATCATTGATAAACCACTCTGTTACTTTATCCCTTAGAATTGACGGCGCAAATGGCCTAAAATTCTCCCTATGTTTTATCTTCTGATTAATCAAATCCTTCGTATCGAAATGTCTCGGATCCGCCAATATAGATCTATTACCTAAAGCCCTTCTACCAGACTCACTACCACCAGAAAAAACACTAACTATGTTTTTATTTATCAGGAGATCAACCACGTGTTCATCATTAACGATTTCATATGATAATCCATTTTTTTCAATTGCTGATATAACACTTTCTTTGTTATAAATCCTACCTAAGTATGGGCTATTATATAACCCTGATTTGGGTCTTTCCAGCTTAAGTAATTGATGTATATAATACTGGGCGCAACCTATTGCTAAACCAGCATCGTATGGTACGGGTGGAACAAAAATATTTTTTAAATTCGGGAACCAGGTTTTAATTTTCCCCATCATGACGCAATTTAGAGCAACACCACCCGAAACACATAAGTTTTCATACTTATTATCCGATAGGTAATTTTTTAATAACTCATATATTATATCTTCTGTAATTTTTTGTAAACCAGCCGCCAAATTATACTTCGTTTGAGTGTCGGCATTAGCGTACTGATTGTATGGTTGTTCTGGTAGTATTATCCCATTAGCCATAGATGTCATGGCCATCACTGTACCCGCCTGGGATCCGTATGGTGGGCCGCCGCTTGATAGTTTAAATATTTCCCTAACACAATCAGACCATAGACCACCCAAATTAGGATTGTTTGTATGAAATAATAATTGTACCGTATTTAATTCACCCTCCCAAATAGTAATAGTGCTATCAACCATAGCGTTATTAAAAACATCCCAACCACCACCATCGATTGTTAATATCAACGATTTTTCAAAATCACTTGAAAAAAAAGCATTGGCTGCGTGAGCTGTGTGATGTCCTATTTCAATGCACTTATGTGGATTATTCCTCTTGTATTCTAAATATTTTGGGCTATAAAAGATGCTATTTTTGTGCGGAAATGTTAATATAACATCGAAATCGTCTAACGAATAACCACAACTTTCCAAATGAGTAATAATACAATCATTAGTTTCTTTTATTCTATTAATGCGTTCTAATTCCTCATGGATAATTAATTTATTACTCTCATATATAGCAAAACTACTATCATGTGAGCCCATGGATAAAGATAATATTTTATTGTTCATATATTATAATTTATTAAAGAAACCTCTATGGTTGATGTCGATATTATAATCAACCGATATTTTATTTATTTCATTTGGGTATTCAGCCATATTCCATTTACCTTTAAATATGGCGGTACATATATGCGGGAAAACCGATGAATCAAAATGACCTCCACGTTTAGGTTCACCGTTATATGAATATAACCCCTTTATGTTATTATCTTTTACGTATGAATTGCCATTTATCTCAAAATCCCATAAATTCACTGGGGTGGTTTCTTGGGCGATCCTATGTAATACATTTTTACGCCAAATGGTGGGGATTACACTAAAGTTAAAATCACCCTGGGTTAATGTGTATAAAGTATCATGTATTTTATTATCACTCGCTATACCCGATTTTAACAATCGAATATAATCATATTCTGAATTTGTTTTGATGAATGAGATGTAATCTGATAAAACAATATCGTTAACATAATCATATAGTATCATATCTTCATGAAAAAATATTATATACTCAGCGTCAATTTTCGATAAAGCCTCCTCTAATCGTTTATTATACGATAAAGTATCAGTATATGATACGTGTTTAAAGTTATATTTATTAAGATTGAAATCTAAAGCATCATCGCTTAACAAATAACCCTCATCGTATTTCATAAATTGATTCAGACGGTCAAATACTGGTAGCCATAAATCCGAATAATCGGAGTGAGAATATATTACTATAGGTATCATTGAAAGATGCATGTTTTATTACTATAATGGCCATTACTTTGATAGTCACGTATGTTTAAATCAGTTAAAGTATTTAATGTTGAGCCAATATCTAAGTAAGTATTATTTTTGTTATTTTCCCATAGTTTATGAGCCAAAACATTACCGAGAGGCCCAGCTGAAAATAAAAACAGTGCGCCTTTAATATTATTTTGATTTACAAAATTAACCAGGTCATCAATTAAATGTAAATCTGTTTTAAAGGCCTCATCTCCGATTCCAAAAAAATCAGTTACGTTTAATTTTTGTTTTATTTTTTCCTTATTTGAACGCCCATTACACACAAGATAGATGTTACCATATGTGTTAAATGTCGGTATCAACTGATCAAGATAATATGGGTAATTTGAATTGACGAAAATATTCGCAAATGTTGTATTACCATAATCCGAACCAACCGTTTGTAAAAACCAATCATATGCCTCTTTATGACAACAGGGACACGAAATACCAACATAATAACCATCGTCCTTATATGCTAAAGAATCTCTCAACATATTCATAAAGCGCTGATCTAAATTAGGATCAAAAAACCAGTTATCTATGTTTCTAATTGGTTTATTTTGTAGAATGAAGTATTCACCATCGGCATATTTACTGAATGCGAATGGTTTCTTATTTAATAATTCGTTATTAATTAACTCAAGGTCGTTTTTAAATTCGTGACTAAATATCATAAAACGGGTTTTCTACGTAATATAAATGAATTATATTCTTCTGTGTGTCGTTTGGCATCGTATAGGTAGTAAGAACCTAAACCACGCAGTTTATTATATTCACTAAGTCGTTCACCTCTGATTCGTTGTTTGGGTATGAAATCGGATAAACCGAGATACTTATAATGTAATAATTTTAATGACGGATCGTTACAATATATCACATTACCGTCTGGGTTAGCTTCGTGACATCCAAAACCATAATTAATCTCTGTAATCTGATTGCAATCAAATAACATTAATTTATCATTACTTTTACCCCTGATACCATCTTTAACTTTAACCAATAGGTCGTCGTCCTCGGTTAAAGTTAAGTCAGCATCTGCTATCATATGATAGCCCTCTGGTTTAAACACAGTATAACCATTTTCTTTGGATTGTATTAAAAAGTTAACGATATTCTCATGATAAATAAATTCATCAGCATCACCAACAATCACGTAATCAGCAATACCCCTACTTTGTTTCCAGGTGTGATTTTTAAGTTCGAGATAGAGGTCATCTCTTACTTCGTTATTCGAATCCCATTTTATGATTTCTGTATTAGGGAATCGCTCAATAATAAGATGTCCGTTATCGGTAGAATTATTGTCCATTATGTAAATCCGTTCACAGAATTTTGAATAATGTTTCAAAAGGTGTGGTAGAATATACTCCTCGTTATAACATAAAAAATAAGCATGTACTATGGGTTTCATAATTATGATTTAAATCCTTTTTTAATATAGTTTACGTAAGTTTGTGACATCACATCAAGATTAGAATGATTCATAGATATCGCCGCTGAATCTTGCCCTATTTTCCAGGCCAACTCAGGCATGGAACCCCACATCGATTTATCATTAGCTGGGTGAGGTGGTACATATGTTGAGAGGCCTAAATATTTTTTAAGTGTGTATGAGAAATGTATATCTTCTCCGACTATAGGCGATTGGTCAATATCGGGTAATTCACTCCAAAATGTTGATAACCATTCACGCCTAAAAAACCATGCGTGACCAACAATATCAACCTCGACAACATCTTCATTAGGATTAGCCCAACCATATCGTTGAATTGGTTGGTATGATGTTTTGGTCATAAATTTTACCCCTATCGTACCCAATAAACCATTATGCGTTTGTATTGTATTATAACAGTTCTCCAACCATTTAGGGCCAGGTATAGTGTCATCATCAAAAATACAAATATATTCTGTTTTAGCATTTAAAGCATAAGCAAATCTCGCCCACACACCTAAGTTACTATTACACACAGCGGTGGTCAATTTTTTTGTAATATTCGGATCAAACCCAAGATCATTATTCTGCCACAACATTATCTCTTTAGGTTTTATTGTTTGGTTATTTATTGCCTCAAGTTGATTTTTTAGTACATGTGGTCTTTTGTATCCGTTTAAAATTACTGTTATATTATGCATTTAAAATATTTTTATATTCGTTTATTATACTTTTTGCCACATTTTTAGAATGAAATTTTTCTAAATCGGAAGGTGGAGATACTAAATTCTTATCCATAATATTACCTTGTTCATCAACGGTATATATCCAACCTGATTTACCGCATAACCAACCCTCAATTGTTGTCCTACCTAATTGAATACCAGCGGTTGCTGTGGCCTTATTAATATATTGTTCAACACCCCATGTTGCGTTGAAATGTTTTACATGGGTGTTGGTTAAAACATCGGATAAGTAATCAGATTTATTTTCACCGACCAGATATAACTCTTGATTATTTAATCTGGTTTGTTCAATTAAATCATAGATCGTATTTTTTCTTAGGTAATCGATGGTGCCCACAAACAAAATATAATTTAGTGGCGTTGTTTTTTTAATTTTGAACCGTTCGGCATCAATTGGGTTATAAATAACGCTGATATCCTGATCTGGTATTTCAAAATTACTAATTAAAAAATCTTTTATTTCGGGTCTAATAGCAATATATCTCTTAATGGTATCGTCTTTTACTGGATGTTCAGCGTCAATAACTTCAGAGTGAACAGTATATATTTTAGGTGTATCAGGATACAATTTTATTATTTGTTCCGCTATCGGTTTGTGTTGTAAATGAATTATATCAAATTTAATATCATTAAATTTATAAACCATACCAGGTTCGGATGGCATAAATCCATTTGGTGTATTAACACCCCATTTCCCGTCACCTCTTTTGTAACCAGGTGGTTCCATTATTGAATAACATTTTACCCCAATATTCTTAGCCATATTAGTTAATGGGCCACCTATTTGAGATACGATGCTAACTTCACAATTCATCTTTATTAGTTCTTTAGCTAATTCATAGACATATAATTCAGACCCAGTAAACGTTCTAAAAGAGAGACAGCTAATTAAAACCTTAAGTTTTCTGAGATCGTTAAATGGTAACTTAACGGGTAAGTTACCCTTGTATTTCTCAACGAATAATTTCTTATTATCCTCCCACTGATCATTAGTTTGGCCTATGGATTTATGTGTAATTCGTATGTTGGTTATAACACCCACTTTCACACCAGATAAATGATTACTAAATGAAAAAGAAACATCATAAAAATGAAAACCTTCAAACTCTTGATCAAAGAGGTGATTAATTCTTTTTTTATGTAGTGCTATGAATAAGCCATCGATGATTAAAGTCTGTAAAATGTCATTATTAAATAATTCGGAGTATTTAGATTCCCATTTTTTTCCACCACTCTCATGATTTACAATACCCACCATTTTATCTCTTTTCTCCCACCATTGGCCGCTTTCTGTTAGTTCTATTGTTCCAGCGACACCAAGTATACCGAAATCACTTTTTTCAAAGTGTTTCATAAGTTTTTGCCCCCATGAATTGGTATCAAAATAAATATCATCATGGCATAAAACGACAATATCATATGAGGCCTCCGATATAATCTCATTATATACCTCCGATAACGATCTTTCGCCGTTATTTATTTTTTCAATTACCTCTATTTTCTTATTACCAGAGCTTTGTTTTATGTATTCAATAAAACTCGGGTTATGTTTTCGTGTTGAAAATCCAACTGTTATCATCTACTTTTAGGGTCATCTTTGAATGCCAGGACGGGCATTACGTCTTCCTCAAGTCGTACAAAATTAAACACACTATCGAGCTCATTTAACTCACGTTCGAGGAATGTTATATATTTTAGATTATCTGTACCTTTCTGGTACACATAAGCATATAAAACCCTGTCGCCTGGATGCATACGCTTACCAGACCATACGGTTTTATATTCTGCTCGTTCCAGCACATATTCAGTTAATTCTGGAACTATTTGTATTTGATTTTGAAACTGTTCAGCTATCATACACCTGTGCTTCCAAAGGCACCAGTACCTCTTTCTGAACTATCTAATTCGTCAACTCGTCTGAAAAGTGTGGTGTGTTTTGATTGTACTGGAGCGATAACGCCTTGCGCTATCCTATCACCACTTTTTATTGTAAAATCTTGGTTACTCAAATTAATAAGCAACACTTTTATCTCACCTCTATATCCCGCATCCACAGTGCCTGGTGTATTAAGCACCGTTACACCGTTCTTCAACGCCAAACCAGAGCGTGGTCGGATCTGTAACTCTAAACCGAGAGGTATTTGGTAGAATAACCCAGTTGGGATCAGTTGTCTTTCCAGTGGTTTAAGTGTTATATCTTCTGGTATAAAGGCCGCTAAATCAAACCCACTATCGCCCTCTTTTTGATAAATTGGATCGGGGTTGTTTGATTTATTGATCATCTTAACCAATAACTTAACAGTATTATCATTAGCATCGTACATCCAATCATTCATTAATGCATCGTTGAAGATTTCACTCAATTGTGATCTCTGGCTCTCATCCAATATATCCATTGGATTTGCGTTTGTTAGTTTATTTAAATCAAAATTCATATTAAGAGTTTAGTTTTTCGTCAATAATAGCCCACTCAATTTGCTGTCTTAATAAAACAGCTAATGGTGTTGAGTGCCATTTTACACCAGCGTTATCAGTAAGATCTTTTTCAGCGTTTAAAATAGCCTGGTATTCTTCTTCGGTTAATTTCATGTTACCACCATAGGTGTTTACATAAAAAATTGCCCTCTCACCAGGTGTCATCGACACGAGTGAATCATTGAACTCGTACATTTTACCCAAGTTCTTTCTGTGCCATTCACTTTGATTCGGTACGTATAAGTTTGATCGACCTATACCATGGAGGATCGAAACCCTGGCGACGCTTTTAGGGTCGCATTTTGTCTTAGGTGATAATTTACCGTTAAGCTCATTATGGCTTATAGCCCATCTCGCCACACGGATTAAATGGTCAACCAAACCACCTTCAAATGCGTTGTGAAGGTTTGTCGTAGTTGAAGCTGGTGCTTTATACAAACCCAGTTTTTCAAGATTTTCTAATAGCTCATCAGAGCATACATCGTAATCTTTAACGATCTTTAAAAACTTTTCTTTTCCTTCGATAACTCTATCCATTGTTACTTATTTAGTATATTTTTATAATGTTCAGCACGTAATACCGACACATTGTTTTGATTGTATTTATCTTTTACGGTTTCATATAACCTTTCACCAAAATGCTTGATGAGTTCTGGATTATCCAATAGCTTCTTAGCGTGTTTAACCCAATCTTTGTGATTTTTCTTAGTATCAACCAAGAACGCATTACCGTTCATATCTATCTCACCACCTGGCTTTACAGCATTAATCAAATCAATTGTGTAAGGGCCGTAATCCTGTGCTATGATTGGTTTTTTATGGAAACCAGCTTCTATAATCTTTAACTGCGACTTGTACTTATTGAACTGGTTTTCAGCCAGTGGTGCCATAGCAATATCAAAGTTATTGTAGTTGTTAGCATATTGCGTGATGTTTTTAGTCCAGATTCTTCTGTATTTTTTATCAATTGTGTTAACGTTAGGGTCATCCACAAATCGACTCAAATATTTCACATACTCAACGTCATTCATCAAAGTTTTATAGTTATCAGTAAGGAATAACTCATAATTAAACCAAGTTGTTTCCTGTGGATTCATCGGGCGTTCTTTTATCTCCTTAGTCTGAGGATCCATCATTCTTACCGTACCCCTGGTATCAAAACCACACAGAACTATTTGCATATTTTCATATTGGTTTTGTAATGTTGGTAATCCCTTGAGTAATTCAATATCTTTGATGTGCGAACTACCGCCTAACCAACCAAATCTAATCTTATCAGATGGGTTTGGTTTTGATTGAAACTGCGCTTCTGCTGGATCAACAGCGTTTGGTAAAACCGCGACGTTTTTATTAAACTTTTTGACTTCGTCGGCGAGAAATGCGGTTGGTACCGTCACCAAATCAGCCATCTTTAGACACTGTACTAAAGTCTCTGGTATTTTTTGTTCCTTCGCTAGGTGATATAAACCATGTGACGGATCTAAATTCCAATGGTCGTCAGTATCAATAATCACTTTAATACCAGCTTCCTTTATTTTCGTTATAATTTCGACAGCTTCTTGATTCCTATGTTGCGGAATTCTATGTATGAAGATGATATTATATTTTTTTAATTTATTCGTATCCTTTAAATCGATATTATAATCGATGTCGACAAAGAAATCATTTGGAAAATTTTTTTGTAAGTTGATATGGGGGTCGGTACATCTAAACTTTCCAGAACCAGCTCTGTCACCTGGTACTACTAATACATTAATTTTTGACATTCTACTGAAAATTTATTCAATAATAGTAAAAAAAACCCATAAAAACAAGTTTAGTTACACAAAATAAAAAAAGATGCTAAAAAATTAGCATCTTTTGTGAGATAATTTGTTTTGGTTTTATTCGACAATTGAATCGAACTTACCATCTTTAGCCGCATCAAGAAAATCTTTGAATTGCTTTTTGCTCCAGGTTGTTATGCCTTCTGGGCCTTTTTCATCACCCAATACGATTTTGTTTTCATACACTTCAATAACGGGGCAGCATTTGTCTTTACAGAATGTAATTGTGTTCATACTTAAATTTTTTTATTTGTTGTTTTTTTGATCTCATTAAGAGACGTTATTTTACCAGTGAATGTTTTATCACCTATTTTTATTTGAATGTTTTCACTTATTGCAGTTTTCTTACTAACCTGTTCAAGCGTTTCTTCGACTGTTTTTCTAATGATATACTCAATCAATTTAGTATCCATTTGAGGTACCGACGAATAAGATTCATTTATCGGTTGTCTAACTTGTGTTTGAGGAAGTGATGCATTGTTAATAATTTGTCCTTGGCGTTTTGGTGCTGCTTTTTGGATTATTTCATTCATCATCAATTCCATACCAACTGGTTGAGTTGGGTCTATTGCTGGCATCTCAGAAAACGATCTTAGTATTTCTGGGGGCATCTTTGATTTAGCGAGATTTCTTTGCGGTGCTGGTTGCATATATTGAGGTTGTGGTGTAAATTCGGGCCCCATAAATTGTTGCGGTATTTGTGATTCAGACAACAATTCTTCTGGTTGAAACATAGTATCAACATCCTCTTCGGTTAAAGGTCTACGGGACACAACCCTACTACCAGGACCATCTGTTCTTTCATCAACTTTATTCATTACGACTCTTGCTTGTTTTATTGAGTTAGCTAAAAAACTCATTTTATCATTTTGATCCATAATTAAATTTTAAAAACCATTTTAAAAACCCAGAGCTTTCTTGAATAGGTTTCTCATTTGGTACCCACTCATCCTCCTCTTCTTCTGGTGTTTTAACCTCAGGTTCGGTTTGTTGTACAGGTTCCTTTGGTTCTGGAACTTGTTGTTTATTTTGTTTAGGGTCAGCTGGAAATACAGGTTTTATCGGCGTTTGTGTCGGCGTTTGGGTTGGTTCGGCCTGTGGTTTAATTGTTTTTATATTAGTTAAATTTTCACCATCTGGATCAAACTTCGCATCCAAACCACCTTTCATGTGGTAATCACCTAACTCATTGTACTTAGCTTGCTTACCCCTATCATCAATGTATTCTCTCGGTTCATACGATCTTAAAGTTTTACCATCTTTGTCATAAACAAATTTAATATCACCTTTTATTTCATCAACTCTAAATAATTTATATACTTTGTTTTTAGTGTTGGTGGCACCAACATACTGATAACCTCTAAACACCCAATCACCCGCTTTTGTTTTACCAATAGCAAATGGTTCGACACGCCTGTAATTTCTTACAGGGTTTTCACCTCTTGCTTTTCTCTCACGATAGTCCTTACCCTCATAAAAGAAAACGATGGTGAAGCCATTTTCGATGGCTTCTTTTATAGCATTTATTTTATCACTACCAGCATTTTCAAATATAAACATAGAATTTGATTTGTAAAGTTATTCTGTGGTTTTATATGGGTTACTCTCACTATATAAATTAATAGCACCTAAAGCAGCCCTCTGTTGAATATCGATATGCGTACCGTTAGATGTTGATGTTACCTCTGGATTAGTAGCACCATACTCATTATCCCCTGGTTTAAAGGCATTAATAGCACCTAATGTAGCCTCTTGTTGATTGGCGACATTTCTTAATATGTCCGCCGCTGGAATTCTATTATCCATTTTAAATTAATTTTGTATATATGTTGTTTATTTTAGCAATTTCTTCCATTAATTCTGATGATGACATAAATTCAGGTACTTTTTTTAAAGTTGGTGTTACTGGATTTATACCGTCACCATCTTCTGAGTCTGCTCTGAATTGGTTTTCCATACCAGCACTTCTTTTAACGGATTTAGAATTATGTACACTTCTCCTTGCTTGATCCAGGGTGTAATTAACCCAATCCCGCATTATCTTACCACCGTTTAATGAATATTCAACCTCATCGAGATTATCATAATCCAACTTATCAAAATAATTTTTTATCCTCTTCAACTGTTCGTAAGAACAGGCCTTTCTTTCCAAAATGAAAATAGAACGATTAAAACCCTTAGAATCTCTTTTATCTGAGAACTTCTTAAGATTTTTACCCAATTCTTTTAAAACTTTGTCGGGAACCTGGAATAACTTATGTTGTAACTTTGAGTTTGGCATTATTTGATTTTTTGACTGAAATATGATAATAAAACTTTCTTCTCGTCTTCTGACATTACATGTTTGATGGTTTCAGCAATCTTAGTTAACTTATCAACTAATAACTGCTCTTTACCTCTGATTTCATCAATAGTTATTTGGTTTTTTGATAAGACGTCTGTTTCATTTTTTTTTGATGTGAATAATGTCTCCATCATTTTGTATGCTTTTTCTTTAGCGATTTCATCCAAAGCCGCTTTTGGGTCTTTTTGAAAATAACTTTCGAATTTATCACTTTCACCGATGGATTCCAAATATTGATGGAACCCTTTCGGATTATTTTTCATCTCATCGGCCTTTTTTGTATGTGGTAACTCGTTCTCACTAAAAAATCTACGGTAAACAGTATACATGAAAGGTTGAGCTCTCATCTTCATACTCTTATCCGTAGTAGTTTTAGCTGTAGTTTTAGGATCCGTATTCGGAACTTTACTACTAATCAATTTACCATCAGCATTAACAAATTCTTTAATATTATTGGTCATGATAGTTATTTAATTATAAATATCACCCAAAATACGTTTGTTATAGGGGAACCGTAATTTCTAATCCAGGAACTGTAAATTGTATATCTTTATCAAACCAGAAGTCGGATTTATAACCAAATTTAGCCCAATATTCCAGCTCTTTATCACTTGGTGTGAATAGTTCTTCGATTGTATCTTGGTCCTCATCTTTAAATGGATGACCACTTACCAGTTCAAGTTCTGATATCACCCATGATTTTTTCTCATCTGGTTTGTTTATAAGAATATTATGTTTTTTCAATTCCTTTGTAATAATGTCAACTTCACCAGTTTCTTTATTTTTTATTTTAACTTGTTTTGTTACCTTAGTAAACCTGACAGAATCTTCGAATACAACCAATAAAGGTTCCATTCGTTTATTAAACATAGAGATGTACTTCTCTACGTTATACTCACCAAGTTTTTCTGGATTGTTTTCGATTTCTGATTCTGAAAGATAATAACAGTTCAATATGGTTGCCTCAGAACCAGTTGGTTCGGTTCCGTATAATTCCATATGCTTCTGTATGTGTTCTTCTTCCCAAACACCCTTTTTATTGGGTTTTATTTTTTTAACATCCGAGTCACCTTTCTTGGTACCATTATTTACATAATATATAGTATCACCCAGTGATATGTTCAGTTTATTCAGATCAGCAAGTTCCATGTGAGCTTGCTTAGGTAATTCTTTACCGTTCTTATTAACACCCCTGTTTTTATACTGGGAAACTGTTTTTCTTACTTTTGATTTAGTGGCTATTTTTGCCAGTGGTATTTTCTTTTCGTAAATCTTATCAATATATGAATAGTAATATTGAATGAATTCATATCCCTTACCATTCAATAATAAAATAAACGCGTGGTCAAGGAAGTCCTCAATATAGCCAGGCATTTTCTTAGATTTAACGGTGTTACCTGTAAGTTTTACCTTACCATCATCCTCTAGAAGAGCATAGTTTTTACGTGAAAGGTTTATTGTGGCTGGCCAGATACCATCCAGACCGAGAGCCATTTCCCCACGCATGTATAGATCATTAAACTAGCAACAACAGCCTCAACACCAAAATATTCCTTACCCTCAATAACTTCTGAATTTAAACCTTTACCAATATAATAGAATTTAGATTCATCTAACCCATCAGCTGAGAAGTTTACACCGTCCGTGTCAAGTACGGTTGGTATATACCCCTTCTTTTTAAAGAACATAACCATACACCTCAAATACTGTCTTGCACGACAGGTAATACCTTCGGCGACATCCATTTCAGCCCACGGGAACGCATTAGGTGCACCAAGGGCTCCGAACATCGAGTTGATAAAAATCTTCAACGGTAACTGTTTTCTCTTATATTTAGAGGATAGTTTAGGGTCGGTTTTTTTATATTTTTCAGCCAGTGCCTTAGCTTTAAAACGCTCAGAGTGGAAGAATTTAAGCATGGATCTCAACGCACCAGATATGTCAACACCAGGGAATACCAGGTGGGCCAGCTGAATAGCTGGATAGAGTGAATTAAAGTCCATTTTTCTTAATGAGCGTGAGTACCCCACGTTGAGTAATCGTGATAAACCACCAGTAAAATCTCTTTTTTCGTCTGGGGTCGGTACGGCTAAACCATGTTCATATGACCAGGCTAACATTAATAACTTCCATAAACCAGCCGTACCCATGGTGGATACACGCTGATATGTTGTAGGTACTATCTTAGCCAACATGAATGATGTTTGATTGTAGATATTATCCACTTCCATGGTCTCCCAAAGGTCATCCATCAAGTATCGTCTAACTATATATTTACCATCACATTCAATAAATGAATCAACATAAGTCTGTAATGCGTTAAGTGTGGCTTCAAGAAATTGAAATGTTTTAGGTGCTTTATCTTTTAACTTAGCTAATCCAGTACCAATACCATTTGAAGGTAATACTATGGTTTTACCCATACGTATCTCCCTGATAATTAGAGAAATGGCGAAATTTATTTTCTTTTTATTTTGCTCGAACTCATCATCTGAATAAAAAGAATCATCAGTTGTATCTGGTTTCTTTTTTGTGGGTATGCCTATGGTATTCTTTTCTCCCCTCATTTGAGCGGCTTGGCCACCAAGTCCAGTTTTTAAATCATTATCACCAAATATGAATACTTTATCACGGTTAGCTTCAACATATTCACGTGTAATATAATTCATTTTAATAATAGCTGGCTTAGTATCAGAATAGTCACCAGTACGATCATCAAAATAATACTTTTTAGTACTATTCCAGTATTGGCCGATCTTACCACCTTGAATATAAACACGATTCTTTTTAGCCACTTTATTATACTTACAGACGTATTTCAAGCTGGCCGATTTCATATCAGAATCAATCGCCTGGGCACGTCTTACTGAGTGCATAATATCAATAATTGAATACCCAGCCATATTTACCTGCTTGTAATCCTCAACTTCATTACCCAGTTTCAACATACCATCTTTCAGGTTAATTTCCTCACCTTCCTTTAATGTTTTAGCTAATTTGGTTACATCGATGCCTAATATTTCACATCTTTTGAATATAAACGGCCAGTCGAAGTTTGCGGAGTTATACCCACCAATAATGGATGGTCTTAAATAATCAATGGTGGCGAAGAATTTAGCGATAGCCTCTATTTCAGACTTATCGGCTTCTTCACCATTTAATTTAGCTTCAAATAATTCCTCGAAACCACGGTTAGTTTTACAACCCACCAGGAATATCCTATTTACATTAGGATCCAGACCCGTGGTCTCCAAGTCAAATACATACTTTTCAAGATCATCGTATTCTTCGTAACCCTTGAATAACCTTTTACCAGTACCCATTAGGTATTGTTCAATAGGTGAGAGGATTAGGAAGTGATCTTTAATTCTTTGGTCGTACACGCCACGATAGATACCGCCATTCCTAAAGAAATGTAACATGCGGTTATAACCCTGGTCGCAAGTTAAAAGATGAGTGAAACCATCTTTTAATCGTTGGTTATCGTGGTGTGCGAGTGTGGTAATAGTAATGCCATATTCTTTCATGGCATTTTTTATGGTTAGTGAATTGTTCTGGTAGAAGTTTAGTTTCTCCCTGGCTTCACCAAAGTTCTTCATCCATAAGAATGCCTTTAGTTCTTCTTTTTCCACAAACTTTTCACCATCAGGTGTGTGTTTATACTTATAAACTAAGTTTGAGTTGTAATCGTATTCCAGATTCACAATATATTTCTCATCGTCATGTCCGTTCAAGAAGTATTCGATGACGTTAAGAGGTACTTTATAATCAAGCATATTTTTGTCTTTGTCACAAATGTAGTAAAAAATTCGTAAAAAACAAAATGGACTCCGAAGAGTCCATATCTTTTATTTTTTATAATATTTAATTAAGGTATAAATGATACGTCGCTTTTTACAAAACTATCTATCACATAAATGTATAAAGGTTCACCAATTGGTGCTATAAGCGCCGATGAAACAGTCATTGCGTCATTAATAAAATTGATCTGGAATTCACCCAAATAAGTACCAGGTCTACTGGTGTCATCTGTTGTGAATCTGTAGACAATGTAATATTCTTTAGATCCGTCATCGGTGCATGGGTCTTTTAAAACCAATTCAGCCGCTTCGTTAGCTATTTTATAAATACCAGTTTTCATATCCTTCATTGAGAAGGTTAATAATGAGTTTTCCAGGTATTCATCGAATCGTTTATAATCATTTCTACCATCACGTAATAAACGTAATTTTAATATCGGTAATTTTGAGTATTGTTTTATATGAAAATTCATGGTAATGTTGATTTTACGAAAATTGCTCTACCCCCATTCGGTGTAAATAAATTGAATGGTTGTAAATCATTATTAATTATTGATCTTATTTCTGGTAAATATAATGGTGTTGAATACATTTCTATAGATCTAACACCACCAATGAATGTACCTCCGAAAAATTTATCCAGGATAGAATCTACAGTGGCCCCAGTATCAGGATATACCGCATCATATAAACCTTGTGTTCCTCCACCGAATGAAAGATTAAATGGAACACCCTCTTGCAATCTTTTGTCGGTATCCAATTTATGTGGTACTATCTCACGTACATTGTGATTACGATAAACCATAAATCCATTCAAGTAGATCATTAAGGTTCCGTTTTTATATGTTCCGAATTCAAGTTCACAATCAGTATCGTATGTTATATCTCTTTGGTAAACAACGAACACATTTAAAAAAGAATTATTATTTAATCGTACAACTGGTGTTTTAGTGTACGATTCTTCAATAGTAAAATATTTGGTAATTATCTTTTTTACCGTAAAACTATCACAAGTATTGGTATAGTCAACAAAACTATCGCCAGTAATGCCCGAAACATGCAAGGTTGTACCAGTATAACAAGGATCGGTGGCGTAAATCGTTCTATATCCAATACACCCACCTGTTGTTATTCTGATTCCAAATGCGTTATCAATTATATTAACGTATTTCTCATCGTATGTAAGTTGATTACCAGAAGGATCGTATATTATTCCGTCAATAACCTTGAAATGGCCATTATAACTACTACCACTTAGCGCCAAAGGTTGTGCTCCATACGTATCGCCGCTGGTGACGACAAATTCACCGTCATAATATGGGTTTGTAACTAAAGATGCGGCTAATGGTATATATGTTGATCCTGTTGAAGTACCTGTTCCAACCCATTCATCACCATAATTAGTTACTGTTGTTTGTATATAACCACTACTTGGACCGTCGCTAAATACAAAATCATAGTTTTCAGTTAAGGAACTTACTATAATGGGTGTTAGTGTTTCATATTTGTTTTCGGATCTGGTTCCTATATAATAAATAAAACCACTATTATTATTTAGTGTGGTACCATTTCTATTATTTAGTGTTGTGCCAGTCGATAATTCGCTCGGCATATGCAACATCATATTAACAGTCCAACCCTTTCTCATTCTGGTTTTAAAATATTCAACAGGGTATCCATATAATTTAAAGAATCCCTGGTAAAAACCACCATTTAACTGGGTGTAACCAGTTGGGGTTACGTCTATATCGTATGAAATATTCTGTACATATCCCGTAACTGGGTATAATGTAAATGTTGAACCGCTTGAAACCGTAAATGTAACACCAGTGGTGCCAGTTATCGGCGGCAGCAACAATCCATTATCATAACCAACGAGAGTTATGTTTTCGAGAATTACATTACCATCTTGTGTGGCACCAGACACCGATGATAGGCTTTGAGTTACGTCAATGCTGAATAATTTATAGGAATCAACATCCCTATAAAATATTTTTTCATCATTAGTTAAAATAAAATCGTAATATTCGCTTTTATCAAGTTCAAATCTATACATTATATAACTCTTATAGGTTTAGGCATCGCCCTGAATTTGAGTGACTTATTAATATATTCAGCTTCCATTGATACACGTTCTAAAGTTTTCTGAGGACTCATTCTTTCGAGTCTCTCTTTGAGTTCTGTTTTTAACGTTACCATCTCATCTTTACCTTCCGCTAATAATGACTGATACTCAACTGTCATATCCGCTTCTGGTACTGGTATTTTACCATTAAAAGTACCCCTAACACGACCCAATGTTTCTTTCGCCAGTGCGGTGAAATATCTTCTAACCCAAACCTTTGATGGTTCATTTAATTCATCAAAAGACATATCGTTTAAAGGTACATCGGCTGGTGATTTAATTATATCGTTATTTGATTCAAGACAATCCTTGCCTTTAGTCGTATCATAATACCAATACCACACCTTAGCCTGGCTAAGCATATTTGATCTAAAATCAAACGTACCACCTGGTGTATTCATTAAATGTAAATATTTCGTACCGTTTGGGCCATTAGTTATTTTGTAAATCATCTCCGACCTAATAATCCTATTCTTAAGATTTCTATCACTCGCCCTCATCAATATATCAAATGCTGGTAAAATATAATATGAACCTAAACCGATATACTCACCACCAAAGTTATTAGACCAAACACCAATAAACGGATCTATTACCGATTGATCGATTGTTGAAGGAGTAAACCATAGGACTTCATTGATTTCACGATTTGCTGGAATCTGGTACATCTGTACATTTTTTTGCAATTCGATAAAATCTTTTTTAAGTTCATTGTTACCTTCACCAGCACCTAAACCAACTATTTTTGAATAAGCATATGTGTATTGTGTTACCAAATCATAATTTCTGGTTACCAAAGCCCTGGTTAAATCGTCTTCATTGACATTAATACCAAGCAGCGCTGGCCACTGATGTTCTATTATATAATTTTGTATATATTCGACATAATCTTGAGTTGCGATTTCCAACAAACTATCCATTTGCTCGTCTTCGAGTTGGATTTTTCTGATTGGGGCACCAAGTCTGTGCTTTACTAAGGTAAAGATTTTTTGTTTTTCTTCTGGATTTATCCTCATGATTGATGTATTTTTACATAAATATTAAACCAAATAGAAAAAAGGATAAAAATTAACTCTTTAACGCTTCTATTATTTCTTTAGCCATTGATATGTCTTCAAAATCTACTTTATCACCCATAATTTGACTTATGATTTTCATTTTCCTTTGTAGGGTTTGGAACATGATTGTATCCAAAGTATCATCAAACAAAGGATAAATTATATGCACTGGTTTTTCTTGACCGATTCTATGGGCCCTATCTTCCGCCTGGGCGTGATTCGCTGGTGTCCAATCTAAGTCATTGAAAATCACAACTGAACTTTCGGTTAATGTTAAACCAACACCCGCCGCCACAATATTACCGCAGAATACTTTAATTTTAGGATCGTTCTGGAATTTATGTACAGCCTCGTCACGTTTTTTTGAAGATACAGAACCGTCAATTAATACGGATGCTTTACCAAAATGATCATGCAAAGCATTAATTGTGTTAGTGAAACAACTGAACAAAATAACCTTTTGTTCGTTCTCAATCAAATCCTCTATCGTTTCAATTGTATATTTTAATTTATCATAAGATAACAATTGACGTATTTTTAATAATCTGGTGAGGTGATCTGTTATTTTTGGTTTTTCCTCTAGGTTTTCCGTAGAATCCACCCATTCTTCGTATTCCCTGAGATATTGATTATAACTTGCAGAGAACTCCATCGGAAGATAAATCGGTTTAATTGTTTTCTGTGGTAAATCGATTGAATCTTTCTTGGTACGTCTTAACATTACGTCAGCTGAATAATCACGTAGTTCATCCAGGTTTGAAGCGCCAGATGTTAACCAGAATTTTTTATTGGTGCCTGGGCGTTTTATTTGTCGACCAGCACAATACCTTCTAACAAAATGCATCCAATTGGTTGCTATAGGTGATTCGCATAAATACAACATTGTGTAAAAATCAATTGGTTTGTTAGTGATTGGTGTACCTGTTAAAAACCATCGGTTGGGTATTCTTGATGCAAAGTCAATAAAGATCTTTGTTCTGTTACTGGTTGCATTTTTAAGATAATGGGCCTCATCAGCGATGACAAGATCAAACTTATAGAAATCAATAACTGATGGCGTTAACTCATCAATATTAACACCCTTTTGAGGTAAATAATGGTAATTTTTTAATATATCGTAGTTAACAATAGTCCATTTTTTCATCTTGAAACCACCCGAATCAATGATAGAGATATTTTCTTCTTTATCATAGTTCATTATTTCTTTTTTCCAGTTGATTTTAAGTGACGCTGGACAAACTACTAATATACGTTCGAACTTACCTTCAACCGCAGCTATAATAGCGGATGTGGTGTTATGTGTTACAATAGCGTGTTCAGTAACATATAATTTATCGGGACTATCCACTGATATACAAACAGCCTCACCTCTTCCACATGGTTTTATATCTTTAATGTATCTACCAACTTTATATTTTTTTGGTGGGTTATATGCGTTTGCTTTCCGTTTTAATCTAAAAGGATTCATACCTTCAGGCATTTTTATATTTAAACGAAAACAACGTTTACATATGACCTTAGTACCATCTTCCTTTTTATATGATCCGATTTTACTATGTTTTCTAACAATACCACCAAGACTATGAACAATTTCAGCAACATCATCAGCTAATTGTTCTGATACTGTGGTATATTCAGTGCCAGCAAACACACCATTTTTAGATTTCATACAGTGGCCATCAGTATCCATCAAACCTTGTAAAATAGCCAATCGGTTTTCTATTGATGAATATTTATAAATATTTGGGATGGTTTTACATTCAGCTGTTTTATTATTAAGACCAAGTATACGTAATTTATCACCAAATTTAATATTACAAGACCTTTTATTACCAACGGGGTTTCTTTCATTTAAATCAACACCTATAAATATTTCATCAAAGTCATCTTTATGTAGTTCAATTTTAACCCATGTATTATTTACATTACCATCACCTAAACAAACACCTAATAAGTATGGTTCAATCGGTAAAATATCATTATTATAAAACTCAATTGGCTTCACAATTGGTATCTGCCATTTAGAGTTACCATTTTTTAATTTATAATAAGTTGAAAACTTATATGGTCGTTTTTTGTTCCAACCAGTACCTTTTTGTTCAATAACTAAATCTTTATCAAGCATTTGTTCAACAGATAATGTAACGTATCTGTTTTCCCTATTTTTAGAATTTTCACCACTATTATTTGAACTCACCGTCCATAAATGTTCTTTGCAACATTTAACTGAATAACCATCATTAAATGTTATTTGATATAAATCTTTAACCCCCTGTGGAAAAACACCAGTTACATTATATGGTTTACCGTCAGAACCAATAACTTTATCACCAATTTTTATATTACCTATTTCAACTCTTCCTTTAGGTGTGTAACATAACGTATTGTTTATTAAGCATTTGCCCAAACCCATTTCATCAGCCAGGATATACTTTTCATTTTCCAATAACTTAGTTATCGCAGTTATTTGGTGTGGTTTTGGTTCCCTGGTATAATCAGAAAAATCTAAATTCGGTACCTGTCTGAGCTTTTTTAAACACTCTTTAGCTACGTAAATAAGACGATAGCTTTTACAATCTTCACCAAAACAACCCCAGAAATGAAGCATATCAGATCTACGTGATAACAATTTGTTAACATAAATTCTTTCTGGTGCGGTATCTAAACCGAGCTGCTGTTGCACAAACTCACGGCAAGATTTATGGATTTGTACGTATCTGTTTAATTCAACAGGTTGAACATTATTGAATAATTTAATATATTCCGCTTGTTTCCTGGTTAGGACGAATGTTTTGGTTCTATGATAATCTTTTTGTAATTCCAAAATATAATCATTCGTTCCATTATATTGTTTTAATATATCTAAAGCTATTTTTTCTATTGGTAAAACTAAATCCATTGTAGGTCATATAAAATACAAGGAGTGTTATTGCCAACATACGATTGGGTTGTGTTGTACTCAAACCATTCATACGCCGAATCGATATCATTATCCATTGTTTCAGTTAGGGTATCTATGCAGAGATCTCTGTCATAGACAGCAACTATTTCATTATTCTTTTCTATTTTAAAACCAACCAGGGCATTATTCAAATCATCAAAAAACAACATATCTGGATTATATTTGGCAAACTCAGCCAATGTTTTCTCTATAAAACAGATGAATGAAACATTTTCATATTTATCTAAGATGTTTTCATTAAAATAATCAACCGCTTGATCGGGTGAGAGATTTTTGGTTTCTTCGAGTTTATTAATCAGCCGATTGTAGTGGTAAGCGGGGGTATAGTTATTACAAACTGCCGAAACACCATATAGACAATCATCAAATGATTCCTCTAAAAAAATATTAGATGGTAATACTTCCGTATCATAACCGCAATATTCCATTATTGTATCTCTCATAATTACAATATTAGTCATTTTTTTTAAAAAAGTCAATATTTATCTCATCTTATCGAACTATTTATATTAAAGAAAATGGAAAGAAAAACCAGAATACCTATTACCAGGTTATCACGCTATTACGATGATTTCGATTATGAAATGGAATTGGAAATGGCCAGGGAAGTTATTGAAGATGACGCTGGTTTTAAGATCGTTTTATTCAGAATTGACAAAACACATAGTAATACAGACATATATGGTGAAAGTAATAAAAGAGAAATTCGCTTTTTACCACCCGTTGAACTCTATGTTACGCCATTACTTGAAGACGCCGAAAATAAAAATTACGGCGAAAACGGTACACTGAAATATCAAGAATACGGTAATTTTACCTTCACCATCCTAAATAAACAAATGGAAGAGAAGGGTATAGATATAAGTTATGGTGATATAGTGGGGTACGCTATAAATGAGAATAATTTGAAATACTTCGAGGTTTTTGACGACGGTAGAATAAATGCGGATAACGAAAGTACCCAGTTTGGTTTTAGGAGCTATTTCTCTAAAATACAATGTGTTACAGTCGATCCAAACCAATTTAACGGTATATAATATGGCATTACCAAATTCATATAAAAAAAAATTAGATATTACAACACCTAGAGAGAGTGTTGAATATCCATATGAGATGAGCAGTTCGGCGGCGGAAAGAATGAAGGAAATGATCATCAACAAGGATGATTATTTACCTAAAGGGGTGTTACATGCTGATTTGGATGCGGGTTTTAAAGAGTTTGTGAAAGAAACAATGCAATTAACATTGGATGGTGAGAGGGTACCAGTATTCATGATGGGTATTCAGAAATGGAATGAATTTTATCAAACCTGGAAGTTTGCTGACGAGTTCCACAACGTTAAAATACCTTTTATCAATGTGGTAAGAGATCCCGATACAAAACCTGGTTCTAACCCTGCGCTGATATATAATATACCACAGGGTAGGATGTACACCTATGCTCAGGTACCTACTTGGGATGGTAAGAGAAAAGGTGTTGATATATATAAGATACCACAACCAATACCTATCGATATTAAATACGATGTGAGGATTTTTGCATATAGACAGCAAGATTTGAATCGTTTTAATACAATTGTGATGAAAAACTTCCAAAGTCGTCAAGCATATACAACAGTTAACGGTCATTATATTCCAATAATTTTGGAGGATACATCAAATGAAAGTCAGTTGACTGATTTGGATAATAAAAGATTTTACGTTCAAATGTACTCTTTTATGTTACAGGGTTTCATTCTGGATCCAGAAGATTTTGTAGTTTCCCCAGCAATAAACAGAATCTTTACATTTAGCGAGGTAACTAATAAGTAATTTATTTCAAAAAGTAAATAATATACGGACTCTTTGAAAAAAAGTAGATATTTATTGTTAGTAATAATTGAATAATCAAAAATATATTAAAAATTAAAGAAATATGGCAAATCAAGTTTACGCATCACCTGGTGTTTATACAAGTGAAAAAGACTTAACGTTTACAACGGAGACCCTTGGCGTTACAACACTGGGATTGGTTGGTGAAACTCTCAAAGGTCCTGCTTTCCAGCCAATGTTCATCTCTAACTACGATGAATTTAAATTAAAGTTTGGTGGAACAAGTCCTGAAAAATTCAGTGGTACGCAAATCGTTAAGTATGAATTACCTTACATTGCTAAGTCGTATCTTACGCAGTCTAATCAGTTGTTTGTGACCCGTGTTTTGGGTCTTTCTGGTTATGATGCTGGTATTGGTTATGCGATAAGGACGATTGGTGGTATTGATAGTGATAATTTGGTGGTTTCGGGCGCTACTGGTTCAACTACTAATTTATATTTCGTGGCTGATATTAGTGGCGGTACAATAACTGTTAGTGGCGGTACTTATTCAGGTCAAACGTTATTGACAGCTGTAGGTACTGTAACAAATACAGATACAACTAAATATTCAACAAGCTTTAATTCGTTTTTTGGTTTAACTGGTACATTATCAAGCAACTCTTGGTATAAAAACGACATACTTTACTGGAATATTATAACAACAGGTTTAAGTGATTATTATACTACAGATAGAAACTCAAAACCATTAACATCAGCGTCGGGTAGTACATCTCCTAATTTCGTCGACGCCTACGTATACGATAGTGATATTGAAGAAACAACATATCAATTAAATAACGAATTCACTTATACAGAATCAAGTGATAATTTTTTATCATCTGGTTATATGTTATACTCACATTCAATTAGTACTACTGGTGCAAGTACGAATTATTATACTGGTATCACCAAAGTATTAAATATATCACATACAGCACCAGTAATTACGGACTTTCACAAAAGAACGATTGCTTTATTAAGAAGCCGAGGTACTTATAGTTCTAATGTACTCAATTTTAACGTAACAGGTTCATCAAATGTGATTTTATCAAGTACTACAAATATTAAAAATAATCCTTATGGAACATTTACAATATCTGGTAAAACTAGAACTAATACAACATTTACATATGATGTTTCTCTTGATAGTACACAAGGTAATTATATTAAGAAAGTGCTAGGTTCAGATGCTTTTGATAAGTCAACTAATTTGTTTGTTGATGAATTATATGATTCATCCTTATCAATGGGTTGGAATACTGGTAAGGTATACGGTTTACATGAAACAATTGTTGGTGTTAATACTTGGGGTTCAAATAAAACCCAATATCAGTCGCCTATGACTCCATTCTTGATATCGGAATTAAGAGGTGGTTTACCACAAAGATTATTTAGGTTTATTTCAATATCTGACGGTAACTCAGCGAATACAGAAATTAAAGCGTCAATAGCTAACTTGAGCTTCTCAACAATGACATTTGATGTCATTGTGAGAGCATATAACGACTCAGATAAATCAGTTGTTATACTAGAAAAGTACTCTAATTTGTCAATGGATGAAACGAAAACAAATTATATCGGTAAAATGATAGGTACTATCGACAACAAATATCCTCTATTAAGTTCATACATTGTTGTCGATATGGATCCTTCTGCACCAGCTGATGCATTACCTTGTGGTTTTGAAGGTTATCAAATGAGAACAGCTAACTTAACAAACATAACAGGTACATCATACTGTGGTGTTATTGAATTACCATATAAAACAAAATATTATGTGGCTGGTGAGGTTACAGCAACACCACCAAATGCAGCGTCAGTAATTTCATCTGGTGATAAAGTTAGAAAAACATATTTAGGTTTCAGTGATATCGATTACGGTTACGATAATGATTTGTTGAAGTTTAAAGGTCTATATGGTTCTAATGGTAACTGGGGTAACGGTAGTGAATGGTCATCATTAACAACTGGTTTCCACATGGATGTTAACGCAAGCGGAATTACTAATTCAAGTGGTAATACTGTATTTACAGTTGGTGTATCATCATATTCATCTTCAACTGATGAAGCGGATACGACAAACGCATATTACGATATTAAAACAAGAAAGTTTACTGTTTTATTCTCTGGTGGTTATGACGGTTGGGATATTTACAGAAAAACAAGAACAAATACCAACTCTTACAAGATTGGTGGTAGTTCTTTCTCAGCTGGTGGTTTTGCAACATATACCGATCAAGCATACTATGATACTTATGGTTCGTTTGGTACGTCAGATTACTATGCTACATTCTTGGGTGTATTAACATATCAAAACGCTGAAGAAACTAGTATTAACATAATGGCTACACCAGGTATTGATATCATTAATAATTCAAATTTATGTGCTGATACAATTGAAGTTATGGAAGAGAAAAGAAAAGACTCAATTTATCTACCAACATTACCAGATATTCAATTATACAATAACACAGATCCAGGTAATTCAGAGTCATGGTTACATACGAATGAAATCATTGATGCTCTTGATGCTGTTGATATTGATTCAAACTATACTGCGGTTTACTACCCATGGATTCAAATTAATGATAGTGAAAATAACGCTAATGTATTCATACCACCAACAGCAGAAGTTGTAAGAAACTTAGCTTACACCGATAACGTAGCTTATCCTTGGTTCGCTACAGCTGGTTACAATAGAGGTTTGGTAAACTGTATCAGAGCGCGTATGTCTCTTGATCAAGCGTCAAGAGATGCTTTATATCCAGCAAGAATCAACCCAATAGCTACATTCTCTGATGTAGGTACAGTAATCTGGGGTAATAGAAACTTACAGATAGCTAACAGTGCCTTAAATAGATTGAACATTAGAAGATTGTTATTACAAGCTAGAAAACTTATTATGGCTGTCGCTAATAGATTATTATTCGATCCGAATGATGCTGCGGTTAGAAGTCAATTCTTATCATTAGTAAATCCAATTTTGGATAACATTAGAAAAGAAAGAGGTTTAACAGACTTTAGAGTAACATTGACAAGTTTGGCAAATGAAAAAGATAGAAATACTATGACAGGTAAAATATTTATTAAACCAACACCTACTTTAGAATTTATTGAATTAACATTTGTGGTAACACCTGAAACAGTAAGTTTCGACAACATTACCTAAATCAAAAACAATTAAAAACAGAAAAGCCCAGTGGAAACTGGGCTTTTTTTGTGTGGCAATAAACACAAAGGGTATAACGACATATGTCAATATTTTTATATTTTTCCCTTATATATAATATACCATATGGTTTACTATATATGTAAACTCTTATCTTTATTTCTATATCAATAATAGTAATAAAGATATTCTTATAGTACTATTATATATCAAGGATATCACAAAAATATGGAAAATAATTGACAAAGTCAAGTCTTTTTTAAGAAAATTTTTTTTGGTGGTATATTTATTAGTAAAATAATCATTATCAATCGAAACAATGTGGATTTGATAGATATTTATTAATGAAATTAATTCTAAAACAAAAAATTATGGCTAACTTATTAATGAAAATGCCTGTTCCGTATGAACCAAAGAAACAAAACAGGTTTATCCTAAGATTCCCTTCTTCATTAGGTATTAATGAATGGTTTGTCACCTCTACATCAAGGCCAAAGGCAACGATAGGTGAAGTAGAGATTCCGTTTTTAAACACTTCAACATATGTTGCTGGTAGATTCAACTGGGAAACAATTGATGTAACTTTTAAAGATCCTATTGGCCCTTCTGCCGCACAGGCAATTATTGAGTGGTTCCGTTTACATGCTGAATCAGTTACTGGTCGTATGGGTTACGCTGCTGGTTATAAAAAGGATATTGAATTAGAAATGCTTGACCCAACAGGTGTTGTGGTTGAAAAGTGGATACTTCAAGGTACATTTTTAACTAACGTTGATTTTGGTACTCTGGATTATTCATCAGAAGACATTGCTGAAATTTCAGTTACATTACGTCCTGACAGATGTATATTGGTTTATTGATTTTACATAAATAAAAATATATCTATCAGGCTTGATAGTTACTTAAAGTTTTGTAGTAGTATAAATACTTGTACAATATTAATACTTAAGGTTATCATTTCTATGATAACCTTATTATTTTTCCAGGGTATACCCGTGTTTTTGGATAAAATCATTGATTTTCTCGTTCAACTGCTTTGGATTATCCATTTCATGTTCCCAAATAACCAGTAACGTGAATTCCTTGCCGAATTTGACGTTCTTTACCTTGAGTTGATCGTTCTTAAGGGAGCGCTTCTGAAAAGGGTAAATTGCAGTAGGAAAATGCGTTTTACAACAATGAAAAAAACAACCATGAGTTTCAATCAAAATGTTATGGTCTAACAATAAAAAATCGTATTCTTTTTTATTGTATATATGGTGTTGTTTGTAAACCAATCCTAACTCACTGAGTACTTTTGCGAATTTGGTTTCCAGGTTGGACGTTCCATTCATTTTTTTAAACATTTTGCTGATTTTACCTTTTTTTTTCCGTTTTCCCATAAAAAACTTTACATAAATCTATTTATAAATAGATTTATCAGATGAAAGATATCGTTTATTTGATAAATGCCGATGATGACCGATTTAAAATTGGGATCACTACCGAAAAAGGATTAGCCACCCGTGTTAAACAATTACAAACGGGCTCATCGGCTGAACTATGTTTAATCACAACATATAAAACCAAATACGCATCGCTCATCGAGAAAACATTACATCGTCAATTCCAATCTAAGAAAATTATTGGGGAATGGTTCCAATTAACACCTCAAGAAGTGTTTACTTTCACTGAAACCTGTTCTATTATTGATAATAATATTAAAATATTGGAGGAACAAAATAATGATTACATATTAAAAACACTTAAAAAATGACAAATTTAGAAAGAATTCAAGTTCAAAAACAAGAGGTAAATAAAGAAGGTAAACCGAATACACCAATCACACAAGAAATACTTAATGATATGATTAAACGTAATAATGGAAATTTTACGAGTGGTCGCCCAAAACAAGTTGGTGATTGGTTATTATTTGGATTTTTACACGAACCTAATGGGGAGGAAACTGAAGTATCATTGATTACGTTACATGAAGAAGAATACGGTACCATCTATGAAGATGCTCCAAACATGGTTAACATAAAAACTAGTTTAATGTTAGAATTAGTAAAAAAGTAAATTATGAGCGATATAAGTAAAATGACGATACAAGATCTGGTAATAAAATCATGTGAAAAATACCTATTCGAACCGAATGACGAAATAACAAGGAATAAAATAAAGGATGACGTGTTATCGGAAATAACAAAAGTACTGGATAACGTAGAATTCCAATTAGATGATGAAAAAATCAATATAAAATACGATAAAGATTATGGACACGATGAACCAAATGAATCAAATGTATGAGCCAGCACATGATGTGATCGCTCTCCCTTCTGAGGGTAAATTTTATAAGAATAAAAAGGAAACGGTAAAGGTTGCATATCTTACGGCTTCGGATGAAAATATCTTAACATCACCAAACTTATTACAGAATGGTAAGGTTATTGATGTTTTACTCGAAAGAAAGATAATTGACAAAGATATTAGAGCTGGTCAATTGCTTTCGGGTGATAAGAATGCGATTCTATTCTGGCTTAGAGCTACTGGATACGGTGAAATGTATCCTGTTGAATTGACGGATCCGAAAACGGGTAAATCGTTTGAAACTGAGATTGATTTAAGTCAATTTAAACCAAAGGATGTAACAATTGAACCAGATGCAAACGGTGAATGTTCGTTTATGTTACCACGTTCAAAGAAGCTGGTTAAATTCAAATATTTGACATCAGATGAGGATGATAAGATTGTGAAGGATGATGAAACAAGAAGAAAGAAACTGGGCCCTAATGCTATTTCTGAGTTGTTAACAATGAGATTGGCGGCGCAGATAATGGAAATTAATAACATTAGGGATCGTGGTCAAATTCAACAGTTTGTAAATGAGATGACCGTGGGTGATTCTGGTGCATTAAGAAAGTACATCAACGATAATGAACCTGGTTTAGACTTAACGATCAATGTTGAGGCACCGTCTGGTGAGTTTTTTTTTGGTGAACTTCCCATTACGTCAAAGTTTCTTTGGCCTTACCTCAACGTATAAGAAGGATGTAATGTATGAATATTACATTTTGATTAAACACGGAGGTTTTAGCTACGCAGATATCTTACATATGCCAGTATTCGAAAGAAGGGTTTTCCTGGATATTTTGATGGAAGAAAATAACAAAGTTAAGGAACATAGAGAAAGAGAAGTTAATAAAGCCAAATCTAAAAAGAAATAAGCCCACATTTTTGTGGGTTTTTTCATTTGGTGAATATTTATAAATAAATTAAATGTCATGTCAATCGATAAGATTAGAGAACGCATAAAAATGATCGAGGAAAATAACTTCGAGATTAATGAAAGCTCAAACACATTAACACAAAACCAAGCAGGCGCATTCCAGGCTATGGATCCTAAAAGGGCTTCTGGTTTATTAAAATCAATCGGAAAAGCGGACGCCGCTTATGGTAAAGCTTTAGATATAACACGCCAACATTTTAATAAGGTCTCACAATTTAACATAAATGATGGTGAAACTATCGATATACCGCATAAGGACATACCTTGGGTAAAAGAGATATATAAAATATTTTCGGATCATCATTTGTTAAGTGGTGAAATTAGTAAAAATAAATTTGAACCTCATTACGGTTACGTTAAAAACAATAATGTGATTAATACACTCAAAACTAGTGAAATACAATTACGTTATTCAGATGCTAATCTAACAACTTTAGATAATATGATCTTATTCATTTCGAGTGGGGTTACACAAAACAATACTAATTTCATCGATTTGGTTAAAGAATTAAATAACAAAAATTACAATATTAATGTTAATAGTGCTAACAATAGATTGTATATATTGATAAATAAATAATTATGGCACAAGGAGATATATTTTCTGGTTTATTTAGTGAATTAGGTAATGTTGCAACCAAAAGGATGGAATATACTATCAATGGTATTCAAACATCCCAAGCTAAATATAATAAAGCACTTGAGGATGCGCTTGAAATAGAGGCAAGTATATACGAAACAAAGAAGAAAATACTTAAAGGTGATTATGAGGGTTATAATCTCATTAAAAAAATGGCCAGCATCTCGAAATCGATGTATAAAGGGATGAAAAACGCCAAAGATATTGGTAAAACAATTAAGGATCAAGAAAGTGCTATTGCTGATTTATTAAAACAAAAGAAAACAGCGAGTGGTGGTGAATTAGATATTATTAATGAGGCATTGAAACGTAAAAAAATTGATTTGGTGTTAACTAAACTAAACCAAAAACAGATAAGGAAAACAATACCGTTATTTAGTTCAATGGGTAAAAGTGGAGAAATGGTATCCGATTCAATTGTATCGATGGGTGAGGGTTTTAAAAAAGTATTTGGTCTTGTATCAGATATTGTTGGATTTGTTTCAGGTTTAGTAAAAACCATTTTTAATCTCGGAAAAACAATTTTTAATTTATTCTACACTCCAATAAAAAAGGTATTTGATACGTTTTTACAAATACAAAGTACAGTCGGTAATTTAGCTGCGGATATTGGTTTAACACACCAAGAATCACATGGTTTATTACAAAATATGAGTGGTCTTGCGTTAGAGGCATCTAAATACGGTGGTTCAATGAAAGATGTGGCCACTATATTCAGCGAGTTTAGTCAAACGACAGGTAAAAATAGATTTTTCTCAAAAGAAGAAGTAGGATTACTTACCGAATTAGGTAAAGGTACTGGGTTAGGTGTTGAAGGGGCCGCTCAATTAGCAGCGAGTTTTGATAATATTGGTATATCACTGGATAAGACGATTAAATTAACGGATAAAGCCAGAAATATGGCGGCCAGGTATAATGTCAATACCACAGCTGTATTAAAAACATATAATGAGTTAGTCACAAGTTTAACTGGTATTGGATTTGGTAAAGGTTTAGATAATTTAACTAAGTTAGCCGCAAAAGCGCAAGCGATTAGGTTTGATATTGTTAAATCAACGGAGGCGTTTAAAGATGCGTTTTTCGACCCAGAAAAAGCGGCTGAAGCGGCAGCACAGATGCAAGTACTTGGTGGTAAGTTTGCTTCAAGTTTTGGTGACCCTATGCAATTGGCGTTTGAATCAATGAATGACCCAGCTGCGTTAGCCGAAAAATACGCAGACCTTGTTAACGGTATGGTAACAAAAACGGCCACGGGTGATTTTTTAATTTCTCCAGCTGCGAGAAAACAATTACAATTAGCGGCTCAGGCGCTTGGACAAGATTATGAAAATATAAAGAATACAGCTATTGAACAAGCTAAAATAGCGGATAAAATGACCGTGTTAAGTAAAGCTGGTTTTAATTTATTTGGTATTAAAGATGAAGATAAACCAGCCTTAGCTTCGTTAATGAAATTAAACGAAAAAGGTCAATATGTTATAAAAAACTCAGCTGGTGTTGATATGTTATTATCTGAAATGACAGATAAAAACCAATTAAATGCTATACTTGATGCTAGAAAAAAGAACGATAAAGCCGCTATAGAAAGAAATAATTTAGCTGAACGATTATCATTAATAGCTGATAGATTTACGTTAGGTTTTTCATCCGTTATGAATAAATTATTCGGCGGTACTGATTTTGATAGTTTCCTTGAAATGGTTGAAAAGGCTGGAATAAAAATAGCTGAATTTATTCAAAAGGATATTATGGGTAATGATGGGTTAAGTGCTAAATTCAAATCAATTTTAGAAAAGGGTGAAAATATATTTAATAAAATAGTAAGTATATTTGAAGGGCCTGGTGGGTTAGGACAAAAAATAGGGGAAACCATTAAAACCTTATTTCATGATGTTGCAGCACCCATAATTTCTGAAGTCATAAAATATGTTGCGCCGATTTTAAAAACTGGTTTAGGTAAGCTAATTGAATTACTTGGTGGTGCGTTACCTGGCTGGTTAGGTGGTGATAAAATGAAAAATGCGGGTCTAAAGATGCAATCTGAGGGTATCGCTTCCGACACAACTGGTATCTTAAGCGGTATTTATGGTAAAGACGCACAAACTAATATAGCTAATAGCATGGTAGACCCGACAAGTAGTATAATAAAAACTGGTCTATTTGAGGGGGGTATTCATGGTATATCGGGTGCTGCCAAATTTGGTGCTGGTAAATTAGCCAGTTTTGCGGGTAAAAAGGGTGCTGTTAGTTTATTTGGTAAGATTGGTACAAAAATGGGTAGTAAAGCACTTTCACATATACCAGTACTCGGTTCATTGATTAGTGCGGGATTTGCAATAGGTGATTTACTTGAAGGTGACTATACTGGCGCAGCGTTACAAGGGGGTTCAGCAATAGCTAATTTATTCCCTGGGGTTGGTACCGCTATAGCTCTTGGTTTAGATGCTGCTGATATTGGTAGAGAATTATATAATGCAAATCAAACACCAAACGTTACATCAAACGCTGGGAGATATGATAACAGTAATATACGTAATTTTATTGACCAGGCGGCGTATGAGAGATCAAATACTAATTATGGTGGTGGAACCGCTTCAATAAATCATAGTGGTACAATAAGAATAGAATCATCGGACGGTAAGGTGGTAACATGGGATCAAATGTATGGTGCTCGTGATATGGTTGGTGCGTCAATACAATCAGTACAACAATCATATAATAATGGTTTTGGTGATTATCATAATACCAATACCGTACCAATTAAACCATTAGTTTAATAATATAATATTATGGGTCTAAAAACGATTTCGGAACAATACAGACAAAATGTATTGGCTTTAAATTTAAGAACACCAAATGATATCATTCAGGGTTTAACAGACCTGAGCGGTACATCTAATTTACAGTCATATCTCGATGCTATAGGTAAAGATGCTATGATACACTCATCTATGGTTAAAAACCCAGGTAATGTCACATCCAACGCAACCAACCCAAGACAATTAGATTTAGGAAGAAATGATGCCACCTTCGCACCAACTGGTTATGATTCATATAGAGCTGATTTAGGTACTGAAGTATCTATTAATGATTACAATGTTACCAAACCAGGTAATATTGATACAACATCAACATTATCAAGAACATCTGATTTAAACAAAAACCTTAATGATATAACACCAGACGGTTATGATTCATATAGAGCTGATTTAGGTACTGAAGTATCTATTAGTGATTATAATGTAAAAAACCCTGGTAATATAACTTCAGAATCAATAGACCTAAGAAATAAAGATTTAACTAAAAACCTATCAGAGATAACACCAGATGGTTATAATTCATACAGAGCTGATCTGGGTAACGATACATCTATAAGTGATTATAGTGTTACGAACCCTGGTAATATAACATCTGAATCTGAGGATCCGAGAAATAGGGATTTAACTAAAAATCTTCCTAACATAACTCCATTTGGTTATGGTGCGTATAGAAATGACTTGGGTCAAGAAATAACGATTAGCGATTACAATATAAAAGATCCTGGTGATATCGATAAAGCATCGGTAGACCCAAGAAAAAAAGATCTTGGTAGAAATGATAAAAAAATAACACCAGAGGGATATCGCTCATACAGAAGTGATTTGGGTACTGATTCGGTTATTAACGATTACAAAGTAAATAACCCAGATACGATCAATAACACATCGGATAAACCGAGAAATTTTGATTTCAGTAGAAATAATCCAAACATAGCACCAGATGGGTATAAATCATTTTCAAATGATAAAGGTATTCAAACAACATTAAGCGATTATAAAGTCGTTGATGATGGTGCATATCTAGATAATACGGCGACAAAGGAACTTAAGAAATTGATGGTTAAAAATAAACCATTTAATGATCCGTTATATACTGGTGAATATAGTTATATATATAATAGTTTAATAACAACTATTGGTAAGGTAACAACTATAAATGATTATAATATACCAAATAGTTTAGATTTGATAATTTCAAGCGGTCAACCACCTGAAGTTGCATTAAATTTAATATTACAACAAAATAGATATTTACCAGTTGAAATAAACACTTATGAACCAGTCGTTAATAGTATATTAAATAATCAAAATATACAACCGTACATTCAAGCCTATAAATCTGGTGTTTATTCGTTTGACCAACCAAACACATATGAACCGAGTCAATTCTTGAATATAAGTGCTGCGGTTTCACCTGTATCTATACTTACTAACGTTGATCGTATGGAGAGTTTATTAAATGGTTCTGTTACACAACCATTGAAGGATGAAACATTATTGATGAACATTGCTGCTTTACAGTTGAAGTTTAATCTCGAAGCGAGATTGTTACAGAACATAGCTCAAGAAACAGTATTAAAAACTAAATTGGATGAATCCTTAACAAACCCAAATACTTTGTTTGATTTATTGTCAAACCCAAAATCTTGGTTTGAAAAGGATAACACTATCAGCGTATCGAGTAATCCAGTTGGTAAAGCTGTACAGTTTGCTGAACATTTAGCTGGTGTTAATTTACCATTCTCATATATTAACTATAAAACAAAAGATTATATACCACAATGTTTTAATAATGAATTTTATAACACAAACCAAAAAATGCCTAAAACGGCTTTTGGTAAGTTTATTAGTGATCTTAGTGGTAGAACAGCCAGAAATGAACGTGACATGTATTTTTTAAATCATACTGGTGACGGTCAAAAGGCGGCTTTATTTGCAAATATATCGATTAACAAATATTCACCAAATTATACGAATGATTACAAAAGTGGTTTATTCCAGGCGGGTGAGTCGGTTGCTCAAATAATAAGAGGTGTAACGGCATTCTTAGGTTTGGGTTCTGGCAAAAGGCCTGTTGGTGATTATTATATTGGTAGTAAAAAGGATAAGATTGATCCGTTTTATCTTATGCAAGATTCTGATGGTGATATTGTTAATACAAATGATAAAGTTACTGAGGCGTTAATAACGAGTAGTGTGTATGGTAATACAATAGAACAGATAAATAAAATAGAACCAGGCTATAATCAAGTATCCGAATATGGTTCTATTGAAACTAATTTTGTTTGGTCAAAGAATGCAGCAACCGAAAAAGTTTTTGTGTTAAAAGGTGAAACTGGCAGCACATTAACACCATCAAATCGTATTAGAAACAAGGATAGTCTATCAAATAATATTAATTTTATCGAATGTTCTATTTTAGATAAAACACAAAGATTATTGGATAAATCGATTAATAATCAATACAACTCACCAATTGACCAAACACTTACTAAGTTTTACGACGGGTATAGTTTTACATCAAGAGCTAACGCAACAATAAAACCAAAAGTAATACCTAAGAAAAATTCAAAAGGTGATACGATAGGTAACAGATACATAGTTCCTGGTTTAGATGAAACAGGTAAGCGTGATGATAAGAAAATGTATGAACAAGCCGAGTTGTGTCGTGTTTGGACTAAAGGTAGGTCATATTCAAATATAACGGGTGCAATAAGATATAAAGAATTAATTAGACGTGAAAGAAATTCAGTATTGGATAGATTTGGTAATTTAAATATATTTCCAAGTGAACTTAATGTAAATGGTGGATCAGCTAAGAAATACATGTTCTCGATAGAAAACCTGGCTTGGAGAGATTCACAACAACAAAAAGAATTAAAAAAATGTGAAATTGGCCCGAATGGTGGTAGAATTATGTGGTTCCCGCCATATGATATTAAATTCACTGATGACACCTCTTCAAATTGGACAACTCACCAGTTCTTGGGTAGACCAGAACCAATATACACTTACAATAATACTGAAAGGAGTGGTACGATATCATTTAAGATAGTTGTTGACCATCCAAGTATTTTGAATCTTTTAGTTAAAAAAGAACTGGCTAAATTGACTGATGGTGAAGTTGATGAGATATTAAACGCTTTCTGGGCTGGTTGCCAGGAGTTTGATATTTTTGAACTTGCAAGAATATGGAATCAATTCTCACAATCAGATATCGAATATTTCAAAGCGGTCTTAAATGGTGTTAATAAATCAAAACCAAATGATTTATTAACACCACAATTTACTAACGCTTTAGTGAATAAATCTGTGGATGAACCCACTTTCAATAATACAAATGATTTAACACCACCACCAAGTTTCACAAAGGGGTTATTTTTCGAAAATGATGTTCCGTTAGACCCAACAGTATATAGCACTAAAACAGGTGTTTACGGTGGTACTATTGAATCATTCGGTGTGTATTTTGATCAATATAAGAAATTAAATTTATCTGACATCTCAACCAACGCACAGGCGGTTAAAAAAACCAATGATAAATATGCTGTTAATTCAGAGTGGTTAAGATATTTTTATACGTTAGGTATTGATAGTGGGGATAACTATTTTATGGCCACAGATCATACCGAACCATATTATGGTTTTAATAAACAACAAACAGATGTAATTAATGAGTTAAAAGATTCAAAATATAATAATTTTGATTTATCTATTAACTTAACAGCATATTCTAGTGCTCTAGGTTCTAAATTACCATCTGAATATAATAAAAATTTAGGTATTAGAAGAGCTAAATCGGTTATTAAATGGTTATTAACCGATAATATAATGGGATCGGCAACCAATAAGATATTTAATAAGGATCAAGCGGGTGATGAAATAACCAAAAGTAATATTGACTCTATTTTAGAGGATGTAACAACTTCTTTAGTGGTATGGAGAGAAGCACCCGCTAACCCAGCACAACCTAATAACACCAGAGATAAAATCACATTTAATATTAATGCATCAACAGTAATATCATTTACTGAAGCGATAAGTAAAATTAACCCAACAGCGACTAACCTGAAGACAACTTCTGGTGACGTTTACTTCATGGTTCGTAATGCACCATCAGAAGATAAACTAACAAAAAAAGATTGTTATTGTTTTGAAACAAGTGATATAAAAAATACTTATATTACAGATCCAACTAAAATAGGTGTTACTGAAACTGTTGATAAAACACAAATTGGTACGTTTAACCCAGCGGGTAAAACAGCTTATACATATGCTGATACAGTATGTGGTGCTTTATCGATAGAAAGTTCATATGCGAGAAGAGTTGATATTACTGTTACACCACAAATAAAACCAGTAATACCAAATAAACCAGAAGCAGTTAAAAAACCAGAAACTATTACGGTAGCCTCATTGAAGACGTTAGATAATACTAATATCACTAAAAGAGATATAGCTCAAAGAATATTAGATAAACTAATTACAGAATGTGATTATTTTGAAGTATTAAAAGAAGATGCACCCACTGTTTATAAAAGTATGAAAGAGAAGTTAAAATACTTCATTCCAGGTATGCACTCGATGACACCAGAAGGTTTAAATAGTAGATTGACTTTCCTACAACAGTGTATGAGACCAGGTAATACCATTAAACGTAGCCAAACAGATACTTGTGACGCATCAAATACTGCATTCGGTAAACCACCTATATGTGTATTAAGATTGGGTGATATGTATAATACCAAAATGCTTATAACTAATTTGAATATTAGTTATGATCCTTTGGTTTGGGATTTAAACCCAGAAGGTATTGGTGTTCAACCAATGATTGCTAACGTAAGTATGTCAATAAAATACATAGGTGGTTCTGGATTAAGAACATACGTTGAGGAATTACAGAATGCTTTAACATTCAATTATTATGCTAATGCGGATATATACGATGGTAGAACGTATGCAAATACAAATGAGTCAGAAAGAAATCTCATCAACATGGAAAGGAGTTTCTTTGATGGTAATCAACTAGACCTCATTCCAATAATTGCTACAGGTGAAAAATATGTTCAGGATAAATTTAATGAAACATTACCAGGTGGTACCATCGGTGTTGTAACATTAGTTAATCAACCAACACCACCAGGTGGTATATACACTGATTTTATTAATAATTCAACAACATATAATAGTGGTACCGTGTATCAAGTATATGATGTGGTTTACTATGATAATAATTTTTACCAGAGAAAGGCTGATAATAATGCAACGTATGCGATATATGGTAATACATTAAGCAATAAAACACCAACTGATACAACTTATTGGATACAGATAGAATGGAGAAACTATGGTGAACAAGGTTTCTTATTTGAGTATTTGGGTAATACCGAAGAAACAATAACTAAAGATGATCCTACATCTGACACATATTTAAATAAAAGATATTTTGAAACCTATGAGATTCAATATTACGGTTTATTTAAAGATCTCTATACGACTTATTCTAAATTGATTGTTGATAACTTCAAGTATAATAAATTATTAGATAAAACATCGGTTTTAAGATTATTGTTGTTAAATAAAAACTATAATAAATATATCATTGGTGATACAACAAAAAGTATTACAGATTTTAATAATTTACCAACACAATCTAATAATATATATGATTCAGCTAATGTATTAACCCCTGGTGCGAACGATAGTAAATTCTATTTATATAATTTTTTTGATATTGAAGCTAAAAATAGAAATTATGTAGAATATGGTAATATTGATGGTTTAATGTCACGTATAAGTGGATATGATTTTAACCCGAACCCAATTAGAATACACTTATATCCACAAGAATATATGTATAAGATAGGTAACGGTAACCATATTGTTAATGGTTTTTACAATGATGATTCTAGATTTAACCCAGGTTACTTAACTGGTGGTAACGGTAAAAATAGTGAAGCGGCTGGGTTGTATATTAAAGATTACAGTTTTTATAGCCAAAACATTAACTCATTATTTTATCTATTAAAAGAGGAGATGAAGGCTAAATTAAAATTGGAATTATCTCATTTTTGGTTTAAATCACCAGAAACTTTAAATGTATATAAAAATTATTTAACTTATTTTGAAACACCACATAGAAAAATATTTACGGATTACCTCATAGCTATATTGGATAATTATTATAATGATTTGGTTGAAACCCTTAATACAACATTAAATGACGTAACTGAAAACACAGGTAAATTTGCTACGTTATTGACAGGTTTATCTGTTGTAGCTGAGGGATATGATGTTAGATTAAATGAAAAGAATCAATCAGTTTATTATGAAGTAATACCTAATGGTAAAAAATTGTCAAAAAATGGAAAATCTATTTTTGGTTATGAACCATATAATGAATATAAGACAATTTATAACGGTATTATATCTATTATAGATTTCGCTGTTTGTGCTACTTTTACAGATACGGCGGTACAAAGTGGAATCAGTAATATCGATAAAGCTAACTTTTTAAAAATGTGTAACGGTAATTATTTATTTAAACAAATTACGAATAACCCATCAATACAACAAATAGCTAAAACTGGTTATACTTATAACAACACACTAGTGCAATCAGTTGGTTTAAATGATTATACGGTAATTAATAATTACGGAACAACAGCAAACTTCACGTTATATTCTGGCGCCACTGGTACTTCTGGTGTAACAATAAACACAAACCAAGATTATACAGCCGCAGCTGGTCAAACAACAGTTAAGACGCTAACAGATAACGGGGGTACCTATAATAATTTTTATGGTATGACCTATACATTCGAAAAACTAAGTTATGAATTATTTGAATTTTCAAATAGAACTTTAGATTTAATGATGAATGATAATTTCATACATGATGGATTTAATTTGGATATTTTAATCACTGCGGGTAATAATTTTATTAACCAAGTAACTGGTTTAACATCAGATGGTACTAAATTATTTTACACCTCTGATAGATTAGACTATAAAACAACATATATTGGGTATTATACATATCAAGTACCATCAGGGTCGATAATTGATAGTGAGGTTAGTACTTTAAATAATTTTCTTATGTATGATATTCCAATTACTGAAGAACTTTTCAGTAAATCAAATTTAACAGATACAGCGTTAGTAGGACAAAATATACATATGACTGGATTATTGGATGTTTTATTTTTAGATTTCTTTAGTTTTATCAGTAATGCTGATAAAGCTAAAATCATGGAAGATATTAAAAAACCAGAAAATAAACCAGTGATTGGTATTAGTACGGATCCTAAAACATCAGCTAAACAATTAAATGATAGGTATGATAAAATATCAACCATATTGGATTCAACATTTACAATCATTAAAAATTATAGTGATTCAGCTGTTATTAAGTTAGGTGGTATTGCGGATAAGTATAATTCAAATTACGATGTGGTTAAGACAAAAGTTAACACCGTATTTACTACAGGTGCGACTTGGAAAGATATATCTACTGATTTAATAGTACCCACTTTGATAAAAGGTTCTGAAGAAGATTATAAATTATCAATGCGTGATACTAAAAATATAATAAATACAGCTAAAGATAACTATAAACTATTTATTAATAACAAAAATAGGTTTAATATTATCAACACTAACGAAAATAAACAAACTATAATTGGGCCACTACCAGATACTGGTTCCACCCAAACTGAGTTAACTAAATATGAAATGGGTCAATAATGGGAGGGTATTATAATCGTTACAGAAAACTAAATACGGATGATAAAATCATATCTCCGCCTTATGTTGCATTAACACCGAAAGAAACGGATGATTTTATTATATATGATAAAAATAAAACCAGATTGGATAAGGTGAGTCAAAATTATTATGATTCACCTTATTACGGTTGGTTAATACTGATGGTTAATCCAGAATTCGGTGGACAGGAATGGAACATTCTCGATGGGCAAACCGTTAGAATACCATTACCGCTTGAGGATACCTTGAGGGAATATGAAAGAAAATTAAGGCAGCGTTTAAATTATTATGGCTAATACATTTATAAAACCGCAAAAGGGTTTAATAGAAAATATATTATGGAAGCGTGTTATAAACACCGATGATAAAAGAAAATCGGATAGGGGTGCTATCGTTATTGATCCGAATAAAGTTATGGATGAAAACGGTGTGGTTAGTGACCGTTATATCAAACAGGAAGACTTGACAATATATGCTGAATTAAAGGTTTTTAAAAAACCAGAATATAGTGTTATTAAAGATAATGAGAAGACAACGATATTACCTAATAATGATTTCATCACAATTAATATGTTAAACCCGTTGCAAAAAAATGCAACTAATACCACTAAAGCGCAGTATAAAAATAAATTAACGACACAGTGGAGTGAATTTTTTACTAACGATATAACTAACAATCCATTAAGTGAATCATTTATAGTTGATCCAGAGACATTCGGTATTTCATCAATTGATATAGCCATAAATGCTGATTTTCAGCCAACAATGACTATAACATTTATTGATATTCAAGGTAGAACATTGTTTGAAAGAGGTAATGATGAAAATAACCCATATAATATATTTTTCACCTACCCATATCCTAAATTTGTTCTAAAATATAAGGGTTATTATGGTAAAACGGTTGAGACACAATTAGTATTAATACAATCAAATTACCGATTTGATCCAAATACTGGTGACTATACAATTACCTGTAACTTCAAATCTGATGTGTTTTCTTTGTTAAATAGTATATTGATAATATATGCTTATGCGGCACCATATATGTTTGCAACCTCAGACGGTGATTATTTAGGTAATAAGATACTTAAAAAATTATACGAAAACCAAAATAAAGAGTTAGCTAATCAATTTGGTTCAAACTCTAACAAATATAGTAAATTGGAAATATTGGGCGCTCCAAAGCTAACTAACTTAGCCAGGGCGTTACAAAGCATACAATATGATTCAATAATTAATAATTCAGACAACCTCAACAATGAAGAAGATAATAATAATTTACTGAGGATAAAATACTTTATTGAATCTAATGTTGAATTGATCAGGGCTAATTTTAACGATACTACAGTTTATACAAAAGAAAGAGATAGCAATAATTCGTTATATCTTTATAAGATAATTGATAAACCCGATAACGGTATTTTTGATCAGGTAACGGCTAATTGTATATCCGATATTAACAATGAATTAAAAAAGATAACCTCGTTATCCCAGTATAATAATTACACCAATAATATAAATAAATTTTATGGGTCTGTAAAAACATACCAACCCAAACCTGATATAAATAATATTTTAACTGAGGATATTTTTAAATTTAAAAATAGTGATAGTTTATTTTTAGATAATTTTAACAATATCATAACCCTGGTTGATTTATTATTGGATGATATTTTGAAAGAGATTGAGGATAAATCTTATGATATTACGATAAAGAATATTAAAGATTCATTAAAATACGAACCAAATTTAAGTAATGTGGTTAGGATAATAAGTAATAATATACAAACGTTTCTGTTACTTATGCGTATTGTGTCTGAGATGGCGATAAACCAAATTGAGAAAGATGGTTTAAGACAATTAATTCAGGATAAAAATACGACTGTTGTTATAAACAAAAATCAATCAAAAATATATTCAGCATTCCCCAATTATTATGAAAGCAAAAAAAGAAATTTAAATGGTGAGGATGTTGAAATGAATGTCCAGGTATACCCTGGTAAAAATACGGCAACGGATGATTGGTTTGAAGTACAATTTGTGGAGGAATTTTATAATGCGATAGGTAGATTACATAAAGAGATGGGCGGTGCTGATCAGAATAATCTCTTCGGCAATAAAAAAACTGGTATTATATCGGTTTTTTGTTTAGGTAACTCTAACTATGATGATTTGAGTGTATATGAGGATAAGAAAAAAGCGGATGATATTATGCTTGAGTTATTTAAAAAATATACATTGCATTTGATGTATTCTGGTTTTATTTACAGATCAAATAATTTAAGTGATTATGCCAACTCAATGGCTAACTATGAAATTGGTTTGATTGACGATAACGTTATTAACACCATTACCAGTATTAATCAAAAATATTTACTGGCTTCAATTATAAAAAAATACACAGATAAAAATGAATTCCAAAACAACCTCACATCATTTGGTTATTCATTCTTCAATGTTAAAAAAAATGATGCCGATACTTATAAGAAAGAAACTATAAACGAGATAAAGCTCTATAAAAGTAAATTTAGTGAAAAAGAGTTTGATGAAATTATTAACAAAAAAAATGCTATAATAACAAATAATAAATTCGCTAAGTTATATAATACCACATCCCCTAAACTCTATTCTATTGCTTTAGAAAACGGTAAACAAAATAAAACATCTATTATACCAGATCTTAAATATAACAAAATTTATTATAGCGATAAATACCCAGAACCATTTAACAATTCACTTAATTCAAGTGAAGATGCTAATTTAATACAGGGGTTCCTTAAAGATCTTAATAAAAAATTAAATACAATAGCAATTGATACTAACTTTACCTCAGCTAAAGTTTCATTTGATGATACCACAGTTAATACACTGACGTTTAGTAGTACCGCTGACGATATTATATTGAATAAAGCTGAATCAATAAATAATGTATTCGACATATATAAAGAGATATAATTATGAATTTAGATAATTTAGTTAAATATTATAATAAAAATAATACTATTGATTATAATAGTGCCATAGTAAATAAACCCGATAATACAAATATTTCGGTTGAGAATGATTTATTTAAAGGGCCGACTATTCTAAATACAACGTCATTTGCTGATACTTTGGTAATATCAATGGATGGCGGTAGGACGAACTCGCCAGAAGTTGCTTTTATGTTTGTTAAAACATATATGCAACAATTATTAAAAGAAGGTGAATATTCAGTTTCAACACAAAATCTACATCAGCTTTTTAATAAAAACCAAGAACTAATCGAGCTACCATATCCTTTTATTTTATACCTGGGTGGTTTACACTATTTTAATGAACAAAAGTTTAGTATTTATAACTTTGATAATAATACCACAAATGTAGTGGATCAATCCACTGTGTTTGATAGAACTAATAAAATTCTAATACCAACCGATATACCAGAAATTACGAAAGATCTGTATTATTCTAATGAGTTGTTAAGAACACCTAAAATGTATAAAGGTAAGGTTATTACACGAAAATCGGTATTATTAACAACGATAACAGATAGTTTATTTGGTACCATTTATCATCCATCAACACGTATTGTTGACAGATCATTAATTAAAGAACAACAATATTCTTTTGATTATTTGATTGGGTATGACAATGATCTGGAGATTAATAGCAGTATCACATTAAACACAACTAATATTATGCCAGCCGTTGGGTATGGTATACAGAATAATTTTTTAAATGAATATAATAAATTTATTTATGGTGATTATTTGAATGGTAAGGTAGAAAAAAGCCAATATAATAACAATAAACCCCATTCATTAATTGGTGGCCATTGCGGTATAAGTAAACCAATAAAAACATTTGACTCTAACATAATGGAGTTTACGGCTTTCTATAGAAATAGTTGGGTTGGTGGGTATTCTAAAAATAACTTAGAATATACACCAGATTTTTTATATTCACAATTTACTACCGCCATAAATATAATTAATACGGATCGACGTAAATCGATGATCCAATCATTTATAACCCTGGCCAAGATTAAGGCGTTATATCTTAGTGATGCAATCACCGATGAAGAACTATTATCATATTTTTCTAAAATATGTAGTTTAAGGGTATTTGGAAATCAAAGGTACCCATATCTATTGTATTTGATGGAGAATTATTATTTTAACAAAGAGTACGCCAAACTTCAGTTTGACACATCCATCAAACTTAAGGATAACACGGCTATCGGTATTGAGGATGCTGTTAATCAAATAGCTACAAACATAACCAATTATTTTAAAGAGTTATGGTCACTTGAACGATTAAATAAGATCCAAAATCACGAAACTATCGACTCAATGGCGGTATATGGTTTATACCCATCGTCTGGTGGGTTTATCGACCCTTTTGAATTATTCAAATCGAATGATCAGAATTTGGATGATATTCGCTTTACGTATGATAATAAAAACGTTTTAAGTAATAGCTACGACAGTACTTTTATTACAGATCATGTTGATTTAATACAAAAGAATCAAACTGATGCTGAAAAATTTTATGGTTTTGATGGTATAGTAAATAAAAAAGCTAATCGATACTACTTAAATGCGTTCAGTAATAATTTTTACCAACAGTCTGGTAATAGTAATGATTTGATGTTATTTAAATTTAAAGATGGTAAATTTGATAGCGTTGAAACATCAAAAAAATCATTTATTGATGTCATTAACAGAGTATTTAAGGAAAATAAATCTTATATTGACGACAGTAATGTAAATCCAGCAAAGCCAAAATATTTAGTTAGTCCTTCGTTTAACGATTCTAATTTTTTAACTAAATACGCATTTAATAATGAAACAATATTGAAAGGTACAACCAGATTCTTTTGGTTTGATCCCACGTTATCATATTATTCATTAAAACCCGATTATAATGAAACAGATGGGTTTTATTATGATTCTGATAATGGTATGGATGAGATGTTGAATAATGGTGATTATTTTACAAAAAACTATTTTAATATAGATGATTATGATACATATAAAAAATATTTTACTGGTGACGGCCCATTATTTGGTGATCAGTTTGCGTTTAATCAATTATTAGATTCATTGGATATTGAAAAATTGGAAGCGTTTAAGGATGAATTTTTAAAATTTGCAACCAGGGATCAAAGTGGTACATTTAATCTTCGCACGTTAATGATGGCATCATCACTTATTGCGTATAATGACATCGAAGATTATGATGATGATGGTTATACATTAACAGCCGATGAAATAAACTTATTACTAATAGGTAACTCAATGTATTTTTATGACTTTGTGGCTAAATACGGTATTAATAAATTTATGAATGGTGCTTTGACGCTTGCGCAATTAAATAAAACGGAAGCCGCAATAAAAGGGTTTTGTGGCATGAAAAAAACAATAGCTAATTTTTCACCGCTCGGATCTACAGAACACAACAACCTCCAATTCACCCCTCATTTATTCCCGTTTAATCCAGATATAATGTTATCTGACAAATCGGATTATGATACTTTAATTAAATCATATAAGGACTTAGATGATACTCTTAGTGAATTTGATATAGTTAAATATATGATGAGAAAAATACTTTTTTCTGATCAATACATAGAAAGCTTCACAGAACCAACACAAGATGAGAAGAATAATTTAATTAATCTTAATAAAAAATATATACAAAATAATTCATACATCAAGGTAGTTGATGAGGGTGCTGACCCAAGATTCTATGGGTCAGCTTTATATAAAAATCCTTATGATTCCAAGTTTTACGACAACTTATACTATAATATTGTAACTCAATTTTATAGATCATTAAATATTAAATTTGACGAAAAAACATATAAAATATTATTAAAAATAATTAGATCATACGTATATATTACATTAGTACAAATTAGTAATAAATCGAATAATGAATTTAAAACCGAAAAAACACCAACATTATATATTAATGAGGCTTTATTACCTGGTAACGCAATTCAACCCTATCAGGAATATTTAAAATTATCTCAGGTTTATCTTAAACCAATGAATGACCCTCAGAATGACAGTAGATTAAATCAACCAATTAAAAATATTGATTTCCTTAATACTATTTCAGAATCGGATAAGCAGAAATATTTTATTGATTTTGTGAAAAAAACAGTTAACAATACTCTTGGGGGTATGTCTTCGTTTATTAACACAATCAACACATATTACGCAGACGCATCTAACCCATCAAATCCTAATTCATATAAGAATAAATTACGTGATGATAATTTTGATGATTTTAAAAAGACAACTTATTACAACTTCAAGCAAATATATGATAAACTTGAGTATACCACAGACTCAATTGTTACCGATATTCAAGGAATTAGTAAATTAGATCAATTACAAATCAGCAACATAAAGGATTATAATTTATTCCCTCTCATTAGTTTTGGTGATAAAGATTGTGAACCATCAAAAAATAAAAAGGGTTACGATTTATTCCAAATATTCCAAATTTTGGATAGGGGTAATAACGATATTGGAACTGAAGTATTAGCGGATTTACCAGCATTATATAATACCTTATATACTGACTTTTCAAATGAGTATATTATTGTTAATAAGGATTTAAACAACGCATCGAGTAATAACCCATTCTCAAACATTATATCAACAGCTGTGGATAAGATATATAGTACCGTTGCAGCTGGTAGTGGTTTTAATTTCTTGAGGATACCTAATTATTTAAACATGAGTAGTGTTATAGCACAATCAACATCATTTGGTATGAGTAATGTTGTTGATCAAATGTTCGGAACACATACAGATACTGAATTATTTGGTGAGGATATAGTTGGTGAAAATAAAGGAACTTATTATGGTGGGTTATCTGGTTTACCAGGTTATATTTTTCAGGTTGGTAATACACCATCTGAATTAAATAGATTAAAACCCGAACAAAAAGCAACCAAATATTATTTGAACTCATTTTGTTTGGATATATCGTTTGATGATAAAAATAAAGACTACACTCTTAACGCTGAAAATGCACCAAATGAAATAAAAGATTCTAATGTAACATCATTTATTGTTGATTTTGGCAAACAAAACCAACAAATGTTTACATCACTTGAACTGGATAGTTCTCAGTTTTCATTTACCGAATCAGCTATATTAAACTGGACTGATTATATTAATAACAGTAATAAATCCGCTGGAACAAATACCGTTAAAACAAGTAATTTATTCCCTATATATGAAAAGTATATGTATACTTGCCAGGTTTCTGGATTAGGTAATGCAACAATTCAACCCTTGAGTTACTTTTATTTGAAAAACGTACCGCTGTTTTATGGCACCTATTGGATCACCAATGTTTCACATAAAATATCAACCAATTCAATGTATACGACCTTCAAAGGTGTTAGACAACCAATAGCGACTAAAGATGATAGAAGACGTGTAATACTTGAACAGTTAAAAAAAGTAATCGGGCAAATTGAACAAGCTGTCCCAGTGGCTAACAGGATACAAACCATTGGTATTAAAGATACTTACGGGCCAATCACTAAAATTGAAAGTTCTAATAAACCATATGGTGAATACTTACAAAAAATTATTAACGATACGTTCTACCAAGATTTTGACGGTAAGGATATATTGGGTACCTATATTTACTCTTTAAGTAAATCGACTGGTAATAATATAACAAATAAAGCAATAATCGCCACCTTATATAATACATCAAAATATGTAATAAATTCAACAACAAATGATCATCGTAAGATATTGGATGGTATGGTTAGTATTGCTATTATGAATATGGAAAGAGTCAAAGATGATAGGTATAAAGATAAATTTAATAAAACTCATGCTTCTTTGTCACAACTTTATAAAAGTAACGAAGGTGGTTATTCCAGACAATCTGGTTTATCTGTTTTATTAGATAAAATTGCTTCAGCAACGGTTTATCAATCCGAAATAAAAATTGATAATTTAAAAGATACGGTATATGGTATTGTTTCAGATACTGAGATAACAAATGATACTGAGGTAAACTATCGTATAGATAGCAAAATCAATGTTAATTCAATAGATTTATCGTTGTGCAATATGTTTATACAAAGTGGATTTTCAAAATATAATGAAACACCACTTAGTCTACCACGTAGTAAAAAATTATTTGATGTCTTTAATGGTAGTAAAGATTTTAGTAAGGATAAAAAAATAAAGATCAGTGATTTAGTGAGTACTATTTTAGATCTGGCTAAAGTTACATATGTTGGTACATTTAGTGGGGACACTAATGTTTTATCATTTTTTAGTACAACAACCACCAATAATGCGCTTTATTTCGACATAGTTAATACGAGTGGATTACCTAAAAGTGCAACAGATAGAGAATTGAAATTTAGATACAATGCTATTAACGGTAAAAATATTAATAATCAGATAATAATTAAAAACTATTTGAAGTCTAAAGGTTTAACAAAATCTCAAGTTGCTGGTATAATGGGTAATATGTATGTTGAAACCATCGGCTTATTCAATCCAACGAAAACCAACGATGAAGATACGGATGGATATCCATCCGTTGGTTTAATACAGTGGAATGGTATATCTTATGGGAATACCTTCAATCCAGAAAAAATACTGGATATTATTGGTCGAACCGTACAGGATCAATTAGATTTTTTATATAATAAAACTTTCAATTTTAGTGATTGGGTTGATAATAGTACTAATTTAAATCCGTATGATGCCGCATTATTATTTGCTAAAAAAGTTGAAATATGTAAAGGTTGTGGTGATACAAATGATAAATCTTTCGTAATCACTGTTAAAGATAGGTCAATATACACATCCAAATTAACGGATCCTAATGTATTAAGAAGGAGTACAACGGCTGAATTGTATGCTAACAAATTTAATGACGTTAGCGACCCGTTGTATTGGGATAGTGATACAACAAACATTGGTAGTACATCGATTACAATCGGGGATTCTATTTCTTTAGCTGTTAGTCAACAATATTCAAATATATCTAAAATAACCAACCCAACAACATTAAGTGTGACTGGTTGGACAACAGTTAATTTAATATCAGCTTTAAATAAAGCAAATGTTGATGCTAAAGTTTCTAAAGTGGTATTATCTATAGGTTCAAATGACGGATGGTCTGTAAACAACACGAATGCCGATCAATTAATAACCTTAATAAAAACAAAGTACCCTAATGCTAAATATTACATTTTAAATGGTAGCTATGGTTGGGGTAATTTAAAAAGTACCACCACCGTAAATGATAGTAGCTGGGAAAGACAAATTGATACATTTATTAAACTGTATGAATCGAAGGGTTTCACTGTAATTGGTCAGAAAACCAAATTAACTAAACACCCTGGGCCAGGTGATGCGTTATTTAATTCATTCAGTGGGGTTTTAAGTACTTTATAAAAAAATAAGACTATTTATAAGAAATATTTTTTATGAATCAGATAAACAAGCAAATTAACGATTTTTTGGGTGAAAACCCAGCCGAAGGACAAGAAGTTTGTGATTTAAAGACTGGTGTCTGTTATATTAAGAGCAAGGACGGTTTAATTGAAAGAACAATCATTGAAAAGAAATTAGTTCTCGAAGACGGTAGAGAATTATTAAGAGAAGAAAGACCAATAAGTAATTCAAATAGAAATTTTATCAGATAATATGAGCAAAAAGCTAAATGAGGCGTTATCTAAAGAACTTGGCCGTTTCCGCCAAATAGTATCCTATCAAGATAATTTGATTAAAGAAGGTCAATACTATTTCCATCAGCAACTTCCAGAAGCTGAGGAAGATCCGAATACACCTCCACCAGTGCAAGAACCAGCTGCTGAACCAGCTGATGATATGGATACAAATGAACCAACAGGTATTGACCCGAATAATCCAACTGGTGAAGTTGGGGTGCCAAATGAACCATTGGATATGAATGCTGATGCGGAAGCGCCTGCTGCTGGTATGGATGACACGGGTGGCGCGGGTGATGACAGTATGGAATCTGGGGTTGAAATGGGTGGTGATGATGATACCACGGAGGTTGATGTTACTGAGCTCGTAAACGGTACCAACGAACTTAAAATGAAGGTTCAAGATGTTTTATCTAAAGTTGATCAATCAACTCAGCAATTTAATAATTTAATGAGCCGTGTGGATGCCATTCAAAATAACGTAACCAAAATGGATTCATTAATTAATAAAATGCAAGATTTGACAAAACAGGTTGAATTAATGAGACCACCAACCGAAATGGAAAGAAGACAATCATTGGCAAAAGACTCATATCCTTTTAGCGTAACCCTGGATGACTATTCAAAAGGGCAAGGTGAAAAAACACAGACAGATATGGAAAAAAAATCAAAAATGTCAATGATGAAAACAATTATGTCGGATTACAATGATAGCCAAGTGAAAGATAGTTTCTATTCACCACAAGATAATCCATTTAAAAATATATAGTATATTATGCCACATTATCAACAAGAATTAGTATTAACAAAAATAACAACTGGAGATACTGCTGTAACAGCGGTGGAAACTACGGGCTATTCAATAAATTATCAATCATTTATTACATTAGGTAATACAAACGATACGGTAACCCTAGACATTAATGGGGTAACTGGTTTAACCTTTTCGATGTTAGGTAAGGTGGATATGTCAATATCATCAATCAGTGTTAGAAGTATTGAAAGAAATACGACCTCCCCAGCCCCAGCGCCTTATGTGGGTATATTAGTTGTCGGAGTAAAACGATATAAGAACTTATTCGGTAATACCATGTTTACGTAAAAAACACCATCTTTTTTCTTGACTTTTTGAACAATCATACTTACTATTGTAACATAAAAATTAACGTATTTATGGATTACAAAAACATTGATTGGAACAAAGCCGTACAAAACACACTGGCTGACTACGAAAAAGCAAAGACCGTAACAACTACGGCGAAAAATGAAGTTGACCTTACAAAGTATTTTACTCTGGCTCTGCCAGATGGGGTTAACACAGAAGAAAAGGTATTCAGAATATTACCTTTAACAGCGGACGATCCGTTTACTTATTTCGCGTTGGTTAAATTCCACAACCTAAAGATAGGTAAGAAATGGCAGAAACTATACGATCCTACACAGGATGGTGAAGAATCACCTCTTAACGATATGTACAATATCCTAGTTAAGAGCGGTGATAAAGATGATAAAGCATTAGCGGGAAATTACAGATCACGTGATTTTTATATCGTTCGTGGTATTGAACGCGGTAAGGAACATGAGGGTCCAAAATTTTGGAGATTTAACAAAGTTGGTGACGGTTCAGGAATTATGGATAAATTAATCCCATTAATGAAGCGACTCGACGATAAGAACCCAGGAAGTGGAGCAATCTGGAGACCAGATGGTATGGGTCGTGATATCGCTATCACAACAGTTCGTGACGTATCTAAAGGATTCACGAAAGTATCACAAATTATGGTTGATGACCCATCACCAGTTAGTAATGATGAAGATCAAGCGAATGCTTGGTTAAATGATAAGATTACATGGAAAGACGTATACAAAAAGAAACCAATAGAATATCTGCGCATAGTAGCACAAGGTTGTGAACCTATTTGGGATTCAGAAGCTAAGAAATTTGTAGCTAAGTCAGAAGATAACCAAGTATCAACACCATCATTAAAAGAACCTTCTAAGGCTAATTACCAATCTCCAACTAACACTCTGGTTGAGGAGCACTACAACGAAGAACCAGTTTCTTTGTCGGTTGATGACTTACCGTTTTAATTATATAATAACATATGGGTATCTTTGATGACTGTAAAAAGTCAAAGGGGATACCCATATCTTTTGAAAACACAACAAATATGAATAAAGAAACTAATACACCAGAAAATGGTGCTAATGAGGAAAAAAAACCGAAAAAGGGTGTGGCTAAAAAGGAGTTCGATTTTAAGTCACTAAAAGCTAAAATGAGTACATCAACAAAGTATAAACCTGATCAGTTTTTATCATGTGGTGAAGCGTTCTTAGAAGCATCTGGTTTACCAGGCCCTGCAATGGGACATGTTAACATGTTACTCGGTCACTCAAATGCAGGTAAAACATCAGCATTGATAGCTGCGGCGGTAGATGCTCAGAAACAAGGTATCCTACCAATCTTCCTGGTAACAGAAAAGAAGTGGTCTTTTGATCACTGTAAATTAATGGGTCTTCAATGCGATAAAAATGAGGAAACAGGAGAATGGGATGGATTCTTCTTCTACCGTGATGACTTCAATTACATTGAACAGGTTACCGATTATATCAATGATGTACTGGCTAAGCAAGATAAGGGTGAAATACCATATGATATTTGCTTCTTCTGGGACTCGGTGGGTTCAGTGCCGTGTGAAATGACATGGCAAGGTAAAGGAGGCACACAGCACACAGCACGTGTATTAGCTGAAAAGTTCAACATGGGTTTGAATCAGAAAATCAACAACAGCCGTAAAGAAACATCAAAGCACACCAATGGTATTGTAATCTGTAATTTACCATGGGTTGCGTTACCAGACTCGCCCATGGGTAAACCAAAGATAAAACCTAAAGGTGGTGAAGCTATCTATCAGTGTTCAACATTGGTATTCCGTTTCGGTAACGAAGCAAATGCTGGTATTTCAAAAATTGATGCCACAAGTAACGGTAGAACTATCAATTTTGCAACTAAAACAAAAGTAACAGTTGATAAAAACCACATCAATGGCCTAGGTTATGCTGATTCAAGAATTATCGTTACACCTCACGGTTTTATTACTGATGATAAGCGTGATAACAAAGCAGCACTGAACAAATACAAAGCAGAAACAAAAGATTACTGGTCAGAAAGACTCGGTGATGAAAACTTTATCTTAGAAGAATATGAAGTTCAAAACGAAGCCCAAGTCGATTACGAAGATTAATACCTTATTGATCGACGGCGAAGGTTTATTGAAACAGGGATTTTATGGTGCCAAACAAGTCCAAATGAAACACGGTAGCGTTGGCACCATATTCCACTTCATAAACACAATAAAACGATTTTACCAGGATTTTGGTATTACAAAAGTTGTTGTGTTTTGGGAAGGAAAAGACTCTAAAATTTATCGACAATGTTATTATCCAAACTATAAAAAGAATAGAGAGGATAAATTTGAGGATGAAAACCAAAAACATGACCTTGATCGACAAAGAATTAGAGTAAAACAATACCTCGAAGAGTTATTTATAAGACAAGTTGAGATTGATGGATGCGAGGCTGACGATGGTATTGCCTATTATGTAAGGAACTCACCCAATGAAAATAAGTTGATTTTTACAAACGATAGAGATCTTCTACAACTAATATCTGACGACACCAAAGTTTACCTTTCAAACAAAAAGGCTATCCTCAATCAGGATAACTTCACTAATTATTTTGACTACCACTACAAAAATGTGGGTATAATAAAAATGTTAGCTGGGGATTCTTCCGACAACATATCTGGGTTGGAAAACATAGGGGAAATAAAAGTACTTAAGTTGTTTCCTGAGTTAAAAAAAGAACCAAAAACAACAGATTGGGTCTTAGAAAGAACCAATGAGTTATTGTCTAAGGATGATAGTAATAAAGCGTTGCTGACTATAAAAGAAGGAAAAACAAAATGGGGTGCTTACGGTAATGATTACTTCCTTGTAATGAGTAAAGTAATAAACCTGGAAACGCCAAATGTTACCGATGAATTAAAAGAGGCGATTAAAGAAATGGTTGAAGAATACCTCATACCAGATGGTAGAGGCGGGGTAAACACAATTATGGATATGATGAAAGAAGACGAAATTTTAACATTCTTACCAAAATATGATGACGGTTTTTTTACATTTTGGTCAAGTTTTATTACTATTATAAATAAAGAGAAAAAACTTTACGAACAATCTAAAAAAGGACAAAATGAACACAACAACACAGATTAAAAAGGATCAAAAACAATTTGAGTTTACATTGTATCTTAACGATAACATAATTGTGCAAAGATACTTCAATGTAATAGGGTATAACAATACAGCACTCAGATCTTTGGGCTTCAAAGAAGCTCTTGATATTAACACAGAGATAATCAAGCTCCATTTAAAAAACAAGACACTTGATTACATGACTGAAAATTCACGTCAGTATTACGAGAACCCTTCTTATGACCAAAACAAAAATAATGACAAAATAAGAATGGTTGTTAAGATGAATGAAAGGGTTATAGGATACCGTGAATGGGATGCAACCATTTACCCAGTTAAGATTAGGTATACGGTTGATATACGTCAATATATTTACGACATTATTACCCGCATTCAAAAGTGTCTGTCAGAAAAAACAGATAAACTCGAGACAACCTATTTGGAATACAATTTAATTTAATTTAATTCATGAAAAGTCACGCAACATCAATCACCGAATTAGGAAGAGGTTTCCAATTAGACCTATTCTACGAGATAATAACAGATACAAAATTCGGCGAGACTGTTATTGAAAAACTGGAAGCCTCTCACTTTAACGTGGAGGCTTACCAGAAATTAGTGGTTATACTTAAAAAGTATTACGAAAAACACGAAACTATCCTTAATTTTCCTAACCTCAAAACGGAAATTAAGATGCAGGTACCTGAATCAACATTAAGGTCACAACTTATTGATACGGTTATCGAAATTGAAAGTAAAAAAGTAACAAACAAAAACGTACAAGAGTTCGCTACTAAGTTTGTAAAACTACAAACATTAAAACATGTACTACAGGATATATCTAAGAAAGTTGATAAAGGAATTGTTGATGATTATGATATAATCGAAAAGAAATTAAAAGACGCTCTAGTCTTCAAAGATGTTGAAGATGCTATAACGTTATATCATAACCTCGAAAACGTATTATCTGACGATTACCGTGAGCCTATTCCAACGGGTATAGAAGGGCTAGATGAGATTATGAACGGAGGGTTAGCAAAACAAGAATTAGCCCTAGTAATTGCACCATTGGGTGTTGGTAAAACAACATTCCTTAGTAAAGTAGCTAATGCCGCTTATATGAGTGGTAAAAATGTATTACAGGTTTTCTTTGAAGATAAAGAAAAGGCGGTACAACGTAAACACTATTCGATTATTTCAAAAATACCATTACAGGATTTGGGGCTTAACAAAGAAGCCGTTATGAATAGGATGAATAATGTGAAAGAAAAAATCGAGAAAAGACACGACAATCAGCTGTTCTTTCAAAAATTACCCGCTGACGGAGTTACCATAGCAAAGATAAAAAACATAATCAAAAAGCTTAATGCTAAGGGTCATAAGATTGATATGCTTATTTTGGATTATGTTGATTGTCTTTCCATGGAGAAAGAAGTGGCAGGTATTGAAGAGTGGTTAAACGAAGGTAAGATCATGCGCCAACTTGAAACCATGATTGAAGAGATGGATGTTGCTTGTTGGACAGCTACACAGGGTAATAGGGCATCAACAAGCATTGATGTCGTAAAGACTGAAAATATGGGTGGTTCACTTAAAAAAGCACAAATAGCTCACTTCATTATGTCAATAGCTAAAACATTACCGCAAAAAGAAGCTGACCTGGCAACTATTGCCATCCTAAAAAACCGATTGGGTAAAGATGGTATGGTGTTTGAAAATTGCATATTCGATAACGGTACTCTGAAAATCGACACTGGTCACAGAGTAACCATCAACGGCATGGAAAAAGATAAAGAGAAAAAATTGCGCGATAAACATAACGAAACGTATCGCAAGGTACTCGAAGAACGTGAAAAAAATGGTGGGGTTGAAGCTGAAAACACAACAAAAGTAGAGTAAATAAATTTATTTACCCAAAATTTTATAATTAAAATATAACAATTATAAAATTTTGTTTTTGTAAACTTTGGGGTGATTTAACACCTATTTATAAAAACAAAAAAAAAGATATGGATTTATCACAAGAGATTTTAAGCGAAATTACGGTGTACATGAAGTACGCCAAGTATCTTCCAGATGAGAAACGAAGAGAGACCTGGAATGAATTAGTAACCAGGAACATGGATATGCACATTAAAAAGTATCCAATGTTGAAAGACGAGATAATAAAAAACTACCAGATGGTTTATAACAAGAAGGTACTACCTTCCATGAGATCACTTCAATTCGGCGGCAAACCAATCGAAATATCACCTAATAGGATATTTAATTGTGCTTACACCCCAATAGACCATATCGATACATTTGCTGAGATAATGTTTTTATTATTGGGTGGTACTGGTGTTGGTTATTCAGTACAGAAACATGATATTGAGAAATTACCCGATATACGTAAACCAAAAGCGGATAGAAACAGAAGGTTTTTAATAAATGATTCTATTGAAGGTTGGGCTGATGCAATTAAGGTATTATTTAAATCGTATACTGGCGATATAACATCAACACCACAATTTGATTATTCTGATATACGACCAAAGGGAGCTAGATTAATAACATCTGGTGGTAAGGCACCAGGCCCTCAACCATTAAAAGACTGTATCCATAACGTAAAAAAGATTTTAGATAGTAAAAATGATGGTGACAGATTAACTTCGATAGAAGTGCATGATATGGTTTGTTATATTGCCGACGCTGTTTTAGCTGGTGGTATTCGTAGGGCCGCGTTAATTTGTTTATTCTCCGCTGATGATGATGAGATGATCTCATGTAAGTCTGGCGAATGGTGGGAATCTAATCCACAGAGAGGTCGCGCTAACAATTCGGCTGTCTTATTAAGACACCGTATAACAAAAGATTTTTTTGATGATTTATGGAAACGAATTGAATTATCAGGTTCAGGTGAGCCAGGTATTTTTTTTACAAATGATAAGAGTCTCGGAACCAATCCATGCTGTGTGGCTGGTGATTCGTGGGTTATGACAGATACTGGGGCTAAATTAGTAACTGATTTGGTAAATACTAATTTTAATTGTGTTAGTAATGGTAAAATGTATAATACGTTATCGAACGGTTTTTGGAAAACGGGAACGAAACAATTATATAAAGTCACTACTAAAAAGGGATACCAATTTAGAATAACTAATGATCATAAGTTAAAATATATTTCTAAATTAACAAGAAAATTATTACTTAATGAATGGAAAGAATTAAAAGATTTGAAAATAGGTGATAAAATATCACTTTCAAACCATAGAGATATACATAAGTGGTCTGGCAATGGTAGTTTTGATGAGGGTTGGATTTTAGGTTCGTTAATAGGTGATGGTGCTATGACAATCAACGATAGTTCACTTGATTTTTGGGGTGAAACTAAAGATGTTATGTCTGAAATAGCTTATAAAAGAATTATCGATAATGTTGATCACAGGTCAGATCTACAAATTCAAGACATAACCAATTATGATAAAAAAAGAATCAAATGTGTTGGCATTAGTAAGTTAGCCAATAAGTTCGATGTTATTTATGGTAATAAGAAAATAACGGATAAAATAGAAAGCGCCTCTTACGTTTTTTTACAGGGTTTATTAAGAGGGTTATTTGATGCTGACGGGTCTGTTCAGGGTAATTTTATAAAAGGTTATTCTATTAGACTCACACAAGCTGATGAAAATCTTTTGAAAAGGGTACAAAGAATATTAATTAGGTTTGGTATAGTATCTTCAATTTTTAAAAGGAGTAATGAAAAATTTAAATCACTACCAAACGGTAAAGGTTCTAAATCCGATTATTTCTGTAAAGAGTTATTTGAATTAATTATTAGTAACGATAATATTCAAATATATAATCAAATTATTGGTTTTGATGAACCAATTAAAAAAAATAAATTAAAAACTATTTTATCTGGATATAAGAGGAAATACAATAGAACACGATTTTATGATGAAATTATATCGATTGAAGTTGATGCTGTTGAGGATGTTTATGATGTAACTGTCGATGATGTACATGAATTTGATTTAAATGGTGTCTCAGCTCATAATTGTGAAATTTCGTTAAGACCAAATCAATTTTGTAATTTGACTGAGGTAAATGTTTCAGATATTGTTTCACAAGAGGATTACAACGAAAGAGTTAAAGCCGCTGCGTTTATAGGTACATTACAGGCTGGTTATACTGACTTCCATTACTTACGTGAGATATGGAAGAGAACAACCGAAAAAGAGGCCCTAATAGGTGTTGGCATGACTGGTATTGGTTCAGGTGTTGTACTTGAATATGATATGGTTGAAGCCGCTAATATCGTAAAAGAAGAAAACGCACGTGTTGCTGCTTTAATAGGTATAAATGCAGCTGCGAGATCAACAACAGTTAAACCATCGGGCACATCTTCATTGGTTCTTGGTACATCATCTGGTATCCACGCTTGGCACAACGATTACTATATACGTAGAATCCGTGTTGGTAAGAATGAAGCGATTTATTATTACTTGGCAACATACCATCCAGAATTGGTTGAAGACGAGTACTTCCGCCCACACGATACGGCTGTAATCAGCGTACCACAGATGGCACCAAAAGATTCAATCTTAAGAACCGAATCAGCTATTTCTACTTTGGAAAGGGTTAAAAAGGTAAGTAAGGAATGGATCAGAACTGGTCACAGAAAAGGTGAAAACACACATAACGTATCGGCAACAATTAACATTAAAGAAAACGAATGGGATCTTGTTGGTTTATGGATGTGGGAAAATAAAGAGTTTTACAATGGTTTATCAGTATTACCTTATGATGGTGGTAGTTACATTCAGGCACCGTTTTCCGACTGTACAAAGGAACAGTATGATGGGATGATGAAATCATTAACCAATATAGATTTATCAAAGGTAATTGAATTCGATGATAATACGGACCTTACAGGTGAGTTAGCCTGCGGAGCGTCTGGATGTGAGGTTAAATAATTTAAGAACTAAAATAAATAAGATAAATAAAACCTGGCCCGAGCCAGGTTTTTTTATTTACAAAAAAACAGACTTTCTTACTATTTATTGATAAAATAACTAAGATGAATAACATCAGAAAACAAACCTACGGAATAAATTTTCCCTTTAAAGACGGTACAAATGGTGATTTTTTATATTTGACTGAGATACCAGAAAGGGAAATCAAATCTAATTTGGTTCACTTGTTATTGACGAGAAAGGGTAGTCGTTATTTTTTACCTGATTTTGGTACCAATTTATATCAGTATATATTTGAACCACTGGATGAAATTGTAAAAAACAACATTGAAAATGAGATCAATGATGCGGTGAATAGGTATATACCTAACCTTAAAATAAATAAGATAACCATTACTCAATTTTTTGATGACCCACAATACACAGGGGACGATCAAAAAAGACATACTGTAACGGTAAGTATAGATTATACAATAACATCTGGTACATTCCAATCATCAGATATAGTAACACTAACATTCTAAATGGCAACGATTAATTATTCACAGAGAGATTTCGCGTCGTTAAAACAATCTCAAATAAATTATATTAAACAGTATTACCCAGGTATTGTTCAAAACTACAATGATGCTTCAATACTTTCAGTATTTCTTGATTTGAATGCTGCTATTGCCGATAACTTACAATTTCATATCGACCGCTCATTACAGGAAACGGTTTTGGATTACGCGCAGGAAAGGCAATCATTGTTTAATATAGCAAAAACCTATGGTCTTAAACTACCTAGTTCATCAGCAAGTGTCGCTGTTGCGACATTATCAATTCAAGTACCAGTAAGAGGGGATGCGGAAGATAAAAGATACTTACCATTACTTTACGCTGGTTCTCAATTTTTGACTGATGATCAAACGTTTGAATTATTATACGATGTCGACTTTGCTTCAAACTTTAACATTTCTAATAATGTGGATAGAACCAAAATTCCCGTTTATGTAAACGGTATATTAAGTGCCTATACTATTACAAAAACAGCTATACTGATAGCGGGTACAACTAAAATATATACTCAAGTTATTAGAAACACACAACCGTTCTATCAAATAACATTACCAGAAAATAATGTACTATCAATTGAGTCGGTTATCCATAAAAATGGTGTTAACTATCAAACATTACCTACGTTAACCGAGTTTAACGGGTCAGTAAATAAATGGTACGAAGTAAATTCGTTGGCGGAAGATAACGTATTTGTTGAAAACCAAGATTCGATACCCGATACCAACGGTGTATATCCTGGGGATTACATTAAAGTTGATCGTAGGTTCATAAAAGAGTACGCACCTAATGGATTTTGTACACTCACATTCGGTTCACAAGTAAGTCAAGGTCTTGATATATTAGATACTTTTGCCACAGCGGGTATATTTGATCTAAAATCTTTCGTTAATAATAACAGTTTAGGTTGGGCACCATTAAATAATACAACGATGTATGTTAAATATAGAGTTGGTGGTGGTACAGGAACAAATGTTGGTGTTGGTACAATCAATACGGTTGGTCAGGTTGCTATGAGAATAACGGGTCCCAATCCGCAAACAAATGCTATTGTTCAGGGTTCGTTAACAGTAACAAACGTAACCCCAGCTATTGGTGGTTCTGACGCTCCTTCAATTGAAGAACTCAGGAATTATATAGCATATAACTTTGCCGCTCAAAACAGGGCCGTGACCTTGAATGACTATAAATCAATTATTATGGGTATGCCAGCTAAATACGGTGTACCTACAAAAGTAGCGGTGACAGAATCACAAAATAAAATTAACGTTTCTGTTTTAACTAACGATGTTAATGGTTTAGCCACTGAGATGGTTTCATCGGTAATATTACAAAACATAGCGAACTATGTATCGAGATACCGAATGATCAATGACTACGTTGTTACAAGGCCAGCACAGGTAATAAATCTTGGCTTTGAAATATCTATATTAACGCAATCTGGTTCTCAGGTTAGTGCCATATCTAATATAGTAACCATACTTAAATCTGAGTTTGCTCAGACTAATCAACAACTCGGACAAAGTTATTTAACTGGTGCTCTTATAAAAAAGATAACTCAGGTCCCAGGTGTGTTAAATGTGAATTATATTAAAGCATTTAATAAAGTTGGTGGAGAATATTCATCATCATCATTAGATTCAACACAAATAATCAACACCACTACAAATGAAATTGATTTATCTAACGGGGCTATTAATGTTGGTGCTGAACAGCTTTTACAAATAAAATACCCAGAAAATGATATAACGATAATACCTGTTACACAAAAAGTAACAGGCTTTTAAAATATGAGAATACCAGTAGATTTAAAAAATGATGATAAAGTAATTAGAGTAAACCTTGAACAGGAATTTGATAACATTGAAATATTGAGTTTGAAAATAACCAATTCTGATGTGTATTCTCGTGTTTGTTCTGATTATGGTGTCATAGTGGGGCGTGTTATGTTAAACAGCGGATTTGGTGTTCAAAATGCGAAAGTGAGCGTGTTTGTTCCCATAACAGCTGACGACCAAACCAAGGATGAAATAACACAACTATATCCATTCCAAACGGTTAATGATACGTTTCCTAATGGTGTAAGGTACAATCTATTCCCAAGAATAAGAAACAGCAATAATCCAAGCCATAGAGCGATAGGTAATTTCCCAACCGAATCAGATTTCACCCATTACCCACAATATGTTGAGATAATGGAAAAGTATTATAAATACACGACTATAACAAACGAATCTGGTGATTATATGATTTTTGGTGTGCCACTAGGTAATCAAAATGTGGTAATGGATTTTGATGTATTTGACACACTGTCTTTTGATTTAACAGCTAACGATCTTGTTGAGCAGTTAACATCAGCTGAGGTAATTAAAGCTCTGGAAACGGCAACTGGTGTTGAAACAACAGTATCTAATAAAATACCAGGTTTTATCTACAAAGGTAGTAATAATTTTGAGGTGGAAGTTAAGACTAATATTGATGAAATGCCTAATGTGTTTCATCAGGTAAAACAGATAATGGTATCGCCTTTCTGGGGTGATGAAGATGCTTGTGATGTGGGTATATCGAGATGTGATTTTAGAATTAACTTTAAATATACACCATCTGCTATATTCTTTGGTTACATTCACTCACCGAGTGGTGCGTTCACAATAGAACCATCATATAAATTTTCTTCAGCGTTTAACAATACAACTCTAAATTACGAAATACCTGGATATGATAACGCAAACAATTTCTCTGGTGATATTTATCCGTTTCAGCAAATGGAAATTGTTGTTTATAGAATTGATGATATTAATAAACCAATAAAAAAACGTGTTGGTGTATTTACTGGTTCCAAGTATAACGGTGTGTTTAGAATTACACTACCAATGTATCAAGATTACTACGTTACCAATGAATTTGGTGATCTAGTTAAAACTGAAGATACGACCATCGGTATACCAACAAAAGGATATTATGCTTTTGAAATATATGATACCGATGAGGCTTGGAATGGTAGAAGAAAGGCATGGGGTTATTTCAACCAAGAAGTATTACCTGGTGTAAGGATACCAGCATCAAACACTGGTGATCCTGATTTAGGTGGTTGGCACCAAGAGGGGGCTTTGTTTGAATATGATATAATTAACCGAAAAAGAAAGTTTTATACTGTTATTGTTGAACATACAAAACATAATATTGATGATGTTTTGGTTGATGGGGATTACATAGGTTATTTACCACGCTTTAATCCAGCTAAATCATCAAATTATTGGAATTTTCCGTTGACGCTCGATAATGTTGTAAACTATGACGTACCAACTATAATAGGTTCAATCCTTGTACCGAGATTTTCTGTTTGGGGTGATGATGGAACTAAATCTAAAAATAAACCGAGCGGCACATCTGATGGTTCTTTATATGTAGCTAATAGATTATTAAATGAACCATCTGATCCTTATTTTACGAGCACGTATTCACATACTTTATTAGATTGTGAGAAATATTTTGGTATAGGTGTACAAACACAAAATGGATTCAATATGGGTGATGTGTTCATAAATACATTTAAGATTGAAGATTTTTTATGGAATGAGGGTACTAGTTCCTTTGGTGTTGATAATACTTGGAACTACGGTGATAACTCCGAAACGAATTTCACACCAACCCTATATGCTGTTGCTATTTCACAATTGAAAGATTCAAACGCTAATTCATTTAAAGTACAAAAACCATATACCCAGGCAATTAGTCCGTATAATACTTTCGGTGTATTTTTAAATTGTACCGAACTAAACGGTAAAATACCGTTAATGAGAATCGGTGTTTATGATGTTACCGATCAGTTACCAGATTTGATTAAATATCAAGTATACTCATCTTATAACAAAGGTTCATTATCTAATGTTGATATTGCACCGATCAATTTATCACAACAAATAGAAGATACTGAAATTTATATTGAAGAGGATGGCGTAATTTATAATCAAAGTGGTACAATATTAAACACAATCAACGATAATAACTCATATAATGGTCGATTCTATTACTTTGGTGTATGGAAAGGGGCTAATTCATTATATGATATAGAAACAAATTATTCTATCTAATGGATATCATAAGTGAAGTAATAGGTAATAAAAAATACGTTGGGTCATCTAATACAAACATAAATAGCCGCATCATACTTGATCAACCAAATAAAATCATGTATGAGAATAATTTGTTTTATAACATATCTCAAGTTACCCAATACGACACGGAAAAAAACCAAGCCTCAACATTTAGGATGTATGGTAAGATAGATCCTATATATTGTTTTGATGTGTATAATGAAACAACCGCTGGACCACAGAAAATAAATATGGATAAAACCTTATTTGAAATAAACACAAGAAACTGGTCGGTGGTTATTTTAAGATCTGTTCCTACAGTTATTAAAAATGCAAGTGGTATGGACGTTAACATCAAGGGTGTTAAAGTGATAAATAATAGAACGTCCAGCGGCACTACTAAATTTTATTTGGATCTTACAAACGGTTTACCAGCAAAAACATATTTTAACGGTATTAAGGCAAAAAATGTGGGTTTATTTTTCCCCTTGGGTCATAACTTTAAAGTTGGTGATAAAGTAAATATAAAAAGTAAAAATATAAACTTACCAGATGGTATATATAACGTAATTGAAATCGGATTAAATAAAATAACGATAGATTACCCTAATAATATTAGAGTATTTATAAACCAAACCCAACAAACAGAGAATGCTACGGCGGTTGTTAACTTAGGTACGGTAATCAATAAAGGATCTGGTTCTGGCGGTGTTGTTAAAAAGTTAACAGACGCTTCGACATTCCCCGTGCGTAATCTTAAGCTAAAAGCTGATGATGCTCCTGATATTATTAATAAACCAAGACCTAAAATATACCCTTTTGTTGAACCCGAATACACGGTATCCAAAGTGGTTGAGAAAGAACAATTAGAATATTATATAAAAACCCTTGAGGTCATCGATATCATTAATGAAATTGATGATTGTGGTTTTTCATTAAATAACTATAACACACTAATAAAAAACTGGTTTTCAACTAAGGACATTAATATCGGTAATTACAAAAACCACCTGAATCAACCGATATCTGAATTATATATTGGTATTATCAAAAACGGGGCGATAAACTCTTCTTATTCAAATGTCGAGAGCCATGTGGATCGTTATATCGAGTTTGTTGAAGTGGGTGACGGTATAGAACAAATAACCAGCAACAATAAGCCAGGTCAGGTGGTGAAGATGGGTGATAGATTTTTCCATAGTATATGTGAATATAGTACAGAGCAACTAACTGAAACCGAGATTTGTTATTTTAAACATAGATTAATACACAGAGATGTATTATTTCATTATAACCCATTTTTTAAAAAAGAAATAAAATTAAAATCGGCATATATTGATAGTAGTGATAGTTTATTAGGGATACCCGATTATGCGGTTTATAGTAGAAAAGAACAAAAGTGGATATGGCGTGAATTTTACGATATAGGTACAACAAACGAGGATGGTGTTTTAATTGATTTTCCCTTTACGAACGGATCCTTCTATGTACACAACGATATAAAATTTTTTGTTACCAGTGAAAAAAGGTTAACCAAAAAATACACCCTCAATATCAATGATATTACATCAAAAGACGGTAGCCAGTACATTAGTGAGCTAACGGACATATTGGATAATCTTGGTTTGGAAACAAATCTTGATATTGAAAAAATAAAACCATTCACTAAATATCAAGATAAAAAATGTTAACAATATCAATAAACGATAACGATAAAAATATTAATAATCTAATATTATCGGAAGACTATTCATCCGATAGGGATTCCTATAATAATAAATTACTGAATTTAACAACTAACAACGTAATTAATAGTATCACTGATGCTGAGGTTGTTGAATTTAAACCCGAAAGATCAAAAGTAATTAATTTTAATTTATTTTTTTTACGTTATTTTCAAACTGAAGACTATAATAATATTTTACCATACATCGAATATTATTTTAAAGAACATTACAAAAATACAAAGATTGGTTTGGGGTTATTAAATAACGACGGTACTTTGCCAGACGTCGCATATAATAGCTATTTGGATATACGTCAAGATAATTTATTAAGGGCACCCGCTCAAGACGGTGATAAGAATAAACTAAACAAAACAGTACTGACAGATTCTGGTATGGCTGTGTTTAATGAGGTGGATCAGGCTAACCTTAAAAAGCCAGTTAAACCAGGTATACCTGTTTTTTATAATTCATTTACGATTCCATTTTGGAATAACAACAACGATTGGAAAGACAACGCATTATTATATAAGAACAAACCATATTTTTATAACTCATTATTATTAATGGAGATATTTGATTCACCAGATAACTTTAAACAAAAAAGATTGATATCTGTACCTGTATTTGTAAACCAAAGATATAATTTAAATGAGAAACCATCAAATTACGATATTCTGGTTGAAAGGCCCTGTTTTGTGTTAACCAATGGTTGTGATGGGTTTTCTTTATTTTTTTTAAATACCAGTGTATATACTGATTTGTACGTTAAGTTTTCTTTTTGGGATGCGCTAAACGCAAAAAAGATAACATTAATACCATCATCGACATCTGAAACAAGTAAGAAATGGTTTCAGAAATCCAGCGATTTTAAACAAGAATCTTTGTACATAAAATATATGCTTAACTATTCGACTAAAACTTATAGGATGGCCGAATATGACTATACAACTAATTCATACGATTTAATCAGGAATGGATTTGACTTATATGAATTCGCATTTGATAGATATTTTGATGAGTTTAGGGTCGTCAACAAAAAACCAGTAGATGCAACGCTACCACAACCAGCACCACCACCATTAAATCCATTCAATTTTACAATTAATAATATAATACGTGACGTTTATTATAAAGTCGATAATACTAATATAAATTATAATATATTTAATTTATCGTTCACTCAAGATGAAACTTTCTTGAGCTATACTGGGGGGTTGGTTCAAAAATATAACGATTATATCAACACAATTTATAGTAATTATCTTACTTTTTTCTGTTTGAATAAAAATACGATTACATTACCTGTTATAAATAAAACATACACTGGGTATTCTAATAATATTATTGATTTTAAAATAAAAAATATCGATACGGTTAACTGGAAAATATCTTCTGTTGATTTTACTGATATGGTTATTGGGTTAGATAACTCAATCATTAGTGGTAACACAGCAACTAATACGATCTATAAAGACCAAATATTGTGCGAGGCACTAACGGTAATTGATAATTCTATTTTAGATGCTGAGGTTAACTCGTTCCTTTCGCCGTCAGATTCAATCATAATCGAAACACCTGATAATGTATGGGCGTTATCAAAAAATCTTTTTTTTGAGGTTGATGTATTTGAGCAGATATTAAACAACCCCAGGGCGATTTACGATATGTTTCAATATAACTTTACTAAATGTGTGGAATACGACGAAAACAACAATTGTATTCATTGGGCCGCAGAGTTCGTTGGTGGTTCTGGGTTTTATCTTTCGTTAGCTAAATTATTTATTCTATTGGGTTACACATATAATAATTTTGAAAGAATGGAAGACGTTAAAAAGTATCTTTTAGTTCGTTATAATGAAATAAAGAAAAGTGACATCAATAAATATAAAATGATAGTTAATGAGATAACAAACATATTACAATTTGATACCAAAGATATATTTAAATCTAAAATTTTAAAATATGTGAATGACAACTTTACAACGGAGAATTATCCAGTTTATAAGTCAAGTTATTTAAACTTAATATATAAGAAGAACAATGATTTTAATCTAGTTGATGCTAAAATATTAAGTGAATTAGATGTCGAGGTTGTCAAACTTAAAGCAAACGATGGTTTTAATTCAAATACCGAAAATAACCTAAATATTTTTGATGTGAGGGATTATGTTTTTGACACCATTTTAACAGTGTCAGGTGATAAAAATGTAACACCAGGCGGTGAATTAAATTTTTCATTGAAGTATAATATTGGGTATAAGATTCTTCAGGCAATGTTAAATACCAAAAAAATTACAATCAAAGGTAAATTAAGAGTTGGAATCGAAAACGACGATAATTCAAAGAATATATTTATACCTATAAATGTAACATTAAATATAGGTGATAAACCAACTCAAACATATTTAAGCGAGATTACATCTACAACATCACAACTTAAATTATAATGATACAGATACCACTAAATGATATTGAACAAAATATAATTGTTCATCTTGAGTCGAACACGTTTTTACCAGGAACTTATGTAAACGCTGAATATCAACAACCAGAGGATTATAAGATAAAACAATTGGAAAAGATTGTTGATATGGTTAATACCACAATAGCAAACGCTTCAAGAACCGAATTATCAATGCTTCAGGAAGTTAAGCCTAAATCTATACCGTTGTCTAAAGATATGACCAAGATGGTGTTAACTGTTTCTAATTCGGGTATAACATATGACTTTAATGTCGATAAATTTGAAGCACCCGTTGTCTCAACATATGATGCTGTAATAGATCACTTTACACCAAGTAATGATAAAGTATTTGTTACTGGTATTACCAGCAGCAAATTTGATATTATTGACAAATACTTTCCTAAAACCAATGTAATAAAAACAGTAGAAAAAATCAGACCTAAAATGATTTTTCCACAAACTAATTATGCGATGGGATTAAACCAGCAAAGTAGATTTAATGTAATACTTGAAAGAGATAAAGATGGAAATCAAGCAATTAATATTAGTGAGGTTAAAGAACTAGCACAAAATAAACAACATAAAACAAATATTTCTTTATCGGCGGCAAAAGAAACCAAAATCTCACGTTTTGTTGGTGATTTCGCAAATGATAACAAACAATCGGTTCTTCAAGAAAATCTCGCGGATAATAAAGTGGTTAGATTATATGTAAAATTTAATATACCAGGCCTAAATATTACGACCATGATTTTGAAAGATGAACCCACAACCAAATTGTCTGAATATGTTTTATACTTGGATACACCAAATCCTATAAAATATGTTGATTTAGGCGATGGAACAACTATATTTACTTATCTCAGGGTTGACGATTTACCAGATACAACCGCAAATATGGTTTTATTTGATGGGTATTCTGAGGAACCAAAAATATTATCCGATGTATTTATTGATAGAGGTGTAAATAGTCCATTCGAGAAAGTAAAAAAATTAAAAAATACGAAAAATCTTAACGAGTTAAGCAAAAACGGATTAGGTTTTTACAAAATAAATACAAAGGGTTATAACTTTAAAAATTTATAATATATGGCTATAGGTGTTTATGGGGTAAAAAGACCCGCTGATGTGAGTCCAAGTGATATAGAAATAATTGTAATATATTCTAAGACAAGGAATTCTACAGATAAACAAACAATTACAAAATTAACTGGTACTCAGGTGATGAAACCCGTAATGTCGAGCACGGCATTAGGTGGATCATCTGTTGAAATATTGGGCGGATTATATAATATGACATTACCAAAAGATGTCTTTAACCAGGTTGGGTTTTATACTGTTTACATCAGGCCAGCACAAATACGTATACCGATAGCTGATTGCGGTCAATTAGCGACCTATCCAGATGTTAATGGATTGGTCTTTGATATAAAGACAGCGCCAGCAGAATTTACCAATAAATTTAACAATAATGGTTTAGACGGATATAGGGTTGAGTACTTGAATAATGACGGTACTAAAATACAGAATTTGTACAGAGTGATAACATCTTCATTTTTATCTGAACCAGTACAGGTAAATACACCGAACTCATCATCTAAGAGTATAAAGTATATTTACAATAACATAGGTACATTACTTTTCTGTTCTGTAACACCAAATACGGCACCAAGTTTTAAACCGACGGCAAATCCATTCCTGGGAACCAAAGGGCAAAATGTTATTATTACAAATACGAGTTTCTCACCACAAGTGATCGAACTTGAATTGGTAAATTACGATATTGATAGCCTGGCAATTAGTTTGTTTGGTGATCAGTCAAAATCTATTAATGATGGTATCTACACCCTTTATGATTTCGATAAGAATATTTACGCTCAGTATGACTTATATGAAGTCAAAGATAGTTTGAATAATCCTCTATATGAAGTTAGAAAAAAGAGAACGAATATAGATACAACAAAAGCATACAACAACGTAATCAATAATGGCTAATCTTAGTTTTACATATGACCAACAAATCATTCGTGATTTATATAATACTGCCGATGAAGCAATCGCAGCATCAAGATCATTGGGGTGTGATGGTTATCGTACATATTTGATAAACGGTGAAACAAAATATGTACCTTGTTCATCATATGTGCAATATGAAAACGCTTTGAGGTGGAGAAAAGCCCAGGGTGTTATTGGTGCGTTCGGTAACGATACCTTCGGTAACAAATTAGTTGGTTTACAGTTTGCCAATTCAAAAGATGAAATACAGGGTGACCCATATTTCACCATGGGTAATTTCAGCATAAGCACATCAACTAAGATAAATAGCCCAGCACAATCTACTGAATCAGTAGGTAATGATCCAGTTGGATCATACACGATAAATGATATTGCCGATAGAAATTTATCGTATTTTAGCGGTAAACCATATGTTGAAACAACTCAACAACTGATCGATAAGAATTTATCGGTTAAGGTGTTATTTGATCGTAAAAAGTTAGATAATCATGTATTGTATTCTTCTTTGAAAGAAAGAATCAAAACTTCTTTAATGGAGATATACAATCAATTCCCAGCGGCGTTGAAATCAAATGCGGTATCAATATATAAACCAAACATCAGTAATTATGCATATATAACTAACGAAAACCGTTCACAATTCAAGGTGAGCTTATTTGGTTTAGCTAATCCGTTTGGTATCAATTATTTTAGCACTGGCGCAACATCAACCGATAATGAGAATATTACGGTTTATAGAAACTTAGCTAAACAATACAGTAACTACGTCATTTATTTTAATGGGGTGGAATACCCTATTGTGAGTGTAACACTACCAACTACAACGGATGCTAATGCGGGTATTACGGTGGTTGTGAATGGTAATCCGTTCGGTGCCCTGGTAAACATTAATTCAGAAACAAATAATAGTTTTTATATAAAACCAAAACAAGCGGTTTATGATGAGTTCTTTAGTGAACTATCCGATTTCGCTTCGTTCTTACTATCATATGATTTGGCAACGAACCAGTATAAAAGTGATTTCGTATTCCCTACGTTATCCGATAATGGTGTGATTGTTGAAACTAAGGAAACTGTGTACTTCCCTAAGCTCGATGATGTGAATATTGATATGTTCACTGATTCATTTGATACATATACGACAAAATTAAATGACCTGGCCGAGAGCTATGATGCTGCGAAAACGAATTTAATTGCTCGTTTCTTAACAACAGATTCATTAAAGGAGTTTGATACAGAGGATAGAAAAGTTAATTTATTATTCCAGCTTTACGGTAAACAATTCGATGAGATTAGAAAATACATCGATGGTATTACCTTTATGAGACACGTAAGTTACGATAAAGTAGAAAACGTACCTGATTTATTGTTGAAAAACTTTGCACATATGCTCGGTTTTGAAACTTATGAATTGGAAGACGAAAACACGCTTATCGAATCTTTATTTACAACAAGTGTGTCTTCGACGACAATGACACCTGCTGAGGTTGATATTGAACTCTGGAGAAGAATCTTGATCAACGCAGCATATCTTTTCAAATCAAAAGGAACAAGAAAATCAATTGAGTTCATTCTCAAATTAGTTGGTTTCCCCGATGATATATTTGAATTGAATGAATATGTGTATTTAGCTGAAAGACCATTAAATGTGGGTGATGTGTTGAATAAAATTTACGTTGGTTCGACAGATGATCCGCAGGTATTATTGGATTTACAACCATTCGATACTCAAGGTTATCCAACAACCCCATTTAACATACATTACCAGGGTAATGGTGGTTCTGCTATCGAGGATAAGTTCAACTACGGGCCATACGATTTTGGTAAGGCGTATATAAACGCTTTCAAAAAAAGTGGTTCGGTTCATTTATTTGAATTGGAAAGAACCATCGATGATCGTAAGAGTTGGATGGTGGTAACGAGCACAACTCAACTGGTTAACGATGAGAATAATGGATATACTGACTATTATAGTGATAACACTAAGTTGACCATTAACTCAAAAGAATTTGAAGTGTATATTGGTTCTGATAGAATTCTTGATGTATCAATATATAGACAATATGTGAGAAATCTTGGTATGGTTAATGCCGACCTTACATTCAGTAATCCAATATCGTTTGATGATACTAACATGTCGTTTAACGAGTTTGTTAAACAATCGGTAAACAACTTCATTAACCCAACAAATAGAAAGGTAATCAGCACATACCCAACGTTAACAAAGATCTATCTTGATTATTATAGTGGTACAACAAACCCTATGGATATTTCAAGATCTTTAGCGTTCTTGGGACAATTCGATACACACTGGATTAAACTAATTCAACAGTTTATTCCAGCAACAACCATATATAATGCAGGTAAGAAAATACAAAACTCAGCATTTAATGATAATAAATTCAAATATAAGCACGGTTTAAACACATCAGTTAATTGGTTGGGTACCGATGGTTCTGAATTCCAAGAACTGGCGTTAAGACCCGTTTATATGGGTACTAATAAGGTATTACCAAATGAAGGTATTATTACTGAAAGTATTGATGGTAGTATTCCATCATATACTATTACAGCTAAACAAGGTGATAAGGTATATGGTGAATTAATGGGTAATGAAAGATACCTGGGTAGCTTCTACTCTATCTCTGATTTCTGCGACGAAAGCGAGGGTAGGTATGAAATATGGGCATCTGGTGTTAACTATGGTGACGATACCATTTACAGCGGTAACACCAATACGGCTGGCCCTAAATATGGTGTATTTGTGGTTTACGAAAATAATGTTTATAGATTAAACACCAAAGCGTTGTTTAACTGGGGTTCTTATTCTGGTATTACAACAACAGGGGGTACGAAAGGATTGGCACCAAATGCGGCAACGGATACATACAGCGGGGTAACTAAATACCTATGGGATCATATCGATTATAACACCGATTCAAGAACCGTATCATTCCAGGATAGTACTGGTATTACGGGTACTGAAAGATCGTTCTATATGAATAGTATCGGTGCAGCGCAAGCGTTTATTCGAATTGGTTTAACTTATGATTGCCCCCCACCAAAACCACACGTATGTTACTTTGACTTTACTGGTAGAACTATAAATCTAACCAATTACACTGGTACAACTTTATTGAGCTTTACTGATAATACTGGTGCGTTATTGTATATAAAACAACCTAAATATTTTGGTTATAGTAAGGATAGATCAGCAACAAAACCAACTGGTACAAGTAGGGGCTATATTAGTAACTGGACTACCAATTACGAACAAATATTTAATTACACCAGCGGTCAGACGTACTACTACGGTGAATATGTTGGTCTTATAGATTCAACAGATACAAGTAAGTTGATAAGTACTTCCGTGTCGGGCGATTCTAAATTATATAAGGTTACTGGTGATACGATGTATGCCACAAATGGAAATATTTCAATTATAACGGGTGTTACTTTTGTGAGTAACATTGGAACCGATGGTTTACCTTCGACAACAACTGGTATAACAGGTGGTTTGTATGGTAGATATGAAGATAGAACAGCAACAGATCCGTTCATGCAGGTTGATACGGCTTATATTGACAAGATAATATTAGACCCAATTGCTAATAAGGCATCAATAAATTTAACTAAATCACTTAACCTGGTTCACGTTTTCAGCGGAGATACACCAGGTACAACATATAGAGTTACTGACACACTTGTTGGTAATCAGATATATGTGAGTGATTCTATCGGATTAACATTCGATGGTTTATATCCAGTTAACCCAGCTTATGTTGGGCCGTTCTATACACCAAAAGAAGATAGTATATTCATACATACATTACAGGATACTTTAACCCTGGCGCTGAATACCAACAATGCGGTATCCATACAGTCATTAAACGAAAACTTTAATAGTATCGGTACTGATTTAACGTTGATAAAAACCAACCCTGGCTATTATCTCGTAACAAAAAGTAACTTCTTAACAATTAAGATCAAATTATATTTTGAGTCACAATCGAACATAGCACAAACGGTTAGGATTCAGTTATTGAATAGTAATCAAGTTCTATACGATGAGCAGTCATTTACGTTTAATGGTGATGATTTACCAGACGATAGACAATTTGAATACACTTACCAGGACTTCTTTAAGGCTGGTGATAAAATATATTTAAACATCATACCTATAACGGTACCATGTACTTTATCGAGATATGAAAAACTCGAATATACACATAGTAATCCTGATGTTGCCGATTCACTGAATGACCCAAGATTTAGGGTGTTATTTAATTCAGGTAATGTATTTAATAAATTTGGGTATAGAAGTGAAGGTTTGTCGCTTAAACCAATATACAACCTGGCTGATTTAAGCTTTAATGAACTTAAATTAAATTACGGTAGTGGTAAATATAATGTGTTAACAACACCTAATGTTACTTATTCATTGGATCCTTCGTATTTGATGAATAAAATGTACCTGGATTACTATAAAAAGTTTACAACTGGTACATTGGAATACAATACCAAGGAATATGATAAGCCATTGGGTAATGATAAAATTGATTTCACATTTAGTGTAAGAAGTAAAATATATGATTATTCTGGTGAAATTACAGCATCAAGTGGTACAACAACGGCCACGGGTGTTAATGGTCGACCAGTATCATATGACTTCAATTATTTTGATTACTATTTGGGTAATACACCTAAGCAAACAGAATTCAGTAATATAGCCAACACAATCAGTATTGGTAAAAATGTAAGTAGACGTTTATTAAACCATAATAGAACAGTAAATTATGTACCACAAAACACATATCTTAACGGTACTGCATTGGGTACATCGACTACAACGGCGACTAAGACATTTATATCTTATGGTGATGGGTTGAACGATTACACACAATTGAATTATTCGACTAATATATTAAATCAAATTAGATTAAACAGAAGATACTATACGGGCATACTTAATACAACGGGAGCTACAATCTTCCAATATTACGCTAAGGAAAATGATGTGTATTCAACTGAGCTATACCAGGATCTGTTATCAACAGTTCCAGAGTTTAACGAACAGATCATTAACTATGAGTTGAATGATATTGTTAAAGTGGCGATTGAGGATTATAAAATGGTTTCTGGTAGTACAATAGTGACGGAAACAAAATATAAGTTATATGTGTGTATCAATGAGATACATACATCACATTGTTACTCAACAACAGGTACAACAGGTTCAATACACCCAATTTACAGACCGAGAGGATCGAGATCATGTTTTATTGAATTGGAACGTTATAACCCAGCCAACTTCACTCCTTGGGGTTACGAAGAAAGTATGGTTAACGGTTACCCAACACCTAACGTTATTGATTACGTATATCGTAATATTGTTTCATTCGATACCACATCACCTATGAGTTATTCATTTGGTGATTTAATCCTGGCAACATATACTGGTACGAATATATTCTTTAGATACGTTTACAATAAATCAACCACGTATGAACCAACACGAGTATATACTCGTGGGGAATTCGTAACAAGCGGAGTAACGGAAGGGTCATCGACGGTATATAGGTATTTCTACGCTAAGACGACGGTGCCATCGGGCACATCAGTATCTAACACAACATATTGGACTAAATTAACCAGTGAATTATTTAGCCACAGATCGCTTGCTGCGAGTGGTGAAACTGGTGGTATTGGTGCGAGTGGTGTTACGACCTATACATTCTTAGGTTCTTCTTGGGTACCGTATGTTGATGAGGGTAACGTATATAACTTTAGCTCAACAGCATCCAGATTACCAAAAACGTTACCAGTTACAAATAACACACCTTATATTGCAACGGGTTCAGTTAGTGGTTATACATCAGAAAGTAGTCGTTGGAATAGTGTATTATTACCAAATCATATATTCATTGATAGATCATATGACATATTGGATAATTATGAAATTATAACGCAAAATAAGATATTAAACAACAACGGTTATTACACAAACGGTACTTTTGGAAAGGGTTACTATACGGGCTCAACCATGGGTATGACAACTGGTGACGGCGAAGTCGAGGGTACAAACTATAATGACGTGTTTGGTATTTCAAGACTTGGGGTTTCAAACATTTATTTGAAACCATCAGTACCGTATAACCCGATTAAAATAGCATCTGGTTTTACTGACGCTTCGTTTAACACAAGATCGTATTATTTACGACCTTACCAGGGTGAGGCAATTGGTTTAATGCCGTTGTTTGAAAGATTATGTCGAGAAGACGAAAGGAACAACCCAGGGTTGTTCGTTACACCTAATTTAATTACTTTCGATACCTCATCATTGTTCCACTCCAAAAAATATAGTGTTAACAGAGGTGTTCTATATAAGTATGTAAACCCAGATGCGGTTACTGTCGCATCTGGTGTAACAGAACCCGCATTAGATATAACGAATTGGGAAGAACGCGATTTCTGTTTAGTAAATAATTTTACGTTCTATAAAGATAGAACTCGCGTTGAAGTGTTCGAATCAACAATTGAAACATTAACTACGGGGGTGACAAATGATTTATATTTCTATAATAATTCCTTAAACTTGAAAACAGGATTTACCAGCAAATCATTTAGCGGTACGACGACGAATGCTAAATTGGTTACGGCCCTGAATAAGTTTTATGATGTAACCGATGAAAACAGAAGAATTGTAACGCAATACGGTGAATTTGATTTCAGATTAAACGGAACCGATATTATTATGGATTACTATTATCCGAAAGATCAGGTGGGTTATCCCGTTACTGGCGAATTTATGGGTAAATTAACAGCAACAAATGCCTGTGGTCACCAGGCAACAACTATTTTCGGTATGCTATTTAATACGAATCTGGATAAGTTAAATAGAACAACTACGCTTACTCCAAAGGCATCAATTGCTGCGGCAGCTCAAATATTGAACACATATACGGTTAGATTGATAATTAACCAATCATCTAATGCTTCAGCTAACTTATCTGTATTAACGGCAGATAGTAATTTATTACCAATAACGCAAAACTATGTTGTTAATAAATACACAACATATGATAATAAATTTAGTATAATACCACAAACGGATCTACAGATTATGTTAAGTTACTCTACGTCGAAAAAACAGACAACGTTTAAATCGGGTACGATTGATAATTTAGCAATATTCGTAAATGATTCAGTAATTAACACAGCATTTGTACAGACGTCAATAAGTGTAGAAAATAATGTGGAAACCAGGGTAATAACATTGAAAAATGTATCAACAAATAGTACAATTAACATAACTCTCGCTGGGGTGGAAAACATTTCATTAAGTACAGTAGAAACAAAAAACGTATTTAACGTAAAAAATATTAATATTAAAACAACACAGCTTTAAAAGTTAAAATAAATCTATTTATTATAAAAATATAATGAGCTATATAATAAAAAAAACCGACCCGTTGGTTAATTTGAAGTTAACTAATAAAGGTAGGAGAAATCTATCTAACGGATCTCTGTCGTTTGTAAACTTTACCCTGGGGGATGGTGAGATGGATTACTCGTCCGATGATCCTAGCTTAATAAACATTTTAAGACCAGCGGATTCACAACACGATGTGCAATACCCAGTTCCAAGTAGTGGAACAAATTATAGAAACCCAATATCTGTAATTACCTCAAAACCTATTGAGATTCATGCTGCTGCTAAAGAGCGTGGATTTTTTACTTATAATACTGGTGGAACTGTAGATATTGATAGTTCTTTGTGTTTAGTTTCCAATGTTACAGGTACAACACCCACAATATCGAACAAAATCACATTGCGTTTTAACAGCAATAGCATTAAAAACACAGGATATAAGACAACCATTGATACTGGTGATTATTTGTTTTTAAAGATCAAAACAAGCGGATATACTGCAAATTATACGGATGTATCTGGGGTTACGATAAACCCCAAACCTATTTTGTATGAAATGTTCTCAATTGTTACGGTAAACAGCGGATCAACCTACAATTTATCGGGTTACACTTCTGGAACCGCAATCGAATTCCAGGTCGACAGAGCACTACCAGGGTATGATTCATACAAGGTAAATGGCTTTATATACCCAGGATCAAATACAATAGCTGATTATTATGACGCTCAAGACCCAACAGCTTATTGGCAGAATGGTATGTTGAATTTCACAACAGGGGCCACACCGTCTGGTGATGACATTCCAGTTTGGAATATGACAATTGTTACTCTTGATGATATAATTGGTTTAGATAGCTCATTATATAAAGGTAAGTATGGAAATAAATCAAAAAATTATTGGGGTACGGCTATAAATTACGATTATTTTATTACGATAGATAAAAACAAAATAGGTATAATTCACTACACTAATAAATCGGTTAGTAATTATTATGCTGAGGGGTTTTATAGTAATACATTCAAATTAAAAGTGCCGTATTTAATGTGGCATAAAAAACAATTTGGGGGCATTAGTACAGCCACCAATATCGGATATACGTTTGTTTGTGATGATACAGTTAAGTACATGGGTGCTAATAACACAATCAAATATTATGATTTGATAGACCAGGAGTATATACCAACAGTTGTTGGTAAAGTATTGGTTGACGAGAAGATTGTTATAATCGAAGATCAAGAATTATTGGTTGCGTTATCTTATAAGGGTAACAGGAATTACACATTACCGACCCCGCAGTTGACGATGGTTAATCCTGGGGTTTGTCCTGAATCAAGTACGATAGGTGCACTTCAACCTAACGAAGCTTTTCACGTGAGCTACATTTTTGCTGATGTATCAGGAAATACAGGATTACATTGTGAAAATTACGCAACAGTTAAAAACACAGATACTGTTGCCAAAGACATTACATTCCAATTTTCTCAACAACCAACTGGATATACTGGGTTATCTTATAGCGAATTTAGTTATTTAATGCCATATACTGGGTTTACAGGTATGGGTTATAGAACAAATGCTATTACGATGTTATGGCAAAAAACCGATATTAACGCCACACCAGCGGCAAACGATTGGAATTATTACAATATCAATAACTACGTGGGGACCAATGGATGTTTATATAACGGCGGTTTCCAAACCAACACAGAATACTTTGGTTTATTTAGTGAGGTAATCATTGGCACAGGATCGGTTACGCCAGTAACATATCTTGGGACTAACTATTACACATACCAAACCTCACAAAAACCAATAGGTAGTTTATTCATTAGTTCTGGTTTAACAAGTAGTAACGTTGGTAGTGTTTTGGATCCTTCAAATACAATTACTGGAATAGGTACCTCAAACAAATATTATATTGACACACAAACAACTGGTACCACAATATGGTTTAAGGCCACGGATATCGTATCAACATCGGATCTGATGATTAACTATGTAACTGGTACGACCCAAACATCATCGTTAATAAGACAGAGTGTGGTAGTACCATCTAATTACCTGGCGTATACTTATGCCAATGGAATATACACAGGATCAACAGGTGCCGTATGTTTAACCTTAAACGAAATACCTAATAATAATGTTGTGTGGGTATTCTATAACGGACAATTGTTGAATTCGGCGTACTACGGTGTATTTACCACTGGTACAACAGCTAATAGAAGAATACAGTTAAGTTTCTCACCAACAGCTGGAAGTAATTTAACTTATTTCTATATTGATGCTGCTGGACTTGGTACTGAGCCCGTGGATAATGGTATGACACCGTTAAACATAGCAAATTTAAGGGTTAATATCGATAAATCTTTCCTTAGTGTAAGTTCTGGACAAACTTATAATGTAAATAACTTTATTTCTATCCCAAGTTCAACTAATATTACAGGAATGACATTCGGAGATGAAAACTTCTTCTACGGTAACGTTGAAACTGATATTCATGCTATGGTTTATAAAACAATACTCACATGTAACGTATTGCCTAATCAATTCATTAATAGTGCAAACCCTACGTTTAACCCAAATGAAGATAAAGCATCATTTACCGAAATAGGTATATACGACGCTGATGACGATCTGGTTGCTATAGGTAAGTTTAGTCAACCGTTGGTTAGAAAATATAATTCTGATATGTTAATAATACAAGCAACGATAGATTTCTAATGGGTTTTATAAAAGATAACACAAATAGTTTTGAAATATATTTGACCGATTTAGGTAGAGAAAAAACTCTTGATGGTGGTTTTATGACTGCCGTTAAGTATTTCTCTCTTACCGATTCAGACGCCAATTACGAATATTTTGTACCAAAACCAAACGAAATTTTACCATATGACGGTACAAACCTTGCCAATTATGTACCTGGTGATTATGTTGTAACTGGGGGTACTTATTACAAATTCAAAATAGGCACAGGTTCAAGATCATCACCACCATCCGATTGGTGGGAAGCTAAAATTTTGTTTGATCCTAACGTTATAACCAAACAACCAATACCAGTAATAAATCATGCGGGTACTAAAACAACATCACTCGGAAATAATAACGCATTTAACGATGACTATGTAAACGACGTATTCGTTCAGGTTAAACTAAGAGGGTCTATAGTAGATAATAAAGAGTATAAAAAATCTTTATACACAATAAAAAATAACACAGAAAAATCGTATGTGTTATATGAACCAGATGTCGCTCAAACAACAACTCCGATATTAACATATATACTAATATAATGAAAAAACAATTTAATATTTCTGGTTTAAATGGCTACTATCTTTCATTTGTTCCCACTGGGACGGTAGATAGTAGTAATTATTTAACCAAACTAATAAAACACACCGATTTTTTCCCGAAAACAACAAATGAATCTTTATCGTTTGTTTTTAAAAATGCGTCATATTCAGACCCAGGGGTGATTTTGGGGTCAAACAGGGCTAGTGGTAATTCATCTTTCAAATACACAGAGATAACGAAACCAAATGAATTGACGTTAAATAAAATGTATTATAATACTTTTACTTTTAATTTTAAATTCACAGGATCATCGTTAGGGGGTTATACGCCAGATTCATCGGTGATAAGTTATGAAAATTACGGTAAACATTTAAACCGATTACGTGTTAAATTATACGTTCAACTTGGTGCTAATTTAATCCCATTATCATTAGCGGATTTGTATTTTTGGAATTCATTATCATCAAGTTGGACATATGTCGGAACTGGAACCACCAGGTTTAGTACTGGTTTAACACAGGGATTCAAGTTAAATACTGGACTAAATGGTGAACCTTGTATCGATCTTTGTTACGGCACTGGATCAACGGGCGGTGTTGATGGGGGGTATGCGAAATATTCTGATTATTTCAATGATGCGTTTGGACCAAATGGTTATAATTTTAAAGTTACAGCATCATTACCAGATTTTTCATCGGTCGCAACAAATAGTAAGGATTATAAACTAATAATTAAATATTATAATATCGCTGTTACTGGTACAACGTACCCATATAACACATCTGAAAGTATTGAATTAATGTCAAATACTTATTTGTGGTATCAGGTTTCTTCAGATAATGAATCGGTACCTGTAGTAGGCGGAGGCTCATAAAACTTAATTTATCATGCCATCAGTTACATACATAAGAAAAGTTGACATACAACCAAAATTCAGTTTTAGAATAGACGGATCCGATTTCTATTTAAATACTCATGGGTTAAGTGTTACCGATTCAACTAAATCAACATCGTCAACAGATAATAATTTTATCTACATAATGAACAAACAAACAACACCGATTTATGTGAGTGGTGTTTCTTTGTCGGGTTTAACATTTAGAAACAGGAATGGTGAATTAAACACCACACTAAAAACAACCCTGGATTCCGTTGCCGATGACGAAACGTACCAATACCAAACGTATAATGTTTATTTCAGAGGTAACTTAATCGGTAAATTAATACTTTCAACTGAGTTAGGATATAAAAACGGGTCGAAAACCGTTTTATACCCTTACCAATCTTATAAAATTGGCGCTCAATACATTGTTCAAAATATAAATAATATAAATTATCAATATTTTGGAAGAACAAAATTAACCCCAAATAAAAAAAACGGAATTATAGATATTAATTGTAAAATTAATGTATATACGGACTCTGGGTTTACCACACTAATTAATAGTGATTTGACATTATCTATCAATTTAATAAATACGTCAACAAATACAACATTCTTAACATCATAAAACTAAGATAAAGACTATTTATAAAAAAATATTAATAACTATATTTAAATAAAACGTAAAACTATGGGTTTAATAGCAACAGGTACCACGGTTGAAATGGTGGTTTATCTTACTGATGCGGGTAGGGATGCCTTATTGAGACAAGGGTTTGCGCCAGTTAGCTTTTCATTGACTGATGAAGACGCTAACTATAACGCAACTGAAACATTAACACAGGTGGCCACAGATCTAACAGGTGACTATGATGATAATGTTTACTCGACATCTAAAAATATTGGTATAAAAAACCAGATAATTTATGGATTACCAACCGCAACTACGACTACGGCAACAACTACAACAGCAGCTGCAGCTGCTAACTTGGTTGCAGTAAGATCGACAGCAGCAATAGCATAATAGATTAAATAATATTATATATAATGAGTGCAATATTAAAAATGAGAATTCCTTTCTTTAGAAAAAAAGAAAGTGGTGGTACCGACGGTAGAGCAACCTTCTATTTAGCCCAATCAGTTAATTATTTACCATCAGCGAACCAAACGGTTACGGTGACACACACAAATGTGAGGGGTGCTGCGTTTCAAACCTATTTAAATACTAAGTCAACAAACACGTTAACGGCTAAGTTTGTTGAATATAACATTGATAACACAACAATAACACCACTGAATACAGACGGTTTTAATTACTATATGACATTACAGTATACCGATCTTAGTCTATCCACATATATTAATGGGGGTGATTGTAACGGATATATTGAGTATGATGTAAACCCAACAACATTAACAGTACTTAAGCCAGTAGAAACGCCCGTTGTTGTTTCTGACTCAGTGCCTTATGATTTATTTGATGGGTACAATATAATAACAAACATAGTTACTGGTGGTACAATACCAACAACAGGTATCACTAAGGCTATGCTTGTAAAAAGAGATGAAAGTAATACGATATTTGCTAATTTATTAAAAAGTTTAAATTTACCTGTTACGGAGTTGGATTTAATGAAATACAAGAGAAGCCAACTTGGTACAAGTGCGTTAGCGACTGGCACAACATATAATTACCTTTTAGGTGGTCAAAAATATACATGGACACCTTGGACAAACACAGGTTCAACATCTGGGGTTACTTTAGCAGTACACCCCACAAGCGGATATACGGGCGAATACTATGGTACGGTATTACAAACAATCGGTAGCTATGAATTTATGTCTACAAATAAAGCTGCTTTACCTGTTGAAAATGATATGTATTTGATATTTGAAATACCTAATAACGAATACGGCGAAATAATTGACGGTAAAACATTTAGAATGACATTACCCTATTATGCTGCGACTGGTGTAACGGGTAACACATTAATTAACCAAGTATTTGGTTCGTATACGGGGTATTCGTCAACGCCAACACAACTTAGCATATACGGTACATATAATAAATCTGGTTATTCGAGATCTATCAATATGGACAAAGCACTTTCCGAAACCGATTTATCGGTACAGGATATAGGTGTTAGACCAGATTTAAATAACTCAACGTTTAATGACACAACATATCAAAGTAACGTTGTTTTATTATTCTCAGATACAATTAAAGCCCCATACGATACTAATTTTTCTTCATGGAGCGGTGGTACGGTTGATTTAATGGAAGGTATTAAAGTATTTAGCGAAACTGCGGGTATCGAAAAACCAACTTATGATTATTTTAACGACCAATGTGTCGGTTTTGTGGCCCTGGATAAAGGTTTTGTTGTGATAACACATCCATTAATAGTTGATTCGTACTTCAAAAATGTTTTTGCTGGAACCATTTCATCAAGCGGAACCTGGAGTGGCGGTACTAAAGTTTATGACTACGGCGCTTTAGCGACTGGTACAACGAGAGGAGCTGTTAAAACCGACCCAACGAAAATGATTACTACTGTCGATAACACTAATTATGTTTATTGGGACAGCTCACAATTTATTTTCACTGGTTTAACTGGTACTTATAGTGGTATTACCTCAAATATGGAGTTTAAAAGTTATAATACAGAAAAATCATTGAATATTGTTTGTTTGGCATCAGCTAACGAATTTTTTAGGTCAACAAATGATTCAGCAAAAGAGTTATTTGGTTTAGCAACACAAGGTTCAACAACATCAACATATGGTTTGGAGATGAGTAATCTACTAAACACACCAACATATGCTGATTTCCAAACTGGTAGTGATGAACTTTATCCTGTTATTATTACTGGTTTGGGTTTACACGATGCTAATGGTAATTTATTGGCTATTTGTAAACCATCACAACCAGTCAAAAAGTATTGGTATGATGTCGTTTCTTTTAATATTCGTATTAGACTTTAAAATATGTTATATATTTATAGATTATTTGAATCCCATACAAATGAAGCTTCTTATGTGCGTTAATAAACACTAACCGAAAAAAATATAAAAGAAACAAATGAATAAAACTAACGATAATGAGTACTATCTTTTGGGTTTAGATGTGTCAACCAAAACAATTGGCGTGTCACTTTTTGATAATAAGGGACAACTACTGGAATTAACTCACATCTCACCAAAGGCTAAACCAGTACCTGATTCAAAAACAGAAGAATTGATTAAAAAGGCGGATCTTTATGCTGAATTTATTAAGAAATACACCAAAATGAAAACCAAGATTAAACATGTTGTCATCGAAGAACCTTTATTGCGTTCAAACAACGTTAATACGGTGGGAACACTACTTAGATTTAACGGTATGGTAACCAAGATAACATATGATATTATTGGGGCGGTACCAGAATATGTAAGTACATACGAAGCCAGAAAAAATGCCTTTCCTGAGTTAATGCAACCAGGGTCTAATAAAAAACTAGTATTATTTGGTGCTTACTCAAAAGACACCGATAAAAAAATGGTAATCTGGGAGAAGGTCTCAAAAAGAGAACCAAACATTAAATGGTTATTGGATGCTAAGGGTGCGCTGAAAAAAGAAAATTTTGATATGGCTGATAGCTACACCTGTGTGCTTGGTTTTATGAAAATGAAAAAGATCATCGAGTAATTTGGTTTTTTTGTTTTTTTTGTTTATTTTTGATGAAAATCACTCATCATGTTCGTTTCTGACGATAGGCACGAAGAACTTATAAGTTTATTGGAGGATTTTCTTGGGGAACCTAGAAAACACTATGAGAGTAGAGGACAGATCAGTTTTGACTGTCCTAACTGCTCTTATGAGAAGGGTCTTGATCACGATGGTAAAGGTAATCTTGAAATAAATTATGAATTAGGCGTATATAACTGTTGGGCTTGCGCTGAAACAGATGGTACCAAAGGTAAACTATATTACCTTTTCAAGCAATATGCTGATAAAGAAACTTTAAGGAAATTCATCAACGCTCATTTCGTATTCGATAGTGACTTTTATGAGGATGAGGGGTTTGAGATTGATAAACGGGTTTTAAAATTACCTGAATCTTTTTATTACCTAACTGGTAAACAAGGGCACATTTTATTTGTTTCAGCTTTTAATTATCTATATAGTAGAGGCATTACCGATGAGATAATTGCTAAATATAAACTCGGGTTTTGCCTCGATGGTAAATATCAAAATAGGATTGTCATACCTTCTTATGACATCGACGGGGATCTCAATTATTTTGTTGCACGATCCATCAGCAAACAGAATACGAAATATAAATATTTAAACCCAGAGGTGGATAAAACCAGTATCATTTTCAATGAAAATATGATTAACTGGGATAAACCCATATTCTTGGTTGAGGGTGCTTTTGATCATATAGTTATACCAAACAGCATACCGTTACTGGGTAAGAAAATGTATGATAAGTTGTTGGATTTGATATACCGCAAAGCCAATAGCTTTATCATTATTGTTTTGGATTCCGATGCCAATGATGATGCTGTCAAAATATATAATAAACTTGATTGCGGTAAACTAATGAATCGAATCCTGATAAATAGGATGCCAGAAGAACATGATGTTTCTAGCTTCAACCAAACTTATGGCCAAGATAATTTAAAAGATTGGTTAAAAAATAAAACAACACGAATAGTAGATTAAGCTATGATAAAATTAATTCATGAAACCCACACCTATGTGAATGACAAGTTTCCAAACATGCAATACACTTCGGTAACCACGATGTTGGGTAAGTACAAAGAAAAGTTTGATGAAGACTATCACGCTCAGAGGGTGGCGGACAGAAAAGGAATAACAAAAGAAGAGGTGATTGCTGAATGGCGAGAAATCAACCGTCTTGCAAATGAATACGGAACTAATTTACACGCTATTTTAGAGCGCTTTTTACTTGCGCCGCATAGAATATACTCTCCCAGGGATGAGTACGAAAAAACGGTTTTAAATGCTTTTAAAAAGGTGTGTTCAGACGAGAAACTAAGTTTGATTAATTCGGATCGTTTAAAACCAGAATATATCATGTCTTACGAGTTTAATGATAAGCTTGGTATTGCTGGTACATCCGATATTATCGAAGACTTAGATTATGATAAATTTAATGTGTGGGATTTTAAAGGTTTATCTCTTGATACCGAAATACCGACAGAAGATGGTTTTAAATTAATGTCGGATATTAATGTGGGTGATGTTATTTTTGATGGTGAAGGAAATTTAACAAAAGTATTACATGTATCGGAAATACACCATAACCCATGTTATAAAATAACATTTGATACAAATGATACTATAATTTGTGATCACGAACATAAATGGGAAATATCTAATAGATTATCAAAATATAAATATTCTAATGTAATAAAAACAACAGAGGATTTATATGGTATGTTTAAACAAAAACAACCCATACGCATAGAAACAACCGAAGTCATTACGGAAAAAAATTTGGAGTTACCGATAGACCCTTATGTATTTGGGGTTTGGTTGGGTGATGGTTCAAAAGACTGTGGGGTTTTGACAAATATGAACGAAATGATTTGGGAGGAACTTAAAAATAGGGGGTATGATACAGGCTCAGATGTTTCAGGCAGCTCAAGTGGTTTAGCCGAATCGAGAACAATTTATGGTTTACGAGGTAAGTTAAATAAATTAGGGTTATTAAAAAATAAACACATACCTGATATATATTTACGAGCATCCAAACAACAAAGGTTAGATTTATTACGTGGGTTTATGGATACTGACGGGTATTATAATAAAACAAGGGACAGGTGCGTTATGATAACAACCCAACAATGGCAAGCTGATGGTATGTCTACACTAATATCTTCGTTAGGGTTTAAACCAACAATAATAAAAGCTTTTACAACATGTAATAACAAAAAGATAAAGACGCTTCACGTTTGTTTTAAACCTCATGGCGGTGTGAATCCTTTTTTATGTAAAACGGAAAATTATAATGATATTTGTTTACCTGATACAGAAAAATCGAAATTTAGATATGTTAAAAAAATAGAAAAAATAGATACCGTACCAACAAAATGTTTGGCCGTTGAAAGCAAAAATCACACTTATTTAGCGACGAGAAATTATATTAAAACACATAATACAAATAAAAAATTTGAATACGAGAATGCCTATGGTGAATATTTACATTTCCCAGTAAACCATTTGACTCATTGTCAGTACAACGATTATACATTACAGTTGTCGGTATATGGTGTAATGTACGAAAGAGAAACTGGACGTAAGTTTAATAGGGCTGGTTTATTCTATTGGGATAAGTTTTCTCAGACTTTCAAATTAATTCCAGTTGCATACATGAAGCGCGAAGCTGAAATGTTGATTGACCATTTTAAACTAAAATTATTAAAATAAAAATGAAAAAAAAGCTCTTTAAAAGAACCGTTATTACCAGAGATGATGGTAAACCTTATTTGATAAGGAGAACTCTTTTAACTATTGGCGAATTATTTTCGATTAAACATCATAATATCGTTTTAAGTGATGATGAATGTTTGCACGACCATCCTTGGGCTTTTATGAGTATTGTGCTTAAGGGCGGTTATTATGAAATTAGTGATAATAACGGGGTTCAAAAAAGTGTTTGGTATAAACCAGGCTCAATAATCTTTAGGCCAGCAACATGGGTACATAGATTGCAATTAGCGATGGATGAAAATGGTAATGAAATACCATGTCATACTTTATTTTTTAATTTCAAAAGAACACGTGAATGGGGTTTTATTACTAAAACATTAGGTTGGCTGCATTGGACTAAATATTCAAGAAAAGAACATTGTTAAATATAAAAATATTATGATTAAAACAATTGCGCATATTGCAGATATTCATTTTAGGAATATCCAAAGACACATAGAATTCAGATCTGTGTGTTCAAACTTTATCGACCAAATGAAAAAGATACAACCTGATAGGATTGTTATCGCTGGTGATATAGTACATTCAAGAAACCAAATAAGCCCTGAGTTGGTAAACGAGGTCAGTTGGTTTTTAACTCAATGCTCGTCAGTAACTAAGAAAGTAATTATAATACCTGGTAATCACGATATTGTTGAACAGAACAAAGAGCGTATGGATGCGTTAACACCAATCATCAAGGCCTTGGATTTGGATAATATTCACTATTACACCAAGTCTGATGTTATTGAAGATGATGACGTAGCCTGGGTCGTGTATTCTATTTTTGATAGTCATGCTACACCCGAACAACTACATCATAATTCATATAAAGGTAAAAAGAAAATAGGGTTGTTTCATGGTGTAATAGTTGGAGCTGTTAATGAAATGGGTTATAGTTTTACTCATGGTGTCGACGTTGAAAAGTTCGCTGATTGTCATATCGTAATGTGCGGTGATATACACAAAAGACAGATATTAAAAACCAAATCAGGTATAGATGTTATCTATCCTGGTAGCATGATTCAACAAAATTACGGAGAAACTGTGTCCCAACACGGATATGGTGTTCTTACTATTACTGATAATGGTTTCGACTATAAACTTTACGATATCGATAATCCCGTTAAATACCTTACCTTCAAAATAACTGATTTTTCGGATATTGAAGAGGGTTGCGAAATATTTACCAATGCTTAAACTTAATAAGAAACAACTTGATGAGATCGAATTATATTGTAAGATTAACGATATTGGCGATCCAGATAAATTTTTAAATGATCTCATTGGGAATGCTTTTTCGGTTCTTAAGTACGGTAATAAACCAGACATTGAGATTAAACAAAGTCCGATAGGAAAAGAAGAAACACCTCAACCAGAAATTAAACAAGAAGACAACACAATTACCGTAACCAATAAAAGAATAGAAAATGATAACTACAATGACATATACGACATCTAAGCCCAAAAATGACGATATTTATGATAGTAACAACTATATAAAAGTTATATGGGAAGATACGTTAGATAATCATTCGCAAGTAAAAGAAAAAGAAATTGAAAAATATTTTCAAAACAGGTATAAGACCAATAAAGTTAAAGTTATTTTTAAGCCAATTATTAGCAAGAACTCTGAACTTGTGGCTGAGGGTGGAGCGGACGCTTCTGAGCTTATTTTAGATGAAAACTACCAAAAGAAGTTAATCGAACAATACTTGATCGATAACAACATTGAGATTAACACAGCCCATCTCATCAAACTGGACAACTCAGTAAATATCGAATTAGAGAATTACAAAGAACAAACTAATAGATATAAGAAATTTAAAATCAAAGAGATTGAATTCTCTAATTTCTTGTCGTATGGTTCGGGTAATAAACTCAAATATGAAAATAAAAACGGTATTACGTCGGTAATATCCGACCCGCCAAATTATGGCGGTAAATGTATTAAAGAAAATACTAATATAACAATTGAATATAATGAGGATTATATATTGAAAACGTTGGGTTTTATACCCGAAGAATTAAAATAATTTTTCAATACCCTTACCTTTTTAGTTAGCTGGACATATTTATAGTAAAGAAACTATAAATATGGGTAAAAAATATGAATTTACTACAGAACAAGTTGAAAAAATCATTACCGATTACACTAAAGAATTAAAATCGACGAAAAAAATAGCAAAAGAATTTGGTGTTGATGAATCAGTTATAGTAAAACGATTAAAAGATAATAATATAACTATTGCAAATGGTTCGGCTTATTCGGTAAATTATTGGATTCAACGAGGTTTATCTAAAGATGAAGCGGAATTAAAAATCAAGAAATTTAAACCAGTTTATATTGATTATTGGCTAGATAAAGGTTTTACCAAAGAAGAAGCTAAATTTAAAATAGAATGTCATTTAATGAATACCGAAAGGGCGTTTATTGAAAAATATGGTGATATTGTGGGTAAATTAAAATACCAGAAAAGAAAACAAAAAGAAGGTAATGCTTCCCCCAAAAAAAAGGAATATTGGATGAAAAGGGGTTTAACGGAGGCTGAGGCTATTGATAGAATATCCGAACAACAGAGAACGTTTACACTTGAAAAATGTGTCGCAAAACATGGTGAGGAAAGAGGTAAATTTATTTTTAATAAACGACAAATTGATTGGCAAAAATCTTTATCGTCTGGCGGTAATTTAAAAATAGGGTACTCTAAAATATCACAAGAATTATTTTATTTAATTTTAGAACAATATGAAATAAAGAACAGAGAGCATGTTTATTTCGCTACTAAAAATAAAGAAATTAGATTAAATAAAAAAAATGGTGGTTTGTGGTTATATGATTTCGCTGATATTAAAATGAAAAAAATTATTGAGTATAATGGCGATGATTATCATGGTAACCCTTCGAAATATAAACCAGATGATTACCCACATCCTTTTAGAAAAAATTTAACAGCTAAAGAAATTCAAGAGCAAGACGAATTTAAAAAGTTGGCTGCGGTTGATGAGGGTTATGAGGTGTTGACAATATGGGATTCTGATTATAGAAAAAATAAAGAATTAACAATAAAAAAATGTTTACAATTTTTAAATATAAAAACAAATGATTAAAGAGATAACGATTGGTAAATTAAATGAGCTATATCAAAAATATGGTAATCTTGGAATTAAGGTAAACACACCCTATGGTTATAAAGACATAATATGGTGCGGTATTACGGAAAAAAATGCTGATGTTTATCGTTGCGAACTTGAAAATGCAATGGTTGTTGAGGGAGCTGATTTACATAAAGTGAAACATGAGGATGGACACTTTATTAATCTTAACACTCTTAAGGTTGGTGAACCCATACAGACAATTAATGGTGTGAGTTTAGTTAAGAGCGTTGAGTTATTAGAGGAAAAAAGTGATTTATATGATATTCAGGTGGACGAGGTGGCGCAATATTACACTAATGGTATTGTTTCACATAACACAACTATGACAGTTGACTTATTATTGTTCTTATTTTTTGGTACTACAACCAAAACAGATAAGAATGAGGAAGTCTTTAACAGATTCCTTGATTCTGATTTGGTTGAGGTAAAGGGTAAGGTCGAGATTGAAGGTGATGACTACATTATCAAAAGAACAATAACCAGAAAAAAAGCTAAAGATGGTTCCCATACTTGTAAGGGTGATGTTGATTTTTATCAGGTTTTACCTCGTGGTGGCGTAAAACAATTAAATGGTGAGCAAAGAAAGTATACCGATGAATTAATCAAAACATATGTTGGTACTTATGATGATTTCTTGATTACGATCTTAACAACGGGTGATAATCTGGATGATTTAATTAAAACCAAACCAACTGAGCGCGGTAGGATATTAACCAGGTTTATAGGTCTTGAATTTTTCCGTGAGAAAGAAAAGATAGCCAAGAAAAAATATACAGAATGGAAAGAGAAATCAAAGCTTTACTATAACAATAGCCAAGAAATTATGGCTAAAATTACGCTTGAAGAAGATCATATTAAACAATACCAAGGTATGTTAGTTGGTTTAAACTCAAAACTTAACGAACTAAAAACCAAAATAACCGAATTGACAGATGAATCAGAAAAATTATATAAAACTCGATATAACGATATCGATACCGAATTATACAAATCGAGCGAAGAAAACATCATCACTGGTATACAGAAACTCGAATCTCTTATCAAAGATAAGGAAGAGAGTATCAGAAACCTTATCGACGCTATGCCAGAACCTAAAATTGAGTATGATATTGATTTATACGGTACTCTCAAAGGAGAGCTTCGAGATTATACAGAACGAGAGATAAAAACCAAACTGGAAATACATACGATTGAAGCCACTATCGATATGTTGAAGAATAGTGAGATTTGCCAGACTTGTAAAAGGGCACTGGACAACGTTGATCATAGTGATGAAATCGAGAAAAACGAAACGTCACTCAAAGAGAAAAACGAATCTCTTGAAACAACACAAGAGATTATAAAAATAGCCAATACTAAGATAGAGGGTCTTGATAAAGCAAAAGTAGCCTGGGATTTATATAACAGGAACAATTTATTAATTGAGAAAAGCCGTTTAGAGTTGAAAGCGTATCAGGATAGCTTAATCCGTGGTAATGAGAAGTTAAAGAACTATAGAGATATAAAGAGTAGGGTTGAGAAGAACCAGTTAATAGATACTGATATTCAAAAAATAAAATTCTCTTTGAATTCTTTGAACGAAGAAAAAGAAACCGTATCTTTACAAATAAACGGAACAGATAGAGATATTCTGACCGCTAATGGTAAAATAGAGGGTTATAACGCACTACTCAAAGAGTTGAAGAACGAAGAAATGATAGACCACATTTTTAAGGTTTACTTGGATATTTACGGTAAGAATGGTATTTCTAAAATGGTGTTAAGTACTATGATACCACTCATTAATAGCCATCTTAAAATACTTCTTGCTGATAGTTGTGAGTTTGTTCTTGAGATGCGCATGAATGAAAAGGGTGAGGTTGAGTTCTGGATGGTAGATAGCGAAACAGGTGTTGAAAAACCAATTAATGCGGGATCGGGGTATGAAAAAACTGTAAGTTCTCTAGCACTAAGATGTGTGTTGAGTAAAGTATGTTCATTACCAAAACCTAATATCATAGTGTTTGATGAAGTTACTGGAAAAGTATCCAACCAGAACCTTGAAAAAGTCGGTCTGTTTTTTGAAAAACTCAAACAGTTCTTTGAACACATTTGGATTATCAGTCATAATCCATTGATTCAAGATTGGGCCGACCACAGAATTCTTGTTAAAAAGGAAAATAACATCTCAACATTAATAGACACGATATAATGGATTTTCTACTTTTTAAATTAAAGTATCATATTTGGGAAAATATGATGAAACTTACTAAGTCCCGTAAGCGAGAGTATATGTTATTCTTTTTGGGTAGATACCCAGAGAATTTTAGGCACGGTATATCCGCTGTTATTAATTCCGATTCCCTTGTTAGATTTAGCATGGGTCAGTCTGTAATAATAGTACGCTTTACCAGCACAAAAAAGATCAAAGAAATCAGAGACATATTTAACCGTGTGTATGTTGGCTATGTTGATAGCTACATGTTATTCGACGTGAATGACAATAATTTCGCTAAGGGATTATCAAGTACTCATTATAATCACCTGTATGATTTAAACTATTTTAAGTTTACAACCAATGAAGTACTGGAGAAAGTACAAAACTTTATCATATCTGTGAACCAGATGAGGTCTGAGATGTTAGAGTTTGTAAACCAACAGATGGCTTTAATTCAGGAAGAGAAAGGACTATTAGATAATAACCCAACTCACCAAGACGAAGAATATAAAATAAGCATGGATGATATCAATCCGATACTGGATAAAATTAAAGACCATGGTATGGAAAGTCTTACAGATAGGGAAAAACAGATACTAAAAAAATACGCAAAAAATGACTAAACAAAACACAGCGCACTGGATTGACCAGAGAGAAATTATTACATACTTACAAGATGTTAGGAAGTACTCAACATTAACCAGAGAAGAGGAGTTTAATTTGATTCAGCTGATCAAATCAGGTTGTCAGAAGTCAAAAGATAGACTGATTTATTCTAATCTTAGATTTGTAATAACCATGGCAAAACAATACATTGGCCAGGGTTTAGATTTAACTGACCTTATCTCCGAGGGTAATTATGGCCTTATAAAAGCCGCAGAAAGGTACGATTATAACCAAACAGATGTTAGGTTCCTATCATACGCTGTATGGTGGGTAAGACAGAGCATCCTCCAGTCGTTACATGAAAATTCAAGAGCTATTCGTTTACCAGTTAATAAAATTAACGAATTAAACGAGTTCAAGAAAGCCATGCAACCAGAAACTACCGATATAGACCCACATGCGGCACTTATGTTGCCAACTGTTGGCCAACTTGACCAACCAATTGATGATGAGGGTAGCTCATTCTATGACATCATCCAAGATGAAAGTTGTGAGAGGGTTGACTTATTGTTCCCAGACGACAGAACAAAGCTCATATTGAAATTAAAAGCTTTGTTAAACAAGTTAAATGAGTCTGAAAAATATGTTATTATCAAGTATTTTGGTTTAGACGGTGAACCGCTAACGCTTCAAGATATCTCAGATGATTTAGAGTTAACCAAAGAAAGGGTTAGACAAATCAAAGAAAAAGCTATCAAAAAGCTAAGGTATAATTGCGCTGGGTTATTCGAATTATTGTAATTTCAGCTATATTTATTGTTAAAGAAAACCTATGAAAAAAATAAAAATTTTTTTTAATGAAAGTGGCTACCTTTTGGTGGTCGCTTTCATGTTTTTACTGACCGTGCAGAATTGTAACCAGAGCAGTAACATGAAATCAATTAAGAAAGAAATCATTAGTGTTAGACGGGCTAATGATAGTATGTCCACACAATTAAAGAACGAGATCAAGATAGAAGGTTTAAGATCTGAGCTTAGGATGATCCAGGCCACAGATAGAAAAATTCTCGATGTACAAAGACAAAACCAGATCGAGGCTGAAATAAAGAGTATCCAAAATACCAAATAACATGCTTGAAGTTAAAAATTTACCAACCAATGAGGATTTGGATCTTAGGAGAGTAGACAAAGACCAATATGGGCAAAAGAGAATAATTGTTGTATCTACTAATCCCGATCCTAAAAAAGCTTCCGATGAAACTTATCATACTAAGGCTATACTAAAGCAACATGGTGGTATATGGGATAGTGCTAACGGGTATTGGTACTGGAATGATCGATTTAAGACCGAAGACCAGATATTCAAATTAGCTACTGATGCGGTTGCCGCTGCAAATAAACATCTCGGTTTTGAACGAGACTCCGAAACCCCAGAGATTAAATCATTTGGCGATATTGAACTATATGAAAAGATCAAAGAATATCTTGAAGATGTAAAAGGTGCTTATGAGTTTATCAAGAATCGTTCTGGTAAAATAACAAAAGATATTGTTGACGATTATCTCGATCAACTTGGTGATAGTTTAGATAATGATAAGTTATTAGAAGATATTGCATCATTTAATAGGGCGGCTAAGGCATATATACTCGAAACGGGTAAATATCCTTATAGTTTCGGTAATGTATTCTTAATATGGTTACAAAGTCGATTGATAAAGGGGGCTAATGAATTTGGATCCCAGCCTTATTGGTATGGTAGGGGTTACAAACCAAAAGAAAATGCGAGAAAAATATTCATTTTGAAACCAGGTAACACGGGTTCATTAGCGGCTAATGTTAAAAAAATCATAACATCACACCCTAATTCACCAAAAGAATTTGCAAAAGAAGTTGGTTTTGTTATTCAAGACATGAAAAACCCAATACCACCTCAAAAATATAATGCTTTCTGGAACTGGGCCAATAGCAAAGGATATGTCGAATATCAGGTAACAAAGGTATTTAATGAGGTTCCAATATACGACAATACGAATGTTGAGCCGATACCTGGAATGGAACAAATAAACGCACCAGAGCCACCACAATGGTTTAGCACTGACGATACTGAGGATGAAAAGTCATCAATTATGATCGAAGCATTAAAACGATTTGCTGAAGATAATAATATAACTATTTCACAAACAGATGATCTTGGGGGTGCGAGGGGTGTAAGTAAAGGTGGGCATATTCAGTTACTAACAAATTCGGCGGGTGTTTCTTTATTAGCAACATTTATTCATGAAATGGCTCACGAATTAATGCACCATGAAAAAAATAAACGTGTAGCTGATGGTAAGTTATATGTTGGTAGGCAAAACAGTAGTGACGAAAGAGAATTACACGCTGAATCGGTAGCGTATACGGTATTGAAAACATATGATTTCCCGATACAACACTCCATTAATTATCTGGCACTCTGGAAACAAAACAAAGAAAAATTAAAGAAATATCAAAATATCATTAGGGATGTATCCATGTTCATTATTAGGCAAATTGAAAAATATGCGCCCGATGTGACAAAAACCCCAGATGAATTAAGTGAATCACTTACCTCTATTAAAAACATAATTGTGGACTTCAAAACAACATATAATGGAACATTTACAAAAACTAAATAATCTCATTGCACAAGCAGATGAGCGTATTAAAAATTTATCCGCTGGTACTGAAATGAATGAAATGGCTAATTTGAAAACTGATTACGAAGTGTACCATGGTAGTTACACTTCCGCCGTAAATACAGCACTAACCTATGCACTCAAAAGAGGTTATGAAACAAATGAAGAAGAAGTTGGTAGTAAAATTGGTTTGGGGCCAAGTAAACCTGATGAGGGTAAAACAAATAAATTTGATATCACATTATATAAAAACAACATTGAACAACGTAAAATGTTACATATCCAAATCTACGGTATGGGTAATGGTCGTTATGAGTTGAATTGTTACATTAATTAATTTATGAATAAAGAGAACATAACTAAGAATTTTATAATTGGTACGTTTGTTACATTATATATTTTAGTTTCATTAATATCCACGATACACGTAATTGATTTCTTTAAACTATCTAATCCAGATTGGTTGGCCACAACCCTGGCGATAGCTTTTGAAGTTGGCGCCGCCGCATCGTTAGCTTCTATCATAGCCCTTAAGAAGATGAATAAGGGTATTGTATGGGGTTTATTCTTTATTTTAACACTTATGCAAGCTATGGGTAACACATATTATGCGTATACTCACTTGATCAACTATCAGAGTTGGATTGAATTATTTGGTTTGGTTGATAGTGATGTGATTGAACAAAAACGTATTTTATCGCTTGTTTCTGGTGCTATATTACCACTTGTGGCACTTGGTTTTATTAAATCCCTGGTTGATTATATTAAACCAGAGGAAGTGGTCTCAATAACCGCAACACCCACCGAAATCACCCAGGTAAATAAAACTAAGGAAGAAGTGGTTGACATCATTGAACTTAAAGAAACCAAACAGAATCACGATGAAATTATTAAAGCGGAGCAAGATGAGGATGGGCCAACAGCGTTAGCCTATCCGAATACCGTAAAACATCTAGATATGGTTGATGATAAAGAACAAGAGCAAATTGTTGAAAAAAATAAAGAGGACGATCCAAAAATGAAGATCCTCGACAACATAAAGGTTTTTGTAAATGGTGAGGTTAAATAATGATTATATTATTGAGAACGATAATATTAGATTATATGATACCGTTAAAGAAAAAATCGTACTAATTAATACGTCATTACCAGCAGAAGATCATTTTAATAAATTAAAATTAAGGTATGGTGGCAAATACGACAAAGTGCCAGCTTTTACAATAAATAGGTCGGGGTTGATGTATCAACATTTTGATTCGAGATACACATCAAAAATATTGGATAACGATAGTTTAGATCGCCAGGCTATTGTTATTTCGTTAGAGAATGTGGGGTGGGTTGATTTTGATAAGTTTTTTAAAGATTGGAGGGGTGTTAGGTATGATGATTCGGTTATGGAAATGCCCTGGCGCGGTAAAAGGTTCTGGGCTGAGTATTCAGATAAACAATTTTTGTCTTTAATTGAATTAATAGACTATTTATGTAAAGAGCACTCTATTAATAAAAAATTCATTGGAAATAATGTTATAAGTGCAATTAAGAATTATAAAGGTATAATAAACCGAAGTAACTTTAGTAAACTACACTTCGATCTAACACCCGCTTTTGATTTTGAAAGATTAACAAAAGTATTAAACAAAGAAAATGAAAAAATTAATTAATGAGTATGATCAAATAAGGAACATGCTCGGAAAGATAAGAACCATCAAGGAAGATACGACGAGATATCAGCAATCTATGTCAATGGAACAACCAAATCAGCAACAAACTCGCCAAACACCATCAGGTGAAAAAATACAATTTGATGACATAACAACTGTTGGTTTTATAAATGGAAATGTTCGTGATGAAATTAAAAATAATGTAAAAGCGGCTGTTGGTGTTTTTATCAAATCAACTGGGTTGTTGATGGATACTGTTAATATAACCATTGAAGATGAAAAGATTAACATCACGAGTGATACTTTGAAAAACCCAGCTATGAATGCTATAAAATCAATTACTTTTGACACGGATGAAGAGAGCCCATATTTTGAAATGGTGGCGGGTAGATTAGATATCACACCTGATTTCTCTAATTTAATTCAAACAATATCACGCACATTTAACGATCCACAGGTCGGGAAAACAGCATTAATTACATCAACACAAGGAAATATATAATATGTTAGCAATATTTCAAACAATTAAGAAAAACATACAATTCATAAGCGGAGCCTTAATGATATTATTTCTATGTATGTGGTTACAGCAGTGTTCGGTAACAAGAAACATTAAAGATCAACTTGCGACAACTCAACATATCGCCGAACAAAATATGGCGGCAATGTCTGATAGCGCGATTCAATTAAGAGTTACCAAGGAACAATTGGCTAACGTAGATAGTCATATGCATCAAGCCCTGGTAAAAATTGATTCTTTAAACAATATTAAATCTAAAATGATCACGGTTACCAGACCAGTATATGTGGGAAAAGACGTTGTAGTTCCAAATAACCTATTGATTGATACACCAAGACAATCTTACGGGTTACAATTCACCAGCGAAGACCCAGTTAGAACTATTAACGGCGTTTCTTGGTTTAAATTTGATACAACCAATAATCGAATTATGGTTATACCCGAAAACACAGATATAAAGGATTTTAAACTTAATTTTAGCATGGTAATATCGCAATATGAAGACCAGGTAACAAAATATACAAGAACTAAAATTGTTCCTTTCTATGTCAAAAGTGATGGGTCATTGGGTGACCCAATACCAGAATCTTTATTAAAAATAAATTTTAGAAACGCTGAGATATTGGATAAGCCATTTACACCTAATAAAGACCCAGAACCTTTTGTTAAAAAAAGCAAATTTAAAACTGGTTGGAGTCTTAATTTAAATCCTGTCGGTGTTGGAATAAATAACGGAAAAATAATAGTTACACCAAATATTAGTTTTGGTTATTATATAACACTGAGATAAAATATAATATTTATATAGAGGAATAACATTATGAAAGTAAAGGTTACAGAGTCGCAATTAAAGGGTTATTTTGGTGAGGTTATTACCGAAATGGATGCTGGTCTTATAAACGAATCGTTAACGCCGACTGATAGGAGTGACATTAAATCTATGGTTAAGAAAGAAATTAAAGACTTTTTGGAGAATAATCGTTCTCCTGAATTTGAAACTAAGGTTTCTGATATCATTAGAAAAAAATTAAAAAATGATAAAGAGAATGAGAAGTACCTGGTTGATTTAACTAAGAATGTACTCATTCAATTATATAAAAACTTATGGACGAGAAGAAATTTTTGGTCAAGTGATTTAAAAAACTCCCCGAACTAATGGATAATAAACACATGGTAGATAAGGTTATTGAGAAACTTAAATTAGCTAACGTTGACGAAGTAACAACTATTGGCAGCGCTGGTGGTTATGTTGGGCCTTTAGGTATGGTGTCAAAAAGAAAGTTCTATAGTAGAGTATCACCAAGCTATAAAGTTGTTAAAACGCCCTTAAGTGAATCTAACGAATATTTGTATTCAATTGATGGTTCACCTGTTACCGAACAAAATCTACAAGAGTGGTTTGGTAACGATATGAGTAAAAAACCATCTTGGAATGGTGGTAGATTGGTTAAGATAGAACCAAAGTGCCTGGCGTTCCCATATTGTTCTCAGGGTTCAGTTGATAAACCAGTTAAATTAATTGGTGAGACTAAAGAACATATGTGTGAGCATTGTTATCAATATGTTTCAGAGGTTGCAAAAGAAACTGGTAAAAACCCTGAATATATCGCTAAATTAATAAGAGAAAAATTTTTATACCAATGAAACTAGACGAATCAATCGAATTAATAAACAAACAAAATATATCAGAAATGAGGGAATTAAAAAACATCGATATTTCGGAAATGAGAAATTATATGACCGAAATGATGCATGATGACAATATGTCATCTTGTCTTTATGAAGTATTAGCACTGGAGGGTTTTTTACCTAACGAATTAAGTGAGGGTGAAGACCACTCATCAATGTGTGAAATGATGATGGAAGATGACGAAGTTCTATCAGAGATGTATAAGTCATGTGCGGGTAATACGAGCGAATGCGGTATCACAATGCAAGAATGGCTTAACGAAAAGTTATATGGTGGTCAAAAGAAACTCGATAGAAACCATAATGGTGTTATTGACGCTCAGGATTTTGAAATATTGAGAGGTTCTCATAAATCTGAAATGGATGAGTACGACAAAGAAGTAATGGGTAAGATGAAAGATCAGTATGGAAAAAAAAGAGGTACTAATGTCTATTACGCCACAGCTAATAAGCAAGGTAGAGACCCAGAAACATTTGAAAAAATGGAAGAAACAGATGACGAAGGTGATACTATGGGTAATGAGGATGATCATAACGGGCGTTATATGTTCTTTGCTGATTTAGAACAAATCAAAGCTCAATGTGAACAATTACTATCAATGGATCATAACGAAATTGAACAAGTATTGGACGCGGGTCATGATTGGGCACAAGATCATATATCAACAGCTAAAGAAAGTATCGATCAGGTATTTGATTTCTTATCTGGTGAAATTCAAGACGATAATAGTATGGAACCAGGTGCGGACGAAGACGAATCTATAAATGAAGATATGTTACCTACATTCAAGCCAGTAAAAGGTAAAAATATAGATATCGACAACAAGAACAACGCAAATAAGAACGGTAATACCGAAGTTAAAAATGCCAAGAATTCACAGAAAACCAAGGAAGAGAAAACAGAAGAAAAGATAAACGTGAAATTCTCACCAGATATGGAAAGCGATTTCCAAAAGGGTGTTGAAGAAAAGCGTCTTGGTGCGTTTAATAGTCTAAATCTCGATTTCCAAAACGAAGTACCACAATCATACAAAGATAGGGTTGAGATGGAAGTTAAAACTGGTCATTCAAGAAAGCGTGATGAGGCAAAATTTGGTAAAGAGGCAAATGTTGATCATGAATCAACTAAGCGTGTTGGTGAAGCTATTTGGAACGCATCACAGGCTAACCAGGGTGAAAGGGATGACTTCTACAAAGCAAACCCAATTAGAGTTACTAAAACACCGTATGAGCAAACAAGTATTTCAGGTAAACCAAAAGATGGAAAGAAAATAAGCGGTGGCGGTGATTTAACCAATGAAAATGTTGACAAAGAGATTGAAAGAATGAAAAAAATGTTTGTGTATGAAGATATACAATTAAACGAAAATAAGAAAACAACTTTGAGTGAAGATAATATACTTTATCAAAGTATAAGTAAGAAAAAATTTATTTAATTTCTTTTATTTAGGTATAATATACTGGGGGCTCTTATCTAGGAGCCCCTTATTTATTATAAATGAATTTACGATATGGCAAGAGAACCAATAGGGCGATTTGTGGAGTATTTTTCAAAACCGATGAATAATGAACAAATAATATATTTGAATAACATTAATAAAGTGATGCCCGAAAGAGCCGAATTGTATTGTGATTTTATAATTTCATTATCGTATTTGGTTCACGATACCTACCTTGGAGATGATGTTATCATAACATGTGATGACCAAAAAGCACATTTTAATTGGTGTTGGAATAAAAACATAGAGAATTTTAAAAAAGAAAATATATTAATAGCGAGTACTGGTGAACACTATTACTATTATTTAAATTACTTTAATGATATATTCTATAGGAATGGTGATAAAAGTAAGTTATTACCTGACAAAATATTTGAATTTTGGTATAATACTTTTTCGCTGGTGAAAAATAAAACCAAATCAGAATATGATCTTTTTGTTGAGATATACAAGATAATGAACAAATATTTCATGAAAGGTTCTTGATATTGTTAGTTTTTTTTTTACTTTTGTATAAAAGTTATGAATATAATTACATCAATCATCGATAAATCGATGTTCATTCTATTTTTTATGTCTCTCTTTATAACGGGTAGACATATGTTTTTATTTAGCAGACATCTAAATAAACCAGAAGTGGAAAAATACACCATAACTAGGAAAGAGCTAATCTATCTTGGTTTAGCTCTTTCATTTTTATTAATGACAATATTTAAAGGTATTAATATATGAATATAAACGACGCATTTGAAAAATACCCAGAAAATGTATTTGGTTTACGTGTAAGTAAGGAAACCAAAATAATAGACTTTTGGTTTAATAAAGATTGGGTTTTCCCTGATCTCGGTGAAACCGAGATCACACAATATAAATTAAAGAAACAAAAAGAAGACCCTGGTAATGGTCCGAGTTATTATATCATCTTTAGCGATACTATGTCGTTTGAGGAACTATACCAGGCGTTGGTTAGGATAATTGAATACAATCTAGAAATCGAAAAGAAGCAAAAGTTATTCAACCAGAAAGTAAATGATTTGAAGAGAATGTTCGTAACCATGTCGTATGATCAATTAAAAGAAATTGGGTTTGAAACACCACTGTCATTAACAAAACCACAAGAACAACAAGAGGTAGAAGATGAGTAACGTTGTATTGTATATTTTTGCTTGTTACGGGGTAACTATGCTTATAGTTCAAAGCAAAATAATGAAACCCGTTAGGGAATTTTTTAAAGGTCGAGTTGAGTTCGTATATAATCTCATACATTGTATGATGTGTTCTGGTTTTTGGGTTGGTTTATTATCCAGCATCTTTTTTGATTACTCAATTACCTATGATATAATAGGTGGTAATACCAATTTAATATGGTTTCGTTTATTTGACGCCTCTTTAATTTCAGGTGTTATATGGTTACTTTATCTTGTACAGTTAAATCTTGAGAAAAATGTCAAAGACGAGCTTTAAAACTTACATTAATAACTTTTATACTGAACATTATCAACTACATCAGAATAATTTTTTTGAGTCACAAAACGTGGCTTGGTCAACGAAAGAAGCGCAATACACCAGGTTCAAAGTATTATGTGATATTGGTGTTGATAAAGACAGTACCATTCTTGACTTCGGGTGTGGGTTGGGTCACCTAACCGATTATTTATTTACTGAGATTCCTGATTATAATCTTAGGAACTACACTGGGTTAGATATAAATGAACGATACGTTGATAGTTGCAACCAAATTAGGAGAAGTTTACGCTTTATATGTGGTGAAATATTCGATTTAAGCGAGTCTTTTGACTATGTCTTAGGTTCTGGCGTATTTACTGTTATGATGCCTAAAAACGAGATTTTAGAGGCTATTGCTAAGGCGTATGAGTTATGCAATAAAGGTGTTGCTATTAATTTCTTAACAAAAGAATTTCTGGATCTAATTTGGGTGAGTAGTTTTAATCCCGATGAATTTTATTCTGAAATATCTTCAATATACACAAAGACAAAATTAATAACTGATTACTACGGTAATCAGGATTTCACAATTTATATTTATAAGTAATGGATAATAAAGAGAGAAATTATTTAAAGGTCAAATCATTGTATGATCGTGAGATCAGTAGAGATATGATTGAAATTAAAACACATAAAGAAAAGTTTATTAAGGAAATGAAATCAGGGTTGGGTGAAATGGTCAATAACATTGAAAGTTATAAAAAACCAGAACCGTCTTTTTTCGTCAAATTAACAACCAAAATAAGAAAAATATTAGGTGCGCTATGACAGTAGAGAAGTTATTTAAAATTACTAAAGGAATCGATAGGGGTGTACCGAAAGCCGAAATAATTTTATATCTCACTAAACCAGACCATAATAAATTACAAGAAGAGGTTTACAAAATGAAAGACCCGACATTATCATCGTATAAACCACAACCTGTGTTTCAAGTGGAGCTCGATAAGGTTTTATTCATTTTGCGCTCAGTTTAATGCGTACTAACTTTCTGCATGTAATCTCTGCTGATTTTGAATTCTTCTTCTAATCTATCATAAATTCTTAGTTTAGTATCTAGAGAGGGATCCTGGAAATAGATAAAATTAATTACCCCGTTAGTGAGATTAAACGATTTAATGGTTTCAGATAAAAGATATGAGGCTTCCTGGTTTTTTAGGATTAATACATTTACATCGTCATTTTCAAACCTTTCAATCACGACTTTATTACTAATTACTAATATAACATAGGTTAAACTTTGATTCTTGAGAAGCTCCTTTATAAGTGTTTTAAAGGTGTATTTTTTACCCGAAATTCGATCTTTGAAAGCGTCCTCAATAGCATACTTATTTATTTTTTTGATAACAAAATCACCTTTGGTTTTAATTTTTACCATTGCACCGAATTCATTCCTTATATATTCTTTCCCACGATTTTTTGCTGGGGCGGTTAAAACCAATTCATAATCAGTTTTGCTACCGTCCCATAATTTTTCTTTGGGGAAGAATACGTTGTTAGATTTAAGCAAAAAATCGTATTTTTTGATAGCGTTACTGTATTTTACATAACTGTTGATTTTACGAACACGTTTACCATTGTTGTATAAAATAATCTCGTACATATTCATTAAGTTTAGTAAATACCTGAAATAAATAAAGGGCGGTTTTTACCGCCCCTTAAATGAATAAAAATAACAATAATATAACTTTAATGAACAATACCAAATTCTTTTATCAACTCGAACGCTAGTTTCTGGGCTTTCTCATAGTGGGCATAAATTCTATTTTTAATGTTTTCGTTTTCTTCTTTAGCTGCCACTTTACTCAAAATTGACTTAGCTTCGTCAATCTTATCTAAATATTCTAACAATTCTTGTGGTGGCGACACCATATCAACAGGATCGATTTTATTCTCTTCACTATCTTCATCATCGTCGGTGTTTTGGCCAGTTTTTATTGCTTCAATGTCGCCAGCCGAGGGGTATTCTATTTCTCTATCAGAAGGGTCATCACCAATCATTTTTTCGATATGTGGTGTTATCCTATCTCCACTATCGTCACCATCTTTCATACGTTCTAACTCGTTCTCAGCAAGGAGTTCAATCTGTCTTTGTGTTAGTATTATTTTTTTCCTTTCCATAGTTGCTCTATATTTATAATTGTTACCTTTTATTGTTATATAAGTCTAATATAAATAGTTTCTAAATGGTAAAAAGATGCAAAATTTTGATAAAAGGGTAAAATACCTTTTTGACCTGCACATGTACAGGTTTAAACAGTATGATTATGAAACAATAAAACTTAAAATCTACTTTATATCACCAGATAATAGACACCTATATTTAAGCATCGACAGTGTACCCAACAAAGAGGGGCTATTCCATTGTGAAATAGGTGAGTTATTCTTCGACTATGCCAACAACAAAATATTCGAAGATACACCAAATGAAATAGCTTACTTTAATAAAATACAATACGGTATTATAAAAAAGTTTTATGATAAAACCCCAACATGGACTAACCACCTGATCAGGGATATTATGAAGATTACAGACAAATTAGATTTGGTTAATTGATTCTTTTTGTTTACTATTGTTTTATGAGAAATGAAGCAATTGCACTAACAAACGAATTAATAACTGAATTAGAAAATGATGGTCTTTTCTCTCAAGGGGATCCTTTTCTTGAGAAAGAATTCCTTTATGAGGAATTATTACCTAAAATTGAAAATAATTTAAATACATACGGTGAGTTTATGTTGACAGACGAGGAGTTTGAAGACGCAATTACCGAATCTAGACGCAAATCAAAAGAAGAAGCGTTGGATTCCCTTATTCAAAAAGGAATTGTGGTGCCAACAGCGATGAACGAACATGATGATATTCTACTAGGATTACACGATAATATAAAAAATATGAAAAAAAGTAATCCTGGGGCTTGACAAAACCAAAGTTTGTGCGTACTTTTGTACGACTTTTAGCAAAATGAATCAGTAAAACGATAAAACCAAAAAAAAATTTGGTGGTTTGAGAACTTCTTTTTACTTTTGTAATCGAAATTTAAAAAACGGTAAAATAACATTTTTTATGAACACACTTGTAAATGCGTTGCGCACAAAGGACAACCGTACCGAAAATGGTATGATGACAAATTCGTCAACATTAAAAGCATGTGTCGATTTATTCTTCACAATCGGCGCTATGAGGGGTTTGGATAAGCAGAGGTTGATAAGCAGCTTCTCAAAAGCCTTTAATGAGGATGCGCTTACGGCCATGAGAACCTTATTCTGGGTTCGTGACGTTCGTGGTGGTGCTGGTGAACGCCAGATCTTCCGTGATATCATGCGGTATTTGGTGGACAACCACGCAGATGCTCTTGGTAAGAACCTTTCCCTTATTCCAGAATATGGTCGTTGGGATGACCTTTTGGTACTTTTCGGTACTCGTTTCGATACCGAAGCTAAGCAGCTTATTGCTGATGCCTTAAGGGCTGGTGAGAAAGCCAGAATTATTCTTGATAGTTTAGACACTCTTAGTGAGGAAGATTGTCAAAAAATTTTGGACACTTATAAAAGTGATGTCGTTGCATAGCACCATAGTTAGTACCAGATTTTTCACAATATGGGCAAATAAATAAACCTGTTTTTGGTTTTGGTTTATTAAAAGTACCATTTTTAATTTGTTTTTCGTAAGATAATTTATTTTTAATTGATAGTTCTTTTATTTTATTTTGGTCAACATTTGGATTTAATTTGCAATTCTCACCATGAAAACGTTTGAAATTACCTGGGTCAGTGGTTTTACCACAATGTTCACAAATAATTTTAGGTGTTTCTAATCTGGATTTTGAAATGTTTTGTTTACGTTGAGTTGAACATGTACCAGTTGGTTTACATTTTTTACCTTTGTTATGTGCGGGTTTACCCTTACGGATAATTGATTGTGTTCTTTTGTGTTTGGAGGATATACCAGCTGACCAACCAATCGGTATAGGTAACATTGGCGAATGAAAACACTCAAAATCTAATTCATTATGATGAATAGCAATTAAACCTTCATTTGAAAATGAACATTTTAATATCGATTTATTAATGAATTTACCGTTTTTATCGGCTTTAACCCTAACTAAAACATTATGTTCGTGATTAATAGCGTCTTGTTTATTAGTAAATGTTTTCATTATTTTATAATCAAAAGCGGTTAAACCATATTCTTTGATTAGTTTATGGATGTGTTTTGATGATGAAAAATATTTATTCCATAAATCAGATGGTTGACAACCTTTGGCGAATCTAACACCGTAATAATATTGACCAGTTGGTTTAAAAATAAGTTTGTAAGTAAAGGGTATGGTTTCCATAAAAAAAAAATAATCCACATTAAGTGGATGCCTTGCAATAATAAATAGTAAGACTTTTCTTAAAAGTCCTGGAAAATTGAAAAAATATTAGTAATTCTGTAAAAAAATAAGAGTTATGACAGCAAAAAACACATTAAAAGTATTACTTGAGGGTATTAAATTCAAATCACAGACGTGTTCTAAGTGGATGCCACGTAAGGGTAAGGAAGCTATTGCCCTAGAACGCTTTATGAAGTTGACACCAAAACAGTATCGTAAGATGCTTGTGGAAAACACAAAGGTTGTTGAAACCGCTATGTGTCAGAACGAGTGGGGTTCAATCACCTATGAACACGTACCATCGGTAGCGATGTCACGTTACACAAAAGCTTTCGGTAAGCATGATTCTGACCGTTTCACAAAGTACAAGACTGGTGACACTAAGGTGAACGTGAGTGCTGTGTACCCATACGATGTAATAAAGACATTGAGATTTGGTGATCAGGCCATGGCTAACAAGCAATGGTCTGCCATTCCAAACTATATGGAAAATAGTAATGAGCGTTTACTTCCAGTATGTGACGTATCGGGCTCAATGAGTTCACCAGCTGGTAAAAATGCGAACGTTACATGTATGGATGTATGTATCTCGCTTGGTCTTTACATCTCTGAAAAGAACGAAGGCCCGTTCAAGAACGCGTTTATCACCTTCTCTGAAAGACCGCAGTTACAGTACCTTAACGGTAACTTATCTGACAGATACAACCAACTCTCTAGTGCCGAATGGGGTATGTCAACAAACCTAGAGTCGGTATTCAGTGTGGTTCTGAACAAAGCTAAGTCTAATAACTTGCCAGAATCAGAAATGCCAACCACAATCCTTATCATGTCGGATATGGAGTTCAACAAGGCTTGTCGCAGTGGTAATGGCACAGCTCTTGAGATGATTAAGAAAGAGTATGAAAACGCTGGTTACGCAATACCAAAAATTGTGTTCTGGAACATCCAGAGCCGTAATGTGGGTAACTACCCAGTTCAAGTAACTGATAATGGTACGGCGTTAATCAGTGGATTTAGTGTGACAATTTTAAAGTCGCTTTTGACAGGCGAAGACATGTCACCCGTGACTATCATGAACAAAACAGTACATAGCGCTCGTTACGAAGCTGTTACTATCTAAAATAGAAGTAAGATACCAGGTATCGGGAATACTTGCAGCAAACTGAAACTTAAAAATTCAATTATGCAACAGGAAAGCCATCGACCCCAATAAACTGTTATGCGTTATGCTCCGTCTGGGTAGGCGCTGATTCTCGGTGACGTGGGTTTCTAAGAAAATCGTCAGGGTTTGTCGCCTGGGTAACCAAAAGACATACGATTCCGATGATACCTGGTTTCTTTTCTTATTTTACAAAATAATGTGAGTGGTTACAGCAATCTTCTACTTATTTAAATTGATTTAAAATAAAAAAGCCACTCAGTTAACATTTAAGGCTGACATGATGTCAGCCTTTTTTATTTATGTCATGTCATAATAACATAAATATCGTTTGGCACATAATGTGCTTTATTCAGAATAAAACTAAATATTATGAACATGATTAGAACACCATTCAGAACAAACACAATGGACTTCATCAAGATGGTTGATGAATTACTGAATTCGTATGATATGGAATCATACACTACTAAAGATCAAGACTTTTCTGTGGAGATCCCTTTACCTGGATTAAGTAAAAACGAAATCGAATTGGAAGTTATGGGTAAAACACTTACCATCAAAACCAAATTAAATAAGCCAGATGGGTATCTTAAACGATACCAGGATTATCGCTACTCATACCAATTAACAGACAAATATGATCTGGGTAAGGTTGAAGCGGCGATGACAAATGGTTTATTAAGAATAAAAGTACCCCTAAAGGAACAGAAAACGGAAAGCTTAAAAATTGATGTAAAATAATCGGGAGAATATTCTCCCGATTTTTGTTTTTATGGTTTTTATTTCATAGTTTTGTGCGAATCAATTTTTCTGATTATGGAGCATATCGTACATTACATACATGTGGATGAAGAATATTATAACTACAAACTTATTAAGCCGAAAGAATCTAAAAGTGATTTATCACCTTTTGATGGTTTTGAGGTTAAATCGGCGACAGATCAAATGTATTGGTTACCGACTGATGAAATCGAATTTAAGAAAGCGATGAGTGAAAACAATCCCGCTTCCTTTTATCGTTCTACTTATGTGGTATCAGAAAACATAACCAAAAATACAGTATCACTCAAAGCCTTTATTATGGCTAAACGAACGGTACCAGTTAAAAACCTTGTACGTCTTAAATTCAAGATTACACAGCACGAACATTTTTCCCTAACAATTAATAAAACCACAGGCGAATTTTCAATTTACAGAAAAATATATAAAAAGCGCAAGTACTATTATACGATTAGAAAAAACATAATAACCGAAGACTTAAAAGGGTTAATTACTAAGTATTTCATTGTTAATAATAACTCAGTTAAAGCTGTTGAAAAACTATATGAGTTACTTGGTTATAAACCGCTGATGGGGTATAAAGATTTTTTCAATGAATATTTACCACCTCTTTCTCAGTCTTTTTACGACCCAAAATTAGTGCATTCCTTACCATCATTTCCGTTCTTGAATTACCTTTTCAAATCTGGTATCAAGGATTTAAATTACGAAAACTTACCAATATTTGAGTTTATTTACAAATGTAATAAGAAATGTTTCTATAATCGATCAGTATATGATTACATAAAACATCATTACGATATTAAGGATAATGATCTTTTAATGATTATTAAAGATGAACTGACATTACACACCATTAAAGCATTTAATAATCACCATGCTGAATACGTGAAAACGGGAAGGGGGCTTTCATATTGTTTTAATTTACCAGGTATCCGCGTCGGTTTATTGGATTTCATAAAACGATACAACATACCAGCATCAAAATATAAAGAGCTCGAGTTAATAACACCGAACCATTACCATGATTTTAAACGTGAATTTGGTAATGGTAAAGTACCTATGTTTGTTCATCGGATGATTGATTATTATGGTTTTAACATAAGTGAGGTTTTAGCATATTATAATCACATAACAAATCTGAACAAATGTTTTAGGGTTTTTAAAGCCTTGTCGTATTTTGAGATGTTTAGTATAAAACTCAAAATAACACATCCAGCTGAATATTGGGATAATCTCTATGATTATCAACGAATTTATGACGCTTTATGTGTCGCCAGGAGTGAAACTGGTACATTTAAACTTAATAATTTATTTGTTGTCAGATTAAGAAAAATATTACCAGAAGGGTATAATTTACTAATTTTGCAAAATAGTCAACCTAAAAAATCAACTAACATAGTTTGTACTTCATCTTATGAAGTACAAACCTACGAAAAAGCATACGCTTTAAATAGTCCATCAGCTTTATTTGCTATAAGAGATAATCAAAATCAGATTATATTTAAATTCTGGACATCTGGAATTGAATGGGGTGTTAGAAACCCCTATGAACATTCTGAACCTGGGCGGATTGACAACTCACATATAATAAAAAATATTAAGGCGTTTATGACAAATGAAATAGACAATAATCGGATTTTTCTGGAACAGATCTATTCTAAGGCGTACTTTGAAAAGTATTTATTCGATAATTTTAAATTAAAAGCTGAGGATTTTCTTGTTTATACCAATTAAAATGATTATTTTTGTACAAAATTAATCACTAATGAATATCGGAAAAGATTTTAAGAACTACGCAACGAAACACATGGGCATTAATAGCATGACCCTACATAACTACACGAGCTCATTAACACCTTACATTATTGAAGAACGTGAATTGAATGTGGCCTCAATGGACGTATTTTCGCGTTTAATGATGGAAAGGATTATCTTCCTCGGAACCCAAATAGATGATCGTGTTTCAAACATAATTGAGGCGCAATTGTTGTATTTGGAATCGGTTGAAGCTGACAAAGGTATTCAAATCTATGTTAACTCACCAGGTGGTAGCGTTTACGCTGGTTTGGGTATTTATGATACCATGCAGTACATTAAACCAGAAGTATCAACACTGTGCACAGGTTTAGCCGCTTCAATGGCTGCGGTATTACTTTGCGCTGGTGCAAAAAACAAAAGATACGCTTTACCGCACTCAAGAGTTATGATTCACCAACCATTAGGGGGTGCTGAGGGTCAAGCGACAGATATTGAAATTACAGCGAGAGAAATTGGTAAATTGAAAACCGAACTTTATCAGATTATTTCAAAACATTCTGGTCAAGAATACGACAAAGTATACAAAGATTCAGAAAGAGATTACTGGATGGTTGCGGCAGAAGCAAAAGATTACGGAATGATTGATGCCGTTCTTGAAAGAAAGAAAAGGTAGTTATTTATGCTATTTCTTTTTAAAAATAAAAACCACTATATAGTGGTTTTTATTTTTTATGGGTGATATTTATACTAAAAGAAATTATGTCTATAACATTAAGAAGTGATATTGATAGACCTTTAACACATAAAGAATTAGATAACAATTTTACTTATTTAGATATTAAATATTGGTCATTAGGTTCCTATGAAAGGGGTCAATATATCATTAATAATGAAAATAATGGTATATTTTTATATCGTTGTGAGACAACACATGAACGAGAAGTATACCCTTATGGTGTGTTTGCTACAACATATAACAATACTGTTTTGTGGTTAAAAATAGGTGCTAACCCAAATTCGGGAACTTCGGGGTCTTCTGGTATAGACGGATCTTCTGGTCTTTCTGGATCTTCTGGGACATCTGGTTCATCTGGTACATCGGGTACATCGGGTTCATCGGGTGGTAATGGTACATCGGGTACATCGGGTTCATCGGGATCTTCTGGATCCTCGGGTAGCTCAGGTACATCAGGTTCAACACCACTAAGACCGTGGGAATCGAGTGGTAATACTTACGGTACGATAATGACAGGTGGTACTTTGGATAATAGAGATGTCTTATTAGTACGTAATGGTTTACCAAGGTTGTTACTTAGTGATCTTAATAAAGGTACAGTTACATTATATGGTAATAGTAGTGGTTCGGGCTATACGAGCCCTGGTGTTGTTTTTGCAAGAACTGAGAACGATGAACCGCGAGGTTTTTTACTAGATAATTATCAAACTTCATTACCTGGGTCAAGTGATTCTTTTTGTATCGGTATATTAACAGGCACTAGTAGGTATTTAAGATTTAGAGAAAATGGTAATTTAAATCTTGAGTATAACCCAAGCGGTTCACTAACTGGATCGGGCGCTATATTTGGTTTCGATAATTTACAATACTTAATTAATGGTACTGTTAACACGGGGTTAACAATATCCTTCGCATCAGGTACTTCCTATAATAGTACGTCAATGCAAGCAGTATTGACTGAATTTGGTTCTATTAGTACTATTTCACCCACAGGTGGAACTGCCAATTGGTCCTTATTAAGGTTTGCATTACCCATAAATGAAAGTAATGATGTTTTTGGTAATCCACCAACAGGAACAAAACGTTCAATATTAATCGAACCAACATTAACCAGTTTATTAAGTAGTTATCGATCAATTGAAGATCGAACAAATAATATAAATGCTTATAGTTATTATCAAACAGGTTCATTAACAAAGAATTATTTTAATGGTACAGTGTTAATTGGCTCTAGTGGTGACACTGGTAGCGGTTCAAAGGTACAAATAACTGGTAATTTGGAACTAACATCTAACGGTAACACAATTAAAATAAAGGGGAGTGACCCCACGTTATCAACTATTGGTACGGTAATATTAACATCAGGTACAGCCACTATTACTTTTAATAACCCAAATTTAACTAATCCATTAATATATTTAACATATAATGATGCTATACCACCGATGGGTATTTTAACATATACATATGTACCTGGTGTGAGTATTACTATTAACTCAACAGATCCTTCTGATAATAATAATGTTAATTACTTAATAATAGATAAGATATAAAAATGAGTATAATATTAAGGTCAGACACATCAAAACCATTATCGTTTGAGGATTTGGATGGTAATTTTCGTTATTTAACCAAGAACAAGTGGGCTCTCGGTGATTATGTGGCGGGTCAATTTGTTATATATAAAGAATCTGGGGGTGAGTTTGAATTATATAGATGTGTTACAACACACGATAAATTAGCATACGCTTTAAATAATAACGAATTTACCCGAACTAATGGTAATATTGTCTTATGGGAAACGGTTAGTTCAACCGAGAATTTTTATGGGTTTAGTTCGAGCGGTACAGCTGGTAGTGCTGGTTTAGCTGGAACATCTGGGTCATCGGGTTTTTATGGTGTTAATGGATCTTCGGGTTGGTCGTCAACATCAGGAACGTCAGGGACATCAGGGACCTCAGGACGTTCTGGGTCGGTGGGTTTAACGGGTATTTACGGTTCAAATGGTTTTACACCAAACACATTGTGGTTATCGTCTGGTAATACTTTCGGATATACTATGACAGGAGGTACTTTGGATAATTATGATGTTAAATTGGTGGCATATGATAGTAACAACCCTAACAAAAAGATTTCGTTTGATTTAACGGATAATTACAGAGGAACGACCAGAATGAATGGTTATGGTTTAACAGGTGTGACATCTGGCATTACTAGTCCAGCCATAGCATTTTTAAATACTTATATTGGCGGTAGTACTAGAGGGTTTATTGTTGATTCATATGATGGTACCGCACCTGGTGCGTATGATAATATTTCATTTGGTATTAGGTCAACACTAAACTATATAAGTATTAGAAATAATCAAAACCATGTCAATTTTATTAATTTTAATTATATATATGGTTTTGATAATTTAAGGTATATTAGAACAACATCATCGTCAAATGGGTCATTAAGAATATTAATACAAAACGGCTCTTCAGTAACAACAACGGCAACAACAAGATATGTTCTTGCTAAATTTTCAACGTTTAATGAGACACCAATTAATCCATCTGGAGGAACAGCTGATTGGACATTAACTAAATTAAATATAATTATAGATGAATCTGGTTCGCCAACTGGTTCAAAACGTTCAATATTAATTGAACCAACATTAACTAGTTTATTAAGTAGTTATCGATCTATTGAAGATCAAACAAATAATATAAATGCTTATAGTTATTACCAAACAGGTTCACTAACAAAGAATTATTTTAATGGCGTGGTATTAGTTGGCTCTAGTGGTGACACTGGTAGCGGTTCAAAGGTACAAATAACTGGTAATTTGGAACTAACATCTAACGGTAACACAATTAAAATAAAATCAAACACGGTAATTAACACTGGTACAACAATATCACCAGCTAATCAGGGGCAAATATATTTAAGTGGTGGTACGGCAACGGTTACTAAGACTATGATAAGTGGTAATTTGGTGTTTTTAACTAGAGTTAATTATAGCACAACAACTCCGTTACCAACCATATCTGATTTAACATATAAGATTTCAGTTGGTAATACATCATTTAATATATTATCACAAGACACGGGTGAAACTAGTTTGGTAAACTATATAATAATAAATAAAACTTAATAAGATGGTTGTAGATATAATTACGGTTAATATTAATGGTTATGATGTAACTAAAGCTGAGCTTAAATTAATAGCTTATGGTTTAGACACCAAATCAGCGGCATTTGAGCTATCGTTGCTTACAAAAGACGATAAACATATATTAGATGAATATATAAACGTTGATAATGACATATTAGATAATTTAAACACAGATAATGATATCATTATTGATTATATATTAGGTTTAAAAAACTTGAAAAAAATATGAAATTATTTGAAGTATTAACCAAGTCTAAATTTGATCTCACTATCGACGGTGATGATTTAAATTTTGATAACAATAAAATAGCAACCACAAAACAATTTTTAAACTTTTGTATTGACGAATTGGGTTTGCATGAAAAATTTCATTGTCACATAGTATCAGACAGAGAAAAGAATGGTATAAAAACGACAGCTTATTACTTGGATGATGGTAAGGTGGTTATGGTTTACGGTAAAGGTCGGATGCTTGGTGATATATTAAGAAGTGTGGCTCATGAATTAGTGCACCAGTTACAACATGAGGAAGATAGAATTGAATACCCCGTTCAAGATGTTGGTGGCGAAATTGAGGATGAGGCAAACGCTAAGGCGGGCGCTATAGTAAAAAAGTTTATTAAGACACAACCAGCTGGAAAAAATTTATTTGAGTCATCTATTTTGTAATTTCGTTTTTATTTCTTACTTTTGCTATAAAAGGTAAATTATATGAATACTTCAACCAAAAAGACCAGGCTTGAGTTTCTTTTTGATAAATTTAAACTTGATTATCAAAAAGGTATTGAAAAACGAATATTACTACCGTTACCACAGAAATCTCCGATAAAATCAGATAACCGAGAAACGGGAGAACCTGATATGTTGGATATGTTCTATGATAATAACTTCATGGGTTTTACTCTTTCGTTTCAACCAGACTCACTTAAATACAAAAAACAATATGAAAAATTATTTTATTTCTTGGTTGATTGTGACCCAACCGATAACAAAGAATATGTTAGTTGGTTATTGAATATGTTCAGCCAACATTTAAAAGATAGGGTTTCAATTCGTGATGGTTATAGTGATAACGTGTTTAGTTCATCTGAAATAAACAACTTCTATGAAGACCTTATTACTAAAGGTAAAGAAGCGCTCGAGGTATTCTCATTTCTTAAGAAAACAAACGTACTTCACGTTGATAGACGTGACATTAACCAATACAAAACCCTAACAAAATTCCTTGATATGGTTAAACCATATATGATTAATGATGTGGGTGATGATTCGGTACATACTCTTGATCATAAGGAATTGAAGTGTGTTCATAACTTTGTTGAATACGGTAAAAACCCGCCGAACGATGAGGGTTCAGCTGAACTCGTTTATGAAAATGATAAGTGGGTTATAGTAATAACTCATAACAAGGAAGCAAACGTTGAGTTTGGTAAATACACCACCTGGTGTACGTCGGGTACTCGTTGGGGTAATATGTTTGACAGTTATCATGGCCGTGGCGAGTTGTTCGTACTGATACGTAAAGGGTATGGTTCAAAGAAATCAATTAAGACACATCCAGAATACAGACTACAGTTCCATTTTGAGGATGATCAGTTTATGGATGCTAACGATAAAAGAATTAACATTAATAAGTTTTTACATGATAATATTGATGTTAAGAGTTTCTTTAAGTCATATCTTGTTAAGACCGCATTACCAAAAAGAAGACAAAAGTCGTTACGTCAAATAGATGAAATTAAGTATCTTTTGGTGCTCGGTTTCGGTGATGAAATTATCAAAATTTTTAAAGAATCTAAACCCACTTCAATGGATTTCAGCGGTCATATCGTTGAGACGGAATATCTCAAAGATATTGGTCAAATAACTTCATTGGAAAAATTGGATCTAACCGAATGTAAATTGACCTATCTACCTGAGTCAATTAAGAACCTTACAAACCTAAAATACCTCAAGTTTAGAAATAACCCAGAAATAAAAGAAATACCATCTTGGATTTCCGAACTTAAAAATCTACTAAGCCTTGATTGTGCTGGTTGTGATATAACTCAAATTGGTGATTTATCGGGTAACGAAAACTTGCAAGAATTGGTGATTGATTTTAACAAAAACCTTAAAGTATTACCGAAAAACCTGGGTAAACTGAAAAAATTAGACAGATTGACAGCATCGTCATGTGATATTCGATCTGTTGCAGATGATATTGCTGATTGTCCGTTATTTTTATTTGATATACATTCAAATAAAAATCTCATATCTATACCAGCTAAACTGAGTAAGATTCCAACAATTGAGGCGATTTGTATTGATGACACATCAATACCTGCGTCGTTGATAAATGAGATGAACCAGAATAGTAACGGCCATGTGTGTATAATTAAATATGGTTAAAACAGATCTAAATCTGTCATTTTCATAGTCTCAACTTTGTTAATCTTTGTGTTGGAATTAAGGAGCTTGGTAACAAATACTTTTGTCTCTTCCTTAGATACGATATTAGCCGATAAAGGTGATAAACCAACCTCATCCATCAAGTAGATGAGGTTGGCTTGTTTTCTTTCTTTAATTACTATTTTCATAATACAATATTAAAAGTTTAAAACGATAGTATAAAGCTGATTTTGTAACTATTTATAATAAAGTTTTTTCATGACTAAAGCGGATTTATATAGAAAAAAACTAATAAGTAACATTATCTCAGAAGGTGTTCGGGTTAATAACCGTCTAAATCTAAAATTAGACGGTGATACTGGTATGTATACGGAAATATTAACGTTAGATGAAATAGTTGATGTGACTGATGAATTCACAACATATCCAACAATAAACGAATACTTAAATGAATTCGTTTTTGAACGAATTGACGAAATTGTGAACGATTTCGGTTATACCGTCAATGAGAATACTGATATAACCTCCACAGATGTGTATGACGGTTATGAAGTGAATGTCCCGCTTAAAAGAAAACCTTATGTTTCATTGGAAGAATTATTCAATGAAATCGACCAGGAAATAGGTCGACAACCTAAACCATCAGTACCAGCACAATCATCAGTTACCCCATCACTAAACAACGTAGCATCACAAACACCAATCAACCAAGAACCAGGGCGACATAAGACCCCACACTTACCCACTGTTGCAAAAAAAGAAAAAACACAAAACCCAAGAAAGGTTGATATGGTTCTAAAATCCATATTTGAAAGTAAATTTAACGGTTATAAATTAACCACTGATATTGGTAAATGGAAAGCTGTAAAAACACTCAAGAAAGATGATAAGTTGTCAATAATTTGGGAAAGTATAGAAGAAGAAAGAATACTAATTGAAACAATTATCTTTCCAAAAGATACCAATAAAATTATTGTTGAAGTTAAAGACAGGGGTGGTAAAAAGTTTCTTGAAACGTTCTTTGAAATTTATAGAATCCCAACGGACTATCACTCCGCTGAAAAGTTCTTTAGGAAGACAATGTTCTCATTATTGAAGAAATATGTGGATACAAACGTAATTCAGTTAGACCCATTCAGAGAGCGCTTTGTGTTCTGGAAAACAGATAACCCATCATTTTCGTATTCATTCAGCACACCAAACAAAAACAAAATCATTCTTGACCTTATTAGCTTTATTTCTACAGCAAAAAAACCTATTTTGGATGACTTCTTTGAACAGAACAATCTTAAGCACAAACAAGGATATTTACAGACGTTATTGGACTCTGCGGAGGCGGCTGGTATCTTTAAATTTAAGAGAGAAGGTAATGAAATCTTAATATTAAGAGGCCCTAACTATAAAGCTTTTTTGGATGGTAGAGTTCGTAGGGTTGTTTGGTAAAAAAATATTTGTTTATTCGGAAAAGTTTCGTACTTTTGTACAAAATAAATAACTATGCATTTCTTAGGGGATATTCACGGAGATTTTTATAGTGTCGAGAAGTTTTGCCGCAAAAATGAGGGAAAAAAGAAAATTAATCTCATACAGATAGGTGATTTCGGTGCGGGATTTGACTTCGGTATACCAGGGCAATTCATCCAAAACATGGATTATCTTAATACAATTCTGGCCGAATCCAACATTACGTTGTATGTGTTACGCGGTAATCACGATGACCCTCAGTATTTCACTGGCACATATGAGAATTACTGGAGCAACATCAAGTTGATGCCAGACTATAGTGTTATTGAGATTGAAGGTAAACGAGTCTTACTTGTGGGTGGTGCCGTATCTATTGATAGATTGCATAGACCTGAAGGTAAAAGCTGGTGGCCCGACGAAATTTTTGTTCTGGATGAAAAAAAGTTGATGACTATGTATGGTATTGATGTTGTGGCAACGCATAGTTCGCCAATATTCTGTTACCCAACAGAATTCAACAAATTGGTTTATTCATTCGCGGCTAACGACCCAACATTACTTGATGAGCTAAGGCATGAACGTGAATCCATTGCCAGGATGTACGATATACTCATAAAGAACGGTAATTACATTCAGAATTGGTTTTACGGTCATTTCCATGCTGAAAAACATATGGTACATGATATCACGCAATTTAACTTGTTATCAATAAATCAATATTATGAATATGGAGCAGAACAAATCGGAGACTAATAATCAACCATTGGGTGTATTATTCGGTATATTGGCTTATAATGATATTGATGAATATGAAACCTACATTAATAGGTTGAATGAAAAATCATCACAAGACATGTTATTGACCATTCATTCGGCATTAAGGTATGCTCAAGCAAAAGGTGTATTTTCATTAGAAGAATCTGAAGTTATATCAGTTGTATTAAGAAAATTTAAAAATTAGAATATATGTACGTTATCGTAAAACAAATCAAAATGGGCGAAGATGCCCAGGGTGTTGATATTATCCGCCCAGTTATCTTAGTAGATAACCACTCAGAAATTATGGAGTTCTCATCTGAGGATGAGGCTAACAGAATGAGATTAATCTTTGAGAAGAATTCAACTCACGGATCGGTCTATGAAGTTAAGAAAATTTGAAAGTAAAACCCCAGGTTGTCCTGGGGTTTTTTCATATCTTGACACTATGAAATTATTTGACTACTATTGTGGTATATGAATAAGATACTATACGAAATCACCAGATACTTATTAGAGATATTAAAAAAAAGAATGGTTGATGTTTCTAAGTTGGTTCCAGAAACAGATTTGGATAGAAAAAGACGTTTTTTGGAACAAAAAGTATACGTAAATCACACAACTATGTCGATGATCCGCGCGGATATAATGCGTATGCAGAACGATTTTATTAAATCGACAAAAGAGCCTATTATAGAACATTTAAAAACCATGACTAATATCGAAGATCGTAATCTAATGATACGTGATTTTGAAGAACAATTGGCTATCATAAACGGGAAAATTGATGATCATCAATTGGCCATTGATGCATTCGACCAATCAATCGAAACGCTAAACGAATTTAAAAAAACAAACAAATTGATATGAAGTTTAATGAGCTAACACAAGATCAAATAGTCAAAGCCAAAGAGATCTATTGGAATAAAGATTTATCATGGGATGAGAGAATGAAAACTCTGATGACGTTCTTTGGTCGTTCGGAAAGAACAGTAAGGAAATGGTGTTCCGAAAAACTCGGTTTTAAAGAAAAAATGGAAGTCATTTCAGAACAATATGAAGCGGCTAAATTAAGGGAACACGATAAAACAAAATCTCGTTTTATTGTCACATGGGCCCAAAACGCAACACCCGTACACTCAGGATTTTATAAAAATATTGAAGCTTATGCTAAACATATCGATGCTGATATTCATATAATGCTTGGTAGATATAAAAATCCGACCTCGGTATTTGAAGATTCTGATCAGGATTATTGGGTGGAAGAGGTTGAAAAATATATGGATGCTGGAAGACATAATATTCACAAATATTTGTCTATAATGTCTGACGTTAAGATACAACCAACAGCAACAAACCCAATGTCTGGTTTACAAGGTATGAGCGGTATTAATTCATCAATATTTGGATCACCGAAAGTTCAAATGGAAATGATACCCGTACTTAAAGGTAATAAACCAAAGATGATGTTGACCACTGGTGCGGTAACTAAAATGAATTATACCGATTCGAAATCGGGTAAAAAAGGTGAATTCCATCACACATATGGTTTCGTCATCGTTGAAATTAAAGATAAAGAAACGTTCTATGTTCGCCAGGTGACGGCTGATGATAAACACGGTTCTTTTACGGATCTTTGTTATAACGTTCAAGATGGTGTGGTTAAAAAAATTGATTCTGTTGCTGCTATTGTGCTAGGTGATTTACACTATGGTAATCACGACCAGGATGTGATCGACACAACACTTAATTTGTTGGATAAGATAGAACCAGAACACGTCGTATTACATGATGTCTTTGATGGGTTTTCAATCAACCATCATGAGATGAAAGATCCGTTTGTACAATATTCAAAAGAAGTACACAACCAGAATTCACTTCAACGTGAAATAGATACGATGATTGCTGGTTTAGCTGTTTTTAGTAAATTTAAAAACGTTGTGATTGTTAGAAGTAATCACGATGATTTCCTAGATAGGTGGTTAAAAAATGAAGACTGGAAAAAACAACCCACTAGTAAGAATTCAAAACTATATATGAATTATAGTGCCATGTTACTCGAACAATACGAGAAAGACCCAGAAAATATTAAAGGTGTAATACCTGAAATCATTAATCAAAAATATCCAGCATATAAAACATTAGGTCGTGATGAATCGTATAGGGTTAAAAACTGGGAACTCGGTCAGCACGGCGATATGGGAACTAACGGTTCAAAAGGTTCATTACAACAGTTTAGAACATTGAATACAAAGATTATTGTCGGTCACTATCACACACCAGGTAGAAAAGATGGTGCTTTAGCTGTTGGAACATCAACAAAATTGAGAATGGGTTATAACAAAGGTGCAAGCTCCTGGTTACAATCACACGTTATCATTCATAATGATGGACGCGCCCAACATATTACTTTCGTCAGGGATGTAAATAATAATATAGGTTTTACTACATTTAAAATAGAGTAAATATATGTCAAAAATAATAACTAATAAGCAGTATTTAAAAGCGTTAGAAACCATCGAACGTTTTAAATATCAAAATAAAAAAACCGAATTAATTGTTAATGGTGAATATCTTATAAAAAATAAAAATAATATGTGGAGATAAATTATTAAAAACATTTGGTTTTCTCGCATTAATTAATTACTTTTGCAAAAAAATTGTATGGCAAAGTTCAAAACCCATCAAGGTGTAATAATTGACGACTTAAAGGATTATGTGGAAAAATGGCTTGTAGATAAGTCTGAAACCCAAATATGGATCGGTTGTGATTCTCAGGTACATGGTGCTGTCATAGTATATGCTGTTACCGTTTGTTTGTATGAACAAGGTAAAGGAGCTCATGTTATATCGAAAAAGATTAATATTGACAACAAAGCCACATCTAAAGGTAAAAGAGCTTTACAAGATGGGTCAAACAGCCGTAGATTGTGGGAAGAAATTGAATACTCAGTTGAAGTAGCTGATGAATTGAAAGATCTAGGTATTAACATCTCAATTCATGTCGACTATAACTCAAAACCAGAAGAAGTATCAAACCAATTATACGATTCTAGTATTGGTTATGCGATGAGTAAAGGCTACGCTGCGGTTGGTAAACCATTCGCATGGGCCAGCACGTATGCGGCTGACCGTGAAGCTCGTTAAGATTATTGTTTACGATTATCCACATACTATCTTTCAACAGTACAAAATAAAAAATTTTTTAGAAAGACTTGGTTTTTTCAAAAATTGCGTATATTTATATAAAATCACACAAATTCAATGAAACAGATAATAAATACGATGGACAGATTCTTCGGCAGAAATAGAGATTTCGGCCAGGGCTTTCTTTGTTAAGTTGTCAATACCAAATAACAATATCAAAAAGAGCCTGAACCCAAAAAGTTCAGGTTTTTTTATTAAAATATTTGGTGGTTTCGAAAATAATTCTTACTTTTGTTAAAAAATAAATAATCCCATGGTAAGTAATTTTACAGAAGCAACAATTCAGGAAGTCGAAGCAAAAAACAAGAAAGCAAAAAAACCTAAACTCGGTGAAGAAATATACGAGGAATTACTCCCAGATGAAAAACTAACTTTAGTTAGTTTTATATCTGGATTACCAACCACTGGTGTCGATCAAAAATTGCGTACTGGGGTTTTAAGGGTTGATCGTAGTATGGCTAAACTAATGTTACGAACTGGTTTTGTTAATAGGAGATTATACGAAACATCGATAAAAAACTATGTTACATCATTTAATAATGGTGATTGGGGTTTAACTGGTGAAGCCCTTAAATTCAGTCTCGATTATAAACTTGTTGATGGTCGTAATAGAATTTATGCTTTTTTGCAAAGCGGTGCTGAATATTTTGATACTGTGATTGTTCAAGGTGTGGAAGATAAAGATTTCACAAAAATGGATCAGGGTAAAACGAGAACGTTAAGTGATGCGATTATTATCGCAAGTAACACTAACGAATCTTTAAGAGGTCTTAAAAACCATACCGCAGTAATTGGTATGACCAAACTTTTGAATTGTTTTAAAAAGGGTAGGTATTCGGACATCGGATCATCAAAACGAGTAATGACCAATACAGAAGGAACTGAGCAAGTTTCTAACGACATCGAAAAACTTCAAGAGGCGGCTACTTATGGTGTTCGTAACTATAAAATTTGTAAATTTATGCCGCCAGCTTTATTTAGTGCATTACATTATGTAATGGCCGAAATATCGTCTGAGGATGCTGTTTACTTCATGAATAAGTTAGCGTGCGGTTCTAACTTAGAAGATGACTCACCAATATACGCTCTTAGAAGAAGATTGGCGTTAAATAAACATAACAAAGATATGAAAAAGGGTAATATCCTTTCTCAAAAAGAAATTGTGTTACTGGTAATGACCGCATGGAATAAATACAGAAACGGACAAAAAGCTAAAGTTCTGCAATTGACTAAAGATATTGAGGAAATTGGTTTCATTTAAAATAAATTTGGTGGTTTCAAAAATAATTCTTACTTTTGCAAACACAACACTGAAACAAATGAAAAAACTAAATTGGCATGTCTGGTTAGCTTTGCTAAAGATGCTTGAAGAAAACTGGAAAGGGATTGAGTATAAATACAGTCGCTTATCAACCAAAGAAAAAAAACAAATGTCAGAGACAGAATTCAATTACCTGGTATCTGAGATTGAAGCTCTTAAACAAGAAGAAAAAAACGGAGTAGTTTACAAATAAAAAAATCTCAAAAAAGATTTGGAAAATTGAAAAACTCTTCTTACTTTTGTAAAACAATTCGGGAATGATTACAGCAAACTCTACAAGCAATTCACTCTTAATGATTCAAGCTAAAAGACCCATTCCGATGAATTGTAATACAAATAAAATGGCGCGGTAGCTCAGTTGGTAGAGCACCAGACTGAAAATCTGGGTGTCCCACGTTCAACTCGTGGCCGTGCCACCAACCACTCTAATTCAGAAATGAATCACTGAACAGAGGTTATGTATGAAATCCACACTGAGGTTGGCTTAGATGATGGTATAACAGTACAAATAGAGTGGTTTTATGGTGCCCAAGCTAACCTGGTGGAAGCACAAGACTGAAAATCTTGGGGGGTCGGATCGAAACCGAGGGGCACCACTTAAGTGATCTTTGACATATTGGTGAATACGGGGCTGAAGCATTAAGGTGATGCAGCAAGCTGTTAACTTGCAGAACTTGGATCGTTCCCAGGCAGCCCCGCTAATTTGAAAAACGACCCACTCATGGGTGAACACGGTACAATGGTCGGAACATTGACGTTTGAGGCATAGAGTCAATTACTCGTTTTTCATTTTAAAAATTCCGACATGGTGTAATGGTAGCATTAAAAAACAGAGTCATCCAGAGTGGATGGTTACAGCAAGTCATTATCTAAAAACAATTTCTTTAAACGAAAAAGGTAGAGGTTCGAGTCCTCTTGTCGGGACTTATTAAAGTATTTGGTCTATTGGTGAATTGGTATCATATCTGTCTGTCTAACAGAAGTGCTCGGATCGTAACCGAGATAGACCGCAATTTAAAAGTTTGGAGGATGTGTTCCGCAATTAATCCATTTTGGTAGCTCAGTTGGTTAGAGCCTTGGGTCACGGGTTCGAGCCCCGTCTGAAATAAAAACAAAAAACAAAAAACATCCTGAAACTTTTAAACAAAAATTTGGTGGTTTCAAAAACTTGATTTATCTTTGTAAAAAACAAAAACGATATGAAATACAAAATCACATTGATGAACGGAGATACAATCATCTGCGATTCTTACCAGATAATGAATAACAATTCTTTATCCTACAGAAAAGGTACACTCGAAGCACTCATTAAAGGAGATGCTGAGATTGAATCGGTTGAAAGGGTTAGAATTAAATAACCATATGGCGCTGTAGCTCAGTGAAAAGAGCGTCCCTCTTCTAAAGGGAAGGCCGATGGTTTGAATCCATCCAGCGCTACCAAAGTGAGTAACTTGGTACCCTACTCACGGTTAATACATATGCCGTAGCCTCTGGCGGAACTCAATAGCAACTGTTAGCTTGGGGTAAGTTGGTTAAATAACAGAAATACCAACAAGAGTTCTATGTATTAACTAAAATGGTCTTGTAGGGGAGTTGGTCGTCCCTGTCGCCCTGTAACGCGTCACGGCGAAGATCATGGGTTCGAATCCCATCGAGACCGCCAAAGCGGATGCATATTATATATGCAAACAGTAAACTTAATTTTTAACATTAAAGCGATGAGCTTTACTGATACAAAAAAGTTTTTGTTAAAAGATATACATTGCGGGTTAGGGAAGTGGTCATCCCGTCTGGCTCATAACCAGGAGATCAATGGTTCGAATCCATTACCCGCAACCATGGAACTTTTTGTTCCTAAAGGTAAACATTGCGAAATAGAGCAGAGGCCAGCTCGCCAGGCTCATAACCTGTGAGGTCGGAGGTTCGAATCCTCCTTTCGCAACTAACAAAAGCCCTCTGATGGTCGACCATCATGGATCGAAGATAGGAAAGTCTGGTTAAGGTATATTACGTTACCAGCCACTAAACCTCTGGATCGTATTCCAGCACAGTTGCAACTCTGGGGATAATTTAAAAGTTGAATTGGACGCATAGTTTAGCTGGAAAAATACTTGCCTTGTAAGCATGAGTTCTCAGGTCGGTTCTGAGTGTGTCCTCGAAAAAATATTGGGCATTAGTGTAATGGTAGCACGTTAAACATCGGACAATCCGTAGGGATTTAATTCAGCACATTTAACGACAATTTGCATCATAAGCGAGAGGTGGGGGTTCAATTCCCTCGTGCCCAACAATGAGAGGGGAAACTCACTAAAAGTCACCGTGTTTTCTTGGTTGAGCAAAATGAAAAATCAATCAATTATTAACGCTGCACATGGCGTTCTCGTCAGAGTTGACACTACCGTGTCTGAATGAACCTGGTCGTATAGACAAACGATTAGTAGAAAGGTTTAAAAAAAACAGATGCCGCTGGAGCCACCGCAAATGGGTGGATAGGGAATCGAGGCGTACCGAATAATCGCCTCATTTGTAGATATAGTATATCGGTATTATACCGCCTTGCCATGGCGGAGAGGTGAGTTCGATTCTCATTATCTACTCAATTAATTTATTAATATGAATACAAAAACACATACAAATTCTGGATTCGCTAAGAACGAACCACACTTACCTTGTAACAAGGTAAACGCGGTAGATGAAATGCCAACACTTTATGGGTTACTTGCTAGACTTCAGGAAGAAGTAGAACGCGGGTATGATTTACATTATTCTGTTAAAAATCAGCTTAATCGTATAATTGGTTATGAACCTGATTTGCTTGATAAAAGTCGTCCAGATAACGCTGATAATAACAATAAGGAGATGATAAGTTATATTAATCTTCTTGAAGAACTCGTAGTAAGATTACGTGTTCTTAATGATAGAAATGAGTCACAGCTTTATCGTTTACAAATTTCTGTGGGTTAAAGATAAAAAACTCGAATTGGTTAATATTGATAATGGAGGCAATTCCTGGTATTATCGCAATCGAGTTGAATATTGGTTTTCCATTTTCCTAAAAATGGATGGTAGTGAGGATAGGGGTTACCCTGAAAGGTTCCATTCCCTTTTAAAAAATGAATGGATGGTTTAAGGATTCCCCTGCGGTTATGCCAAACCGCTCATGAAGAATGGGTAAAGTTCTTTACTTTTAAAATTATCCCTGTCCCAGCGGAAGGTGTGGTAGGAATACATAAACGGACTTTGCAGGTTCAAATCCTGGGTCATCTATGTGAATGGATGTATGTTCGTGGGGATTAAAAATAAGGTGGGCCGTCAAGCCTCTTATAAATCTTAGGATGTTATAACGTAACGGCGTTCCCAATCAGTACAAGCGCTTGTATCATATGGTTGCCCAGGAACTTAATGCGGTGGTCGTATAGTGGCTATTATATTGCGCTTCCAACGCAAGGACGGAGATTCAATTTCTCCCCACCGCTCCATAGGAATATGCGTAAAAGCGATAGATAGGTGAAATGTCTAAGGTTTGGTTGACAGACTTATACAGTTTGAAGAGACACCACTAATGCGCACCAAACAGCCTCTATTCCTTTTAATTTAATGCGTGAGCTAATCACGAACTCTTAAAGTAAGCGGAGTAATTAACCGTTGAAATACCAACATAACTTTGGGGTTAAGATCTTGGAACCCTCTGTTGGTACTCTATTTGTTTGTGAAACCAGTGGGTTAAGGCTGTTACTGGATCCATTAAACTACGCTGAAAGTGCGGCTATTCAGATGTGGCTGGACACAAACATATTTATTCACCAATATTTGTTTATACCAAAACAATTTATTAGTTTTGTATTCTTATGGAAAGATATAGACACCTAAAGACAAAAGGTGAATACAAAGTATTACACGAATCCAAAATGAAGATCGGTCAAATCTGGATCGATTGTGTCGTGTACGAATCTGTTATCGACGGCAGAATATGGGTTAGGGAAAAAAATGATTTTTCTGAAAACTTCGAGAGGTTTATTGACTTACCAGGTTATACGGATATACCTTTTTCAGTATGTGCAATAATACCAGGTGATGATGGTACATTACTTGGTGTATCTCGAAAGCATAACCATGAAGACTTCGGTCTACCTGGTGGTAAAATAGAACCAGGTGAAACAACGGTTGAGGCTATTGTGCGCGAAGTAAAGGAAGAAACAGGACTCGATTTGGTTAATCTTAAATTCCAAATGATACACGATTGTATTGATAAGAGTGGTATGAAACCCTGTGCCGTATATACGGCATTTGTTGACGGTGAGATCAATTATGACGAACCACATGTTGTTAAATGGGTAACACCTAAAACACTTACCGAAGGAACATTTGGAGAATTTAACAAAAAAACTTTTGATTTTTTAAATATTAAATACGAATGACATACGATTTTGATGATATTTTAATAGTACCAGCTGATATAACCAATATTAATTCTCGTTCTGAGGTAAATCCATACTATGGTAGTAAATTACCATTATTTGCCGCACCAATGGATACCGTTGTTAACAGGAGTAATATCCAATCATTTGTTGATGCTGGTGTAAAGGCTTGTCTACCGAGAGAAAGTACTATCACGCCGCATCATTACTCTTTGAATGAGGATATCTTTTACTCCTATTCTCTGACCGATTTTCGGTCTATATTCCTGGGTGAAGATCATATTAAGGGTGAAAAGTTTTACGCCTTAATTGACGTTGCAAATGGCCATATGCCAGCTGTACGTGATGCGGTATTGGAATCCAAAAAAATATATGGGGAAAGACTACAATTAATGGTCGGTAATATTGCTAACCCAGACACATATACCATTTTATCACAAGCTGGTGCTGATTATATTCGCGTGGGTATTGGTAATGGTGGTTGTTGTTTAACAACACAACAAACAGGTGTTGGTTATCCGATGGCTTCATTGATCAAAGAATGTTATGACAAATCATTAAACTTGACGAACCCAGCTAAGATTGTTGCTGATGGTGGTATGAAAAAATATTCTGACATAATTAAGGCTCTGGCACTGGGTGCTGATTATGTTATGCTTGGTTCTATTTTTAATAAAGCATTAGAAAGCGCTGGTGAAAATTATGTATTAGATAATAATAATTATTTACCAGTAAGTGAATATAATACCGAATCGATGATACACCTTATGAATCAAGGTGTTCTTTATAAAAAGTATCGTGGTATGAGTACCAAGGAGGTACAAAAATTCTGGGGAAATAAAAAAATAAAAACTTCGGAAGGTATTGTAAAATATCAAAAAGTTGAATACACTATACCAGGCTGGTGTGAGAATTTTCAACATTATCTTTGTTCTGCTATGAGTTATACAAATTCTAAAACACTTTGTGATTTTATTGGGTGTGTAAAAACAATACAAATTAGCACAAACGCCTTAAATAGATTTAATAAATAAAATAAAGACCCCAAAATTGGGGTCTTTTTAAGTTATATAAATCGCTGAATTTTGCATTGCGGATGGTACCAAACTATACCAATTAGTTGTGTTAGTTTGCGATATATTCCAGCACCAAATTGTTTGTCCGTTACTACTGTTAATATCAGTGGTGGTAACAAATGAACTTAATTGTGATGCCGCAGGTTTTAATGTAAATATAGTTTGTACACCAGAGTTACTTGATTTTAATGTCCATCTATTTGTTGATGTGGACGCTATTGAAAAATTATTATTAACGATGTATTCAACACCACTTAAAAGTGTTACTGAATTACCGTTAACGGCTGATACGACTAACGACCCAACATTAAATCCCGCTGTTCCTGTAAATGTTTGTGATAAAGCACCCCAAGTTAATGTGCCGCTTACTGATAAGGTTGAATTAAGTGTTAATGTAATGGCCGCAGTTAATGTAATATTATTAAACGACATACCCACCGTATTAAATGTTGTTGCTGCACCAATATTAATTGTTGAACCAACCGTATTGACTACCCCAGCTGTATAAGTAAAGGTACCCGTACTATATAAAATAGTGCCCGATATCGTAACCGTACCAGGTGTATTAATTGTAATATTTGTTCTAACGCTTGACGAACCAGACCAAGTTACGGTGCTGGCACCATTGACACCACCTAAAATAATTGTTGCCGTACCAGATACTGATGAGTTTGGTGTAAATACACCACCACTAATATAAAAAGAAAAATTATTAATTGTAAGGTTACCACCAGCCGCTAATGTAAGGCCACGTGATGTGCGAAAATCACTAAGTAACGTAAGAACGACCGTTGCCGCACTAATATTAACTAAAACAGGCATATCATATATAGTCGTTGAACTCGTATCTAATGTTACTGAACCATTAAAAGTCCAAGTCGGTGTGCCGTTAATAGTACCAGCCGTATATGTTAGCGTTCCTGTATTATATACCCATGTTGGAAAGGTTAAAATCTGTCCTGGGGCGTTGATAGTTACATTATTTCGCAATGAGCCATTACCAATAGTATACGTACCAGTACCCGCAATAACAATATTTGTTGTACCATTTGTGATGGTGGCGGATGATCCGCTACCACCATTAAATGAAGCGCCAGCTAATAAGGTTAATATGTTACCGTTAATAGTGTATGTTAAACCACCTGTTGAACCTTGTGTCTGGAATAATTTATTCATTGTAAAATTATCACCCAAAGTCCAGGTCGTAGATACACCCGAAATTAATGTTAATGGTAACCCCACAGTAACACCGTTACTTGTTAACGTAGCTGTTGCATTAACAATTATAGTACCAGTACCAGCGAACGTCATTGCCGATCCAAATGTTAAATTTCCCGAAACCGTAATGTTAACATTGGCGGTTAATAATGATGTGTAATTGGTTGCGGTAAACGATAAACAAACACCCGCCGTTGTTGATACAGTACAAGCGGGGCTATTCGCATTTAAAATCACATCATCCGATGCTGTTGGTACGCCAGCACCACCACCACCACCACTACTTAATGACCAAGATAACGTGTTATTCCACGCTCCACCGCCACCATTTACAAAGTACTTTGTGGCCATTATACTGTTACGATTTCACCAATTTTTATATTATTTATTATGTTACCACATGTTGCCGTTGCTAGTAATGCGGCCTGTTCACTCATCATTCTGTTTTCAATATTTTGATAAATTTCAGTTACTGAGTTTGGTCGAAAATGCGCAATCGTAACTTGAGATGTCTGATTATCAATTGTTAATTCAACGACTGTATTAATTGAATCACCATATTGTGTTGCGTTAATAATTTTGTAAGTCATAATTTTATGCTTTTTGTATTGTTAATTGTAATGTTGTGTGGCTAACACTAATTGTTGAATTTATAACAAATTCAAGAATATCCCCACTGTTTAATGATGTATCCCATCCAGTTAATGTTGAATCCGTGTTTTTTTGTTGATTCGTTAAATTTGGATAATTTCCAGCTACAATACTTGTAGTGGTTGGAAACGTACTATAATTGCATTTTTTAATATCTATTGATATAGAACCAGACTGGTCAGCAAATAAATACCAAGATAAAAGTGTTCCATTATATGGTATTGTTATATACCCTTTACTACCAGTGGTAATAACACCACCACTTCCATCAGCTATAAATGTTATAGTACCTATTTTAGCGTTCGTTATATCTGGTGATGTGCCTGAGCTACCAGATGTACCACTTAAGCCAGATGATCCCGATAATCCCGATGAACCAGATGATCCCGATAATCCCGATGAACCAGATGATCCCGATAATCCCGATGAACCAGATGATCCCGATAATCCCGATAATCCCGATGAACCAGATGAACCAGATGATCCCGATAATCCCGATGAACCAGATGAACCCGATAATCCCGATGAACCAGATGAACCCGATAATCCCGATGAACCAGATGAACCAGATGATCCCGATAATCCCGATGAACCAGATGAACCAGATGATCCCGATGAACCAGATGAACCAGATGAACCAGAGTTACCAAAAATACCTAATGTTGTTTGTCCATAAGAATAATGAACAGTACCTTCTGTTACAAATGTAATTGAGTGTGATTGATTAGATGTATTGGTTGCACTTACTTTAACTATGATTCTATCAGTTGTATTGATAGAATACCCTGGCTGATACACATCGGTTAATACCATTGATGGATTTGGTGAAATACTCGTTACTGGTGCGGGATCTGTTTCAAATAATAAAGTTTCAGTTCCATCTATAGCTTTTGAATAAACCCGACAAAAAATTTCAAATGATGAGTTACTGTCTTCTTTATATGTGTGCAGATAAAATGACCAAATACCTGGCGGAATAACCGATACGTTTGGTATATTTGATGGGGTTAAATATGAATTAATTGTTGATGTTGCACCCTTTGCAATAGTGACTGTAGATGTTTGTTGAGATGCGGTGGTTGATAATGTTGAAAATTCATTATATGGGGTTTGGGTTACGGATTGATTGAAGTAATAAATCGCCCCACCCGAAATACCATTTATACCACTTGTTCCTGAAGTACCTGATGACCCTGATGACCCCGATGAACCAGATGAACCACTTTCACCATTACTACCAGAAGATCCTGAGCTACCAGATGAACCACTTTCACCAGAGCTACCAGATGTACCGTTACTACCACTAACCGCACCACTAACTGATTTCCAGGAAGCTTTACCGTCAGCGTCAGAAGTTAATACATAACCATTTTGTTCCGAACCATCTTTATATGTAAAATTTTCATTAACCGTTAAACCAGACGCAAATGTTGGGTTTACTGGAACATCACCACCAATTCGGTAAACAACACCCGTGGTTAAATCCGATTGTAAGACATAATCATATGAGTCTTTTATTAGAAAATCTGAAATATTCATTGCGTATAAAATTTAAGTATTTCCTTTCTAAAATAAAGGAATATTTATTATAAATATGGCACAATATGAATGCATCTCCTGGAGCGGGGGAAATTATAAATGGAGCGAGTTAGAAATAACATGGAAGGAAGGGTGTGTCATTGCCAAAATTCTCAAAACCCGTGGTCGAGGTAAACTAAGAAGAAACGTTTGGGAGGTCTTAAATAAAGACGAAAAGGAAACCGTAATAAAATTAATGGTAAGAATTAAAGAAAACGGATATTTATATACAACAGACGAAAAAAAAGTAAAAAAAGAGGAAATAGATGTAACAATGCGTGACATTAAACTATTTATTAAAGAATTAAGACAAATAAAAGTAATTGCTAAAATATGAGTTATAAATTATTCACCGATAAAATCAACAAATTTCAGTGCAATCTCCAGGTTGAAGGTACATCATTGCTTAAATCACAAGCTCGTGTGATCCTTGAAACAAATGAAATGAATTATTTGTTCAAAGGGAAAATATATGAGGATGGATTATGCGAATTTGAATTACCGAAATTAAAAGGTGTTTTGAATGAGGGTTCCATCGGAATGTTAAGACTTGAAGTTATTGCCGATGACATGCATTTTGAACCATGGACATCTGATTTTGTGGTTGGTGCCGATAAAAAGGTTGTGGCAACCATCCAGGAACAGGAATTTAAAAAGCCAACGATAAGTATGAATACAATTACGTTAACCGAGGCAACTAAAGTACCTGAAAAAAAGGAACCAGTGAAAGAGGCGGTTAAAAAAGAAACCCCTAAAGAGGCAACAACAATAACCAAAAAAGATATTCTACAGTTTATAAACAACAAAAACAAATAAACCAGGTAATTTACCTGGTTTTTAATTTTTTAAGTTTACTTGTGTCCAAAACGATAATTTCTCCCGTCTCGTTATTGGGGTAACGAGTTATAATAACGTCATAACCTAACCTAAGTAATTTTTTACTTAGGTTTTGTTTTTTGGCTTTATATTTATTCGATAAATCATATTTCCATGAAACCAACGTATCATCCGTGACGGGTACAATTAATGGATTATTGTAAGTCAACTCAACAATTTCCCAACCATCATTTAAAAACCCCTCATATTTTGTGGCGTAATAACCTGCGGGTTCAACATCTTGTCCAAATCTTGATCCGAAATAAGGTGACTTATCGGTATTGTGCATCAAAATAATAGTGTCTTCCGTTATTAGATTTTCACCTAATATAACCATCCATTTTTTAATATTATTTATTTCGTTAAGTAATTCTTGCATAACTATAAATATTTATTAGTATGAATAAGTTAAACGAGGCACTCAAAAAAATAAAAACCATGATTGCTTTGATCGAAAGTGTTGATCAAGACGATTTAATAACGTTTTTAAGAGATGAAGGTATAGAATTCAATTCGGTTGATTGGATTGGTCAAGGTGAATACGGTAATGCTTATTCACTCGGCAATGGCACGGTCCTTAAGATTACAAATTCCGAAAATGAATTCTATCTCGCCAGTCAAGTTAAAAATCACCAATTACCTGGTTTAGTAAAAATATATACACGAGGTTGGTATCGTGATGAAAAACCTAAACTTTATTATATTGTGATGGAAGAACTCGATACCGATTCATCGATAGAAGATATTTTTCAAACCGTTGAGATGATATTAACAACCCAAGGACTCGATATATCACAAACGGGCTCATTTGATGAGGACGAATATGATGGTTCAGAAGGGCCTTTGACACCAGAAACAATAAAATTCATGGATGATCTCGCAACAATTTATAGATCATGTACCCAATTGGGTATAAGAACACCAGATGTTAATTACGGAAACCTGGGCTACGATAAAAGTGGGAACCTTACTTTATTTGATATACAAGATAGGGCCGCAATGAGAAATCGCATGTGGTAAAAAAAATATCTGAAAAAACTTTTAAAAAGACTTGTTTAATTCAAAAACTCTTCTTACTTTTGTAAAACAATTCGGGATTATTTCCAGCAACTACTTTGGTTAAATTTGTAAATTTGGTTCAACTCCAAAAGTCCCCACGGGGATTTTCTAAAATAATCCGATGAATTGTAACTTTTGTAAAAAACTAAACTATTTATATAAAATGAAAAACATAACTAACATATTACGTCAACGCCAGTTACAACTCTTACAACTAAGAGAAGGGGCGAGTATTGCTTGTTATGAAGATGATGATTGTTATTAACAATTAAAAGAGATAAGCAAAAATATTTAGCCCCTGGACGCAAAGCGACTGGGGGTTTTTTCTTTTTTTGGCTTCTTGGTGCAACGGATAAGCATAGGACTCTACGAAAGTTCAGATTTTTGGTTCGAATCCAAAAGAAGTCACAATAAGGTCGAATGGTGGAATTGGTATACACGTGGGTCTAAGAAACCCATACCTTCGGGTTTGAGAGTTCGAGTCTCTCTTCGATCACAAACACACCCCTGTGGGCAAAATGGGAAAGTCGTCTGGTTTAGACCCAGAAGTTTACGGGTTCGAATCCCGTTAGGGGTACAAGCGTAAAAGTGTAAGATCCATACTCAGACGTGAGTAAATTGCACACTACCTACGGAGGGTATAAGATATCGGTATGGAATCCGATTTACGTGGCTATGGTTCTCTGGTGTAACGGTAAGCATACTTGGTGAGGGTTCGAATCCTTCGGGGACTACAAAATAGTGCTTTAGTGTAGCGGTAACACTCAACTCTCTGAAAGTTGTATCAATGGTTCGAATCCATTAGGCACTACTATATACTCCTAAAGCATTAAGGTGATGCGCATGACTTTGACTCATGAGAATTCTGATCGTTACGGAATAGGAGTACTTGTTTTTTTGAAGTTCTTTTATTATTTTTGTAAAATGAAACCAGAAACACCTAAAGAATATAATTCATCAAAATTGAATACAAGTTGTAAAGTGCTTGAGGTTGATGAAAAGACCGAAATGTGTAAAGTTCTGTTCTATAATAACAGAACACATAACTTTGGTAACGGTACAGGGTGGATAACCTGGGCCTCATTTAAAGATTTGAATAATGGAAATTAATGAGTTAAACGATTTTTATATTGACCTTGATGGTGATATAAAAGCCAGCGTTACGGACAAAACGGCGAATTTTATAACCGAGACCGATAAACTTAATAGCGAGTACATAATAGCCCAAAATTTGGATGAAATTAAGTCAGCTGTAAAAGAGATCAATCCAGGTTTTAACGTCGATATTGAGCCTTATAAGCAGTATTCTGTTAAACGTGACGCTAACGGTAAGATACGAGCTGTAAAGATCTTTATGGATCATACAGAACACATCGCAAATAATGGCGACATTATTTTAAAAGGCGTTGAGTTCGTTGACAATAAAATATATTCGGATTATTATTTTTTGGCAACACGAGAAATCGTTGATGATCTCATAAAGTCAAATAACCTTAATTATAGGGTTATGGAATATGATACACACGAACCGATATTGTATGCTATAAAATATCAATTGTGTATCCCTGGTGAAGAATGTGCTGAGGGTGTGGTTAACTTTAAAACATACTATGTTAAAAAAGAAAATGCGCCTTTGTATAATAGAGAGTTTGCAAACCACCTAAAAGAAAGTTTGAAGTTTTCTTAAAAAAACATTTGGAGGATTCAAAAAGTTTTACTACTTTTGTACTCTATTTATAAAACACCTGCCTCGGTGATGGAATGGTAGACATGCAGGTCTTAAAAACCTGTGACCCGTAAGGGTCGTGTGGGTTCGACTCCCATCTGAGGTAAGTAGCCGAAGTTAATTCACTTGCACGTAGTGGCTACTGCACACCAGTGATGGTGACTAAGAAATTAACAAATAATTTTAATTTGGGGGTAACCAGGTTTTGATCGGTAAATTAGTTCTTTAATTTGATGCATGTAGTGTTAGCATTGGAAACACTTAAATAACCTATGTGAACAGTTAAATGGCGCAAGCTATATTACCGCTGACGGAGACATCGTTCTCAACGGTCAGCCTGTTGAGGTTGCAGAACCTGCATTCGCTTAATCCTTCGGGGTTATCGACAACAGTCGCTAAAATCTGCAAAGCGTGAGGGGGTTTAAATGTTGCAATACCCAGGACAATGGATTCGGTATTGACGACAGCGCAACATACCACGGTATGTTACCCCGACAAATAGAGTTCCATTTATTTTTCACCTTTAGAAAAAGTTGATAAACATGTGAATGAAAGTTAATTTGCTATTACTTGACACGGGGCTTCGATGCCCCTACCTCCACCATCTCTCAAGATAGTATCTTGAGATCGACGCTGAAAAGCGTTTGACCAGAATGGGATTCCAAAAGAATCCCATTTTTTATTTGGTGTGATCAAAAACTTTTCTTACTTTTGCGGTATGAAAAGGAGAATCAATTTTAAAAAGTTCACTGACGTAGAATTAGTATCTACGTATAAAGGACTGAAAAAAATCATCAAAGTAAAGAACGGTGAGTTGGTTGTGGCTGAAAGGGTGTTAGCTAAACTACCCGAACCCGTTATCAATCACGTAAATAGTAATAGGGAAGCGAATACAAATCCACTTCACATAGCTGGATTATATGGTGATCTTACATATGAAATGGCTGATCGTTTTGTAAAACAACATAGTTAACATGGAACTCATAACTACCTATATCAGCAAAGGAAAAAATATCGGCATACACGACAACATGTTCGGTGGTGATATTATGTCCCTCATTGACGACGCATCAGCGGCATACGCCATGCAAATATGTGACAATCCAAGAGTTGTAACATTAAAAATTGATGAACTCTTGTTTAAAAAACCAGTAAAAGTCGGTAACCTGATCAAAGTTTATGGTGAGGTTAAAGAGTTTGGTACCACATCACTAACACTTTATATTGAGGTACGTAAACATAACGTATATACTGGTATTCAGGAAGTCGTAACTCAGACAAATATTAAGTTTGTGCGTATCGATGAAGAAGGTAACCCAGTACCTATCGGTGAACGTGTGAAAAACAGGTATAAAGATAGGATTGAAAAATATGGTCGTGGGTTATTAACACCAGACGAAACTGAAAACGAAAAAAGAAATAAATAATGAAACTAATATCAAACGCTGGTAATCTTTTTGGATTAACCGATAATGACAATAAACCAGAACATATTGAACAAGCAATCAACCAAGGGTTTGATGTTAAAGTCGACCTTTGGCTCCAGGACAATCAACTCTATTTGGGTACCTACAAACCTGAATACAAGTTGGATATCGATTGGTTAGAGAAACACCACCATAAGTTATGGTTGCAATGTCATGATCTAACAATCATTGACAGGTTTTACGATTTGGATCCTATGGGTACTAAATTGAATTATTTCTTTATCGACAAAGATCCGATAGCCAGGACAAGCAAATGGTATAATGTCATTTGGGGACAAAAACCTATTAAAGGTTGTGTTTATATTAATCCCGAATTGCATTCAGATTTTGATTTTAGTCAATGTTATGGTTTAATTTCTAATTCCATCGCTATTTATAGGTAAAAATACCTATGGATAAAAAAATGTTTGAACCATATGAACCAAAGACGGTTTCCAGATGGATCATTAAAACTTGTTTAATTCAAAAACCTTTCTTACTTTTGTATTCTAATTTAAAAACAGAGAAAATGATACTATTAAAAATTATCGGTTTAGCGGTACTAATGGGTTGTAGAATGTTTATGGTACGTTACTTTTTTGAGGGTTTTTACTTACTTATTAATAGTAAAAAAGTAGATCGTTTTTTGAACCCATCGGTGACACCTTACAATTATAAACCAGAGGAATTATGGGAGCCGCCAACCCACTGGAAAAATTGGAATAAAACAAAGTAAAGACATTGGTTGCCGACCCGTAAGTTGGTACCAATAACTGGACAAGTGGCCGAGTGGTTATTAGGCGGGGACCTGCAAAGTCTCAAACGGTAGTTCGATCCTATCCTTGTCCTCTAAAACGTCACAATAAGAATGGTTGATATCCAGTTCTAACGGTGAAAACCCAGCGGAATTATGTCCGTGAACTATATATCATTTTTGGGTGAGTGCGCATTTAACCCATAGTGCGCGTTTTAACGGTTCCATAGTATAATCGGCAGTATAGTTGACTCTAAATCAATTAGGTGTGGGTTCGATCCCCACTGGAATCACTCTGATATTTATAGATATAAAACTATAAAGATGAAGACAAAACATATTGTCGGTACTGAAGAGTGGAAAGAAGAGATGATATCTTTTTTAACAGATGTTAAAAATTATCTTTTATCCATGTCCAAAGATATGATATCATATCGATTGGACTGTACCATTGACGAATTAAAACAGTATTTTAACGAGAAAGATGAAAAAGAAAATTAATATAGAGACGTATCTCCAATTAGAAAAACAACTAGAGATAAAGTTGGGTACAATCCAATCAGTTGAAAGGATGCCAAATAGCGATAAGATGCTTAAACTTACCGTATTCTTCAGCGAGGGTGACGAAAGAACCGTTATGACAAATATCGGCAACAGACTAGAAAATGTGAATGATTTAATGTTTATTACATTACCATTCATAACCAACCTGGAACCCGTTAGGATCATGGGTGTTGAATCATCAGCAATGATTATGCCACCAATGAGGGGCGATAAGATCGAATTAGATGGTTTATCTGGCTCAACCTTAATGTAATGGCTACGAAAAAGGTATCAGTTATTATTGATGGTTACGGTCGTGAACACACCATAGGTAAACTAACTAATGAACAAGCGACTTTTTGGAAACAAAAATACGACGCTGAGTTAATAGATCATGTTGGATTCTATGACGATAACCAAGAATTAACCGATGACCAATTCATTGGCCCATGGTATGAAAATGATAATATTGATCATACATACGGTGCTTATTACAATATTGAAGTCGTAATAAAGTTCGGTGATGAAGAACACACATACAAAACCAAAGATTACTCACTCAGCGAACTAAGAAAATCAGAGACGGTTGTTGTTGATGAGAGTAAAATAGAACCTGGTGATTATTTGGTTTGCTTCCAAGAAGAAAAGGGTAACTTTATCAATGTCGAACTGGATGTTGACGAAAATGATAAGTTCAACATCAACGATTTTGAGTTTATCACAAAAGAAATAAGGGGTGAGGTATTTTTTACTGGTGTTAAATACAGAGGTTCTGAAATAGAACCCCATAGTAAGGGTACCGTAGCTATAGATTTTTACGCTGAAATACTCTCCGCTGATGAGCTATTAGCTTACTAAAAATATTTTTACAAAAAAAGTGAGTCGGTTTAAAGCTGTAATATTTAATGGGTTATAGAACATACATAGGCTCGATGCCTAAACGAGAGTACAATAAAATCAAGTCAATGTCTTTTGAACAACTTAAAGACCATTATCCTAATAAGGAACATGTTTCTGACGATGATTGGTATAAAGGCGTATATGAGTATGGTACTGAGTTGTATGAATTTGGTAAATACGATGGGTTTGAACCACCAAAAAAATCATTAAAAAGATTTTTTAAGAATAAGGAGTTAATGGCTCGTTACGATGAATATGATTTTTATATTGTGACTAAAGAGTTTCTGGCTTATGTGATTTCGACCTATCAGGAAAGAATAAAGAAGTACTATCAAGTGATGGTGGCACCGTTTTCTCGAGAAAAAGAAAGATCGTCTGAATTTCTTAAGTCAATTGAGAGTGAATACCATTGGAGTTCGGAGCCGTTTACAAAATATACTTTTGATGGAACCAAATTAACTGGCGAAGAACAGACAGCTATTATTGAAATGATAAATCATGTTAAGTCAATGAATATGGAGTGGTGTGGATTACCACCGTTTAGTTTAGAACATGGTGATACCATTACAACCAGTTGGAAGTATGAGTACGGTATATTTGGGCTTATAAACATTTATAAGACATTTAACTGGAAAAAGAACGTAATGATATATTACGGATATTAAAAAAAAATATTTGAAAAAAACTTTGCAAAATCAAGAACTTTTCGTACTTTTGTAATAATTATTAAAGAGAACAATTTTAAAACAACATAAACAATCAATAAGATGAAACAGTTAGTCATTATAAAGCATATTAAACACGTCATAGCTAAAACTATGCCTGGTGACTATTTGTCTAATTCTTAACAGGGTTTAAGAATAAAATTTAGCAAATGCTCCAGGTGAACCCTGGAGCATTTTTAGTTTTACATAGCTTCGTAGCTTAATTGGCAGAGCAGCTGATTCTTACTCAGCGGGTTGGGGGTTCAAGTCCCTTCGGAGCTACTTTAATGGTCTCGTAGCTTAATCGGTAGAGCACCACACTTTTAACCAGTGTTTATTTTAAAAGTTTTTTCCTTATATTTATTATTATGGAAGAAAATAAGAAAATATGCACTAAGTGCAAAGACGAGAAAAAAATATCCGAATTTAATAAAAATAAGGGTAAAAAAGACGGATATAATAATATTTGTAGAAAATGTAGTAATGAACGATCAAAACAATATTATTCAGAAAATACCAACCACCATAAAGCGGTGATTAGAAAACGAAGGAAAGCTGAAATTGAAGAGAATAGGAGAAAATTGTATCAGCATTATTTAGATCATCCTTGTGTTGTTTGTGGTGAAACTGACCCCATAGTTCTCCAGTCGGATCATATGGATGGTGTTGATAAAAAGGGTGTGATTTCAAATATGGTATATTCCACTGTTTGGGGTACCATAGAGAAAGAATTAAAAAAATGCGAAACCAGATGTGCTAACTGTCACCATAGGCGAACAGCTAAACAACAAGGTTGGTATAAATGGTTGGAACAATAAAATGCGCTTTTGGCAAACAGGTGTAGGCAGCAGCCTTTTAAGCTGCGGGGGCTGGATCGATACCAGCAAGGCGCACCTAACCCTAATATGCGGTAAGCGTCAATATTAAAGTATTGACAAGTCAATAGTATATTTGACATCTGGAAAGACAGAATTATTGTGAGTTCAGCTAATGGTTAGGCTGCGAATCTTATACATTCGTCATACGAGTTCGAACCTCGTACTCACAACATTAATAGCCTTATAGCACAGTGGTTTAGTGCATCGTCCTTACAAGACGACAACTGGTGTTCGATTCACCATAAGGCTACAACACATGGGTCTTGAAGCATTAAGGTGATGTGCCTGACTGTGAATCAGGAGAACTCGGATCGATACCGTGCTTGACCCCAAAAAATTGGTTGCCCAGCTTGTTCCGTCAAGGGCTATAAAATTATACATCGGTTAACGGAACGCATGATGGATACCCTGCCAAGAAAGTGGGTGAGAGATGTTGTAACAATGACCTTATTTTGTCCTGTATATCAACGGTTTAGATTGTCACCCTGATAAGGTGAAGGTAGTGAGTTCAACTCTCACCAGGACAACGCAATGGGATAACGAAAGTTATCCCATTTTTATTTGGTTATGTCAAAAAAAATTCTTACTTTTGTATCCTAAACAAAAAGAAATGAAAAAATCAGCTGTTTGCGGTATCGTTGTCGGTGATAGGATCTTATTACTGAAAAGACAATACCGAGTGGGTAAATCAAACGGATGGTGTATACCAGGTGGTAAAGTCGAACTAGATGAAACTACACTCGAAGGTGCCATCAGAGAAACGTTTGAAGAAACTGGAATAAAAGTATCTGATCTAATATATGTGGGCGAGTGTCTATCTGGTAGTGGTGAATTTATGGTTAGTTGTTACTACACAACAATAGATTCGATCCCGCCAGTTATTTTATCAGAACGTGAACACTCAGAATATTTCTGGGTTTCATTCGATAAACTAAATAATTTCATCCTGGCTGGGAACACACCGCTATTCATCGATATGATTATCGCAGACATTAAATCAGAAAATAACTAAGATATGAAAATTACAGACAAATATGTGCTATTTTGGGATGGTGTTTTTAGTCAGTGGGAACCATCCGTTTTTATAATTGATGGTGTAACTTATTCGTCGGCTGAACAATATATGATGCATCAGAAAGCATTGTTATTCGGCGATAAAGAAATAGCCGCTGAGGTTATGTTGGTCACCAACCCAGCTGATCATAAAGCTCTCGGAAGAAGGGTTAAGGGTTATGATGATGCCATATGGAAGCGTCATTGCCTTGCCATCGTTTATAAGGGTAACTACGCCAAATTCACGCAGAATAAAGACCTGGGACAACAGCTGATTAACACAGGTACCAGAACACTGGTGGAAGCATCACCAGTTGACTTTATCTGGGGTATTGAAAGGGGTGAGAATGATCCCCTCAGTTTAGACCCATCAGCATGGAGAGGAACCAATCTTCTTGGTTCGGCCCTTATGTTGGTACGTAACGAAATAATGAACTAAGACCGTGAAACTAAAAACCATTTTAAGATTATGGCCGTATTTATTCGGTTTATTCGTACTGGCCGCTGCTCTGTGGGTGATGCTCTCTTTTACATCATGCAATGACACAAAAGCACCTTATTTTAGGTGCGTGGTGGATAGTGTATGGTTAGTACCTCAAACTTCGGTTTCTGAACCGTACCCGTTATATCATTTCCACACGGATTGTGATGTAACTATTACATCACCAACCAAAAACAAAGAAATTGGTGATACTATCAAATTTTCAAAATACTAATATTTATAATATGAACGCAGAAGAAGCTAAACACATAGCCGAGACAGTGTTGAAATCACACGCCAATAAGGTTTATAAGAAAATAGAACAAGCCGCAAACGATGGTCACTTCTACATAATGGTAGCAACCTCATCCGTCAACGATCAGGTTAAGAGTATTCTTATAGAAGATGGGTTTAAGGTTGAACACAAACCATGTAGACCAGATGCTGAGTTTAGCACACTGGAATATAAAATAAGTTGGAAATGAGTTGTGAACACAACATACACGAATACAATATTATGTCTAACTTAGATCGGCTTATACAGTTAATAAAAAACTGTAAAGATGAAGGTAAATCCACGGAAGCTAAGACTTATCAGGATTATTATGATGATTTGAGAACTAGACCAAAAATTAAAAACCTAATAAAAAAAACTGTACATGAGATTTCCACTGAACAGAAATATTTACCTCGAATCAATACCAGCACCGAATAGATTTTGTGGCCAGCTACCAGGGATCGGAGTGAAACCAAGATATACTTTGTTGATGGATCCAGCATAACCACTTACGAGGGTCAAAAACTTGATATATTCGATTAATTATTTTGAAAGATCTAAAATTTTAAATCGTTTTATCGCTGATGGTGGTATGTTTTGTGTTGTATAAACACCCCCATCAAAGTTGGGGTCGACCATTGTTTTAAAGTTAGGTATATTACTTACATCAATCTCATAAATAACCCAATTCGGGTCCGAATATTCATCATGATCGTATAACAAACCAAGAATATCGTATGCCGCATCGTATGATATAGCGAGGTAAATTCTTTCAGGATGATAGCCTTTTTTGGATTTTGCTCTTGGTGTTAATCCTATCTTTTCTATTTTATGAGCGTACTTCAATTTAGTGGCATGGTAAAATATATCTTGTTTCTTGAATTCTCGGTCATATTTCTTTTCAATTATCAGATCTACCCTTCTAAAATTTTGTATGTCTCGAATAAAACCATCTCTTGTGAACTTTTGCCATTCTGACTTAGCGTAATAACCTGACGGATACCAACCCAAATTGTTTATCAACTTCAAAAATGATTCAATTTTTGAACGATCTAAATTATCAGTTAAAAGACTAATTTCAATGCTCTCCATATACCTCGTTATTTGAGCGTCTGGATAAGAATTACGTAATATCTTAATGGTATTATTAATTTCTTCTGTGCGAATTAATCCTTCGTTTAATGCTATTGTTAGTATGGAATTAAAAACTTTCATTACTGTTCTGACGTTCCCTCTTCTTTATTCTTTTTAGAAAATACTTTTTCGATAACTGTAAGTCCTAAACCACCACCAGTGATAAGACAAAGACCATCAAACATATGTTCAGGTGTAACCCAGTTATTTTTCCAAGCAGCAAGATAAGCCAGAACTATAATGTTAAATAAAGTAAATAAAGAAGCAAACCTTTTGCTTGATGTTTCACTTGAACCTGATATAAGATCCATAAAAAACTTTTTCATAGTAATGTATTTATTGATAAATATTGTCGAAAACGAATAAAAATAAAAAATATTTCAAAAAGCGCTTGTTTTATTTAGAAACCTTTCTTACTTTTGTACTGTAATTGAGAGGAAAACGAAACAAAATAACCCAAATAAAAAAAGTTCAAAAAAATTTGGTAGTTTCGAGAACTTTGCTTACTTTTGCAATAATTATATAAACAGAGGATGTGTTCAGCAATTTAATTTCTGGTACGAAATACAAAAACATCCTGATTTTTATAAAAAAAAATAAAAAGAAAATAAAATGAGAAACTCAGTATTAACATCCTGGTCAGCATCAAGTTATGAACCGTCATACCCAGCGTATGAACACGGAAGGGGTTTCTATACTCGAAATGTTAATGTATCAGATACAGGAGCATAAAAGAGTAAAAAAGATAGAAACCCCAGGTTACGAAAGTATCTGGGGTTTTTTAATTTGGGTGTATCGCATAGCGGCAATTGCAGGTGGCTGTAACCCACCCCTCTTTTGAGTTCAGAGGTTCGAGTCCTCTTGCGCCCACGCAGCGACAGATTGTTAGAATTTCATAGAAGCGGTGTATAACCAGCGAAGCGTAGAAATTCAGGTGTTAGTGATAACACAATAAGAAAATACGAGAATGAAGTGTAGCCAGGTTGCACACGGACTTTGGGAGTCTGTAGGGGCGTTCGAATCGCACATTTTCGACAAAGTATCAAAAAATTGACGGTTATTCTGGATACCGCTATCAAGCTACCATAGCTTATGGTTCATTTTGAACGTTTCAATTATAAAACGTTAAATACCAGAGATACTTAAAACGAGTGGTATTTCAATAAGAGCAGAATACGCCGTCTGGAGCGGTGAGGTTGCAGGTTCGAATCCTGTCCACTCGAGGTCATCATGTTAATCTACTTCCACGTAGTGATGACTGGTAACAATGGAGACATTGGCTAAATGATTAACGAACAATGGAGAGGTAGCATAATTGGTAATGCAGCTGTCTTGAAAACAGCCGTGTCGTCGAAAGACGGCTTGTGGGTTCGAGTCCCCCCTTCTCCGCCAAAGTAAAACATACGGGTATAGTTCAAAGGCAAGAATGGCGGTCTCCAAAACCGCAGATGGGGTTTCGAGATCCTCTACCCGTGCCAAACTAAAAGTGAACATGGAAAAGAACGACATTAAGAAAGCTTTGTATAAGCAAAAACCAACAGCTGATTTTCAGTATATCAGAAAAGGTAAGGCGTATTACTCCACTACAATTGAAGATGCTGAATTAGGTTCGGTGTTTGTACAATTTGAGATACCAGTTGAAGACATGGGTGATGCTGATTTCGGAATACAGATGGAAGCGAAGCTCATGCAACGTTGGATCATGTAAAAAAATGGAGAGTTTACCCAAACGGTGATGGGGTCTACCTGCTAAGTATGACATTCGGTGAAAACTGGATACGGTTCGATCCCGTAACTCTCCGCCAGGTTGGTGATAACGCCCAACGAAGGAAATAAGAACGTTAGTGACGGCTGGAAAAGACAGCAAATGTCGGTGTGGTGCAACGGTTAGCACGTCAGATTTTCGATCTGAAAACGAGGGTTCGATTCCCTTCATCAATAGATAATAAAGTTAACCCACCCCACTTGGTTGTTATTGGAAACAGGTAATACTGGATAAGAGGTTAATAAGAAGTTCTTTGATTTATAATATCAATAATAATATCTAAATATTTTTTAGATGTTATCTTTTTAAAATATTTTTGATCTGATGTATCAATAATGCATAAAGATATTCCATATTTTAAACAGTATTGGAATTTATTATTATCATTGTTTTGAATTTGGTTTAGTTTATCTAAACCGTATATGGGTTCATAATGAAAAATCCCATTCAATTCAAAAGCCAGGTTAAGTGATGGGATATAAATATCAAGTTCAGAGCCAATGGCATCCTTTTTATTATAATCTATAATAAGATTAGGATAAAGTGTTGTTAGTTGCTCTTCGAGCCAAATTTCGAGCTTAGAACGCCTATTACCAGTGGTTTTATGTTTATTATTGTATGTAACAGAACATGATCTCGAACAAAAATTGTTCTTAGATTTTTTAATTTGAGAAGTGTGTTTTTCAAATTGCGTATTGCATTGATCACATAATACTAATTGTTTAATTCCCTTGCTATTATGATTACAACATCGTATTGAACAAAAACGAATAGCACCACGATTATTTTTTAATTCGTAGACTATTTCTTTTTTTGGTTTATGGAACGTATTGGTACAATATTCGCATTTACAAGGTAACTTGGTCTGCGATTTGGCTGAATCAAACTCAATTTGTGTATAAAGTGGTGTCATATTTAATAAATAGTATGGTTTTCACTAAAAATTCACTTTTCGTTACCCACACGCTCCACACTTAATTTAATTTTGAAAGGTAATAGAATAGCGACTTGTAATACAACGGGCTCCGCCAATACTTACCAATCATTTGGATTTTACTAAAATTAACATCGACCTACCGCTGGAAACAGAGGAAGTTCTCGACAGCAAAACCTAATTTGGGAGATCTAAACAATCGTTATACCAAAGAAGCTGCAACTTAAACAATCCGAGGGTGTCGGTTTCCCTATGAGGATGGGTTAAGGCAAAGATAGATGGTAGGATAGAACAGAATCGAGGCTACGGGTGTTAATTTTATTATTTAACCAGTAAAAAACAAAAAGATGGAAAACACATGTAAGGGAGAAACCACGCTGGTCGCACAAAAGACCAGGTATTAAAAGAAATATCTGGTCGTATAGGAACAAGACATCAGCGCAAACTCAGAAAATTCTCTGAGGGTTTCAATGAAAAATTCAGCTTCTTCTTAAGAAGTAACAGATCGGGGATACTCACATTTTGTGGTGAGGACGTACAAGTAAAATATGACCCCAATGGCGTTGATTGTAAAGAGGGTTTCAGGTTGTATGATGATGGCCACTTCAAAGGTGGTAAAGTAATAACATCACGACATCCGAACATCTTAAGATCTGTAATAATAGGTAAAAAAAGTTGGGGATTATGGCTTGATCAGTGGACAGATGGTATCGCTGATTGGTGCTTCACACGTGAAGAAATCCTTGATGAGTTTAAGAATAGAAATATAATAATTCCAGAGTCGTTTTTAAAAGATTTTGATAATCGCCTGGAGAAGAAAAAAAAGAAACGTTATGAGTAACAGACGGTATTTTGTTTACATGAAGAGTGGGCGCAAGTTCTGCGTTGAGGAATTTGGTGATCCGCATGTCCAATGGGGTAATGTAATCCCTGGCCAAAATAAGATCGAAAAGGTGACTTCCAAGATGAGTGAAGTAATCAATGAATCAAACACCGAAATAACCAAAGAAAATGGTTATAAGAACATCTGTATGCTCGAAATGGGTACATCACCTATGGTTTATATTGAAGCTCTTGATGCCAGTGGCGTTGAAAGATTTGAGAATGCCGATTTTGTTAAATATTTGGATTAAATTTTTTTTATAAAAATTAACATATGATTAAGATTGGCGTTACGGGAAACATGGGGGTTGGTAAAACAACCATATTGAAAGAGTTTGAAAAACTGGATGTTCCGACATATGTCATGGATGATAGGTTAAAAACTCTCATCAAAGAAAACAAAGAGCTGAGGGTAAAACTTATTGAGTTTCTGGGGCCGAATGTGTTTGATGAAAACAATGAATACAATCGCAAATATGTTGCTGATGTTATATTCAATGATAAGGTGAAAAAAGTTGATCTCGCTTTAATCTTTGATCCTTATCTAAAGAATGACATTCTTGCTTTTTACGATAAGTACTGGTACAAATCATATGTCCTTGTTGAATCAGCCATATTCTTTGAATATAATATGGATGACCTGGTTGATTTCATGATTGGTGTTAATGCTGGTTCTGAGGTTAGAATGGCCAGGATCAGAGCCAGGGACTTGGGCCACGATGAAACGCAAATCATGGCAAAGATAAAGAACCAGATGCCGCAAGATGAGAAGATGATGTATTGTGATGTTGTTATCGAAAACGATGGTGAAGTTAATGTAGCCGAGATTGAAAGATTACATCGTTTCTTTAAGAAGATTCATAATCTCAACAGCAAGCTATTTACAGAGTAAAAAAGAAAGGTCAGAATTTTCTGACCTTTTATAATTTTGATTATCCGCAAGATATTTATATAGAACGCAATAACCTAAACCCAGGTTATGAAGCATAATTATTTAAACTTAAAATATGGACGGTGACCCTAATAAACAGAATAAAAACAATCCTTCGTTCGAGGGAGCGGTTAGCCACAATATCTTTATTTTTCGGGAGTTTTTTCTTACCTTTTGGTTACGACGGACTATTCGCTCTAATAATGCAATCGACAGGTTCTTATTGGATTACGGATTTAATTTTTTACCTTATTTCGGTACTTTTCTTTACATTACATTATTTCTTACGAAAATCGTAACCAAGTGCTGATTTTACGATTTCCCATACTATTTATAGTAAATGGTTTTATGAACAAATCCGAAAAATTCATTCATCAAGCAAATAATGTACATGGTAATAAATACAATTATTCGCAAATTGATTACAAAAATGCAAGAACTAAGGTTGAGTTGGTGTGCTCAGAACATGGTTCATTTTTTGTAACCCCAGATAATCACATTAGATTAAAAACTGGTTGTCCGACATGTAAGGGTGGTGTCAAATTAACAACACAATCATTCATTGATAAGGCTAACATCATACACCAGAATAAATATACTTATACCGACTGTAATTATGTTAATAATAGAACACCCGTTATTATAAAGTGCCCTATTCATGGCATTTTCATTCAAAAGCCAGCCGTTCATATAAATGGTTGTGGTTGCCCCGATTGTGGGTTATTAACCATTAAAAAATCCAAATTAGATAATAACGAATCATTTATTAATAAAGCCGTATTGAAACATGGTAGTAAATATGATTATTCTGATGTTGTTTATATAAACACTAAGACTAAAATAAAAATTATATGTAAAGATCATGGCCCGTTTGAACAGCGGCCCAATGATCATGTTAAAGGTATCGGATGCCCTAATTGTAAATTATCTAAAGGGGAAGAAAAAATCAAAAAATTTCTTGATAATAATTCAATAATCTACACTCAACAAAAAAGATTCCTCGAATGTAGATATAAAAAACCATTACCATTTGATTTCTTCTTAATTGAACAGAATATTTGCATAGAATATGATGGTAAACAACATTTTATACCGAACACAATATATAGTAAAAATTATGAAGAAATGATGTTGAAGGATAAAATAAAAAATGAGTTTTGTTCACAACCTGGCTCACCTAAATTAATACGTATTTCATATATTGATTATGAAAATATTGAAAAAATAATTGAAGATGGTATTTAAAATTTTACTCGAGATTTCTACTTTTTGGTTACGATGGATTGTTTGCCCGAATCATGAAGTGGAGAGGATCGTACTGGATAACCGACATTATATTTTATCTTATATCGGCCACGTTCTTTTTGTGCTATTACTTCTTACGCAAATTCTCTAAGCGAGGTGAATGACTACTTTATTATCAACCAATACTGGTTCAATTTTGATATCTTTGGGGTGGATATCATTTTTATTGTGATGTGACGGTTCCTGTAGTTCAATTTTACAGGAACCGTTATTTTTTTCTATCTCAGCCAAATAATAGCCATTAAATGGTGAGAGCAAACACAGACCACCAGATAATTCTCGTTCAAACACCAAACCAATTTGATTTGGACCAGCTATAATGCCTTTAACCCAATCAACCTTTTGATCGAGTGTATTCGAATACAAATCTTCATATTGTTCACCGTTAACGCAATACAAACAACGTTCGGTTATCTCGTCTACCGTAAGATAGTGATTATTGTTTGCGGTTATTAAGGTTACATCTTTTAGCGTCATATCTATAATGTTTGCATTAATAGTTTGTTAACGTAGTGTTGTGATATCATACGTTCGATTATTTTATTAAGTCCACCAATCTCATTATCTGTGAGATTAGCATTCAGTAAAAACTTTTCATATTCCCCAATTAAATCTGGGCTTATGTTGTATTGACGCAATCGGTCAATGTTATCACTTATTTTCGATAGTTTAGTTAAATTTTCCATAAGGTACAATTATAAGAAAAATAACCAATAAAGTCAAGTTACCCGATTTTGAATACGGCTTTCTTTGGGGTTACTTTCTTTTCAATACCTTTGTAGTTCAAACTTAACTCAACACCATGGTCGTTGAATGTGGATAGAATACTCTTCCTAATATATAACCCTAATTCACCGTTATCAAGTTGGTATATTAGTTCCGTCGGGATAAATGTGTTTGTGTTCACATTTATTAACCCACATAGGGATAGTTTATCTTTATGTGTTGATAGTTTATTGAAAAAAGCATCATTCAAATTACTAAATAAGTGATTCTGATCTCTAGTAAAATGAACCAAGTAATGAAACTCATAGTAATTCATACAGTAACGAAAATCTGTCGGAAAATCGGTTATTTCCGAAAAATAAAGCAATTTCCTTAAATTTGGGGTTAATGTAATATAATTGCAATATAATATTTCCATTAAAACCTAATGTTAAACTTAGTTTGGATATCAATTTTTGAGATATCCATTATGTTAGCCAATACGGATTTTGGTAGAATAATCAGGGTTCCGTATGATTTTGAGAAATCTTTACGAATTTGAAGGTATTTCTCGGTCATTTCAAACTCATCTGGTATATCAACAAAGATTTTGTTATTGATTATAAAACCAGGTTTAACCAAAACTCTTTCGTTGATGAAAAAAACCTCATCATTCTGTTTTATCCTTAAATTTTGGTATTTACACCACTCCATTAAGTTTGTTATTTCTGCTTCCATAAGTTTTTTTTACAAAAATAAATATTTTCTCGAAAAAATTCCATACCTTTGAGAAATATTTATTTTAATATGCAGAAAGTTTCATACACAGCGGTTGTACTTGATTCAATATCAAGGGAAAAGCTAAGACAAGAATTTTATAGTTGGAGTGGAGAGATACCAGAGGGTTGGGAATGGATCGCCCATCGTATGACCATAAAGATGGGTGCGTTGGCTGAACCAATGCGTTCTGAATTGGTGGGTAAAACGGCTCGTTTGGTTATTACTGATTTGGGGATGAGCAATATGGCTCTGGCTGTTGGGGTTAAGGGTACTTATTCTGAAAAGCGTAAACCACACATTACCCTGGCCGTAAACAAGGCCGAGGGTGGTAAACCACAGATGTCAAACCTGATAACTGATTGGAAACCATATGAAACCGATTTTGTTTTGACTGGGGTTATAACCGAAGTAAAACAGATAGACCAAAAAAAATGATCCTTTGCGTATTTTTCGTGTTATTAAAAAATAGGGAAATAGTTTTAAACGTAATAAATAATATATTTTATGGTGAACATTAAATTACCTTTTACCGATGCTATACAAAATAGGGGAGGTAAAATATATATCGTTGGGGGTGCGGTTAGAGATTTTTATCTGAATAAACCGTCTAAAGATTTAGATATTGTTATATCAGGCATTGAGGTAAATGAATTAAAAAATATATTATCTAAATACGGAAAGGTGGATGTTGTTGGTGAATCTTTTGGTATTATAAAATTTACCGATAGTGTTAATAGTGAAGAAATTGATATTGCCTTACCAAGAAAAGAAAGCGTTAATGGTCTTGGTGGTTATAAAGGGTTTGATATTAATGTTGACCACACACTACCTATTGAAAGGGATCTGGAGCGGCGTGATACAAAATTAAACTCAATGGCTTATGATATGATTAATAATAAATTAATTGACCCGTTCAATGGATTAGCTGATATCAAAAATAAAATTATATCGGCAACATCAACTCGATCATTCATCGATGATCCATTACGAATGTTAAGATGTGTGGCGCAAGCTTCAAGGTTCGATTTTACAATTGAACCAAGAACGTTTGAATTGATCGAAAGAAACGCAGATAAAATATCTGAAATATCAAAAGAAAGGATTTTGATCGAATTTGATAAGATAGTAAACAAAGGTAACCCACATGTTGGTGCTGTTTTGTTGGATAAGAGTGGTTTATTCAGAGGTATTTTTGGTACTGGGTTTGTGGGTGATTTTGAGCCCTTTGATTACGTTACCAGGATGAGTGAATTTATATTCTGGCTGATTAAAGGTATCGTTGACCAACCAGACCAGTACTTTAAGAATATAATGAAGGGCGAAGATAAGGTTACGAAAGAAATAGGGGCTTTGTCTTATTTGTACGCTAATTTACCAGGCGATGATGTAATAAAACAAAGATGGATATATTTTCAACTAAATAAGTTGGCCCCCTCAATATTTTTTAGTAAGTTTGTGCAAAGTCACCTAAATGATGTTATGGATGACTTCATGACCAACAAATATCCAGCATCAATCTCTAAACTTACTGTTAACGGTAACGATTTGATGGAAATGGGTTATAAGGGTCAGGAAGTGGGTAAAGCCTTGATGAGTATCATCGGCGCCATCTATAGTGACGAAATCAGCAACAATAAGGCTGAGATTATTAAATATTTAAAAGGGGAAACACAATGACAGAAAATACACAGAAAGGTGCCAAAAAAATTATCTTTTTTGATTTTGATGGCTGTTTAATGGATTCGCCTCATCCAGACCCAGGAAAGCAAATTTGGACCGAAAAAATGGGTAAACCATATCCACATAAAGGTTGGTGGGGTAGGAATGAGAGTTTGGATTTGAATGTGTTCGATATTCACCCAAACCAGGAAATTTATGCCGAATACCAAAAGTGTGCCGCTGATCCCGATACAAAGGTTGTTCTCCTGACAAACCGAATACCTCAGAACTCAGAGGCAATTAAAAACGTGCTGGTTAAGCACAATATCACATTTGATGCCTATTCTTATAAGAAAGACCATAAGGAAAAGGGTGAAAGAATTTGGGATATTTTACACAACCAGTTTCCCGATTATAAGATTTTTGAATTTTATGATGATGATCTGAAACACCTGTACAACGCAAAACAAATTTTCGAAGACGAACCCGAATATAAGTTTACGTTATATCATGTGTATCAAGGTAAGATACAAAATAAAATAAGCCAGGTTTAAACCTGGCTTATTCATTATAAAACACCTTTTGTAAAATACTTATACTCGCCTTCTCTACGGTTCACTAAACCTTGAAGAACTTTACCACCCCCTTTATTCCAGGCTTTCCAGTTTTTCTCGAACATCTCACCCGATTTAATGTTTTCATTTATGTTTTTTAACACGCTTGAATTTTTGAAAGCGCCGTTACCTATATTATAAACCAAACAAGCGAGAGCATCAATCTGATGTTGTTCAAGTTGAACCTTAATACTTTTTTTAAATTCAGGTAACATATGATTATTTAAATAATTTAACAAGATTTCTTTAGCTCTTGGTTCTGTGATCGGAGCATCGTTCATTGTTACTTTTTTACCGTTTTCATAAAACGTTGTACCGTACCCAATAGTTGGGATATTTACCGAGTCAAGATAAGGTTTTGACCTAAAACCTTCAAATTTCGCTATTAAATCAACAGCCCCTTGTGAGAATTTAATGTTTTCCATAGTCTTTTTTATTATAAATAGTCAAAACCCGAAAAAAATTTTGTTGGTGTCGTTATTTTATCTACTTTTGTCAAAAAATGCAAATGAGTCAGAATATTGGGTATTGCTGTATATCAATGGGTATAAACGAGGGTGTTACCAAACAAAATCACGTTACCGTTAATCGTGGTATGGTTAAAAAAACCTTTGAAAGTAAGGGGTTACCTTATGTATCTGAACTGATACAACAAAATCTCACGGATTGTTTGCGTATTTTGAAGTATAACCTATATAATGGTATTATGGTTTACCGTATGTCCAGTGATATGTTTCCCTGGATGACGCACTATCGTATGGTTGATCTACCAAATTATGCCAAAATCAAGATTCAGTGCAAACTGATCGG